AGAGCTCCCATCATTCCCTTAGCAAGCTCTATATTAATACATCTGAAAGGTATCATTTGATCAAAAGTATATCCTTTCTTATGCTTGTCATAAGGTACTACGTCTGTTCCTACACTTCCATCATATAATAAGTTATATCCTTTTATAAATGGAATATCATCAGGTACAGCAGTAATATTAGCAAGATCGTTTACTACTTCTGTATCGCTATATAAGTTTTCTTCAAAACTTTTCATCTGTATTTTAAATGGTTTATTAAACAGATGCTTACAAGTTGCTTGAAGTCCACTTAGAAGTACTTTGTTTTTACCAAGTTCTACTTCTTTAAATTCTCCATTAGGCATAGTCTCTAACTTATAAAGTCTTCCATCCCAGATTTTGAATTCGTCTTCTATTTTAAAGAATATCTTCTTTAAAAGATCTTTTAATGTTTTAAACATATATATCCTCCATTAACTAATTTTTATTTCTCCGTATCTAGTATGCATATATACATCATCGTGAATAGCATGTTCATCACACAATGTAACATTATTATCTTCAGCAGGTTCTACCCAATGATATTGAGTGTAGTTCCATCTAGGAGTATTTATCTTTATATTTACATTAGGAGTAAGCTGATCTACTATAAGCAAGTAGTCATCATCGTCTCCCATAAGTATAAGAGCATTACCTTCTCCTAAGAATTCTACTCTCCACGCTTTAAATAACTTTATTATATATTGCAAGTATTGACTCATACCTCCATATATCATACCAGAAGAGAATATAACTTCCTTTATATCTGGGAAGCTTCCGTTAGCAGCACTTTCCTGATTCTTAACTATGTCTAGCAAAGCAGTACTTATATTATCCATTTCCATAGATATTTCATCTGCATCGTCATGTAGTATAGTAAGATCAAAATGATATGCAAGATTAGGATCTACTTCTTCTAGGAATCTATACCAAGATTTATCCTCATTACCAGTAGCATTAAACTTATCTGGCTGTTTACGTCCTATTCTTACATAATTATACACTTCTAATATAAGATCTACTTCCTTATGATTTCTAGCACGTAGTAATACTGCATCAAGAAATCTTGCAAGTCCTATAGATCTTTCTATCTTTTGAAGCATCTTAATGAAATCGTCATTATTATTTACAGGATCAGGAAACTCTTCTAGAGTAATATCTATTCCTGTCTGAGCAAATTCATTAAGCCAATAGAATCTTATAGTAGGATGTGTCTTTATAGTATTAAAATCTAGCATCTTTTCTACCCAACCTACTGTATCTCCTATTGGAGCATCTATATTCTTTGTAGTATTATAGTTTATAAATGTTATAAAGTATACCCACAGAGCAAACCAGCTATGTTGATGTCCTGTACTTCTGTAAGGAAATGATGTTTTAAGTAGCATATCTTTATATTTAAGTATATATCTATGTATTACTCCTATACCTGTAGTAAAATCACTTATCTTTACGATATTATCTACAGCCAAGTATTTAGATTCTACATAAGAGAAGTCTTCACTATAGACAGCATGCTTCATTTGAGCACTATTTTCCCATCTAGGATCCATAGCCACTACTTCATCATAAGACAGTACTATCTCTTTAGATCTTCCTTTACTGTAATCCTCGTATTCAGGCAATATATACTTAATAGACTTTGCATGGTTTACATCACCCCATTGATCGTCTAGACTATTAGGATCACTCGTTCTATCTCCAGTACCGCCTTCCATATTATCAAAGTCTATTATATTAGTACTATTAATAGGACGAAGTACAAAGTCTACATGATACAGACTTTCAGGAGTAGTTTCAAGCGGACTCTGAGCACCACTAGCAGAAGCAGCAGCTACAAAGCCAGGATTAAGCTTCTTCATCTTTTCAATATCATATACACGAGCATCTTCATATTCTCTATTAGGAGCCACAAGTGCACCATCATCTCCTACAGGAAACTTAAATCCATCTGTAGACACGTCTCTTACACGCTTTCTTATCCAATATTTATATAGTCTAAGTCCACTGAATATCTTACGTGCTATAAAATCCAGAGCAAAGTTCGTTCCTTTAAACGTATTTATATAACTAAGCACGAAAGTCAAGCTATCTCTATAGCTATCTGGCATTCTAGATGGGAACGATAATCCAAATTCTTGGAACTTATCTTCTGATTCTTCTCTAGTATAAGTCGTTTTATTAAGACTATTACTATAAGTAAAGATATAAAACATACAAATAGCACGAAGCTTTATAGTAGTAAGTTCAAGAGACTCATCATAATCAGTAGTTTCTATCATATAAGTAGATCCATAAGTCTTAAGCCATACTTTACGCTCATTATTAAACATCTCTCTATAAGTAGTAAACTCACGCTTATTAGGAGTATAAAGTATCTCAAACTCGCCTGCTTCTCTAGCTTCTATCAGATTTATATCCTTATCAAGATATCTCAAGTATTCTTTATCTGGATGCTGAGCTATAAGAGTATCTAATCTTCCAGCTTTCTTAAGCCTAAATACCTCAGACTTAGTCAAGTGATGTATAGGAACCATTTCTGTAGATGATACTCCAGCTCTTACAGTAGTTCTTTCTATATAGATATAATCCTCATCAGGCGTATCAATAGGAGGCTTCCCAAGAAGCATTCTATAATAAGGATTATATTCTACATAAGTTTCCAGTATTTCACTACTTCTCAAGTAGTTCATCACACTATCAAGTATACCAAGATTCTTAAGAACAGGCCTAAGTTCTTTTCCATTATAAGCATACAAGTAATCCCAATCTGTCTTAGATATCTGATCTTCTGGAAGTAAACTACGATTTATAGCCTCAAACATATCATCATTAAGCATATAATCATAATCAGATAATACATCATATTCCATTACTGCGGCTTTAAACCTAAGATACGAGGCCTTTTGATCAGTCTCGTATTCATAGGCCTCTGCTAGTTTAGTCTGTTTACAGATAGTACCTTCTATCAATCTGCTTATTTGTTGTAATCTACTATCTAAAACTTTAGACATAATTTATTTCCTCCTAATATCCAAGTGGATTTGCTTTTCTAAGTCCTAACTCTCCTTGAGATTGTAATAATTGTAATTCTTCTGGTTTTACTGTATACGTGGTTCCATTCATCATTACTATCTTTACATCTTTACTCCAGTCTATTACTGTATAGTTTGTATCTTCTTTTACTACAACTGGATTTCCAGTATAGTCTTTAGATATAAGCTCTCCTGCCTTTACAGTTATAACTTTAGTAGCCGTACCTTCTATATGTTCTATTTGAGCAGTATTAATTGCTCTGGGCACATCATTTACATCTCTTATTTCTATTATCGCCATTTATATTTCCTCCTAATATCTTAAAGCTTTTTCTAATGGACTGATTTTCTTAGCCTGATCTTTCTCATTCTTAGCCAAGTTTATTATTAATGCCTTATTAGCATCATTACTGAATAGTCCGTTAAACATTCCTGCAGTAGCCCCTACTTCGTATACAGATATAAATCTATATTTCTTACTTCCAGTTTCACGCTGAGGCTTACTTACATCATCATAATCTCTAATAAGAGTTCCAAGTAATAGCTCGAATGATAACTGAGCAGCATTGATTTTCTTATTAGATTTCATTGCATTGTATATAGTATTCAAGTGTAGATTTATTGGAATCAAGTTACTTACGTTTCCACCAAAGTATAGTTGCATTACTTTAGCAGTAGTCATTTCTCTCATATAACTGTTAGTTTGTATTAAGAATACGTCACCTTTATTATATTTAAAGATTACGTGAGCTTCAAGTTCTCTATCTTCTTCTACATTTGGTCTTATAATCTCTCTAGGAGTAGTCTTAACTTCTGTTCCAAGAGTAAGAGTATATTCTTCGTCTTTAGTATTAAGTATAGTTCCATATGCCAATACATTGTAATAGTTATACTCTGCGTCTATAGAACTAGTAGGAACTCTCCAAGTAATATCTTCAGTACAGTATACTTTTACTATTCCATCGATAGGATCTGTCTTTATTTCAAACAGATTCTTCTTATTTTCTGGATATACGTAAGCATTTAAGTCTTTTATTATAAATTGTACTAAATGCAGATCGTGTGTACTCTTCATGAACATATTAAGTACTCCAGTGGCTATTTCAGCAGTATATATTCCTATTGGAATCTTATCTTGTCCTACTATATCGAATGGCTTGTCTCCAGTACAACAGCTACAGAAGTTATCTCCCTTTAGCTTACAATGTATAGGACTTCTCATAATAAACTTCTTATTAAGGAATTTATCTACATTCTTCATAGTAATTTTTACAGACTTTCCACCTACGATAGCATATCTGTTTAGTATATCCCATTTATTACCAGTCTTAACTTCTATACCCTCTTTACTTCCACAATCTCCTCTGATACCAAATATATTACCAAATCCATTTACTAGCTGTTTATAAAGTACTCCCGCCAAAGCAGTCTTATTTCCTCTATCTATAGCTCCTTTTTGAGCAGTATTAGCCAAGTCTGCAGTATAATGTAAATCTATTCCGTCTGCAAGAGCATCTTCTACTATAACTTCTGCAGTACCATCCAAGTTAGGCAAACTTCCCATACTTACGTTCATAGTCTTCCAGTCGTTATTTATGTCAGCACTCGCACCAGACTCATACATTTCCATCATATCGTCTTCCGCAAACATTTTCTTAGCATTATCAAGTACTTGCTTTTCAGCCTTTTCTACTACACTCATATCATGAGTCTTTCTGTATTCTTCAAACGCAGGCTTCATAATAGCATCACGCATTTTCTTATATTCTTCACCTGGCGTCATCATATGTATAGTAATACTACTATTAAATATAGTACTTAATCTTAAACCAAACTCAGTAAACATATTTATAGCCTGATTCAAGTCATCTACAGTTGCATTCTTTTCCATTATTATCTGTCCGATTTCCATAAAGATCTCGTCCATAGCTTTCTTAGTAAATACTATATCGTGATACGGAAAGTTCTTATTATCCCAAAATCTATAAAATACTATCTTATTTATTATAAGTCTTCCTACAGTAGTCTTTATTTCCTTTCCAAATCTTTTAATAGTAACCTTATCATAAATATTTACTTCAGGTTCTCCACCTACTTCAAAACTACTCATATATTGATAAATTAAATCAATATCTAAGTCTCCTTCTTTAGCTTCCATAATTGCTTTTATCAATGGATGATTAGAAGGAATAGTCTTAGGTTTTTCATTTGGCTTTGGATTTCTACTAAAACTATAATACGTTTGTGTTCCATCTTTACCAGTAGCTCGTCTAAAGTTACCAGCATAATCAAATATATTAAATAATGAGTTTTGAGCTTTCTTTATATCAGCCACTGCTTCTTTACTGTTAAGTGGCTTATTAGATATTTTATCTCCATCATGGTCCAAATATGTTAAATATAAGGTCGTTAATCTTATACCAAAGCGTTTCAGCTTTCAGTCTCTAGCTTTCACTAGATAATACAAGTACGTGCTTGTAAGAGTGTTACGGTTGGAGATATTTTTGTAGCTCCGTAACAACGTTCAGATCATATCAACATCTCATAAAGATGTAGTGCATTTCTTCTCACTTGAGTTCTACTACCATTGCAGGTATGATCGTTGAAGCTTCCTCTTTACATTGAGGCTTGCCTGCTGATTATCCATTGTCTAATATCACTTAGAGTCTCTAAAATGCGTTTTAAAGCCTTTATAGGCCATTTTTAGAGGTTTTATTGCATCATATGATATCTTTATCCTTATTTCTGACTTTCGTCTCCTAGATGCCTTATAATTCGTTTAAAAGCATATAGGCGATAAAGCTTTAGGATGTCCCAGCAATTAACACTATTTCGATCACATATCACTATGTGAAAGGGTCACGCTACCACTCGGCCATTAAATCCAACCGCCATACCTGCGTATACACGGCTTCCTTGCTCAAATATTTTCTCATCATAATGTGTTTTTACCCAGTCGTCTACTAATGGAAAGACTCCATCAAATGTGAAATCTAATACCTTTACGCTCTTAAGCATATAAGGTGATAGAGTCAACGGTACTGGGAATACGTATTGCTGACTCAATTGACTATCAACAGGATAACGCGTAGTGGCTATTCCTCTTGTATTCTTTAAGTCTGCAAATGAAGTACAAGCTATATAGAAGAACTCTAGCCAAGAAAGAGTCTTTCTAAGTGGACTTGTAGTATTATCTTTTATTATATCGAAGTCTAGTTCTATAGAAGCAAATTCTGCTCCATTCTTGCATATAGCTGGAAAGTCTTGTACACGGAAGAAAGGATCTTCCATCTTATCTATAGAAGCAGACAAGAATTCTACGTCATAATATGCCAGTAAGTCTTTTTGTGTATCAGCTGGGAAGCATCTTCTATCGTATAGATAGTCTATGAAGTTCTTACTGAATTTGATTACTGTATCTTTAAACATTTTACATAGTAGATGGATCGGAACTCCTATATCTGTATACTTTTGTAGTCCTTTTCCAAGCTTCTTATTAGTCCATACGTGTGGAAGCATTACTATAAGAGAACTGTTGTCTACTGCTCTGGAAAGGATTTGCTTACGTCCTGTTCCTTTAGGTCCAAGATGTCTTCCTTTCATAAAGTTATAATAGTCGTTACATGCTTTCTGTACAAGACATTCTATATCACGAGTCTTTATATCTGCTCCCATAGACTGTTTATTTCCTATAGAAGCAAGAACATTACTATAACGTATTATATCTGCTAGTAAGACATTTATATCATTTACCAGCATTCTACTATCTTCGTCTTCATTACGATATGCTATTGGTATAACATATTGGTGATGCTTGAACATTTGATCCCGTGTAAACTTACTAATAGAAGATTTCATCTCCTTATTAGCATATTTACCGAACTCTTGTTGCCAAGCCTTTGTATCTATTTTATCCCAGTTATTATAAAGGAAGCTGGGACCTCCTCCTACTATATCTCCTACTTCTGGCACATATTTCTCGTCACAAGTAGCGACTATACCTTTACGTATATAGAAGTCTCCACTACGACTGTTAGAAGTAGCACAAAGAGCAATAGATCTCTGTACTGTTCTGAATATAGCAACGAACAGAGGACGCATTACATAGCAATGTAGATTTATAAGAGCTGCTTTACTCTCTTTCTCATCGTCTGTAACGCCAAATATATCCTTACTGAATAAGCCAGTAGGACTTGTTTTATCAGCACTATTTATAATTGGAAGCCCACGTCTTCTCAGATAGGCTTCATTATTCATAATTGTACCGTACACGTTTATTACCTCCTTATAATCTTGCTCCAGTTATCTTTGGCACTTTAAGCCAATTTGTACGACGCTTTCTAATTTCTTCTAATTGCGTCTTAAGTTCTTCGTTTTCTTCTTGAAGTTGCTTAATAATTTCTTTTCTATCTATATCAAATGGATCAGGATCAGGATTTGCCATATACGTTATATCTCCAAAGTCGAGTCTCTTATATCCTTCGTCATATGCTTTCTTACCAATTTTATTATCCATTTTACGAGCTTTCTCTATATCCATCTTTATACCTTCTGCTATATAGCTATCTTGCTTAGCCACAAACTTATCAAGTTGCTCTAGTTCTATAAGCTTATAGCATAACAGAGTAGGATCGTCTTCTACGAGATAAGTCATTTCATTAAGCAGATCGTTTACAGTCAAGTATTCAAGCTTAGGATGTTCAGGCGTACCGAGTTTGGAATCTCTGAAAATACGTAGTTTCGTAGCTATAGGAGATTCTTTTATAAGCTTTTCTATCTGAGCCTCTCTATGATCAAGTAGTTGCTGTACACTCATATCACGCGTATCAAATGGCTTCAGATTACCTATAGCATCCATCTGCTCTTTAATAGTAATACCCGTAGTCTTAAGCTTATTCTTCATACTAGAATTTGCCATCTTTCTAACAGCCACGGCAGTTTCTTCATCAAATAACATACGCAGAGCATCGTTATATCTGTATTTAAACGTCTTATCTCCATAGTTATATACTTTCTTACTTCCATCTTTCTTAGTAATAGTCATAGTAAGATCATCTATATCTACAACGTCTCCTACTGCAACTTCCTTATCCATAACTGCCTTTATATTAAGCATATTCTGGCTACGATTTACTACTTTCATATCATTTTCTGTAAGCTGATTCTTACGTAGTCTATCTAGTATACGTAATTCTTCATAAGATAGTCCATCTACTTCTGGACAATACATCAGATTATGTCTATCCTTACGTTGTAGATGTAGGTTTGCTATACGAGACATATCCATCTTACGCTCTCTAGGATTTCCATATTTAAGACATAAGTCTTCAAGCGTCTTCAGATGATGAGCACGTAACATATCATAAGTGAACTTCTTCATTCTTTCATCATACATCAATACATCTCTAGGATGCTCAGATTGTAATGCTTCTACAAAGAATTCTGGTACAAAGAAATTCAAGCCATCTACCATAGTTTTTACGTGCTCTGCTTTCTCTGCTACTTCTATCTTTTCTAGATCTAGCATAGCAACTTCCATAGCCTCGTAGTCTTGGTTTATCATGTAGTTTTGACATATAGTAAATATAAGATCACTCATTTTAGCATAGCCTTCTTGTTCCTTTTCCATAGTAGTCTTAACAAAGATACTCTTTTTACACTTATCTATTATAGACTGTAAGTTAGGCTTTATAAGCATATTCTTTAAGAATTGAGGTATAAACTTTCTATCTATATGATAAAGTAGTTTAGAAAGCATATACTTACTACAACCCATACAGAATATAAAGCACAATCTATCTAAGTCTCCATTAAGCATTTCCTCATAATATTCAGTCTTAATAGCTTCATGATACATTTTGAAATACCCGAACTCACCAGATAATACCATAGTCATAATAGCCTCAAGTGGAGCTCTCATTTGATTAAGCGTTTCATATATATCTGGTGGATCTTCATCCAGCTTAAGTGGTGGTATTATAAGAGTATCTAGGAAGTCGTCTAAACCAGGCCAAGCCCGGTAAACGACATCCTTAATTATTTTGGTCATATGTTTCTTATCAACCCAAGGTGACCAATCTGGGTTATTAAACATTAAGCCTTCGCCTAAATCTTCAAAGCTCCCAGCCATGTAAATCATTCCTCCTTATTTATCAGTTATTCATTAGCTTTAGTTGCACGTACAGACGATGAGAATGGTCTTCCAGCCACACTATATCTATACACCATTTCACGTCCAGTCTCTAGCATATAATTGAAATCTAGATTATGTATTGTCTTTTCATTTTCTCCTGGATTAAATGTAATAGGTTGGAATCCATAACCTCCACTAGCTCCAGCTTGTCTTATAAATATATCTTTAAGAACTATATTTTGATATTCTCCACGTTGTAAATTATGCACTAGTTTTAAAATTCCATCAAGGTTCACTCCACCAGTAATATGAGTCTTATAAACTAATTCCACTTTAGGATTTTCTGGAGATAGTGTCACGCTATCAGTTTTAGCAACCATACCTTTAATTCTGTATTTATAAGATATCTTTCCACTCCATACTTGGTTTATATTAGAAGTCGTCTTTACCCAGAATCCAAATGTAGGTTTAACGTTAATCTGTCTATCTGTAAGAGCAAAGCTTGTAGTATCTAGATTTATAGTACTTCCAGCAGTATCAAGTTGTAGCATTTCTATTTCTGCATCGTGAGAAGAGTCAAAAGCCAAGTAAATCATACCAGCATCTTCATCAAACACTACTTTATCAGCATTAAGCTTTAAGTATTTACCAGCAGATGTACTTCCACTACCGCCTGCTCCTGGTGTAGGAACTACAGGAATAGCTCCATTTGTATTAAAGCTATATACGTTTGATGTAATAGTACTTCCTATAAGTTCTACACTTATATCTACAGTTCCTCCTAGAGCTACTATCCTATCTGTATCTGTATTATCTATAGATACAAGCGTTCTATTAGGTAAGTTAGTAGAAACTCCACTTACGATAAAGTTTGTATTAGAAGAAGCCTGTTTAATTCTTACTACTAGTCCACTTTCATAGAAAGCTCCTAGAGTGTCTCTGTCATAGATATAAAGCATAAGTTTTCCATTACGTATTTCGTGTCTTTCTATAACAGCAGATTTAAGCGTATGAGCCTGTCTTGCAGTTATATACGGACTAAATAATATTTCTCCATTTGTTCTCCATCTACCAAGTACAGCTGTATTACTATCTACAGTATGTCCTAGATCTATATCTAGTCTAGTATTTCCTGCATTTATAGTAGAAGCGTGTCTACCAGTTATAATAGCATTATCTAGATCTGTAGAATTACGTATTTCATATAGCTCAAATTCTCCCGTATTAACTCCTCTAAAAGAAGCCACTACTTTAGAACCTTCTACTCTCAAGTCTGTAATATCATTTGCACTTACATCCAAATTACTTCTTTGTATTATATGAAGTGCCTCAGACATACTTGTATGATACATATCTGCTACATACATAGGAATAGTACCAAGTGGAAACTCTACAGAAAGAGTGCATCCAAATGGCAATGTGTCTTGCAGTCCTTTAATAGTGTCTAACACGCCTTCTCTATCTAGATTTATAGTTATCTTTTTCTCAGCATCTGTAGTAAGTCCAGTAAGAAGCCATCCATATACAGGTACAAAGCCTTCGTCTTTCTTATACTTGCATACTTTAATAGCAGCACTACCGTTTGTAACTGTAGTAGCTGATTTAATTATCAATGTATTTCTATTCATAATATCCTACACCTCTCCATCTGTTATAAATCCTAATATAGAAGCAGTAGAAGTAGTCGGATTTACTCTAGTAAGTCTTATTTGTGGAACTTGATATATGTATTCACTCCATAACTTCATTGGAGTACGCTTTTGTTCTCTTACTCTTACTCTAATACAATCTGTAGCAAGAAGAGTAGTATGTCCATCGGCAGTTATATCAGATATACCAAATATCATTCCAGCTCCACTCATAGTAGCATATACTCTCTTAGTATTTCCTATTACATTAAATCTTTGATCAGGATCTACCATAGTAATTTCTACTAAATCTCCAGCTCTCAAGTCTGCAAATGTAAGACTGAATGAGTCATCTCCTACATAACAACTAGAAACTGCTGGAATAGGACTCTTACTTCCAGTATGTACATTAGGATCTGCTTCAGTACCAGGTCCACCCCATTCTCTAGGAACCCAATTAGGTAGATTTGGAATATTCTTAAATCCATCTATACCTACTATATTATCAGGATATCCGTCTAGTCCATTCCATCTCCATGGATATGGAAGCGTATCTTTATCTATATTAGTACAGTTTTCAAATACTTTACTATAATTACTAATAGTATCAGATGCTCCTAAGAACTCAAATCCTTTAGTAAGTCCTGTACATCCAGAGAAAGCTTCTACTACAGACTCTAGTTTAGGACACTTAGTAAAGATATTTCCTATTACATCTGTATTTACAAGAGTAGTTACATCCTTAGCAAACTTATTAGCAGAAACAGCCTTAGGTGCTTCTATAGTCTTAGGAAGCTTTACTATATTACTTCCCATAAACATTTCATCTAAATTACCTTCAAGTATAGTAACGCTAAATCTGCTTAAATCAGTAGCATCTACTGTATCTGTAGATTTGTATGCTCTAATTCTATTATTAGTCAAGTATTCTTTAAACGCTCTTACGTCTTTAAATACCCAGCTATTTACATCATATGTAGCAGGATAAGGCCTATTAAGAGCATATCCTTGATATGGAACAGGTCCAATAGGATCTCCTAGAGACTTCTTAATATATCCAGTAAAGTCTGCGTTTCTATGCTTCCAGTATTCAGGATCAGATGTAAGACCACTGTCTTCAAACATTCCAGTAGCACTCTTCAGATTTATACTATTCTTAAATAGATCTGATGCAGCTGGAACAGTCGTCAAGTTCTTAGTATTAGCAAAGGCCTCATTTATATTATTAACTCTAGGGATGCCATCAAATAGCTCAGGAGATATATGATTGATCTTACTGTTCTTATACAGATTATTAGCACTTATTACACCAGGTCCAGTAATAGTCTTCACTGTATCTGTATGTTCTACGCCTTCAAATAGTCCACTTATATCTGTAACAGAAGGATCAAATTCTATATTGATGTTTCTCCATAGCTCTGGTATTCTAGCATATATAGTAGGAATTGCAGCCTTAGCCTCTGCAAGAGTATTAAACTTAAATGTTAAGTTATCACTATCAGCGTCATCACGTGTAAAATACGCTGTTCTATCATCTAGACTATTAGAGAATGTCTTACTCATCATCATAGCAGTAGTAATAAAGTCTATATAATCTACATCACTACGAGTTCTAAGGATCTGTTCAGGATGTTCTATAGGTTCTATAGCAACGTCTGGAGCCAGTTCTAATTCTCTAGTAGCTGGAGCAAATGTTATATTAGGTATATCATCAGCTGTTTTATATTCTCTTACTTCTGAGTCTATACATCTTGTACTTATAGTTCCACTAGCTATTTCAGGACATTCTATAATAAAGATATTATTAAGCGTACTATCTGCTATATTCTTATCATATCCTATCTTCTTAACGAATTTAATACTATATTTATTTGCATATATAATGTGCGGAGTATTATCATCGTTATTAAAGAAGCTTATAGGTATTTTAAATCCTAGCGATACGCTTCTATTTGCAGCATCCAGTCCATCTATCTCTACAGTAATAGGATATCTACACGTTTTAGGCACTCTTATATAGAATGGACTATGCCAATCAAATATCTTTTCTATCTTAGTCTTCTCAATTACATCTATCATATCGTCATTTAGTCTATCTATTTTACTTATGATAGCTGCATCTGAGATAGTTAAATCTTTATTTATAAGTAATGGAATAAGTATATCTCTGAGATAGTTCTTAACTACTTCTTCAGACATAAGCAGTCCATTATTATTTTGAAATGGATTCATGATTCTATTAGTCCTCCTTTCTTGTAATTACTTTTATTACACCTAGGTTATTAGAGTTATCTATAAATCTTTCAAATAATCTAGTATATATTTCACCAGTCATTCCCTTAGGAATATAAAGGCTACATGCAAATGTATATGGATTACCAGCTTTATTTATAACTCTAGTAGTCTTAGTCTTTTCTAATAGATCCATATTAAGATTAAAGCTTATAGTAGGATCTAACAAGTCTTCTACTATAACGCTAGAAAGAACCAATCCATCGTCTGCAGTAACGTCTTTAAGCAATACTTCTATATTTATATCAGCTGTCTTTATTAGTCTGATCGTAATCTTTTCATTAGGATCGCTTATAGTATAGACATCGCTATTATCAGCTGGGTTATTTTGCTTAGTAGATCTTATATTAGACTTTACATCAAATATAACGTTCTTATGCTTACTATAAAGAGTTCTACTAAAGTCTGCAAATAAATTACCATAGCTTTCTTCTGTAGTAAAATGACTTCTTTTATTGAATCTATTATTACTATGTATAAGTCTATTAGTATTCTTTGGAGTAAATACTTGGTTACTAGGCTTCCAAACAGCAAGCTCGCTCTTTACTCTAATAGAAACTTCTACTGGAGCCTTAAACATTTCTCCTATATTCTTATACTTATTAGTATTAGTATTCATCCAGTTTCCAAATATAATAGTAGGCTTAAGCGTACCTTGATCTTCATTCCACTCTAGTTTTATTTCTTCAAGTATCATACTAAGTACAGTATCATACGTATCCATATCTATAATAGGAAGAAGCAAGTCTACTTTACTTATTCTAGCACTTATATTAGTAACAGCCTCTACAGGAGTAGTACCGTTATTATACTTTACAGCTATAATAAAATCCAGTATCTCTTTTTCTCTAAGAGGTTCACTATCAAAATCACTATCAGTTTCTAATAGAGGAAGCTCTACACTTATATTAGGAGTTGTAGGATCTATTACAGATATCGTAGCAGATACATCTTCACTATATCTATCATAGTGAGTCTTTTTACTTACTTCAAGTAATTCATTTCTAGTAACTACATTGCTCTTTAGAAGCTCTACAGAAGCCTTTATTTGCTCAATCATATTCTGTGTATCAGCACTAAGCTGAGTTATAGACGGTGCCTCGCTGTAGTAGTATGATACGTCTTTACCCGTACCTTTAATTCTTACTTGTGTATCTCTTGTAAAAGAAAACGAAAGCATTTGGTTTTCAGTAAGTACAAACGTTCCTTCTCCTACAATAGAAAAAAAGACAGAATCTTTTGATTTGTTTTGTATTACAAAATATGCTCCTTCTGGAACATCTATAACATCATTATTGGTAACTATGTCCTTATGTACAGGAGTTATACTATAATTATGAACAGGATTTACGTCAAAAGATGTATACGTAAATACACCACCAAGCTGTTCTTCAAACCATAGATAACTTCCTTTCTTAATACGACCATTCCAAGTGTTAGGACCACTAAGAACAAATACTCCATTATTATTAGTAGGTGCTACATCTGTATCTGTAAAAGCAAGTCTAACTATACTGTTTTTAATAGCAGAAGTGTTTTGTACAAATACCATTTGGTCCATAGTAGTACTAAGGACGACTTTTTTCCAAGCCATGGAAATACCTCCCTTTTATTCGAATTTTAACAGAAAGATTGTCTCCTATCTCCCAGGGTAGACAATAAAGAAAAAAAAAGAGAAGATTATTTCTTCCCTTTCCATTCTCTTTTTGAGAACACGTAATGCGCTCTCAAAAATATGATAGTACTGATAGCAAATCCTATTACTACTACGTAATAGTATGTAGGACTCACCCATTCTTCTTTTCTGATTCCTCCTAAGAACCCGAAAAGAAATGCTAAAGCACCACTAATAGCCATAACCACATTTAAAAAATTATTATTCTTTTTCATATTGTATTACCTCCATATTATTTTATATTACTCCTATATAATATATAACTAAAAATTCGTTAAAAAAAATATAAGATCCCTTTTATCGGGATCCTATATCTATTGATTATTATTATATAATGAATTGAGTAATCCTAATTTAAATGGATTTATCACTCCTACATTTCCATCTATATGATCTTGCTCACTTATTTCTTTAGCAGCTCTCATATTATCTTCATTAAGACTTACTAAATTAGCCTCTATCATTATTCTTTCAGTATAAGCTATATCAAGACCATAGACATCTACACAAGCTTCTATTATCTTATATGGATCAGCAAACGAGTCACTTACCCATATCGTAGTTATAACGCCATTCTCATTCTCATCAAGCAAGAACTTAAACCACGCTCCAAGCTTTCTTATATCTATAATCTTTTCTTCCAGCTTTTTCTTATCTTTAAAATATCTTCCTATATAGTAGCTCTCAGGATACTTATCATCAAAAGACAGTACAAATAGATTAAATCCATCTTCTATATCTGCAATAGCTCTGTTAAAGAAAGATATATTGACTCTAAACATAAGATCTACATACTTACTATTAAATAGCCATTCCCAAGCATCATTCGTAATAAGACTGTGTTTCTTACTTATTATAAGCTTATCATAGTCGTCTATAGAAACCGGACTACGCTCTATATCGCTTATAAAGTACATATCTCCATTAGAAGCATATTTCATACTGTAAAGATACATATCATTATTAAAAGCAGATTCTACAAGTACACGAAAGTGCTCTCTATCTTCTTCACTCATATGCTGTCTGAGCTGATTATAGATATCTACGGCTATAAGATCATAGCTAAATAATACATCATTTGGTCTCAAGAAGACTACTTGCTTCATATCATTCATAAATATCCACCTTTTCTATCTTAATAAACAGTCCAAGTATCCACTTAATAGGTTTTATTATAATGAAATATATTATAAGTCCTGCTATTGCAAGTGGATATCCAACACAATATATAAGAAGTTTACCAAATAAGTCTCTTAAAAACATTAATATCGTAAATAATATAATACACCATACTCTTAAGAATAATGGAAATACTGCTGTCCTTTTGTATAAGTATTCTCTTTCATTCATATTTTATCTCCTTTTACTTCTGTTCTTTTCTGCAAGAGCAAACTCTTCATCTGGTCTATATCCATAGTAATAATACGTATAGATTACTTCTGGTATAGTATAATAGTATACATGACTATACATATCACTATAAATATCTTCTTTCTTCTTCTTCCAATGATTAGCTACTACCTTAGGAAAACTACTATCTAAGCCTTCAAATACATATCCAGCCTTTCCTCCGATACGTGCTACTCTACTTATATTCTGCATATAAGAAGATATACCAAAGTTAAACTCTAGGAATATAAGTATTCTTAATCTCTTATTATCATATCCACGTCCCATAGACTGAGTAGTAGTTATTATCCATGATTTAGATTCTGCTATCTCTTTATCCTTTTTAGAAACCTTACTATTATATATACCTATATCGTCTTCTGCTATATCATAATGAGTCATAAGCTTTTTCTTTACTATCTCGCAGTTCTCTATACGTCCTGTATATATTACTACAGAACCACCATCATTCACAACACGCCGTATAAGGCTCTCAGAGGCCTTATAAAAGTGTTTCATGATATAGTCGAGTAATAGGTCCTTACGAGCTATATAATCGTTATAACGGGTCTTAAAGAGCTTCTCATCGTTCATATGCATCAAGTAATACTCTTTTTTAGTAGGACTGAACTTATAATTGATTACATAACACGTTCTATCTACTGGAAGTCTTATATCATCTCCCAAAGTCTTAGCATGTTTATATATCATTTGGAATATATTATCATCTGGACGCATATTTTTAAACTTAGTACCAGTCAAATACAAGTTATATTTAAAGTTACCCCAGCATTCCATATAGTATAGGTTCTTTACATGTACATCATATTCGTCCATTATCTTCATATCACACTTGAACTTATTAAGAAGTACATTTACGACATTATTCAGTCCAAAGTTACGTATAAGAGATTGAAGCATAGCGTGCGTAAGAAAAAGACCATTCACCTTAGACCAATTATATTTCATAAAGGCTCTGCTCTTCTCCAGATTAAGAAAGCCTTCATCACTTCCAAAATATTCTACAAAGGCATTATAAGTCTGTTCTACAAGATCACTACTATATACTATAAACATAAACTTACACTTAAGCTTCTGTACTATAGCAGCAGACATATATGTTTTACCAAACCCAGGTCTTGCACAGACACAAACACGCTTATCGCTATCATTCTTAAAGTGTTCTACAGCACTATTAATAACGCCTTTTTGATGTTCTAATGCTGGATATACGAGCTCTTTATATTTAATCGGTCTATGATCTATTGGTGCTATCCACTTTCTCATAAATGTTTTGCCAATCATATTCTCCAGAGATTGTATCTTGACCTTCGGTATACATATATGATCTCCTATTTCAAAGTAAGCAGTCGGGACTTCCGCTTTTGTATGGAAGTCCAAAACTGATAGCTTACTACGGAGATTCAACTTTGTATTTGTATCTATATAAGATTTATCGATCCACCAAGCAGTGGAAGTCTCATAGTTCATCTACATTTCTCCTTTATTTTAAATTCAATACATATTCACTCATGCTATGAATATTAGATTCTTCTTGCTTTTCAAATCCTAACTTAGTAAAGAATCTTTTAGACTCTGTATTCTGATCTGATATAAGTGACTTCATTTTAGTACAGTTCGTTAACTTGTGCACCCTTTCTACGAGTTTTCTTGCAAGACCTTTATTTCTAAAGTCTTTATCTACATATAAAGATACTATATAGATAGCATTACCATCTTTTCTGTATCCGACAAAACCTCTAGGAACATCGTCTACTATACAAACTACAGACTTAGCTTTGTGCTTATCATAATACATTTTTATATCATTCATAAACGTACCGATATTATTAGCAGAAGCTCCATAATCTTCCTCAGATACTCCATGACTAACATACCACTTAAATAGCTCATATTCTGCAAGATAAACATACCCTATTGAGTTAGAACTTGCGATTTCAAATCTAATATTCATTTTATATTAATCCTCCTCATCCTCATCATAATCGTCGTCATAGCCTTGTATTACACGATCTGACTGTTCATATGTATTTTCATTGTGTACGTTCGTATCCTTGTTATAGTTACGTAATACACCGTATAATTCATTTGTAATAGCAGTTTCAGATAAGTCTCTGTCTCCTATTATATTGTATAATACGTCTGCTTCACAAGGCTCTACAGCAGGTATTATACTATTTAAATTTGCTTTTATATATCCATGATGTATTCTGTTTGATATACGCTTAGACTTATCTGCAGAAGATGTAAGCTGATTTATATGTATAAAGTCTACATTCTTAGTCTCAGCAGACGGCTTACTACTCATATCTTCTGTATCACGCATCATAGCATGTACTATCATTTCATAATACATAGAATGATCAAACTTCACTTTAGTCTTGCAATATTGATAGAAAGAGCTTACTTGTTCTGCTCTACTCATAGTACGAAGCTTCGATCTATCCCATTTTTCTTCTGGATATACATATTGACTATTACTACTGTGCATACGTAGCATTACTTGTATATCTTTTGCAGTAAGTAATACAGAATCATTTGCTATATAAACAGTAGCTGTAAGACCATCTACATCAATAGGCTTATCTTGTACTATATCTAATAGTTCTCCATTTATAAATAGCTTTTGATATCTATTATCTCCTACCTTACGTAGTTCTAATATTGTACCTGGATGGAATTGTATCTTATCAAACATAAAGCTTGATACAGCAGGGCAATTATCTACCCATTCTTTCAGATTTCCATATGTCTTACCAGCATAGTGTACCATTACTGGTCTTAAGAAAGCATTATTACTATGTTTGATTGATATTACTTGTTGGAACTTTCCTCCAATAGTATCCATTCCATATTCATATATATTATTCTTGAATACTTCTGTATCTTGCAGGAACTTTGCATTAGCTCCTACACAACATTCGCATACAGATTCTACTCCATGGCAATGATGAAGCATACGCAAATGCAGAGCCATTCCAATAAGATCATCTCTATTAAGATCTACATATCCCACTATTTTATGCTTAAGAGGATCTGCTATATAACGATATCTATAGAACTTCAGATCTTTCTTACTCTTAATAGTAACGATTTCATAATCATGTGTACCACAATCACGAACTACAGCTCTACTTACATCTTTATTTATCTTAGTTTCAGTAAGAGCTACGTTTATAAGCTTTCCAAGTTCACCTGGTTCTTGTACTTCATTTTTACCCTTTATAACTGCTTCAAGTGCTTGGTTATCAAGATGTACCATATCTGGAAGATTACGCAAACCATTTAGCCATCCACTTATAGTATTATTCTTTACTTTACCTGGATCAAGCTGATCTGGTTGTAGTCCTACTTGTACGAATCCCATGATCTGCATCTTATTTGCCTTTACTCCAGACTTTATAAAATCCGATAATGGATGCACATCTGCTTCAGTTATAACCTTATTTATATAGTTATACTTCTCTTCCACAGTAAAAGGATCGTCTGTCTTCTTTATTACAGGATTAGTAAACAGCTCTCTGAATTCTTTATTTTCATCATACGCTCTTAAATATCCCATAAGACTATGATCCATAGAAAGAGTCTCACTGGCTACCATAGCAAGTCTATGGAAACAGCTGAACATATCTCCAAGCAAGTGCCCCAGCATAACTGGTGCATTCTCAAGCTTGTCTTTTATTAGATCTATACAAGCGTTCATATAATCATCAAACTTCCCTTTGAAATAGTTATCTCTATAGATCATCTTACGCTTATCTTCATCTTTTATATTAAAATCACTGAAGACTTCAAATAGATAGGTATTAAGTATACATCTACCAGGCGTACCTTTCAGATATATATCCTTTTCAAGCTTCACTACTATCTTTTCATTTGATAGTGGATTTTCTGCAAAGGCTCTTTCTAACTCTCTCATTCTATTCAGATCTCTACGATCATACAATATCATCTTTAAATTCCTCCTCTATTTTACTATGTAGTTATTATTAAATATCTCTTCAGGATTTATACCAAACAGAGTCAATAACTCAAATCCAAGAGATATACTTATTTCTGTATCTTTTTCTATTTGCTTCTTTACATTACGTATAAGACTTGCCTTACGCGTTCTATCCTTTTTAGACAAAGGAACACTACGTCCATTGGCAAGTATAGCAAAACAGACTACAGATGTAAATGTATGCATCTTTACAGCACGCGGATCTGGTAATCTATCCGATATATCTCTCGTACTTATGTCGTTTGAGCCATGACTTCTTATTATATCTAGTACTTCTTCAAAATGCTCATCAATAGGTACTACAGACACGTCCTTAAGAGGAATAGTCTTTTCTCCTATTATAATATTATCTCCACTGGCTATTACTGGAGAATTATTAAATATATGAACATCTTGCTTATCATTATATTTAAATACAATTGCATATTTATCTTGTGGCTTATAACTATCCACTACTTCTATTTTTCCATCTACCACTGTTGCATATTTCATATTAATCATCCTTATCCTTCCACTCTATTCCAAACCCGATTGCATTCAAGTATTCAGGCAAACTATGAAGCTTTGGATTTCCAGCTATCTGCATTTGATACAGATCAGCATCATTTATCATTCCGGTTAAATGTGCAGTAAGCTGAACGTCCATTTTAGTAGCTTTCTTACTATGAACAGATTGTGCGTCTCTTTTAGTCTTAGATTTTTCTTCTGGAACTCCCTTTGTAGTAAGAGTTACTTCAGATATAGAACTGTTTTGATACTCTGGATCGTGTATATCTCTGATAGTATATATACTTCCTACCAAATGTTTATCAGTAAGTGTTCTTATTCTATTACCTTCTTTATCACATATCCATATAGTCTGTTCTTCAAATCCCCACTTACCAAGAATCTTCATAGCTTCATTACCACTTTCCATATCCAGCTTTTGTTCATATGGTACGATACCTATTGGAAGAGCATCGTAATGTGCCAATAAAGTAGCAAAGTCTTCATCTGAGAAATCCTTGTGAGCATCATGTAGATCAAATATATCTAAGACTTTTCTATAATCTTTTATAAGACGACTCTTGTCCTTATCATTCTTAAGAGTTTTAAACACCTTTGTAAGATACATACTAAAGCCTGTAAGCCATTGTTCCCATAGGAATCCTGTAATACTTCTTGCAACGTGTGCACTTACAGAGAATACCATTTCAATTGGAGTACCATCTTCTGCCACTAAAGTACCGTGTTCAAATATCTCTTGTACAGTTGCCTTACACCCATGCCCATTAGACAGCTTTGTAGCTATACCTGCAAAGTCCACTGTAACGATCTCCATTCTTAAAAACGGACAAGTAAGAGCCTTTTTCTCAGTACGAAACTTATTTATTATAAAGTTTTCATAATAAGCTATTACTTTATCACTACACTTATCTCTTTCAAGCATAACTAGTGGCCTTAGAGCATCTGCTACTTTATGTCTAAACTCTAGATAATCCTGTCTATATTGCTCTAGTACAGCATCATCTTCTATTGGCTCATTAGATGTCACTTCAAAATAACCTATATAACTGTTAGGTTCTATTACTATTTGTGTATCCTCAAGTCCTACTGGTGTATCTGTAGACTGAGATATAAATGAAAGTTCTTCTTCCTCTTGTTCTGATACCTTGAATATTATAGATTCTTCTAAGATTTGTCCTATAGGTGGTATCTTATTATTAAACTCAGACTTTATAATCTTATTATCAAGAGGTATATTTACAGTTTTTATCTTTATACAACCCATATCTGCTGCTGTCTTGTCACTTATCTTACAACTATCATCAGCAGTATCTTTATCTATAGTATTAATAGTAACTACATTACGTCCAAACTTCACAATGTCCATAGATGGAACATATTGCTCTGGATATTCTATACAGAAGTTTTCATCATCACTACTAATATCATATTCTTTATTTGGTTCTAATAAGTCTAAGTCTGTATTAAGTATGCAGCAGACTCCATTATTATTTATCAGACCATTTGTATCAAGTAACTCATATCTACCGTTTACTTCATATATATAAATCTTTCTACGTTGATACATAAACTTATATAAAAGCCTTACTTTACCACGTGCTTTATAGATACAACTACTTCTACTAAGCATATCTCCATAGAAAGCAGATGATAATAACGGAACTTCAGCCTTGATTGGCATTACCATATTATCAAATTGATTTATAAACATATCTACTCTCATACTGTGGTTCTTATCTGCTACTGGTGAAAGTAGCTTTGTAGTCTGATATTTTACCAATTCTGTCTTAGCCATATCAAATCTTCTACGAGGTTTATATGGAGCCTCGACAGGTGGTTCTGAAACCGTTTCGATATGGACTGGCTTTGACTTAATACTCTTCATATCTTTCATTGTGTCCTTGATATATTCCAAACGTTCATCTGAAATATCCCATTCTTTTGCTTTAATCATTCTCTTAAATTCCTCCTATTATATATTATTTTATAAGTCCTATTATAACTCCAGTTAGTATATGTACCAAGTTTTTATAATCAGAGTTATCAGTAACTACATGTACTTCTTTAAGAGTATTGTCGTTAAAGTACTCCATAGTTATGTCGATACCTCCAGTTGATAAAGCCATTATCTCGTCTTTATGACTATTTAGTTTTTCTAGCACTCCTTTATCATTACTATCTAATATTATATCGTACTTAAACTCTTTGAATTTATCATAAGTTACCATCTTTACTATCACTCCACATACATCAAAAACTCCATTTACAGATATCATATTCTAATTCCTCCTTTATTTATTACATCATATTCCATACTTCTTTCATAACTGAAACCAAGTGTGAATTTGATATTCCTACTATTAATTCTTCCTCACTATTATTCATTATCTTAGTAAACATAGAGAGATTCTTTATATAACTCTTCGTATTATTATTAACACAATCGCTCATAAGTCTATCAAGATAATCATAGGCCTTATGTTCTTTATTGATCGTACCCCCACGAAGTTTTACTCCATTATTATCCTTATAAAGCTTCAGAAAGTTCCCACTCTTTTCTGTTGCTGGAAATATTATATGATAATAATAAGTATGCTTTCTTTTAAACTTTATAAAATCACCGAACTTTGTATACTTAGGATTAAAATTGTGTAAGAATACAGCGTCCTTAGCTATTTCTAATATATTATTTTTCTTTATACCGTTTTCTTCTATAAACATATTAACGTATTTCTTCATATATTCATCAAATTCTGATACGAGATCATAGTTATCCTGCTCTCTTAAATCTCTCATAATAGTTCCTATCATAACATTTCTGTCACGTCTATCTGCTTCCTTAAGATTTCTGTACGTCTCCTCACTTATAAGCCTTTCTTCAGCGAGAATGCTCACGTTTGCTGTAACTATATCCCATTCAGAAATACTACCCTTGTATGTTGTAATTTTCATATGAATAGGCTCCTTTTATTTTAACAATGAACATTTCTCGTTGTTAAACAATCTTCAGTGTCAAGATAATTTCATTGAATGTACCTCCTATTAAATATTATAGATTTTGTATTTGAGTACTGAGGGTTTTCACTTTCCATGCTCTTTTTCTAAACTGATTAAAAGTTGGTAATGTCCAAAAAATATCAATCAATTCTTGTTTTAAAGAAATTAAGTTGAAAAGTTCATAATAAAGATTTTTTTACATACTGTACTTCTAATTAGTTATCTTGACTTAAATATAGATCGAGTCCTTCTATACATACCATCGTGTGTTGTGTAGTCGGACTCCCTCATTTAATTACGTCGTTTTTAAATGCAAAACGCCAATCGAGGTTTTAATTCGATCAGCGTTTAACATAATTATAAGTCTTTCCTTGAAGCATGTCTCTTACTACATGATACTTTAATCCCAGCTCATCAGCTATTTCATTAAGAGTAAGGCCTTCGTCACGAAGTTCTATTATCTTGTGTATAAGCTCTTCTTCTAAGTATGGAAGATTTTTTATCAGACGTTGAGCATGAGCCACGTTTTCACGTTGACTTATATATTCAAGGTTATTCAGAGCACTATTAGTTTTATCCCCATCTATGTGGTTAATAATAACTCCTTCTTTCTGTTTTCCTACGAACGTATGCATTACGACCAGGTGTATCTTAGCCATAACCTTTTCACTTCTATCATTCATAAGATCAACACGAAGATATCCACGTCCATCTCCAAACTTCTTAAGCGGAGTATCAGAACCTTTTCTATATATATTCCCGTCTTCGTCTACTTCATACTTATTATAACGAATACCTTTCAGTATAACTGTTTTTCTCATCTATTTATTCATCTCCTAAGTATTTTATATTTACAGAGATGATTGTCTGGTACAGAATCTACATAGCAAGCTTATTAAACTCGTATTCCGTCATAACGTCTTCATCATTTATATGATCATCGACATTAAGAACTCTGTAAACAGCCAGATACGGACCTTCTATTAAGTTAAAAGCACTATTATAAAGTCCTGTTATTGGATTATAACATCCACGTTTTGGATTTAATGCAAAGTATGTTGGTAGTATTGAAGCTTCTGGTATATTGAACGCACCCTCTGTATCTCCATCAAAGTCTCCATGATCACAAGCATCTACTTTTATTGCATTAAATCTAAGTACTTGTTCTCTATCATTAGTAAGAGCTATTATCTCTTCTGAGTTTTGACTAAGCATATAAATACACGGTGGTCTGTAGGCAAGTATGAAATTCTTTTTATCTTTTCTCAAGTCTATTAGGACTTTACACATAATACTACAATCGTCGTCATTCGGTATATTATTCTTCATTCTGTTAATAGCTTCTGGTGTAACTCCATGTCTATCATAATACGATCTGAATGGACCTATTGTAATTTCTCCAAATATTCTATATGGAATAGTACAGACATCCAGTCTACTATTAAAAGTAAGACCTTCTATAATACATCTACAACTATTATCCATACGCTTTGATACAGTCTTCCCTCTAATAAGAGAATCCTTACCATCTCCAATCTCATCAAGTATTATATTCATAATGATATCGAAGTTCTTAGCTATATTTGAAATATATATTGCCTTTTTACCTGGTGGAGCATGTTCGCTCATATGATTAAGCTTATATACGTTATCACTTATTATTATATAATGTTTATTCATCTCATGACTTCTTACGTCTGATTTCCCACTAATAGACGCCACTACTTGATAATGTCTGAAGTCCTTTGATAATACAGGTATATATGAAGTCATAGCTTGGTTTATAGTAGATAGAAAATAATCTTTCATATCTGGAACACTATAGGTTTCTATAAACTTTGCTAGTGTAACTCTATCTTGAAGCTCGAATATATTCCAAGACTTACGCTTTACTCCATCTAGAGGCCTGTGGTTATACAAATCTCTACGAATCTCCTTCTCAGATAGGACATTCTTTTTAGCATATTTAAAGAATCTAGAAAGCCATGACGGATTAAATACTTTAAACTTATCAAGTACCATCCATCCCCTTATCTTTTGTACAGGTGCTATTACAGAATTACAGTGCTCACAAAGTCCTCCTGGGACTGGAGATACTGTTTTCCCACACTTACAGCTACATCTTTTAGCCTGTACAGTAGGCGGATCGTCGCTTCTAAATCCGAATTTATAACTAAATACACTATCAGAAGATAGAAGTGCTTCTCTGTCATCATCTATACTATCGTATCTAATAGACGTATCAATTATAAATCCCTTACCAGTTTCCATATCGCTATGGTATAGTTTCTCGAAGTCTACAGTAGTAAAATTCATTCCATACCTAATATTACTATTCTTCTTATTAAGCTGGACTTGTTTTACAGTAGCCTTATAAAGCTCTGCTCTATTCGATGGTATACCCGATAGACTATCTACTGCTGGTGGTAAATAAAAATTCTTTGCCATTTTCTTAATTCCTCCTTTTAAATTATTACATTTATATAAAATATGTTATACAAATCTGTCTAACATATATAGTTATTAGGCATACAAAAAAAGTTTGGGGAGAATCTAATCTCCCCTATAATATTTATGTGAGTCTAATAGCGATTTACTATTAGGCTAGGAACATCTTTGATTGTATATAAATATTTACTAATACTGAACATGAAAATCAAAGCGATTCTCTCTAGTATTCATTTTATTTTCCAGCATATTTACCATAGTATTATTATTAGATATAATCTTCATAACATCTGCCTTATTCTCTATCATATGATCTGTAATCTTTACGTCTTTCAAACTACTTGCTTCAGCAGGAACTACTATACTACGCTTATATCCTATTACACGAGGATTCATTCTTCCTCTAGATTTATACGCTGTTTCTATTTCTATCTTTATGTCTTTCTTAATGCTATTAGCCAGCTTTATAAGCTTATTAAATGCTCTAGAAAAGTCTTCAGGATTATCTCCTAGTACAGTATAGTATACTTCAGATCCAAGATTACCTCTATCTTTAATCATAGATGTATTATGAACCCAAGGGAAATAGTTACCAAATCCATACTTATCATCACTTCTATCCCATCCACTTACTATATTAATAGCCAAGAACTTAGACTTATCATCTATATTAGCTCCTATAGAAACTACTGAATAAGTATCCAGAGGCTTAGCTGGGAAATTACACTTCTTTTTAATAGCATCTACTATCTCGTCACATGTATGTATATACATATGAATTCACCTCTCCTTATTGATAGTATTTAAGTCTTCCTAAATCAAGTGGAAGTCCAAGTCCAAACATAGTAGCTATAGAAGCACATATAGATTCTACAGCAGCTTCAGATACTTTTACATATTCATTTTGCTTAGCTCTGAATTCGTTGCTTTCCATACCATATTCTTCAAATAGCTTTTGCATATCAGACTTATATTCTTTACTTACAGTATTATTTACATAAGCAAGTACATCTCCACTTTCTATTCCTACAGCTCCAAGTAATGAAGCGTTAGGAGCACCTTTAGACACACTAGCCATGTAGCTCTCAAAAGGATTATCACTGTTAAGGTTAGAATCACCACTACCAGAGTCACCATCAGAGGAACCATTATCATTAGACTCACCTTCGCTAGAGTCAGCAAATGGATTTCCTCCATCTGAGTCTCCACCTTCATTAGTCTGTCCACCGTCTGATGAACCTTGATCCGAAGATTCATTGTCATCTCCGCCAAATGGATTCGAGTCGTCGCCAGAAGAGCCAGCCTCATCTCCGCCATTGTTATCCCCAGAGTCATCTCCGAATGGGTTTGAATCATCGCCGTTAGACTCTTGTTCGACCTCTCCAGACTCTTGTTCACCTTCATTAGAATCCGAATCGTTGCCGAAAGGATTATCAGAATCCCCGTCTCCACCTTCACCATTGCCTTCCGAATCAGGTTCGAAAGTCTCATCTTCTTCAACATATTCGTTATCCTCTTCTTCAGCCATAGCTCTATCGTCACCTTGCTTGTCTTTTTCAAGCTTTAAGATATACTTAGCCAAATCTTTTATTTCAGTGCTATGCTTTTTAGAAAGATCTTCTATCATATCTGCTATAATACCTGATGTGATATCTCCATCTTCTACTTCAAAAGCAGCATCTCCTGCATCTTCAAGAGCATATCCATTTTCAAATCTAGCTTCTGTAGTCTTAAAAGAGCAGTTATTATCCAAAACGTATTTTTCTGCCATGTAATCAATATGTTCAAGAGCAGTTTGTAATACAGGAGTAAGTATATTTTTACCTCTTCTATCTATACTTTCTTTTAAATAATCATAGCTAAGTCCAAGACTCTCTAATGCAGAAGCATTTACTCTTTCATTTGTACTTGGGTTAAACTTTGATACAAGAGCTCCAAATAGTCTTGTAGTAAGCTTATCCCTAACTGGAAGAATATCCAATTTTATAGTCATATTACTCATATTCTATATTCATCTCCTTATAGGTTTTTTATAAATTCAGGATCAGTTAAAAGAGTCTTTAAAGTCGTACAATTTATACTAGGAGTAAGACTAGCTATAACTGCAAAGCTTACCTTGTCTTCAAGCACTCTTTTAATAAGATCTTCATTTGATTCATTTGGTTTTCTAATAGAACGTATATAGTCCATTGTGTTCTGTAACATTTTTTGATTCTCCTTCTTCTTCTCTAATGATATATTTATTTACTAGATCAGTAGCGACCTTATTACCCTTAGTTATAAGAAGTAAAACCTTATTCTGAGCATCACGCTTATTATATACGCGCTCAGTCATATCTGCCATTATCTTAATATCTTCTGCACTCCATTCTTGTATTACCTTTTGAGTACGCTTTATAAGATTTAAGATATCAGTTTCACTCTTATAACCAGATTGGTATTTGTCAAATATCTTTCTCATATATTTAACATGTTCTATTAACGTTCTATTATTGATTTTTCTGTTCTTATCACATATCAGATAGCAATAGTATTTAGCACTACGCATTATATTCCATTCCATATACGCATTTATACTATCCGTATAATATATGTATAGCTCTACTCTTTCGTTATCTGATAATACTTTAAAGCAATCTGTGTCAGCTATGTTCCAAGCGTCATCAAGACATATTCTAAACTCAGGTTCAAATAAGATATCATTATGTATTTTTATCATATTATCCACGTCATTTATACTCATGTCATGAATCTGCTCAGATACATATAATTTATGTAAACGCTTACCAAAATCTCCTCGTCTAAACTTACGAGCAGTTTCTTGTGTTGCTTTCTTATACGCATGCATTACTATTACATAAGGACTTATTATAACTGTATTCTGTAGAAGCTTATTTCTTTCGTATAGCTGTATAAATACTTTCTTCATAAGCTCCATATTTACCATAGCTACGGCCCCAGACGCCATTGTCCGTGGTCTACTATCTGTAAACGGAGCTCCATAAAGAGTTATCTTAAGGCCTTTATTAAGATTAATGTTAATAAACCTCTTCTTAATTTCAAGAGGAACTGATACTTCTTCTGCCGTATCTCTAGAAGTATCTCTATTTCTGTATTTTGCTCTACTACCCACTTCACATCATTCCTCTATATCATTTTATAGTTATTTTGACTCATTCCAAGCGAACTGAAGTAATCACGTATAGACGCTCTGAATGAAGCGTATCCTCCTCTGATACTGTCGTAGAACTTACCTATATTACCTTTAATAAAGAATTCAAAAAGTCCTACTGGCATCCTAGAAAAGACAGTGTTTTGTCCACACATTGTAGCAAGCATATTTATACTACTCATAGGATTCCACATAGCTCCAAGGAAATAATATGGATGATTTTGTACAGCCCAGTACTTATTAAAGTCTGGTGTAATTCCCATAGTATATAGAGGTTCTATTGTAAGAGTTATATCAAGTTCTGTAGGTACTCCAAATGTAGTTTGGAACGCATTGTCTGTCTTTACACTCATACTACTGATTACTGCTCTAGGACAGTTTATAACTCCCTTAGAGAAAGCACTACAGTATAATGCAGATGATGGTATAATCAATGCCTGTCTTGGATATGTAGTTTGATATACATATGGAATAAGCAAGGCCATAGTAAAGTGTAATCTAGCAAGACTATATCTATCAGAAGATAGAGCCATATCTCTTATAGGCACTGTATAAGCAAATTGGCTACTTCCTCCATTTTGTACTTTAGGTACATATAAGTTATTTATTAAGAAAGACCCCATTGTCTTTCCACTATTATGATATGCCCATTCATTCATCATATCTTGCATAGGATCCATAGCCTCATTAATCATAGCTACTCCCTCTTTACCAGCTTCTGCTTCTGCCTGAGTACTTCCTTCTCCAGCTCCACCAGCTACGGAAGACATTATATTATTGAATAATTTCCCCATACCTTTTTTAACAGCACGCTTTGTACCAAGTATAGCGTGTTCTCCTAGTTTAGAAGGACCTGTTTCTATACTCCACGAATAAGTTCTATCTATCGGTCCATTACAATAGAATACAGTATATGGCATAGTTTGTATTCTCTTGTCTTCCATATCTATATTCATTATATAATGTATAAGCTTGGACATCATACTTCCAGTGTACATAGAAGTTACAGGAGCTCCATTTTCTACTACATCAGGCCCAGTACTATCTAAGCTGTTACTATTATCATCATATCCGATAAACTTTCCAAGCGCATTGGTTATAAATCCACTACCAACCTTTCCAACTTCACTCTTAAGTGCAGCATCAGCAGCTTCTCTTTTACCATCTTTACCAAAAACTTGGAATTTTGAACCAATTGCGTTAGTGTTCTCTTCAGCACTTATATCAGCTTTCTTTGTAGCTTCTTCGTATTCTTCTAATTCTCCAGCTTCAGCACTATTTGAATCTCCTAAGTTATTGAGAGTCATTTCCATATCTGTAGTAGCATATACATTATCTACCAAGTAATCTGGCATATACATCTTTAAGAAATTCTTCTTATCAGTATTATCTCTCTTCCAGAAATCTCCACCAAACTCATCTATACCAAGAGCATATAATATAGCCTTAGCATGAGCTTGTACACTACGCCAATAACGCTTTGCAGCTATCTTAGCAGTAAATCCATAAGAAGTAACGTTTAATCTTTGCTCTACGCTATCTACTTTAGTTATAAGTCCGCTTACTATATTAGATGTAATACTTCCTGTAGCTCCAGCAAGTCCTAGTGCTACTGTATCTGTAATATTAGGACGCAATTCTATAGGCATAAGTACTAAATACTGTCCTCTTTCTAATACCCGCTTAGTAAAGTCCTTTCCACATCTTCCACTTTCCCAACTATTAAGTTCTCCAGAAAGTTCTGATGCATTCCACATAGGAGGCGGATCTACTACATTATCAGCCATATAAGGAAGTCCTATTATACCTGTAACTCCTTCTAAATCTACACCGTGATCTTTAAACTCTACTTCTTTTATATCTCCATAACCATTTATGTTTTTATTCTTAATAGAAGCCATAAGATCATCAAATGGAAGCAGTCCTATATCTGAAAGTAACGACAAGTCATCTACTGCATGTTTCAGTATCTCCATATTGGCTTTCTTCTTATATTCATTAGTACCAAGCTCTTTACCAACATAATTACCAAATCTATCTCTTTCTGCAAGTGCAGCAATGTCTCCATTAAAAACTCCACCTGGATTAGTGTCGTCAGCCAGTCCATTCCATCCACCAGCATATCCATGATTTGCTCCATGACTAGATGATCCTGCTAATGGATTACCAAATGGATTTGAACCTACGCCAGATCCACTACCTTTTCCAGAAGAGGATCCTTTTGACGAGGATCCCCCTTTACCAGATTTTCCTGTATTTCCTGGTGACTTATCTGGAAACATATTCTTAGTACTAACGTTAATTTTACTGGTAGCACCTGCTACAGCATTACCTACTCCAGTACCTGTATTATTTTTAGTAAATACTACATTATTAGTACTTGAGCTAGATCCACTTCCTTTATTACGTCCATGTCCTGTAGGAATATCTTTTCTACCAGCACTAACACGGCCTCCACTTCCAGAGACACCGTCATCAGCAGTAATTCCACTAGGAACGCTTCTTTTAGGTACTCTGGCACCGTTTGTTCCAGCACCTTCGCCCATAACATCTATAAGTTCGTCACCCACATCAAAATAACCCTGTGATTGACCTGTTTTATTTCTAGGCATATATTCATTCAACCTCCTTATTTAGCTCCAGCAGCTGCTTGACGCATTGCTTCTGTATTATTATTTGATAATTCTTTAAGTATATTTTGTAATAATGTAGCCAAGTTATTAAGTGCTCCGACTATAGCCGTTGTTTGGTTAGTAGACATCTTAGCCATAATACTAGCTACTCCATCTTGTGGTGCTGTTACTGTATTATTAGTAACACTTACAGATGGACTAGATACGTTTGAACCAGAAGATGCTTTAGCTACACTTCCTGATGAACTTGCAGCATATCCGCCTCTATCTGAACCAGATCCTCCACTATAAGAAGACGCACTAGCTGTAGAAGTAACTCCGCTATAACCTGATTTTCCACTAGGAGTAGATATGTCAGACTCTAGTAATCCCATAGGAGCCTTTACTCCAGATGCGCTTATATTATAGTTCGATCCTTTATATGATTGACCAGCCATAGACATAGCTTCTTTAGCATATTTAGATCCAAGGTTCTTAGGATTATTAGGATTCATCTTTTCTTGTAACCAATTATAAAGACTTCCTGTAGTATGTCCAGCCAGCCATTTATTAGCAGCTATTACATTAGGTTTAAATACGCTAGTCATTGGAGTATTAGGATCTCTAGCAAGAGCCTCGAAGAATGTCTTAGCTCCTCCAGCTCCAAAGAAGTTTGCACTATACAATGCAGCAGCATCTAAAGGCTTTCCAGCAGCAGCTACAGCATTCTTAATTATCTTAGCATTATCTTTCATATATAAAGCAATAGCCAATGTATTATGTAACGGATTACGTATATTTGGATTTTGTATTCCAAATTCTTTAGTTAATCTAGGAGCAAGACTAGACCATGTACTACCTATTATTTGGAATAACCCAGTAGCAGATGTAGTCTTTGCCTTTACATTTGGATCAAATCCACTTTCTTGTGCAGCTATCATAGTAAGAAGTTCGACAGGTATACCAGTAGACTTACTTACAGCTACAAACATTCCTTTAAGTTTGTTCCAGTTACCATTCGGATCATTTGCTTTAAATTCTCCGCCGCCACCGTAATCAAATGAAACAGATTCTCCAGTACCGCTTGTTAGAGTAGCTCCTCCACCGCCACTAGAATATGCTCCTGCTACAGCAGCAGCTGCTCCAGCTCCAGCTAAAGAACTCATAGCACCAGCACCTACTTGCATTGCAGCTCTAGCAGCATTTCCTTGAACACTGAAAGATGCGTTGTCACTACCAGTTACCATCTTAAATGCATCTCCATCAGATACACCTAATGCCTTACCAGCCAATACTTGCTTCATATCAAGTTCGTTTCCATTAGTATCGAATTTCTTTACATTACTCATAAGTCCTCTGTATATACCAAAAGGATCTCCTATATATAAAGCGAATCTATTACTCATATTAAGCAGATACTTTCCTATATCTACTTTTCCACGTACTCCTGTCTTTCCAGCAGATTCTGTTACGTATGCTCCAGTGCTATCATAATATACCATAGCGATATGACTTATATTCAAGAATCTTCCAGCAGTACGAGACTTTTCTCTACCACTATAAATAGGAGCAAGACCTATTATCATACCTGGTTTTACTTCTTCAGGTTTTACTTCATTAGCACGAACTAGTCCTCCTGCTATATTTGCGAAGGCAGTAATACCCGCTGCTCCTTGTTCTCCATTTAATTTAGAGAACAGACTATTCCATTTATCTGGAACTTCTATATTATTAGCTTGGAATTCTCTTACTATAGCTCTAAATATATATGAAACCCATCCACTACAGTCTACTTGACCACTGTCTGGATCCTTAGATCCCATACCATATTTAACTCTTCCAGAGTATTGCTCTACTTTATTCTTAATAACATTATTAACTATCATACTTACTTTTTCTTTATCAGTAGATACCATTGGAAGTTGTACTCCAGCAGAAACAGCCAGACTTACAGCTTTTTCAGTAGCAGAGCCTACTATATCGCTAAGACCATTACCACTAAGATTTAAATTAGAGCTTGCATTATTTGCTATAGCAGCGGCCGTAGAACCAGCTGCAGCAACGCCAGTAGCAGATACATCTTCGCTCCAAGCTTTATCCCGAGATCTAGATATCTCTTGTGCTTCTTTCTTAGCATTGCTATCTGCATCAGCAGTCTCTTCTTTTTCTGCCTTAGCTACTTCTGCAGATACTTTAGATTCTGTTGCTTTATCTTTAACTTCTTCTGATTTTTGTTCTCTAAGTTCTGCTCCAAGTTCAAGGAAGTCTACAAGTACATCCCAAGTAATCATTTCTTTAAGAACGATTATAGCTATATCTAGAGCAAATCCTACAAATCCACCTGGTGTAAGCTTTAATAAAGCCACAAGTAATTCAGGACCTACGTCATAAAGTAACTTAGCAAACATCGTCTTTACTCTAAGTCCAGTAGTAACTTTACTATCATCTACTTTTAAAAGCTGTCCTGCGTGCTTATAACCTTGATATGCAGCGTAGAAAGCCTGTACTAGTAGTATAGTAAGCCCTATACCTGGAAGACGTTTTAACAGCCCTGTAGCGCCTTTCTTGGCACTTTTCTCAGCTATCTTCTTAGAAAGCTTTGGAGCTATCTTTTCTAGTAATTTATGTAGCTTTCCTCTGAACCATTCTAATGTTTTAGTAAGACCTTTTTCTTGAAGCCATTTTCCTAGTTTAGTCTTAAGTATCCAATCACAAAGTTTAACAGGAAGACTCAAGAACTTTTGTATAAGACTTCCTACACCAGGAATCTTACCTGCTTTATCTCCAAACTTAGCAAGAGCATTAGCACCGAATCTAGCACTTTTAAGCATAAATCCAGCACTTCCTTTTGCAAGAAAGGCTCCTGCACGGCCGTATCTCATCATATCTCTTCCACCTTGTATAGCAGATGAAACATCTTTAAAATGTCCGTTATCTATAACTTCTCCTGTAGCTGGATCTATTTGCTGATCTCTACTTTCTTCCATCATATTATCTACTGTAAAGTGTTTGAATCTATTCCATCCAGTTTTAACTAGATTAGCTCCATATTTAAGACCTTTCCATCCAGCATATATTCCACCGCCAGCTATTGCCAAAGATGCAAGTAATTTAGGCAGTCCTCCTATCGTAGATAAAATACCTGCTCCAGCTTGTTTAGCCATTTTTTTATAGGCATGCTTAGGATTTTCCCCAGGTTTAGCTCCAGCCATAGCTTCTGTTGCTTCAGCAGTTCTTTCCATAGCTTCTTCTGCCTTATTTTCTTCAGCTTGTCCTTGTACTACTTCTGGACTGTTTGTTAAGTTGTTAAGTGCAGATGCATCTGTCTTTGTATCTGGATCTATCTTATTAGCTGTAGATTGTATCTTTTTAGCCTGTTGCTTATTATTTGCATTTACTATCGCAGCAGCAGCTATTATAGATTGAATAGCAGTAAGCTTCGCAAGTACAGCAGCAGTACCAGCACTATGTCCATCGTTCACGTATTTACGTTGTCTCGAAGTCTTAGCCTTAACTTGCTCTGCTTGCTTCCTTTGATGATTACGAGCCATACGATGTTTACCACTTCCAGCACCAGATATAATACCATCGTCTTCATCTATATCTTTTTCATCATAGTCGTCAGTATCGGGCGAACCATAACCAGTTCCAAAACTTCCAAAGTTACGATCCGCAGTTGTATTAGACGTCTTAGTAATAGTTATTACAATAGAAGCACGTACAGCAATATCATTTACAGATATCTTTTCTTCACGACCTTTACCGATCGGATCTATCATTTTAAGCTTACCGTCTTTATAATCAGCACAGAACACAAAGTGTCCGCTACCATTATAGTTATTAAGTAATACCGCATAAGCCTTGTCTTTAGCACCTTCCCATGCTTTAAAGAAATTATGATTAAATCTATTCTTATTAGAGTTATATACAGCAAAGGCAAGACCCATTCTATTACATATATATTTAAAGAATGAGAATTTTACTCCTGTACTATTTGTATGTAGATTTGCTATAGTAGCCAGAGAGTTAGTACTTATCTCAGGTAGATTTAAGAACTTCAGAATGTTATTCATAGTAGCAACACTACATCCTACAGCACTTCCGCTACGACCACCGATAGTAGTCTTAGAGAAATCATCCATACCCCATTTACTTTTTGTAGTAAATCCAAGTATATTAAGAAGTTCTTTAGGTATACGCCTATCTTTTATAGGAGTAGTAAACCCACTACCACTACTAGGAGCATCATTCATCATATCATTAACGTCTTTTGTAAACTTTTGATATTCATCAAAGACATTATCAGAAACTGCTTCGTTTTTCCATCTTTCACCCTGTTTAGCGCTACTATCATAGCTTTGAGTCGTAGTATACTGTCTAGCATTAGAATCTAGCATCGCGTCAAAAGCACGCTTTAATACATCAGCCGACTTTAATGCTGTTTCTGCATCTTGAACCTTTTCTTTACCCCCACGGAATAACATACCAATATTCCATCCACCAGCTTTTATTTTATCAGCATTATATAATTCAGATAATCTTTTATCTTGGTTTATAAATGCTTTAACAGCATTAGTATCATCAGTCCCTAATAAAGAAGCAACGTATTCTTCTACAGCATGGTGTATTCTAAGAGCCCCTTGAGTAGGACCATTAAGTATAAGAGCTACTGTTTCAGGATCTAATCCTTTCATAGCCTTTGCTAACTTATGATACGCATTAGACTTAGCTTCCTTATTAGTTATAGGAATTTGCTCATACTCTTCGAACTTCTTAGCTATATCTTCTATATCAGATACTGATATATCGATGCTAGTCAAGTATGACTTCATGTCCTCAGATATCTTATCATATCGATCAGTCAACTTAGTATCATCAAAGTGATTTAATGCCTGCTCTGCTATATACTTTCTGTACTCATCAAGAGTCATGTCTTTTACTTCGGCGTTGCCATTTCTTTGCTCTTCAGCAAGTTTAGCAGCCAAAGCTTCGTCATCAGCATGGGCATAATCAGCCTTACGTAGATCTATATTACTATTAGTTTTGAACTCATTCTCTTTTTTTATCTCATCAAATTCAGAGTCTACTCCTTTTAATACAGGATCTGCACCCCATTTTTGCATCAACTTTTCAGCTTCATCTCTAAGACGACCGAATTTAGTATTATCTGGATCATCTTCAGGATCTATCTTTTCTAAATCTGATACTATTTTATCAAATTGCTCAAGTATTTTCCCTCTTCTGTCATCTCCTACAGCTGGATTATTTTTAAGATGTTGATCAAACTTACTACGCATTCCTTTTAAAGCTTGTGCATAAAGAGAAGCTTCACTATTATCAGCTCCTCCTCCAGTGATAAGTCTCTTTAATTTAGCAGGTACGAATCCACCTAGAGCCTTACCAAGCTTGCTGAACCATCCAGCATCCTTTTCTTTCTTACCAAAAAGCCATTGACCCATAGCTCCGCTCATACCTTTAGATAGAGCCATTCCAGCAAATCCAGCAAAAGGAGCTCCTATAAGTCCTAGAGCCATTCCAGCAGGACCCATTTTACTCATTATCTTATACCATCCACCAGCTCCCATACCAAATCCAGTAAGAGGAACTAGCTTACTCATAACTTTAGCCATTGCTTTTTGTCTATTTGTATATCCGTTTCTATCTTTAACATCTGCTTCAGGCCCCATTAACATATCCATAGTATTCTTTACAGACGGAATACCGTATAAAGCATTCATCATAAGTCCAAATGCAGCTATACCTTTATCAGTCTTTATAATGCCTTTATCTTTCATTATAGCACCGATGGCAAGTCCACCCATAGTAGCTATTCCACGACCAGCGTATTTTCCAAATTGAGGACTTTTGTATACTAATCCTAACATATTAAGAGCTGCTTCTGGACCAGATCCTTTTACATTTGAGTTTACTCTATCACTGAATTCTTTACGCTTAGCCTTATATACTTCTGGATTATCAAGACCTCCAAGTTTAACACCTGTCTTATTAGCCTTATCAGCCATCTTCTTTTCATCCATATTACCATCGTCGTCGATACAATCTAAGAACCACATAGGGCTATCGATCATAGGATTAGATGTAGGACCGTGAACGCTTTCGTATGCTCCTTTAGTATAACCAGCATGATCAAACACAGCATAAACTTGAAGAGCAGCGTCCCATTTAATTTTATTATCAGTTACAGCTTTACGAGCCTTAAGTATCTTGTCTATTTCATCTTTATCCATATCAGGACTAATTTCTTTCCAAGAGTCACCCATAGCCTTACGCTGTTCATCAGTCATCATTTGTTCATACTTCTTATAGTTAGCGGCATTCCATTCTTCTTGATCATATGCGTCTCCGAAGTTTCCTCCGGAAGCTTGGAAACCTACATTACGTCCTTCATAATAGTTAGTAGCATCTCCTCTACTCATATTCTGAGCATCATCCCAAGACTCTGCTTCTTTTACTAGACGCTTAAAATCATCAGCAGGGTTTCCAGATGGACCAAACTTAGGAAAGTTTCCATTCCATCCTCCGCCACCTTTGCCTTTTTTAAACTTACCGCCTCCGATAACTTGGTTAGCATTTATATAAACGACATTAGTGTTTACATATGTCTTATCACTATTAATAGCACTATCTATAAGGTTTTTATTACCCATAGACATTTTCTTAAGAGCTCCCCAAGCGGCAGCACTATTCTGTCCTAAGATATTAGATTTATTAGAAAAGTCTCTAACACCTTTTTCAAAAGCTTTACTTCCATATCCTCCAAGACTTCCGTCTCCACTATGATATTGAGTAAATGCGTTACGACCTTCCTTAGCGTCATCGTCGAAGTCAAATATTTGATAATAAGAGTCTTCTATATCGACACTTCTGGTTCTATCAGCAGCTCCGTATTTATACATTTGATTCAATCCCCATACTATTGGAGAATACATTTGTATCATAGCTTGATCTGATCCGAATAGCTGTTTCATTACAGTAGGAAGATCCATATCAGGCGTAGCTAATATGTCTATAGCATCTCTACCATATTTTTCAAATAATTTCTTTAATACTACATTGAATGAGGACTCGTCTTTAAATTGATATTTTCCGTCTGCTCCTTTTTTATCTTTAAAGATATTCTTTAGAGCTCTACCTACATCGTTATGATGCTCTCCATAGACGTCTACTATATCAGATACCATATCCTTAAAGTCTTCATTACCCTTATGCATTGCAGTTTTCCAAGACTTACTTTCATTAGCCTTTTGTTCTCTAAGAGCTAGTTCTGTACGACCTATAAATTTATTTTCATTATAATCGAAAAGTTTGGCTTCATCATTACGAAGAGTAGCCAGGATTTCAGCCAAGTATTCTGGTATAACTTCTGTAATGGCCTTGTCTGTTTTCTTTGTAAATATAGCTTTTTCACTATAGTCTACTTTAATCTTTTGATTCTTTAATGTAATTGGGTTAAATGCAGCAAAGTCTTTAGCCCACACTCTCTTAAGAGGATCAGAACTCACACTACCTTGGTTAAGATATTTTTGTAGAGCTCCTACAGAATCTTTCTCCACAGATCTCATGAAGTTACCCATACCACCTGGTAGGTTATCAAGGACAAAGTTTTTCATTGTATCTTTGAACATCTCTTTGATTTTACCGTCTTCGACCATACCTTTCATAAGTTCGAAAACACCTGTAACTACTTGTGTATATCCACTTCTATCTATCTTTTTCCATATAGAACCAAATCCTTCAGATGCAGCCGTAGCCCAGTCTCCACTTCCAAGTGCTTTTGCCATAGTAGATACATTACGTTGATATTCTGGAGTATCTCCAACTGCCTTTGCTGCTTCAGACGTAACTATAACTTTACCCATAGCCACAACACTATTGGCTATAGTAGTAAGAAGCTCTACTTGTTTCTCTTGGAACTTAAGTACAGCATTCTGATATTCTACGTGATTAGAGTTAGCTACAAGCTTTTCAAGAAGAGAGTTTCCATAAGACGCACTCGATAGACTAAGTACGTCTTTTTTAGACGCTCTTTGATTAGCAGGAACTTTGCTATATGGATTTCCGTAATCATCGTCATCATCATAACTATTAGCAATCAAACTATTAATCTTACGATATGCAGCGTCTTGATCTTTAGCACTTTGAGACGCATTGACACCACGTTTCTTTATATCAGTATTAATAGTTGTTTTACTAATATTATTAATCTTTTTATATTCATTATCCAAAGCTTTATAACCGTTAGCTGTTTCACGATTTCTATTTTCATTAAACTTTTCATTTTCAGTTTTTTTACCGAACATTTATGATCAAAATCCTCCTTTCATATTGTTCAAATTTCACAGGTTGTTGTTTGGATCCGGACCATGTAGGACGTAAATAAATGCAAGTACACCCTATTTCTAGAGTGTATTTACATTTACGATAATTATATATTTTATATAGTGTGTAGTGTTAATATATTATCCTTAGTATCTGATTTGCATGCGCGGCAAACATTTAAATAGTGAGGTGATAATATATGATAAATAAAGATTTATTACATAGCAATATTCTTATAAGATTGTATATGTTGAATCCTAGAGAATTTAAACTAATGATCAGCAAATTGTTAGAAACTTTCTCTGAGGATACTATTATTATGATCTTAGAAAAGTATAATAATATTTAGATATTTATTATCGTCTCCAGCTTTCTAATATATTAAACACTACACACATTTATATATTGTATTATTTTTTTTATTTTATATATAGAGTTATCTCATTTTCACCAAAGACTACATTATCAAGCCATTTGATTTCATTATGATGCTCTACATATTCTCTATTATTTACTCTATCGTCTTTCTTTATACGTATATTTCCTACTACAGTATCTATATAGTTTTCTGCTATATCAGAAGTACTATTCTTTCCTCTAATAGAGTTTAAGAAAGGTTCTTTTGTATATCTTATAGGAATCCATAATACGTTATCTCCAGAAGTATGTACTGGAGCTATTCTAAGTTCTGAGTCTATAAGAGTTCTAATTTCTGCTGAAGTTACAGCTCCATAACAAACTACTTCTATATCATTTAATAATCCATCCGCATTATACTCTAGTATAAAGTGCTTATACTTGTCTACTGTTCTAGGATAGATCATATCTCTAATCTTTTCTATAGTATCTTCTACAGAGTTTCTATCTGCTTCTATACTAGATACTTTAAGCATGCTTATTTTATATTTATTATCTGTTAGATTTGCAGAAGAAGTAAGCTTAAAGCTATAGTTATCCATATAAATAGATATCTCTTCTGTTTTAGCACTCTTAGTTTCCATTACAGCATAAGGAGATTCTATAGCAGTATTAGCTAAATTAATATTTCCTATCATCTTTTTTCCACTGTTTATAGCATCTATAATTGCCTTGCATTCTGGACACTCGTGTTTATCAGGCTTTTCCTCAGCTTCTTCAGAAGTATTTTCTTTTTCTACATAATCATCATTATACTCAAGTTCTGCTTCTTCTTTAGGTACTATAGTAGCTATAAGATTAATATTTACTCTAAACGCTCCTACGTGATTACCGAAGTCTTTCACTATAGATTTAAGCGTTTCATATGCGTTTTTATATCCATCTTCTGCTGTAGATTGCTTTTGTAGTAATCCGTCGTTAGAAACAAAGTCCACAAACTCTTTCTTCATATTCATACTAGGAAGAAATGGAGGGAATTCTGTAATTGGAGTAGTAGCATTTTTTATAAATTTATCATTATTTTTTTTAATTATATTTACAGGTATTCTATTCATTATAATATTACACCTCCTCTGGTTCATATAGTCCATTAAGTTTACATTTTATTCTATAAAATAAAAGATTTCTGATATTATCCTTAGATAGATTTTCTTCTACTATATCAGCCAATCTGTTATACTCTATTAACATATTAGACTTAGTCTCTTCATCAGCAGCCGTTCTAATACCATCATTATATATACGAACAGCCCATTCTCCAATAGTACGAGCATAGCTACAAGCGGTACTTCCTACTAATCCAGCATACTTACTATCAGTAGCAAGCCACGATGCTGCGGCACAATATGGACAGAATCCTTTAGAAACACAATCAGAACAGTCTATATTTAGCTCAGAAGATACTTCTACTTCAGTAGCAAATGCTTTAGCCTTATCATATTTCTCTTGATCAAACTTCTTTGTATTTATATTATAGAAATCATGCTTATCTTTCTTACTAAAGAAATGGCAAGGACAAAGATCTCCGTTTGTATCTATTATAGCTCCAGCATCCATCAGATTGCATCTTGGTTGTGTTTCATAGAAGAATTCGTCTACATGTATAAATCTATCCCATAATCTTGGATGTAAATCTCCATTTAAATAAAGTTCGTTTAAAAAGTCTAATATTTCTAAAAGTTTCCTTATATCATGAGGTTTAGTATTGATACTATGCTCGCTATTGTAAGATATGAGTAAATCTGGATATAGCTCTAGTAGCTTATTATCAAGTGCTACTGTATCTACTAAATAATCGATATTCTGTAGAGATATTACGTGATGTATATTAATATGCACATTTAAAACATTCTTATATCTATCTAGTAAAAGTATTGTATTCTGAAATACTCTATCAAACGTACCTTTTTTATAGTTATCTATTCTACATATATCTTGTGCCTGTTTAGAACCATCTAAACTTATTTGCAGGCTTACTTTATCAAATGCGTTAGCTACGTAGTCGATTACATCTAAAACTTTCTCAGATTCTAGTGCATTGGTAGTAATATACATATCGAAGTCTGTTCTAATAGAAGCAATATTCTTTAGAAAATCTAGTAAATCATCCTTTATTTCAGGAAGAAGACTCTCTCCTCCAAATAAATCTAAATGCTTTATATTTGGATGATTCTTCATGAGTTCTACTATATTATCAGCAGTCTCTTTACTAAATTTAGAATACTTAGGCTTATTTTCATAGCAATACGTACATCTCATGTTACATGCTCTAGTAGTGAATAGTTCGATACCTACTATGTTATTAAAAAAGTCTTTCATAATGTTCCTCTTTCTATCTATCGCTTCCACAACCAAATCCATCTCTTCTACATCTATATGCTTCGCAATGATTACATGGTCTATAGTTTTCTATATGACACGTACAGTGTACTCTAGCACGTCTTACTATATTTATAAGACGAGTAAGTGTTTTAGCACCGCTGAGTAGCTCTCCACTTCCATACCTAAGAGCATATGCCTCAGATTCAGATACATTTATTAAACCACTCATTTCTCTATTAAATCTATTAATAACATCTACACTAAGCAGCCCATGTTTATATATAGAGCTTCCTAAAATTCTTTTAGTATCACTTATAAGGGTTGCGACTTGATTGCATACGTTATTCCAATCAGCAGCAGAGTATTTTGTACCACTTCCTACATATCCAGGTATCGATACATTAGTATTAATGTGTTGATTATGCAGTATGTGAGTAGAGCGTTTTACAAGATTATCTTTATTAGTCTGCATTTCATTTATAAGAAGATTAAATACATCTGCTGATAAATAATTCGGTTCTCCACTATAATCTCCAGTAGGCGTTTTAACCCAGACTGATCTGTAATACGAATTATCATCGCGTTCTCCTCTACCACTATTATATCTATCGCTATCACTTGGCATATACCCACCTCCTATCTAATAAGTATCTTTATTTTCTTTATTCCTTCATCATCGCTTCTTTCTATAGCCTTTCCAACCATAGAAAATCTATCAACGACGCTATTATCGACTATTCCAATTCCATATTCATCAGAAGCTACAATAACATCGCCAATTTCTACTTTACCTTTTACTTTTACCATTACTCTTCCTTTAAGAGCCACTGGTATAAGATCCATTAAATTAAGCTCGGCTCTATTCTCATAATCAGCATACTCTGCCTTAGATCCTACTATCATAGCAAAGTCGTCATTATGAACTCCTACTATAGGGCCTCCATTCTTTCTAGCTCTAATATACTCTTCTTTATCAGAATATATATTGAGCATTATTATATCTCCTGCTTCTGTATGCTCTCCTCTTTCAAAATATTCTGCATAATCTGTAAAGGCAACTCCATAAGCCCTACCGCCAGATGGAACTACTGAACCATTTACTCTCAGATCTCCATTTATGGTCATAGGACCTACATCTCCACCAGTCTTATCATATTTTGCATTAAGAAGATTCATAAATGCAGCTACATCTATAGCCATAAGTTTTCACTTCTCCTTTGCTGTTATACTACAAGTATTTTAGTAAGATCGTTCTTTGTGTCAGTAAGAGCCATACCTATGATTTCCCCACTTCCTCCAAACTTGACTATATGTCCTGGCTTTTTATCAGATACTGTCACAAGATCGCCTACATTTATTATACCATCTGTTATAACTTCTACTCTACCCATAAGAGCAATAGGAACTGCATTTTCTGGATTACCAATAGGATCTATACAAGACGTGCTATAAACACCAGCTATAACTTTATCTCTTTGTAGAGCAAGCTTATATTTATCGTCTTTCATAAATGCATAAACGTGGTTTGGTCTCTTAATATCAGATTCAAACCATTCTGCATAATCATTATATCCTACGTAGAAAATAGTTCCTGCAGTCAGACTTCCTCTATATATAACGTTTCCGTTAGCTGTAACATATCCGTTTACAGTATCTCCAGCCTTGTTTACTTTCCAAGCACTTAGATTATCATATAGTTCTTGTAAGAAGTCTGCGTCCGTTATACTCCGGGCTGTTTCGTGGGTTTTAATTGCGTAAATTACGCTAAAGTTCACAGGTCTAAATTCATCAGCTACATGATCAGATCCCCAAGAGTATATTGCATTAAAGTTTATATGCACTCCGTCTCTTGATTCTCCTCCGTCGTTGTTAATCCAAGCTCTAGAACTTCCAGCAAATACTCCGTTCCAAGTAGTAGCATATCCATCTTGATGAACGGCTATATTAGTAATAGTTCCTGTAAGATTACGTCCGGCGTCTGTTTGTACAGTACTAGGTCCTCTTCCATAGTTTCTACCAGAACCTCCGTCCCATCCACGGACAAAGTATCCACGCATATCTGGAGTTACACTACTGATATAACGTCTATATGTAGCCGTTTGAGGTACTACTGCAACAGCACGTCCATCACATACAGTCCATCCATATGGAATATATCCTGTATGGAACATAGCAATTACACCAGGAGGCACTACGTCTTTCATATTATAGACATATTGCTCTAGTGCATTTACTTTATCATGAGCAGCTATTAGAGATCTACCATTTGCTATTACATCAGATGCACTGCTTATAGTACCTACAGCACTTATATTTCCTTCTACTCTAAGAGCTCTTTTTACTAGAGCATCTATATTAGCAGGAGTAAGCTGTATATATTGATCGCTTATAACTTTCATAAGTTCTGATACAGGAGTTCCATCTGCTTTAAATGTCATAAAATATGACTTGTGTGGATATGTAAATGCAGGAGTTCCACCAAACTTAAGTGGAACTAAGAAGTTCAAATCATTCGTATTTATAAACATAGAAGGATCGAACTTATCTTCTGTTACAACTCCCTTAAGTAATGATACACCTGCATATAAATGCTGTTTAGGAGCATCATCCGTAAGTACTTGTATATTACCTGACGCAACGTCATATTTCATTCTAGCTGGAAGTTTAGGACCAAAGTAGCATACCCAACTTCCTATTCCAAAAAGAGCATCTGCATTTTCATCTGATAAACTGAAACCAGATACCTTTAATACTTGTATTTCTTCATTGATAAGCTTGTCTTTTGCTAAATAATAATATTTCATATCTTATTTCACCCTTACCCATGAAACAGGTTTCTCAAATGGATATTTCCATCCATCGTTAACCTTTTCGTTTTTCTCCTGACTAATAAAGTATATATTATTTTCTACAACTTCCCAGACAGTTCCAGGGTAGTTTTCAGCAGGATTAACATCATCCTTCATAAACACTATACTTCCTACAGGAGGAATATTCTTTTCGTTTTCCATAAATGTCACCTCTATACTACTGATTGATATACAGTTGCAAGTAATGTACTACTATCTGATTCAATCGGCTTTAAACTGTATCCAGTGAACACTTTAGATCTACGAGACTTTGCAACGCACATAGCTAAGAAATAAGCATTATTATCAAGTATATAAAGAGCATTATCTCCTATCTTAGACGCACTATTTATTATAAATCCTAGTGTATTAAGATCGTTTCTAGCTAGAGAAGGGAACTCTTTACATATAAGATCTATAAGTTCTGATAGTTGTATTCCGTCACGTCTTTCAAAATATCCTGGATATTTAAGCATAAGAGCTGTTACTCTATCTGGATTATATTTAAGAAGCATTCCTAAGTCTTGTCCACTTATATCTCCATTATAGAAGAAGTGGCTTACTATAAATCTAAATGTTTCTCCATCTAGTGGATTTCCATAAGATTTAGACATAAGTTGACTAAAGATATCTGCATAAATATTACGTAGTATAGATACAGCCTTACTGTTATTGTATACTAATTTAGCCTTAAGTCCTATATAAGCAGATAGAAGCAAGTTATAAAGCTCTTCATATCCACCAGCTGTACTTATATTCATCTTTATATTTCCAGTGGCTGGATCTACAGCTTGTGCCGTAGTAATATATCTAGCCATATTAATAAATACAGTACTTATATTATCAGACTTATCAGTACCAAATACATAGACTACAGAAGTCTTCAGATTATTATTATTACATAATACTATTTGCTTTGTATCTACTGCATTAAGCACTTGTCTAAGAAGCGGATAGTTTCTGCTACGTATAAGCTCAAGTTCTGTCTTAAAATCCTCAGGATTAAGATGATATCTTTTTTCTGTAAAAGAAAGATCTATTTTATTAGAACTATTGTTATTTACAGTTGTAAAAAGATCTGTCTGGCTTAGCAGAATTCTATTTGTACTAAGTTTCATTATTCGTATCCTCCTTGTTTAAATGATTTGGGAGAGAAATAATCTTCTCTCCCATTTTATTATTGATGAAATTCATCATTTTGTCTAGTTACTAAAGGTCCATTATATAATAATTCATGAGGTGTTAAACTGTATAAAGGTCTTTCACCTAATGATGATTTATCTATAGCGAATATAGGTTTAGACTCACTACTATTTGTGTAAAGATCTTGCGATCTAATTAAGTATGTAGTATTCCAGTTATCTTTAACTTCTGTATCGAACATATATTGTAAATCTGGGAACATAAAGATTTCTTTTTCGCCAGATGGTCCGTATACTATGATATTTTTATTAACTAGTTTTTCCATAGGTATGCTATTGTATGGAGTTGCTATATTGTACTCTTTTGACATATCGTATGGATCATCTAGATTACCTAAATTATCATGTTCTCCACCATAATTGATTTCTGAACCATCTAAGAATACGTAATCTCCGTTAACTTGCTTAAATAAGTTAGGACCAGAATAATCTATTTCATTATTCTTAGGTGCTTCTGGAGTAGGATGTGCAGTTTCACTACTTCCAGGTGTTGGAGCTGGCGATGTTTCAGGTGTAGGAGCATCTGGGTCTGTTACGTCAGTATTAGATACAGAGTATACAGTTCCTGACTGATTCATATAATTTTGTAATGTAGTAGGACAGATATCTAGGAATTCCTTAGGAACTATTACGATACTCTTACTATTATGTCCATCGTACGCATCTTCAGGTCTTATATAATATTCTTCACTTCCGTAAAGCACTTTCTTAGTAAATACAGTCTTAGGATCTGCTACAGTAGTTGCTTTAATTCCATACATAGTTCTACCTTGCACTGCTATTTCTATGATTCCATTTGTAGATATTTCAAGATTGAAATCTGCATTTCTTATTAAGAAATCATCATCTGGTTCTTCAGGAATCCTTATACTAGAACTTTTATAGAATTCATCTGAAGTATATTCGCTTAGTTTCTTTCCTTGAACTACTGGGTCGTTACTATTTTCAGAACCTCCTGTTTCTGGAGCTGGATTTGTTTCTGTTGTAGATGGTGCTTCATATGGCTTTAAGTTAGTCATACTATCTGTACTTACATAATGCATAAATGTAGCTACAGTACGTGCTTCATCTTTGACAGCCTTATCTATATAAACTACATCTCTAGTAACTCCATTTACATAAGCATCTTGAGGTCTTAACATAATGTCAAGTTCAGATTGTGTTTTAACTTCATGCGTAAATGTAGTTAGAATTGGGTCTATATGTACAAGTTTAACTTTCTTACTAGAAGCTTCCATCATTACTAAATCATGTGCTGTATTCAAATCAAATGGTTTGTCAGCATCTGCTCTTAATGTATATAGTGTTCCATTTACATCAGCTGGTGTTTCTAAATCAAAGTAAGTAGTAGCAGAATCGAATTCAGCTTCTGTATACTCACTAAGCTTTTTACTATTTACTACAGGGTCTTCAGTAGATGATGATTCTGTCTTAACTAACGCTTTATTAGAAACTATCTTTATACCACCTAATACAGATTGCATATATACAGCAAATCCTACAGTCATAGATTTATCTACTATAACTATATTCTTTTCAACTCCACCTTCAGTATATTCATCTTCAGGTCTCATCACATAAGTTTTACCATCGTACTCTACATCTTTAGTAAATACAGTAGATGGATTAGGTATAGTCATCTTAGTTTCAGAATCTGTTGCTGTATCTTTAACAGTGATTTCTAAGTTTTCTAGTAAGTTATTATATGCATAAGTATCTGGCACTAGATAAACGTGTGATGTGTCGTTTAAATCATACCATTTAAATTGACTATTATATTCATATACAGTAGGAGCTAAATTAGCAGTATGACTTTGATATACTATTCCTACCATAGTTTCTAGAGTTTGGTCTGACATTGTATCATACGAAGATTTTTCATATACTACGATATCCTTTCCTTCATCTCCTTCTACATATACGTCTTGTGGTCTTACACAGTAATCTATTTCATTAGCATGTACTGTTTCAGTAAATACATCAGCTATATGTTTGAATTCTACAAATTCTGCTTTATTAGACTCTGTATTCCACATAGCTAATTTATAAGTCTTTCCACGTTCAATAACTTTATGTAAGTCATCATTATGTAGCGTATACATAGTATGAACATTATCTAGGTTATACCACATATGACTAGAACTGAAGTCTTCTTCATGATATTTAGCAAGCTTTTCTTCATCTGTTTCCACACGAAGCACTCTATTGCTTACTACTAGATGAGCATCGTTAAATGTCTTTATAGTAACATGTGCAGCATTAGGTAGTTTACTCTTTTCTACCATTACTATATCTCTAACGTGTGCTTCGTCAGTATAATTATCTTGTGGTCTTATTAAGTAAGTCTTTCCGTCATATTCTACTTCTTTAGTAAATACGTCGTTAAATACAGGCATATTAAGCACTCTCACTTCTGTTTCACCTGCTAATCTAACATCTAGATTAAACTCAGAAGTCAATGCAGAATGCTCATTAGAGTCGTCTATTTCGTATACTTTAGAAACATCGTCGAAATCATACCACTTAAGTCCTTTTGTATGATCAAATACAGGAACTAATGATTCATTAGTAGTATAATACATTCCACTACATTCTTGAAGTTCTACGTCATCTGCTAACTCATTTAGATTACCCCAATCATATACCACTATATCTTTATATGGTTCACCTTCTACTGGTGCATCAATAGGTCTTAATCCATAATCCGTATTATTTGCATGTATGTGTTTAGTAAATATATCTTTAGGATGTTTTACTTCTACATATTCTGCTTTGTTAGTAGTAGTATTCAACATTACTAATCTATATGTTTTACCACGTTCTAAATGCATAGTAGAGTCAGCTGGTAATGCATTATAGAATATTTCTGGATGCTCAAAGTTATACCATGAAGCAGTTGACCCAGAGAAATCATCCTCTGTATATTTAGCTAACTTCTCTTCCTCAGTTTCAACATGAACAGGAGGTTCTGGAGTAGGTGTATTTTCTACTGAGCTCTCAGGTTGAGCTGGATTAGTCTCAGGTGCTGGAGTCACTACAGTATCCTCAGGTTGACTTGGAGGCTGAACTGGATTACTTTCTACAGGCGGTTCTGGCTGAGCAGGTGTTTCTGGCACTGTAGGAGTAACCGGAGCCTCTGGTTGTGGTTGAACACTTTCTTCAGGCTTATGTTTTGGAGCCTCAGGTGTTACAACTGGTGCTTCTGGAGTTATTACAGGAGGTTGAACTGGAGCTGTTGCTTCAGTCCCTCCTTTGTTTTCTTCAGGTTGACTAGGACTTACAGATGATCCCCCTGTTCCTCTGCCACTGCTGGGCCTGGCTCCTTCACCAGCACTACCTGTTTCAGTCGTACCGTGGTCAGGTGCAACGTGAGGTAATTCAGTTGCTACTGTTTCACTAGACTGATCTCCTTTGTTCTTTTTATTTGGTGTACCACTGTTTTGTGTTGTTTCTGTTGATCCACTAGTTTCTGGAGCTGGTGCTTCTTCAGTAGTAGATCTTCTTACTCGACCACTATGTTCACTTCCTGCTGCTGCTGGAGAAGTTCCTATTGTAGTAGTACTAGTAACAGTTGTAGTTATAGATAAACTCCCACCAGGTCCTATTACGTCTTTAGCAAGAACTTCTTCTTCTAAATCTTTATTAAGTCTTCTGTAAATTATCACTCCTGCTTCGATATCTCTCTTCAATTCGTCACTTTCCTTTCCTTTGTCGTTTAATACAGTATAAACTGCTTTTGCTGCTGCTACAGCTTGATCTACAGTAAGTTCTGCAAGTCCAGCTGATTTTCTTGTAGCGTTGATCATATCGATATTTGCTTCGTAATATCTTCTTGCGATCTTTTCTTGGCTATCAAGTGCTGCTGCATTAAGGATAGCTTCATGACTGAAGTTTAGATGCGATAAGTGTGTATCTGCTTGTCCTGGTCTAGGAACAAGATACCCTTTTTTAATATCCGCTTTAAGCTCGTCTGAAGTTTTAGACGGCGTTCTAGGGATAATGGCACCAGATTCAACTGATTTATTGTAATCTGTAGGGTCGCCATATTTTATTTTTTGTCTTTTAGCTTGCGACATAATTTTTCACTCCTTTATAATTGATTTTAGACAGGTGAATTGTCTGAAGGTTAGTTCCATGGCATATATGAAGCTATAGTGATCTCATATGGATTAAACGCTATTTCATTTATTTCATAATTCTTAAACGCAGTCCAGTATTTTCTTTGTTTATAGAAATCTATATCTGTATCTCTCCTGTATATCATAGGGAAGTTCCATTGAATAGCTGTTGGTGCACATCTTTGTGTAGTATATGCTATATTAGTAGACATCGGATTTAAATCCATTCTGAATCCTATAGAACTACCATCATCCCATAAGTTAAAATTTGATACTCCTTTAGAACTTAATGATGGTTGATTTAATGTAGCGTATACTTTATTTAAGTATTCTTGTGGAGTAGTCGTAGCAGGAACTGAATCATGTATAGTCGATTTTCCATAATCCTCTTTATGCATGAATACACCGTGTATCTGATCGTACGCCTTTTGTTTAAACCACTTAGTTTGTGCACTAGCTACAGTAGTCATACTGTATTTTATATAGTAAAAAGAAAGTGCCATTCCACTTGTCTCTGTTACGATAGTATTTGCTCTTTCTTTACCAGGACGTTGAATATCATATATTCTATTAGAAAGGTATTCAAAGCCAGTTAGCTTAGGATTCACATCGGCAAACGACTCTATGTCTGATACATCTGCTATATTTATACTTCCATAAAACTTAGCACTATCGAATTTAACGTATTCGTTCTTTCTATCCTTAATACCTCCTATAAAGTTAGGGTGTAGCATTATATTAGTATTAAGAAGTCTAAGAGATTTAATACCTGGATTCATATAACTTAAGCTAGATACATTAGTAGTATCCTTAATTAAGAATAAATTCTGAGATACAAGCATAGTTACGTTATCAGGTATAAATGCAGGCCATTTAGGCAGATATTGTCCATTATAAGCACTCCATCCAAAACGTTTTACTCCATTAAAAATACTATATTTATGTACGAAGTATTCTGGTATATTGTATTTTGGAGCAGCGTCTATTCTTTCTAAGCTATGCGTAGATAGAAATTTAATTCCGTCATAGAACTCTTCATTAGATAAGTTATTATCCCCGATTCTTTTCATAATAGCTCCAGCCATTTTAAGTCCATGTATATATTGAACTATAGCATTAGATCCTTGATGTTGCAAAGCTTTATTATCGCAGATATCAGCATTAGCTGGTTTTTTTACATCTTCTCCTATTATATGAGCTCTAAGCACAAACTCTACTGAGAACTGATAACTAGGATTAGGGCTATTATGATCTTCTGTATAAGTAACTACTATATCAAGAGGATCATTATCTACTACTTCAAATGCAAATAGTCTATTAGTAGCGCTATTAAATATATATGGATATTTGAAGCTCTTTAAATAATAACTATATCCGCTATCTTCTCTAAGAGCACATTCTTTAATATACGCTTTAAGAAGATTTATATCGTGCTTTCTCTTATCGATTTCTTCATATCTAATATTTACATATCCCATATATACAGGAAGATTTATTGTATCCATATTTGTATTACCAGCTGCAGGATTATCAGTTACTAGCCTTATCAGAACTAGACATGTACGTTGGAATGGGTGACATATATATCTTATATCCATAGGATGTTCTGCGACTGCCTTATTCTTAGCATCAAATTGATTTATTATAATAGGATGTCTACTGTCTAATCCACTTCTATATCTTTCTGATCCAGCTGATATTGGATCTTGTGGAATTCCTTGTTCGATTAAGTTTAATGTTTTATGAATTAAACTAGGATCATTAACTAATCTTTCGTCACTCCAAGCACCTCCAAAATGTATAGAGTTTTTAGATACTCTAAGCATCCAGTTTGTAGTTATATTATAAGGATCTGCATAATGGTTGTATAAATTAGTAATATACAGATACTTTAACTTACCTGCTAGTCTACTTTTACCTGTAAATCTATGCCCTGTATAAGGATCCCAAGCTTTCCTAAATATATCCTCAAACGTTATTCCAGTAGAAGTTCCATCATTACGTTCTACTAAAGCATATGGATTTATTAACTTATGCGCATCATTATTAGTAGAGTGATTCATAAATGTTCTATTTTCGCTTGTATAGAATGTATCAGCCGGGCTATTTTTAAAGTTAAGTCCTTGTATATCATCATCATTGAATATTACAGGTCTGTATATATCTCCAACTGATAAATAATGAGAATATTTCATAACTTCAGACATACCAAAATTATGGTATACGTTTGGAGCTATAGTAGAGATTTGTCTATTAGTATCTTTTAGATATGCGTCTTTATTAGTTCTTTGAATAGTATCATATTCTTCTGATAATTTAAGTCCTATAGAATAGTTAAATCTTCTTCCTGCACTAACGGATACGTCTTTATCAAGTTTCCATCTATAAACTGCATTATAGTCAGTATCACCATCATTCTCAATAGCCCACATATTAGCAGCGTTACTATGTAAGTCGAATATAGATGTAGCTTTAAATAATAAATCATACATATTATATCCAAGTATCTTTACATGAATACTAGTAGGATGGAATCTATAGTCAAATCTACTAGCTTTAAGATGCACAGCTGTTTCACCATCACTAGTAACTACAGTATTATTATACATGTGTATATTAACAAACTTATCAATAGCATCGTTATCTGGAAAGCGTACGTATTTATACTTAATAATATCATCAGGGTTGTATAGCTCTTGTCTTACAGCATATCCATCATCCTTTTTATTATTATATATATCGTGCATAAGAAGAGCATAATATAACCTAGATGCTAGATTTCTTATATCATACATTGAACTAGTTCCAATTACACTATTTATTTCAGTATTTAATCCATTTGAACGATACTTATTATTTGAATTAAGATATTGTGGACTCTTATCCGGTTGCCAAACAATCCCAACACCTTCTATATACATAGGTTCTCCATGATCACTTCCAATTATCCACATAACAGGTTCCATCCACGTAGATGAATCAGATATAAGATATCTATTATAGCCATCTCTATCAAAGGCATAATCTACTAGCTTATCTAGATCTGGAATAATTATATTACGACTATAAGGTGTTACAAAGTCAAGAGCATACTTTCTTTCAAAATCCAATACTATAGTAGGATTATCTTCTTCTATAGCATGCCATTTAAGATGTCTTATATCAGATATAGTATGGTAATTATTTCCACTGTATATAAGTTTTATTACAGAATTTTTATCAAATACATTTTTATCAGCTGGATATTTAACTATTTCTCCTTTATCAATTAAATCTTTATACCCTTTATAATCTTTATATAAATCGAATAAGTCTCCAAATTTGTCGTGATTACTATTATTATTTGAACTATTAACCGCTTCTGCATCTTTTTTAGACTCAAACATTCCTGCTGATATGAAATAGAATTCTTTATGATTATACAGTTTTGATGCAAAAGTTATCTCACTAACTACATAATCGACGAATTTAGGTTTACCTTCTAAATATCCTTTATATGCACTATTTTCTATTTTTTTAATTACATCACCATTTTTAGATACATAAGTTTTCATAACGCGTCCATCTTCTAAATAGTTTCTTACGAAAGACGCATTTCCATCATGTGTATTAAGTGGCATAGAAATTGGCTTCGGATGGAAAATATATCTAGTTTTATCATTATTTTCCCAGCTTGGAGTGTTTATATAAGGATGCTCTGTATCCTGTTTAACATAAGAAAAGTCTACTAGTTTATATCCTTTAGGATTACTATGAACCTCTGGGATATAAGATATATCATCATTATAGCTAGTATGTCCTGTCAACATATTCATATGTGCGTCTGCATATATAGTAGCTGTAGGTGGTGTGCTAGAAGCTGATAATTCTATTACTACTTTAAACCAATCTTCTACTGAAGTTGCTCCATATATCGCATACGGTTCGTTGCTATCAATGTTAGTCGGTTTTAATATTATATCTTTGATTTTTGGATTTTTTATCGTTAGTACAGTTTCACTCACATATCTGTTAGATATATCACGTGAACGTGATCCGTATAATCCCTTATCTATTACAACAAAGTCGTCGGATACATCAATTTCTTCATTAGTAAACTTATTATAAAAACAATTATAAATAATTTTATTACTAAATATTTCTGAAGCATTTCTATTCTTCACTGTAAATACATTTCCGTCCATTGATTTATAATTTCTAGTTTCTGGCAATTGATCCTCTATGTTTCTATTATTATAAGGTGTGTAACTATTAAGTACTCTCATTATAGGAATAGGTCTTGGTAATAATTGTAGAATACTCCATGGTCTACTAGCAAAACCATACGTTCCGATAAACATATTGATATTGGTTAACTTTAAAGATTCATGTGACAAAATAAATGGACTATCTATATATGTTCCCACATTCTCTTCAAAAGTTTTATCATAATCGAAATTCCTATGATTTACTAGCCTGCCTGGCGAGAAAGTCGCTTTATTATTTCTTATGACATTTGTTGCATCTAATGACTCGACACTGTAGCCAGTCTCAACAGGAGTATTGACTATAGCACCGCCTGAACTAAAGGATGGGGCTATAGCAGAAGGTATAAGTCTTATATCTACAGGATACTTTCCATTATGTCTATAATCCAATAGTTCATTAGACCATTCTATCTCAACTTCTAAATCTATATTTTCTTCTATAAAATCAGGACTGTTAGCAAAAAAAATACGAAACGCATCTCGTGCATCAAAAGTTCTGTCAGTGTCTATAAAAAAGTGTCCTATATTACTAAATCCACCACCTATTTTATTTGCTATACTCTTATAAATAGCATTATTATGTGCAGAATACCCGCCTGTAATCCAAGCTGATGTAGATTTTCCGTATACACTAGCTAAAGACATATTATTTTCACTATACACTAATTTCTTTATACCATCTTTTATTGTGTAAATTTTAATATCTAACTGAGCTGATAGGTTACTATTTAATAAACTACGATTTTCCTTTAGATCGTACACTATATTAGTTTCCAAGGCACCTGCTTTAGGATCTAAGTGTAGATTTGATAAGTTATTCTTATACCATATTAAATTAGTAGTACGAGCCTTTTCTTCACGTTCAAAAACTTCTACAGGCTTTAGAGCTTCTGGCTTTACTAAGATAGGAAATAGCTTGTAGTCGAAATAAGGGTTTAATATCCCAAACTCTCTTCTTGCTTCAGATAATCTAATCACACTCTTCATACTATCAGTTTTAAATACTTTAAAATTAAATGTAATCGTAATACTATCTTCTATTTCAAGCTCAGCCATACTGTTATAAGTACTGTCTCCTATCTGTACGCTTTTAAGCTTAGCACTATGAGTATTCTTAAAGCCTTCAAATAAAGTAGCCGGATTTATCTTTTCTCCTACATATTTATTAGTATCTAGTAATATATTATCCCCTAGTATAGCATTCCAGTATTTATTCTTAATATTAGATGGATTACTTACAGTAGCCTTTACTATAACTCTACAGATCTTCTTTTTAAGATACACATATATCTCTTTATTATTATCAGGATTTCTAGTCCAAGGTTTATTAGGATCTACTACATAGCCTCTAGGTGGATATGGAGAAGGAGGAGTTCCTTCTTTAATAATTTGATCTGTATAATAATGCTTCATTTCAGATCCAGTTTCATCAAAGAAATGAATTCTATACTTTTGTGTAACGTCGTCTGCTATATTAACTGTATTTTTCTTATGTTCTACTAGTATAGACGTTTCGTCTATAGTAGCAAGTGGTCCTATATTAGAAAGATTGTATAACTGAGTCGCATTTGTTTCAGTAGGTTTATGACTATGTATGTATTTAGTAGTATAGTTACTGCTAAGAGAGAATCTATCGCCATCTGCAGATTTAAACTGATCATATCCACTTTTACCAGTAGCGTCTTTAAGCTCTCTATAAGTAGTTCTCTTAAGACCTTCATGTATCATATTATTCATATTAATAGTTTTACCATACATATCATTCATTAAATCATTAGATATAACTGGGTTACCATTACTCATATTACTAAAGTAATTCTTATACATATTTCCATTCTTATCCCCAAGATAAAGACCTATATACTTTATTCTTTTAAGAGGAATTAGATAGACGCATAAATCAGCTGTTTTACCATCATAACTAAAATTCTCTATACGTTTATATTTAAAGTTTTTATTTACTACGTCTGTATTGATCGTAAACTTTCTATTCTTATAATAATCTACTATACGAGGCCATCCATTACCCTCAAAGTTATTAAGAGCTTCTCCAATATTGAATACAGCAGGAGTAAATGGATAATATCTTTCTTCAGCGAAATTAAACATAGCTCTATTCATCATATATATAAACGGAGGCATTCCATTTATTTCGAATATCTTATAACTATTTGCTAAGATGTTTATCATTTTAGTACTACTATTAAATGGAGCAGCGTAAGTTCCACCTGGAATACGATCTCCACTTATATATTCATTTCTCATTCTAGTAATATTATTATTAAAGAAAGTCTTAAGATCATTTATATTATTACTCTTAAATACAGCAAATGCAGGGTCGTCTTCATCATACCATACAATAGGGGCTATTTCAAATCTAGTTCTTGTAGATCCATTATCAGCCATATATTGAGTAGTTCTAATATCAACATTTCTACCTACATAATAAGCCTGAGGAGTTTCTGGTATTCTTCTTGTTTTAGATGTAATATCTATATTATTTACAGATCCTTTTCTTACATCTACTGAGAAATCAGAATTAGGGTATACTCCTAATGGAAGTCTACCTTTTATATATTTCTGTAAATATACATCGTCTATATATCCTGGTGGTACTGTAATTCTAGACAGTGATTCAAATTCCTTATCACTTTCATCTACGGTTAGCTGAATAGTTGTAGGTAAATTCATACTTTCTGATACTGGTAACTCGCTAATACTAGAAGAAGATCCATTAGTAAAGTATACATATTTATCTGTAACTCTAGCAGGCGTAAGCTCTCCTATCGGGAATTCTATCCATTCTTCTTTACCATTCTTACTAGTAGGCCAATCTATCATATTAGCCGTTATAAGAGTTCCGTATTGATATCTTCCTTTGTATACTTTTATATCAGTATTAGGATCACTAGCATTCCTATAATGCACTATAAGATCATAATAATCATATACTAATACGTATCTGTTATTATTATACGGTTGTATCGTATTTTCATTATCGTATAAAAGCTTATATCCAGCTGGTATAAGATCATCCATAGATGGAATTTGAGAAGGATCGTTATAACTAAAAGATGCGATAACTTCTCTGTTAAAAATAAATTCCACATTAGTTTCATACGATACTTTATTTCTATAATCTTTTGGTACTGGAATATTAACGTTTATATCGTCTTCTTTCTTCCAATTCCAAAACGTTTTTCCTTTCAGTATAACGCTCTTTATACGTTTTCCTATTTTACTCATTATTCAACACTCCTTACTATAATCAGACATTCACTGTTATAGAATGTAGAAGGAAACATAACTTTAAATTGATTTATAAAGTCGCTTCCCACTATATTCTTATTCTGTACCAGATCATGTCCTTTTATTACGACTGTAAATCTTACTCTGTCGTTATTAACTCCGTCTTCTCTACTATAAGTATGGTTCCAGTCGTTTGTAAATTCTCTGAAGTTAAGCATTCTATTATTTCCATCTCCCCAATCAATATGGTATACAGATGCAGGAGGCAATACAAACAAGTGATCATTCAAATCTATAGATACAGGCTCGAACGTATATATCTTATTAGTAGAGTCAAAAGATCTTATAGGAAACTGAATTTCTATCTCGTATTTTATTACATCAAGACTATCATCTTCTTCAATTCCACCGAATCTAGCCCAATCATAAGTTTTATTTCTATTTCTCAGACTCATTTTAACCTCCTCATAATATCTGTATTATATTTAACTACCAATGTATTCTTTGGTATTTTATTAAAGTTTGTTACTGTGACTTCTTTATCTTCTGAATTATCTGGATATGTGTATTTAGTATTACTATTAATAAATACAGCACTCTGCGGACTTATACGCCAATCATTTAACGTTGTAGGCGGTGTAGATTTATGATTCCATAGCTGAGACGTCGTATGATCGATTATAAAGGTCATTTTAGACGTTTCAAGCATATCCTTGAGTATTTGTCCACTGATAAGCAAATCAAGCGGATTATAGCCTCTAAACGCGTCAGAACGCAAGTATGGACTCATATCGATTCCAGATGTCTCTGTAATAGAACTTATATCACGAGTTCCTACATTTCTTTCGTTAAAGCCATATCTAATAGCAAGAGTCTTAATGTATACTTTATTATCATCTTGTAAATCATATGGGCGCCAAGATGTCGCGTTATTAGGAACAGGATCAAATAGCTCTACTACTTCATTACTATCCATAACTCTGTCGTTATAGAAAGTATTACCAGCGTCTATTCTATTCTCATCTATATCTAGATCATATCCGTATTCTACAGACTTATAAGACGGAGCAAATATAGAAACGCATTGATTTTCAGTTTGTATATCCATATGATTACGATCGTAGTCGTAACTTATATCATTAAGATCTACATAACTTCTAGAAAGAACGTCTACATCATCACATACTTCAAGTCCAAATTGATTAAAACATACTAGCTGATTATCCCGTGGTAAGTCTTTAGGAAGCGGTTGTAGTGTATATCCGCTAGCAGCTGCTAGACTATAGTCTGCGAATACGTTGTATTTATCTCCAAGATTTATTCTAGAAAGTCCAAAGAATCTTTTATATTCTCCATTTGGATATTTGTAATCTGCATTAGTAACAGCCAAACAAGTATCAAGATTTCTAAAGACGTCTCCATTATCATGTACTAATTTTCCACCATTCATATTATTAGGACCATAATTATAAACAGCTACAGGAACAGTCAAGTTCAATGGAATTTCACTATCTTTCTTATTATAAGTATCAGAAGATAGTAATCCGTTCACAAAAGGCTCTCCTTTATAAAGAGTCTTATTGACTTTACTAGAAGAAAACTCGTCTACTACAGCATAAGAAGTAATCGGATCCCTGGCTATACGTCCATGTATATGTTTATTATCATCACCATCGACCATTTCAGTAAAATCTGCAAGAACTACTTTGACATTATTAACGTTCTTAAGCCACACGCTATAGATAAAGTCTATATTCTTTTCATTAGGAACTTCGTGTCCTACTCCATGATAAGTAGACTCTCTTTCTATATAGTTTTCTACTTGAGCTCCATTATGGTTAGAATTATCTACATCTGTAAATATAGACAGATCGTCATCTACATAAAACTCATAGAAATTCTTAGGATCTATTACAAGTATATCCATATCGTGGTCTTTAATTATCTTGTAATCTATTGGATAAAGTATATTATTAATAAAAAGAGCAGGATACTTTTGTAGTGGATTCCATACATTTATTAGTATCTTAGGCATATGAAATATATGATCAGCAGCCACTTCTGTAGTCTTTCTCTTTGTTTTTGTCATTACATAATAGTATTCGTCTGGCTTTTTATTAAGATTTATAAAGAAGTCCAATACAGTCGGATACTCTGGGAAGTCTCTAAAGATATTTATTCTATCAGTATAGCTCTTCATAAGACTCACTAGATTCTCTAAAAGATGTCTGAAGTTAGTCAGACTATGAATGAAATTAAGCTTATCTTTCTTTCTTATAAGAAGCTTCGCATAGTCAAATATATTTTGTATTTGATATATAACTTCATTCATACTATAAAGCTGTAGTCTTTTATAGAATTCATCCCATAAAGCAGGATTACTGAATATAGTATTCTTAGCCTGTTCTTCTATATTACGATACCATACTCTATTATATTCGTATACGTAACTAGCATTTTCTTTAGTAGAATGTCCATAATATTGGTGTATTTGTATATCGTATTTAGATATTTCTACTACACGAGGGAAAGTATTTTGTATTACTTTAAGAACGTCTAGATCATATTTATATCCATATTCTATAAGATCTTCTACATCAGTACACATTTTACGCTTCAATAGCTCGTATAGCTTTGTAGTATCGCACTTATACTTTGATATAAATTCAGATACAAGCGGATTCTTCTTTATAGCTTTATAATATGCAGTATCTGGAGAAATAAAACTACGCTTTTTATAAGGCATAGCAAACATTATAATCTCTTTTATATTTGGATCTTTAGCAAACTTTACTGTATGTTTGTCTATACGATCTACATATTTACCCTTATTATTCAAGTAAAGATTCTCCACATGATAACTTCCATCTTTAAGCAATACAAGAGCAGAAGTAGAGAATATAGTATCTGGATTTTGTATAAAGAATCTATCAAAGTCGTAGTTAAACCACTTAGGTCTAAGTCCCATATCAGGAGATATATTAATAAGTCCTGGTATATCTGCCTCAGGATTAGAATTTATAGTATCATAATCAAGACTTACATATGGAAGATTTATATAAATACAAGCAGCCTCTTTTCTATTAGATAGTGCATTTTTATCATTAATCCATTTATTATCTTTATCCAAATATAATGCAAATCCTTTCTCTGGATCTGAGCTCATACTCCAAGTTCTATAGTTTACTCTATCTGTCAATGCTCCAGTAGTCTTTATAGTAATACTCTTTATAGTATTCTTTCCTATATTAGCAGGATCAAATAGCTTTTCCATATCAGGATTATTCTTATAGAAATAATAGAACTTTCCATTATGATTATAATAATACTCAAATTCTGCTAATTCTCTGTGAAGCTCAAATAGCTTTCCATTTATAATTACGATATTCTTTCTGTCTATATCGTATTGATTACGAGCGACAGGTATATCGTCTGTATACTTCTTATGAGGTATAGGATAAGAACTAAAGACATCTGGTAATATGACGAATCTATCGGTATCACGCTTTATTTTATCATATATATCAAGAGTCTTTAAGTCTTCTATAAGATCTAAATGTAGCTCTGTATCAATGTCGGCTGTATTAAATACTTCTCCAACCCACTGAGGTATAGCTTCATTTAGAACAGGTCTAGGAAGATGATTTTCGTAGGCATAATAGAAAACATTATCTTTAATAAGTTGACTATAAGCCTCTAGATTTTTTCCTAAATACATAAGTATAACATCTCCTTTCATATTTGTTTTAAAACAGGCCATTGTTTCGAATTCTCTGTAAACGGCGTAAAAAAATGAGAATATCCCACTAAATTAATAATGGGATAATTATATATCTTTAGATACACAGTAATAGAAATCTATCTCATTGAAAGAGAGGTTTGTACTTATGAATTACAAAATCATTGACTACTTATTAAAGTTAGTACATGATTATCCAGACATAAGACATCTGGTTAAATATATCATTGAGCACCCTTATAAGTTTGACAGTTTAATCTACCAAATTAAACTTAAGTTAGCTGAGGATGCTGCTATCAAAGCTATTTATAATTATTTTAATAGTTAGTAAAAAAGAAGGCTAATAAGAATGATTTGTAATTATAATAATGAGATCTATTACTGTGTATTTTAACATCGTAATAACTATATATTATTACGATGTAATGTAGTATTATTTAACATCACTCCTTTTGTTTTTAATGTTATTGTTGATATCTAAAAAAATATATAAAGAGGTGATGTATTATGATATATTATATAGATATCGATATACTTCTTATCAATATAAGAAAGTATTACAGAGATCTAATATCAGTTGTAGATGAGACTGTTCTCAAAGACTTCATCAATAATTGTGTTGATCCAAAAGATAGTAGATTCGTTAATATAAGCTATGTTAATGACTTTAGACATAGCTATCCTAACGAATTTAAACATATAATGAATATTGCTAAAGTAAAACATATTTAGTAATATGATCATAATAATACTACATTACATATAAATGCAATGTAATAACTATTATTCTTTCCTTTATTTAAAGCTGGTTTAACGATTTATTATAAATAAAAGGAGGATTGATGTACTATGATTTATTATATAGATGCAGATACTTTGCGTATCGGATTATCTGTGAACTATTCTAAACTTGTATCTATCATTGATAAAGACATATTGGATGATTTTATTAGTAATTTCGCGGACACTAATAATGATAAATTCGTCAATATTAAATATATCAATGAGTTTAGAAGTCATTATAAAAGAGAATTCGAAATTATAATGAAGACTACTAAACAGAAATACATTTAAAATCATAATATTCGTCCATATATTTAGTTATTACATTACATGTATATATTGTACTATTTTTTTTTGTATTAGACGTAAATAAATGCAATACCCAACTTAACACCGCTGGGCATCACATTTATTATAAAATACGCGCGTTATGTAGGAACGTCTTTACCCACGTTTATGCGAATCACCTGTCTACACAGGCACCTTACCCAAACAATAACCATTCTCGGTTTAACAAAAGGCAGGACTTATAAAAAAGTTTATACTCGCCAGGAGTCTGTGATCTACCTCGACAATCAAGACACTCTTCTCTCACGCGGAAGATATCGTCGCACTTATTGATAAGAATCACAAATTTTAGACGTACGGTGATAAGAAACGTATGAAGTTGACGTCAGGACTCCACCTTATAGACAGCTTTCTAGTGATTGCTTCTAGAATGCCTTTTACTCTATCACATTAAAAGTTGTTATACTTTTATTTGAAATATCTATTAAAAACTTCTAGCATATAACTTTCTAATGTAGCTACTTCTCCATTTTCTCCAGGATCTACTTGTATATTACTCATATCATCTGGGATTTCATCTGCATTATCTGTTCCTACTGCGTCTGCTTCTTCTTGTTTATTCATATCTGCTATCTTTTCTATTTGAGGAATGAATACAAGTTTTCTTAGATTTTCACAAGCATCATATACTAGAGACTCTGCGTCTTCGCTATCTCCACTATTAAGAACATTCTTTACCATATCAAGTACTTCATTATAAGTTTCCTTTATATTAAGATTTACACAAAGTCCACTTATAACTTTCATCATTTTAGAAAGTATACTATATTCTGGAAGAGCTTTATTATTCTTAATTTCTACTAAGTTCATAATAGACTCTCCAGCATACATCATTCTACTTCCAAATGGTCTATACATACAGCTTTCTAAGTTTGCATATTTAGTTCCAGCTAGTTCTTCTGATTTACCTGTAACGTCTGATACAACTGGAGCTACATAGAATATCTTTGTACCAAATAGATTATCTACATCACAGATATCTTGTGCCATTTGTATAAGCGTATTTACAGTTTCAAGCTTCATAGATGATATAGTATCTTCTAAAGATGTAGCATTCTTTACATAGAAAGGAACTATAGCTATTAGAGATTTATAAAGTTCTATTGCAAGTAGTTGTATTCCTTCATATAAGAATGGATTTTCAGCCGTACCACATATAGCACTCATCTTTCTTTTGTCTTCTATTACTTGCAAGAAGTTATTAACTTTACGCATAATATCTGTATCTTTAAATACTACATTAAGTATAGTATTAGCTGGTTGTATAAACTCGTTATAGAAAGCAGCCTGCTTAATATCTCCAGTTCTTTCTATAAGTCCTTGGTTATCTTTTTCTATTAATTCAATGTTCGACACATATTGGTTAGTATGTGTAGTGATAATTTTAACCATATTAATAGCATCTGCTTCACTAACTGTGTCATCAATACTATTAACACTATCATCCCAAGCCATATCGTCTTCTGATGCAGCTGGTTCGTATCCAAATCCGTAATCTTCATTCTGCTCACCTGTTTCATCAGGCAAGTTTGGACTGTCTTCTGGTACAGATTCTCCTGAATCTGCATTATCTAATTCTGTATCAGCGTCTGGAAGATCGTTGTCAACGCCTGCTGAACCCATCCCTTCAAATTCTTCTGCATATTGCTCTGTTTCATTTTGACTGTTGTCTGCTTCTTCTTCGGCTGCTTCAAGCTCATTTTCTAGAGCTTCCATACCGATATAGTTTTTACTGTGAGGCTTTACCCAATTTGACTCTACGCCGTATTTAGTAAGCATCTCCCACATCTTTGGTGCATATTTACCTCTCATATTTGACTCCTCCTATCCATAAACCTTATTAACTCTAACCATTTCTGAAAGTTGTTTTTCGTAGTTAGATATTTCACTATTAAACTCTCCAGCTGTTCTAGTTACAAAATAAGAATCTCTAGTAAGAGCTGCCTGTATTGTGTCTGTATTTGTATCGTATATTCCTATACTCATTATAGGAAGTTGATCATATATCTTTTGAACTGTAGCAGAATTTGTTATTGTAATTCCTGCGTCAAAAAGCATATCTCTTGCAGTACCAGAAAGAAGTACGCAAACGAAAGGTTTATTTATTCCTTCAATTTGATTCATCATATCGTATACTGATTTAGGTGCATCTTTCATTTCTGTTCTTTTGCTATTAAATCTAAAGATATTCTTCATTCTAGTAAAGAATCCGACGTCTTTAGCATCTGTTTTAGGTAGAAGTCTCTTTACAAACATAGATACAAGCTCTACATTAGAAACGACTTTTGGTCTAACTTCTACTCCTATAGTAATTTTCTTTTCAGCCGCTCTTCCTTGTAGACTATCTACAACTACAGATATTTCTACATAAGTAGGAACTCCTGCTCTACTTTCTTTATATACGATATCAGATGCTTCCATACCAAGATCGTATTCTTTATTAAAGTAGCTATTTACATTTCTTATATAAGATTCTGTAAATACATCTATAGCACGCTTACCAGTATATTCTCTATTAAAGAACCAGTCTGATACTTCTACTAGAGTTTGCATATCTTTCTTATACTTTACTTTATCATAAGGCGTAAGCATAGGAAGACTTCTATAGATATCTCTAGCAGAGCTATCAAATCTAGAACGTTCTCTTATAGATAGAATAGACTTTATAGCAGCAGCATATACTACTTCTAGGGATTTACAATAAGAGTTACGTGTATCAAGAGGAAGATCTTCTGATACAAGACATGGAAGAGTTATGATGTTTGATCCGATAGTTCCAGTCTTTTTGTTTTCGATCGTATCTCTAATATCCCAATAAAGGTTAAATATAGGTCCTATTATATTTCCTATCATATTATTATTCACTCCTTTGTTTTTATTATTGTTGATTAACAGGCGATTGTCTAAAATACAGCAAATACGGTGGAAAAAGATAAGTAAAATTTAGTTATATATTATATAGTGTATCAATAGAAAGTATAATATATATTGATACGAACCATAATTAATAAAATAAAAAAAAATATAAATTTGGTCCTCCGTCTTTCGACATACAGATGGGTAAAGGATGATTTCACTTAGGAGGTGATTTGTATGTCATTATTCAACACATTAAGAGAAGCTGGAAGAAGAGAAACTGTGGAAGTTACTCTATATTTAGAAAACGGAACTATTCTTGAAACTGGTAAATGGCCAGGAAACAGATTAAGAAATTTAAATGATTTCTTGTTAGAGCTAGATATAGCTGCTAAAGGAGAAAACATTAAAAAGATAGACATTGATGGATTCATCGTGTCTTTCGAATAAAAAAGTAAAGGGAGATCAAAAGTCTCCCATTATTTTTTTTTTGTCTTTACTCAACCACTAACTCTATTATCATTACTGGATTACTTCTTGTTCCAACTCTCATTACTCCATCTACATCCTTAAATAAATCTACCATTGGTACTTGTGCTGGATATCCATTTGACGGATTTCTGTTTGTCATACTTACTGATGGTATCTTAAGTGTGTTATTCATATTTAAGAAATCGGCTCCACTTACTTTCATAGCTACATATACTGCATAATCCTTCATATGAGCAAAGTTATCTTTCATGTGTATCCATCTAGTAAAGATACGCTCTTTAGTAGCAAATACATATGATTCGTCCAATGTATTACGAGTAGGAGGATCTTTAATAGGATCGCTTATAATATAGATATTAAACTTTGCTTTCATAAAGTCTTCTATAGTACGAGGAAACTTATCTGTAGTAGATAGCCCGTGTTTAGCTCTAAGAGTTACTAGCTTATCTGTAATAAACTCTACTATATTGCTTCCATATTTAAGAGCATCTGTATTAAACCAATCTATATTATTTCTTGCATAATATCCGTTTGGATCCGAAGATTGTGAAAGAATACCTGTCCACATATACCATTCGTACATAACTGCTTCTGGTAGAGCTACGAGTATATCTGAAAGTTTAGACTTCGTTCCATCTGGTTCTGTAAAGCTCAACAGACTATTATTTTGCAGATCATTATATCTATCTATCATAGGAATAATCTTATCGTAATCTGTAGGCTCTATTATATATGTCATAGGACGCATATCTGGAAGATGTATTTGCTCCTGAACTTCATACTTAACATTTACTATCATAGTATCGTCTGTTTCATTTAACTGTATTGCTGGGTTTGGATATTTAATTATCGCCTTTAGTCTGTCTATATCAAATGTCTTAGAACCTACATCAAGATTTCTATAGTATGTAGCAAGTTCTCCTAGGAAACTACGAGAAGGATCCCATACATAAGACATATGATCTGCTCTGAATGTATTACGCTTTACATCGAACACGTGTCTAAGAGCATAGTCTTTATTAAGTTCTTTTATTTCATTATAATCTCTATGATTACTTTTTTTGAACGGAGACAGAACATAGAAGTTACTCATAAGAAGTCTTCCATTTCCAGTAGGAGGAGCTGTCTCTGTATATACCCACGATGTATTAGGAATATCTACTGCTAGAGTCTTTACAGACGGAACTATAAAGTTATTTTCTATAGTCATAGGAGTATCTGGGTAGTTTTCTATATAATCATCGAGATTCATTCTAATAGGAAGCTTTAGAAAGGCTCTGTCTTCATTAGGATAAGCCTTATCTTTTACATATACAAAGTCTACATATTTATTAGAAGTTTTAAATCTAATCTGCTTATTAGACAGATATCTAAAAGTATTCCATATATTAGTTCCTATTAGAGAGTTATCTATAGCTGGAATGCTGTTAAGATAAGTTGTACCATCTTCGTCTAATACATTAAAATACGATGTATAGATGTCTGGTGCATTATCTCTAAGCCATTTTAAATAGTTATTAGGATTTCCTATAAACTTAGTCATAAGGCTTCTGATAGCGTCGGGATTTTTAAGAACCCATTCTTTAAGTCTAGACGCTATATCTATAGTAATACCTTCTGGGAAAGCTTCTTTAAGCTTTTGCTTAGGTCTTATTTGATTAGATTGATATGCAAAATCCCACAGGCTACGCATAGATATCTTTACTATAGCATTATCATTACTATCAGCATTACTCCATTTAATATAGATCATATCATTATCGCTGTAAGGATTAATATTTCTCATATCATCAGGAGTGGGAATATTCAAATACAAGTCAAATACGTGATTTACTCCAGTAAATAATATATTAGGATCTACATTGTGAGATAGATCATAGAAATCTGGAGATAGATTTGCTACTTGCATATCTGGATTAAATACTACTTTAGAAGCATATGTAAGCTGTTTATTTCTATAAAGAGATAGATACTTACAGATATTATACCAAGTTTGCTTTGCAGAGCTAGAATCATAGACTTCTTTATCATTCATCACTTGGTAATTATCCATATGATCTGAGAATATAAAGGCATCTGATGTTGTAGCTGTCTCGTGATTTATAGCTGATTTAGGAGTCGTCTTATTAATAGCTGCTGCTATATCACTTCCAAGAGACTTATAATAGGCATATCTAGATGTAAAGTACTTATAGTCTGGATGAGACTCTGCCTTAAGTCTAGTTGCTATAGCAGTCATTATATTACGTATAGTAGGATCATTAGTCACTCTTTCATCAAGTTGTAGTCCCTTTACAGTGGATACTTGATCTACTACATCCCACTTTCCATTATTAAGAACTTTCTTATTCCAATGGAAATTTCCTATATAAGGCTTAGTAGAAAGAGCATAGATATTAAATGTTCTGTCTGGTCTTTCTAGGATTTCGTCTACATCTACATTAAATACTATATCATTATTATATCTATAGTTATTAAGATACTTATTATTATCAGAAATAAACATATAGTTACGTCTCATAAAGAATCTACTACGATCGCTTCCTACGTAGTCATCAGGACGCTTATTAGCATCATAGACGCTACTTGTATTAGAACTTGTATAGTTATTCTTATCTACATTGATCAATGTCTGAGCTATTTCATCTAGTAATAGTTGATCTGCATTAAGACTAGCATCTGTAGGTTGTATTGTATTAAGTCTGTAGAAGAAGTTTCTAAGCTTTCTAGTTCCTATCTTAGTATAATCTGGTATACGTATAGATAGATCTGTAGTATTGTGTAGATCTTCCCACATTTCGTGTAAGTTTACATTCTTAATAGTCTTAAGTCTGTTATTATTATCATCATATCCCCAATCTATACTTATATTAATACTATCATTAGAAGCATATGGATTAGTAGTAGCAGCTGCTTCTGGATCCTTCCACATAGGAATAATGTGTATAGTTCCATTATAATTAAGTAGATTATTAAACTCCATTTCAGTAAGTACAGCTGTAAATGGATTTTCTGTTATCTTATGTGTTTCCATTTCTACTTTACGTCCATTTGCATTATAAGATATATACATATATACATATGGAATATACTTAGTAATAGTATTAGTATTAAGAATCTTTGCTCTAAGATCTCTATTAAGACCACGTATACCATGATATTGATTTGCATAAACAGTTCCCATTTTACTATGGAAGCTTTCTAATAATGCTCCGATACGAACTGTTCTAAGAGCTCTATCCACGTATTCATTCGAGAAATTTCCTACATCTATACCACGAACTTCGTATGACAGATTTACAGGAGATTTTGGAAGAACGTCCGAAGCCGTATTGTTTAGAGCATTATACGATACTCCTATATCAAATAATACACGTCCTTCTTCTGTCTTTTCAGGCTCTACAAAGTTTTCTGGTATATTCTGTACATTTACTTTATCTATATAGAACCTTGGATATATATCTATAGATTCTCCTTCTATAAGATTTCCAAATGGAGTATTTACACCATATTTCCACTTACTTCCAGGATATAGATTATTTATAAAGTGTCCAGTCTCTCTATCTACAACAGCGTCTACAGATTTAAGCATAAGTATAAGATCCAGATCTGCTGGCAGAGTTTTGAATTCTGCTACTTGCTTCTTATTATCGTGTATCTGCGTTCTATATATCTTCTCTATAAGTGGATAAGGGGCAAAAGTACGATAAGGTAGAAAATACTCTGGATCCTTATTACTTATAACTGTAGTAGTATAGAAGTCTCTTTGTTGAGGAGTAGAATCATGTCCCCAATGTATTCTTACGGTAATATTCTTATCTGGTATACCGTGTATATTACGCAAGTGTAGATTATCGTACATGTCTGCTACACCCTGTACGTTTGCTATAGTACCACTACCATGAAGTGGAGCATCAAATTTAGAAGGCTTTATTGTAGTAAAGTTTCCTTCTTCTAGATCTACATAAGGCTCAAACGCAGGTATAAGAGAAGTTTTCTGTACATTTTGCTTATATACGAGTCTGTCATTAGGTATATCCCAGCCATCTGGAGTGAAGTTTGATAGTCTTCCTGCTTTAATATTCTTATCTTCATCTAGTAATACTTCATTATATAGATCTCCAGCTTCATTATAAAGCTCTATCTTATTATTAAGAACTCCTGCTTTATACGTACGCTTTATCATAGGATGTATAGCGTCTGGGTTATAAATAACGTCTTCTCCATCAAGAGCACAATAAGGATCGTCATATTCATTTACATTTATAACATAACTTCCACTACGAGATAGTTTTTCGTCGTTATATTCTTTAAAGTCTTTAGTATAAAGATATGGACCTATTCCCATATGATCTTCTTTACGCTTCCATAAGTATACCATTTCTCTCTTACCAAACATAGCCTTTGCCTTATCGTGTACTATAGTCTGTTCTTCTATAAATGGATTAGATACTTTTCCCCAGTTAAATTTCTCAAAGTATATCTCACTGTTTGTGTTTACTAGTGCAAGAAGCTTATTAAAGTTAGCAGGCGTTCTAGTTTCATCACTTCTACTATATGGAGAAATAAGCCAACCAGCTATACTGTATCTCACACCAGGCGTTATAAGCGTAGGAAAGAATATTCTAACATCATTTATAATAGCAGTTCCAGTATCATCTAGAGGTATTATACGACGCTTATAATATGTCTTACCATCATCGGAGTTTCCATATCCATATACTACTGCTCTATAAAGATCTTTATACTTTGCTTCTATAGGCTTAGTAGTCTGTATCTTTAGAGTAAACGGAGATGCATTTATATCTGTTTCATTCTTATTTTCTATAGTGAACGTTAGATTAGGTAGCTCTGCCAAGTTATACATAGCCTTATCAGACGTAAGTATAAAGTCTGAAGATACAAGATCCCATACTGTTCCTGGGAACTTTTCTGCTGGATGAACTCCATCCTGAGGTTTTATGTGTATATATTCTCCCACTGCTGGAAGCTCTTGATCTTTATTTGCTACATATATTTTAGATGTAAGGTTAAAGTCTGCTATCTTTTTTTGGTTAAAAAAATGAGTCGCTGAGTGCAACCCATTATATTGTGATTTATATGAAGAATTTATGTCTCCTGTATCTTTAAAAGCCTTGACTTCTCCATAAAGTACATTATTATCATAAGTTGCTTCATATAAAGGTTTTCCATCTATATCTCTGTAAATAAAAGTTCCATTCTTCCTGTCTTCTATCCAAGAGCTGTCGATAGATTTATTACTATTTTGCTTAAATTTCCAAACTTTCTTTCCTGAAAATCCTTGCATATATTATTCCTCCTTTACACTATTGGTATATCTTGCTTATTAACTTCCAATAGTTTATGGATGTCAAACAGCACAGAATACTTGTCGAGATGTTCCTTGAGAGGATGGTCTACTCCTAGCTTTATTTCTATCTTGTATTTATTAATATATTTAGAAGATTTATACGGACCATATAGAGGAGCTCCTTTAAATTCTTCTCTAGTACTTCCCATAAGAGCTAGTGCATATGGTAGAAGTATATCTGGTTCTGCAAGTTCTATAGAGTCTGGGAGATCTCTATTGGGATTATCCATATCTACAAAGTTACTTCCATTCCAAACACTGCAGTTCTTAAGATTTAAACATTGAAATACAAGATCTTTAGATAATACTAGGAAACGCTTCTTATTCTTTACCTCATTCTGATATACTACTAGTGCAGGATGAACTTTGTGTGTATTTATAAGCTTTATACTATTATTCTTTTCGCTATAAGACTTAATAGCTACTAGGAACTTCTTTAAGAAGTCTGATTTCATTATATTCACTCTAGAATATCTTTCCTTACACCAATCTAGAAAGACGTCTATATGTGCTTGAGAAGGTTCTAGCGTAAATAAGAATACTAGTTGTATCTTATTAAGTATCATTTCGTTCATAAACTTCTCAAGTATCTTCTGAAGCTCATTGGTACATTCTTCTGTATTATATTGGTCTCCTCTAAACATTATAGATAGACAGCTATTAACGTCTATATATATCTTTTTACATTCTATAGCAACTGGATCTAGATCAAACATATTATACACTACTTTACGAAGTGCTTTTATATAATTATCACCAGAAGTAATTTTTCTTTCTACTATATCTTTCTTAAGTTCTTCTGTCATCTTATCACGCTCAAATCTATATCGAATAATATCTTTCTAAAGTAGTCTATTATAAACTCACGTTGCTTTGGAAGTATTTCTACTTTATCAAATGCAGAGACGAGTCTATTGAAAAATGAATGGTAGTCAGCATATGTCTGTACGAATGTATTTGGATATATTATAGTTATATCTTGACTAGTTATGTAGTCGTGTATTCCAAGTATTACTGTTCTAGCATTATTCTCTAAGTTTGGTAGCTGATTATCTACTGCAATACACATATCTTCTACCTTTATCATAAGTGTTTCACTCATAATACATTCCTCCTTTTTAGTTTAAAAAAGAAAACCCCATCAATAAGAACTTTCTTATCAATGGGGTATATAATACTAGATAGTGAAGTTATAAGCTAAATAATTATCTGTAGTTACAACAGACATTCTAAAATCTTTAATTCCACCAAGTTCAACTGTCATTACAAGTTTAACGATATCTGTTAAGATTGCTATAGCAGTATCATTTATAGCAAAACTCATAATATCATCTGTAAGCAAGCTTCCAAGTCTTCTAGCTACAAGTTCTCTTTTTACTCCTTCTCTAGATGGAATTGGTTTAAGCAATTCATTTAAAGTAGAGTTATGGAATACTTGTCTATCTTGGCTAAATGCAGAGTCAAGCAATACAAGCGGTACAGAAGTTACGTTAAGTCCATTTGTAGCTCCTGCGTTTCCAGAAAGTTCTGTTATAAGTCTTTGGTTATTCTTAGCCTTTTCAACATCAGCTGGAGTAAGTCCAGATACTGCTTCAGTTCTAAGTAGTTTTCCAAAGTTTATATATTCTACTCTTGCAGAAGTATCTACGTTGTTTTGTAGATATTTGTCTACTTTGTCTTTAAACTTAGCTAGACTCATAGATGAATTAAGTCCTACTATAGTTTCCATAGGAAGTTTAAGCAATAAAGTACTTCCTTGTTTATTAGTAAATGTGAAAGCTACTTGTATTTTTCCTCCCTCAAATACTATCTCATCAGATATTCTGAATTGATTTGAGATAGCTTGATTCAATTTAAGGCTATCAAGTTGTACAGTACTAAATACATGAGAAGACATGAACATTGATATAGCTGTAGATAAATCAAATATAAATCCGATTTCATCTCCCTTATCAACTAAGTTTGCTCTGTATTCTGTACATAATAATACTTTAAGAGGTCCTTTAGATACTCCATCTACATTTAGTCTTTGGTTTAGTCTTCTGTCTAGAACTTCAAGTAGATTTGTCTTTTCAGATCTATCTATTGCTATGTTCTTATCTAGACTTGCATATAAGTATGGTCCTTTAGGTCCATTATACACTCTGATAGATTTGATTAGTCTGTCGTTTGCAAGTCCTGTTAAGTATTTTTCCAATGTTCTAGGATCAATACTCAATGAGATAAACGTAAGATCTTCTACAGAAAGACTAACGATTTCATTACTATCTGTAGATTCAGATAAGAAACCTCTTTCAGATTTTAGAGGTATAATTTTCTTATTAAAATTATGCCCTCTTTCACTATTCATCATTTCTTCGTAAGTTACGAATACTTTAGTATCATTCACAGGTGATACTATTACTGTTTCAGTTACATTAGCTACTGGAACTGAAACCTTTTCTTCAGTAGCTGTGACTACTTTTTGACTAGGTCTTTCAAATTTCTTTGACATGCCAAATTCCTCCTTCTTTTGATTTTGTAATATAATATTATATTCATCAATGCAATGCATTACGAACTACCTAAACATATATAGTTATTACTTTCGTAAAAAATATATCAAATACTTGTTAAAAATTTATGAGATATTTTATATCTTCTCTAAGAGCCATATACACTGGATATCCATTACGATAAAGTTTTGATATAAGTTCGTCTCTAAGTGTATACATTTGCTCATTCTGTAGGAATCTAAATCTATTTAGATTATATACACGTAGAAATATTTCGTATGCAGATAGATATCTATCGTCACGCATATATTCATTTATTAGTATATCTGATGCTATAAGCTTGTATTCGTCTTCTGTAAGCATTAAATCATTATCCTCATATCCAAACCAAATAAGAGAAGCCTGTCTAGTATTATATCTTTCTTCAGATACAAGCCAATCTTTAATACTTCTATAAAGATTTGCTCTACGTATATCGTGATTCATTTCGTGTGTAAGAGCTGCTTCATCCAGCTTTTGATATATATCTAGATCTGCGTCTTGATTTATTACTCTTGTAATAGAAGTCTTTACTAAATCAAGTGCTTTATTATACTTAGATTTTACTACTGGAGCTATATGAACATAACGCTTATTATGTTCTTCATTCATAACTACAGTATACATATCTTTAAGAGTGTCTAATAGATCTATATAATAGTCTTTAGTAAGAGCATATTCTTCCATAAGTATCATAAGAGTATCCGGATTCTTACTTCTGTCGTATTCGAGCAATATAAGATTAAGTATATCAGTACTAGAAAGTCTGTCTACTTGCATCATATATGTAATAATACTACGAGTACGAAACTCTTTATTAAATACTATAAGATCTACTATACACTTTGGATCTACTTCTGGATTATTAGAAAGAGCGTCTATAGTAGTAATCACAAGTATATCCATTCCTTTTTGTAATAGGTACTTAAACATATCTCTAAAGAATACACTCGTATAGTAGTCTTCAAATGGATATACATTATCAGTTCTGTAAGTAGTCCAATACATTTTACTAGTAATATTCCATATCCATTCTGAGAATCTTCCTGTATTGGCCTTGTCTACCATAAAAGCAAGCATATAAGTAAATACATCCTTATAAAACTTACTATTAGAAGTAGAGCTATATTTAAATAGATCGTTGTAGTCAGCGTTCTGTGTCATAAAGAATAGAGCCATATCGTTACTAAAGTTCTTAAATGTAAACTGTTGTAAGACGTGGTCTAATTCTTCTGGATCGATATTATTAAGCTGTCTCATTCTTTTTTATTATCCTCCCTCTGTATGTTTAAATAACTTAACGAAATCTTTGTACTTAAGAGCCTGTAGTAATATTAAAGATAATACAAATGTGATCATTATACACACTGTTCCTAAATATTCAAAATCTAGGTTCTGGATCCATTCTAGAATCTTTGCAATTCCAAGTATAAATATAAATACTGCTGTTACGAATGTAAGTACTCCTGTAAGCATCTGCATTGCAAATATAGGATCAGATGTAATATATGAAAAAGCTGCTCTTATAACTACAGTAGTAGTAATAGTAGCAGGCATCTTTATAGGATTCTTATCTCCAAAGTATTTATTCATTGTAGTTATATTAATAAATAGTACAAGAGTAAGGAATATATCATTATGTATTATATCTGATATCATCATTACCCTCCCATTAGAAATCTGATGGAGCAAAGGGATCGTCCTCATTGTATTCATACTTAGTTTTAAATGTCATTATTTCTTTCAATGCCTCTATGCCTTTTTCACTAAGTACAGTTATTCCTTGATGTTCTAGTCTTTCTTTTGTAAGTTCTGCTTCGTGATATATATCATTGAATATCATAATAGTATAGAATAAAGAGTTATCTCCATATAAACTTTGAGCTATTAGCTTAGGCTTATACTCCATCATAGCTGCTTGGTGTTTACCCATCTTAAATATCTTAAAGAATTCTGGATGAGCATACTTCCAAGAAACGAAATCACTAAAGATATTTCCATGCGGACTTATATTATCTCTAGTGTCAAATTTATACATACTGTAGTCTTGCAAGTTATTATCTGATGCTTGACTAAATATATATTCTTTCAGGGTGTTAGCTATATTAAGACTTGTGGCTTCTTCTGATGTAAGTAGAGGCTGTTCTATATATGGTCTAACTCCTAAAAAGGCCTTATCTGCCATGTTAAATCACACTCCTTTACGGCATTTCTGCGTTATTCGGATTAGTCTTTCCGTCTATTGTAGTATCTGGTCTATCTGCATTAGGCGATATTTCTGTTGCATCGAATTTAGGTGTAACGTTTGATATAGCAAATACTACAAATTCTCCAGGTTCTCCTCCGTTTACAAATGAACCATACATTCTGTGTCCTTTTCTTATAATCTTATTATTTATGTTCTGTAAGTCTACTTCTGTAGAATTCCATATATCTATTCCTTCTAAAGTAGCGTCTGTAAACTCTACATTATTAGCTTGGTGTGTACCAGTAGTCTCGTGAGTATGTGGACCACAACCTGCTGGGGTAGTAGGACCAGACAAGTCTGCATTACCAGATGTCCATTCTCCTTTTGCTATATGTATTTTACTTGCTTTAAAATGTGGAATATATCCATCGTATCTATATGCATATGGACATTCGTTAAGAGCTACTATATAACCTTTCTCTTGTAATTGACTTGGTTTTACAGCTCCTTCTGCTATATTTTGCTTAGTATTTATTTTAGAAGAGAATTCTTGTTTAGAGTTATCTACTCCTCCCATGACAGATGGAACCCACACTTTAAATGTATGATTTGTTATTCTTGCCGACTCTTCTACTAGGTAGCATACTTCTATTGCTCCTGCTTGATTGAGTCTGTGCTGTAGATCATCTATAGCCATCATTAACCTCCTTATATTGTTATAATTGACAGGCGATTGTTTTGAACTTTTTATGGACAAGCGTGGTGTGAAATACACATTATTAGAAGGAGGACAGTTACCATGATCCAAGAAAATAATAAGATTTATCTTAACAGAAGTTTAATATCAATGTGTGCAGACATCAATATTAAAAAAGAAACAGTTTACGCCGAAATAATAGCATGGTTATTTAGAAACGAAGCTTTATTATATGGAAAGTGTTATACAGATGATATATTATTTATATCTGATGATGATGCTAATAATACAGTATTAATGCCTGATAATTTTGACGGAGTACCTGGATGGAATGAATGTACTTACTTTAATTATCCGCTTGTAGTTAATAGTGTAAATGCTCATGTATTTAATACTATGGATAAAATACCTGGATTAATAAACGATATAAGAACTAAATATAAGGTAATAGTAGTAGGATTTATTAATAATATAAGTATAAACGCGTTTAATAATATACTATATTTACTTAGAGGAACTAGTAGCGTAGTAGTAATATTTGGAGATGAACTTATAGATAGTATAGAAAATAAGAATTTCCATCGTGCTTATCTAAGTAATAATAACTTGACGCTTAAGCTTGAGTATGCAGATGGAAGACTTGCTCCTAGTAAAAAGCTTAATGGAGCCATAGCTAGAATGCGTAAAACTGTAGATATGAGTAGTATTGCAAGTACAGCTATACATTTAAGTATTAATAATGTAATAAGTAGTAGCGATATAATAAATATTTATATGAGTAAACAGCTGGGAGAATCTTATCAAATAATAGTACCAAAGAGTCTTTATCACGATATAGTAAGCGATATGTATAATAGACTTTATAATAATGACGACATCTTCTTTAGAATATTCAGAAATTATTATCTAAAGATGCCTTATTTATATATTAATAATAATGATAAGAACTTACCACCGTATGTATATCTAGATAGTATGACTTGCATTACAGTTACTAATATACATTATACTAGTAACGTAGGACATAAAATGGTAGTGTGTTGCGATATAAATGTAGCTAGTGGAAAGTTTGCTGGAGTTAATCTATATAATATAATAGTGGACTTTAATACTTATATATGGAACTTTAACCCAGATAAACATATTATAGATCCAGATCTAATCAATATGAGTCTTGTAAATTATGCTCTGAATGAAGAAAATACTTGGGATGCTAGCTTGTGTCAACTAGTTCCATTTCCAGTATGTACATATGAAAATGCTAAATATGCTACAGTAGATGATAGCTATGCCTTTATAGAGACGCTTGAAACTATAGATGTATCTAAACAAGCTACAGATATGTATCAGATGTTTTGTAAGACTAAACAAAATATATATGTATACCAGACTGATATATTTAATTATATCTAGAGCGTATTTGACGAACCTCTGCGCTTGTAAGTCTTGGTATATGTGGAATACCTTAGATTTCACGCTAAAGGTCATGCTCGATCACCTCCGAAAAGAATCAGTATGAAAAAAAAAATAAATGTGAATCCTCCTCTTAGTTGAGGAGGACTGCATTTATTTATGCTAAATCATTCATAAGCGACCTTCTTTCATAAAATATATTAACCCACGTATACGATAGCATTAATAGAATCATTTATTAGTTTGTAATTTCCTTTAAACAATCCTAATATGATTTCGTATAGCTTAGGATCGTCTTCAATATAGTATAAATCTGGATCCTTTAAGAATCCTTCAACTAATACGTCTGTTCCTAGAAATGTATTATCGGACTTTCTTAGAAACACTATTGAAAAACGATCCTTCATAAGTTTATTGAACCTATCAGTCAATATTTTATGTATGTCGCTTATAGACATGGTGTATCACCTCCTTTCATAAGCGAGGTAATTAAATGTAAACCCCTCCTTAGATGAAGGGGAATACACTTATGATATTATCCTATAGAGACTACTGCATTAGTAGAATCTAAGATAATATTGTATCGATTTTTAAATAAGCCTACGACTATTTCATTAAGAAGAGGGTTGTCTTCTACGTTGTATGAGTCTGGACTATCTAAAAATCCTTTAAGAGTCATATCAGTTCCTAGGAACTTTTGATCTGACGCTCTTTGAAATATAATAGTGTATCTATTATTCATTAAGCTATTATATTTCGATAGAAGTATATTATATACTTCGTTCAATGTCATAATAATCACCTCCTTTCGAGTTGATTATGACGTAATAAAATACAAACCCCTCCTATAATGGAGGGGAATGCATTTATTAACGATTATTCTCAATCAAGTATAGCGTCTATTTTAACTAGATCATCATATATCTCATTTAATAGCTCTATGATGTATAGAATATGAGGCATAGTATATCCTATATGTATACCTGCCGTTTTCTTAACATCTAAATCATCTATAAGTTTATTAACAGCATCTACCTTATCTCTGTCATTAACATCGAACATATCTACACTCTTATAGAAATTCATCAGTTTATAGTAGTTATCATTTATCGGAGCTGGATTTAACGAAAGAGGTGCTACAAGTATAGCTAGATTTTTCTTATACTCTTTTCTATATTTATCTGAAAGCTCTATTACTTTTTCTTTAGTTACATGTTCTAACATATTAGTCCTCCATATACTTCTCTTTAGCTAGTTCATCTGCTTTATACTGTTCCCAGTCTTCAAACTGAGCTTGAGCTTCTTGAAATTCTTTTAATTCATCTATTTGAAGTTGAGCTGCTAATAGATTATTTCTTTCTTCTATTTCATCTAGTACATTCATATACAATCTACCTCCTAAAAGTCATCGTCATCATCTAGACCATTTATTACAATGTCTATAAAGTTTGGAATAGCACTATTAGATTCCTTCTTAATATCAGAGTCTTTTCCAGTCTTATCTTCATTTTCTTTTTCTTCAAGCTCTTCCTTAAAGTAATAAAGTAAGTCAAGTATAGCTTGAATATATGATGCACGCTTAGCGTAGTCATAATGATTTACATGTATATATTCATGTTGAAGACGTGCATACAAAGCAAGAGATCCTTCCATATCGATTTCTGTTTCACACATATTGGTAAATTTGAACTCGTTGTATACATCATCAAGTTGATCTAACACGATTTCTTTGCTTTGATGACTTGCATCTGCAATACACGTTACTATTTCTTCAAAATTTCTTTCTACTGATTCTATGGCGGCTTCAGCTTCATTCAATGTCATTAATTTAATAGGGTTGTAAAGTATTGGATTATTTCTAGATTCTTCTACTATACATGCAAGTTCATTTGCATATAATATCATAGATGTCTTATGTGTTTTAGCTGCTGGAGACCCTAGAGTTAGTTTAGGTATACATAATGCGTATACTAGAGTTTTATTAAAGAACTCTAAGAAGTTTTCCTCAGCAGTTTTGCTATAGTCATATTTTAAATAATCTCCTTCTATTAAACCATTCATTTCTTTATACGCTATACGTACTTTAGGACTATTTACATATGAATCTACAGTGTATGATGTTTTACTTGCTAATACTTTTAATACAGCATCCTTCATATTTTTTGCATATGTAATCTTATCATCTATTGTAGGATACATATTATTCAATTTTTCTAATAAATCATTTGCTGCTTCTACTACTTCTTTTGAAAGATTTTTTACTAAATTTACGTCTACTTTAAATTCCATATTATATTCCTCCTTAAGCTTCTTCCATACCTTTATTTATAGCATCCAATTCTTTTTCTTCTACATATTCTCCAATTATATCAAGAACATCCATTGCTCTATAAATAATAATAGCTTTCTCAGTATAATTAGTGTCAGGTATGCCATTGTAATAATCAGTTAATCTATCCATATAGTCACAAGATATAGATAGAATTTCATCTAAATCACCATCTAATTCTAAATTAATATTGAATAAGTCATCGTGTTTGTTGCTAAGATCTTGTATCTCCTTTTCTATTTGTTCTTTAGTCTTTTCAGTATTGAATGTAGCATCAATTACAGTTCTTCCTAATTCTTTAGTCCAATCTCTAATTTCTTCTTGTACATCACTATAAGTGTGTAATCTGTCTTTTAAATTTGTTCTCATTTTAATTTCCTCCTTAATTTTCTTATAAGTATTATCTAAATAATCATACATAATGGCTTTAAACAGTTCTGACTCTTCGTCAGTTACAGCTATATTATTATAAAGGTTAAATATTTCCTCTATAGTATAATCTTTGTACTTCTTTGATATTTCCTGATATTCTCCAAACCATACCAATCCATGTACTTTAATATATACACTTCTAACAAAGTCTAAATCCTTGGTTAAAGTTTCTTCTATGACACTCAAATCCATTTTAAACCTCCTTTTAATACCATTCTTCTCCAGTAAGTTCTTCATATTCAGATGGATCACTGAAATCATCTGGAGTAAATCCTTCTTCCTCTAAATCTTCATCATGCATTTGATTTTCATCTCCTTCCTTTTTACAAACGTTTTTATCAGTTTCTTCTATGATGTAGTCAAGTAAATCTAATATACGATAGCATAATACTCCTTGATCTGTATAGTTATAAGGATCAGCACTATCAAATTCTGTTGATAATGAATCATATAGCTCTAATGCTTCGTCTACAGAGTCAGGAGCATCATATCCATGTTCAGCTAGATATTTACTATAAGAATCATTTATATGATCCATAATATCAGATAATTTAGTCATAGGATTAGCTCTACGAAGCTTATCAAATATAAGCATAGTTATACTATCCCAGTTAGCTTTGTATATATCAGCATTTTCAGCCAATAAATTCATATATTCTTTATTCTCCATTCTTATATCCTCCTTTAAGCTAATACGATTCCTATAGCATTTTCAATTACTTCTGTATCCGTTCTATCTATTATTGTATCTATTTCTCCAATTATATAAAGTAAGAACGAGCAGTATCTAAGAATGTCTTTATCATCGTCATTCTTTAGATCTTTTCTCATTTCAAGAAGTTTTCTTATATGCTTCTCGTCATTAGATATAAGAAGCATCTTATTACTTATCATAGTTTTAGATCTTACTACATTATCATCATGAATTTTCTCAGCTTTTGTATCATCAATATTATTATCACTAATATATTGAGCCATGATTTCATTGTATTCATCCATAAGTTTTGCTCTAGTTGAAGCTACTTCTGTTTTAGTTAGCATTTCTATCATCTCCTTTTATAATTATGTAATCACTTATTCTATCTAAATATGTTGGTAATAATACAGACTGTAGTAATATCTCAGTTTCATACCCAGTCTTTTTATTATTACTAGGAAATGTAAGTGTTTTGTCTCCTAGCTTTTGTATACTATTTACAATGTTTACGAAGTCTCCCAGATTAACAGGAAGTTCTTCATATCCATTATCATATAAAATACACGAAATAGCCTTAAGAATTTCTCTAGTAAACCTATAATTCAATTCTAAGGGCGTTATACCACTGTTTAACGCGTTTCTGTCTCTTAGTTGATACTTAGCCTCAAAATAAGTCAAAGCGCTTAAAGAGGCGTTATAATCGCTTAAAAGGGGCATTGACGTTACGCGTATGGCAATAGCAAGTTTTTCAAAGAACTTACCAGTAGTTTCATCTGCCTTAGTAGAATATTCCTCTACTAGAGCATCTATATCTGTATTAGATAGATCTTCATTAAGCTTACTATAATCACTTACTATATCAGATCTAAATCTCCCCATGTATTTAAAGTAATCGTTTACTAATAGCTGAATAAGAAGTCTATCTGTAAATACAAGCTTTCTCAATGCATTATCATCATTAATATATCTTATGTTACCATGTTTACGAATTACTGTTGTAGTCATATATAAATCCTCCTATCTTTGTATAAAGCTATGAACTCCTATTACTCTGCCATTATCATCTCTAACTGCATGTATAGTATTAGGATATACTATATCAGATCTTTCTGGAAGCATACCAAATACTACTTGAGACACTACGTAGACTACATTATCTACTGGAGCAGGTAGTTCTACTCTTACTTTTTTCTGTTTATTATAAATATTATCGTCATCTGCATCTCTTTCAAGCTCTGTATATACTCTTATAGGATTAGAAGAAGGTTTCATTACTATAACTTCTCCTGTTTTATTATAATGAAAAACCACATCATGCGGTGTACAGTTGATAAATCTCTTACCTTCTAGATCATATTCTACCATAATAGCAGATGGATCTTTAGTTTGTAATTCGTCAAGTGTATATGTTACGACGTTTAAAGGTATTTCTGTACCAGGTATAACTCTTTGATCTCCTATATAGCACATAATAGGATTAGGATCATTTAGTAATTCTTTTACTTGTACTTGTGGTTTATTTCCTATCTTCTTTATATAGGCAATAAAATCAGCTGTATTATCTTTATTTATATTGATTTCTGTTAATATTGAATTAAATTTAATTTTTGCTAGCATTCTTATCAGCTCCTTCTTCTTTAAATTCCTCATTAAGTCTGTTCATTATATCGTTTAATAGTCCAAATTCACTTGCTTCAAATTCAAGTATTATATCTACTCCATTTACATTTATCTTCATTTCTCCATTCATTTATCATCATTCTCCTTCTTTAATTTATATGTGGGAGTGCTGTTACACACTCCCGTTTGGTTATAACACACTAATTCCAGTGTTTTGGGTCCTCTTCTTCTTCAGGATCTATTATTTCATCCATGTGATTAATTACATATTGAGCTAGAGTCATCTTATTTATATAGCTATTATTATCTAATAAGAACTTGATATTATCTATTATCATATTAATAGCAACTTCTGGATCGTCACTGTCATCTTCATTTATATTAGCAACCATCCATTTTATTACGTCGTACCATAATAAAGGAAGCATAACGTCCGCTTGTGAATATAATACAGCAGTACTACGTGTAACTTCTTTTCCTTCCATTTCATTTAGTAATGTTATTTGTACTGCATTAGGAACTTTATTTTCCATATTATAGTTTGCTACATACTCTATATGAGTCAGACTCATATCTTGTATTTCAGCAGAGTATTCTTCTGATAGCTCTTGTATAGCCGCTGATATAGGCATATCGTTGAATTTAGAAGCATCTATTAAATCATATGAATCTAGCATTATCATAGCATTATTTATAACCTTAGCCATACTATCAGCTAATAGATTTGATAACATACTAGCATCCTTTAATTCTGCTTCTTCGCTTTTATACATAGCTATCAAGAACAGTTTATACATGTATATATAGCTTTCTAAATCCATAGATGATCCGAATTCTTCTCTTTCTACTTTCAATCCATATTTTTCATACATAGGAACTATAGCTTCTCTTATTGTAGATACGTGTGATGATAGACGTCTGTATTCTTGGAAGAATTGTCCTATAAAGGCATTTGATCTTATAAGAGATGATCTTGTATCTTTATATGCAGGACAAGATTTCTTATTAATACTATCAAGCATTCTATCAAATCTATATTGTATATTTTCTAAGTCTGTATTTATCATATATTTATAAGTAACAAACTCAGACATAGGTACATCTATATCTCCACTATTTACAACATCTACTACTTTATTATATAATTCCCATTCTGCTATTTCTTTTTTGATATTTTCGTCTTTAACTAAATGTGTTATTCTGTTTACAGCAGACATTATATTAGATAAGCTGTAACTTATTTGAAGTTCACACATTTTAGTAAAGTTTTCTATATGCTCTCTATCTTCTTTATTCTCAGTTTCTTTTAAAACTTGTGTTAAAAATTCTTTTATTCCCAATAAGTGATTATGTGTTTCTAGGCTGTACTTCATTCTATACTTTAATTCATTACTTAAATCTTTCATTCTTAATTCCTCCCTTAGTTATTTTTAGTTCTATAAGCGATTCTAAGTTCTTTTATCATCTTAGGATCGACCTTTGCAGGATTTGTTCTATTCTTTACAAAGTGTATAAGCTCAGGCGTTCTACGTCTTACGAGATCTAGAGTTACGCTATCATAAGTAACTTCTTCTCCACTTACAATAGCACACGCAGAATCAAAGGCTTCCATAGTATCTTCAAGCTCATTAGTTTCATCTAAATATGAATATACAAAGCTTTCAGGACTTACTAAGCCTCCTATTATTCCTGTGAATAGAGAGATTAACTTATTATGTCTTTCTTCATCTAATACAGAAGAATCTCTTACTACACACTTTACATCAGTTATAGCCTTAAGATACATACTAAAAGCCGATACAAGTTCTCTAGCTATATTTTCTTCTAGGAATTTAGACAGACTATCATAGTATATATTTGGATTAGCTACTCCTTTGTTTTCTTTATAAAAATCAATCAATGTTTTCATAGCAGATAATGTTTCATCTAGTTCCTCATCAAACTTCCAATATCCACCATTTATACCAAGTCTTGCTATGTTACGAGCGTTTTTATAGACAGTATTTACAAGAGTAGCTATCTGTCTATCTGTAAATTTATTCTTTAATTTATCATTAATATCTAATAATAAGTTAAAAGCCAGATAACGCATAGTCAAAGCTATGCATCCATCTGTATATGTATTATCTATATGTAATTTCCAATCCACTCTGTTTATATCTACAATCCAATCAATTATCTTTTGTTCCATTCTTAATTCCTCCCTCTTAATTATATAAAATTTCTTCTTCTTTTGTATCTTCATCTGATTCTTTTCCAAGTTCAAATGTCTTTGATACATATTCAAGTATGGATTCCATTATTTCACTTGGAATATTTGCTTCCCCAGATTTAATATCTTCTATGACTTTTTCTATTTCTACTCTAAGTTCATCAGGAAGATCTTCTCTTTCTAATAAAGAATCTAGTGATATTGACTTAGATTGTGTATGAGATTTAGCTAAGTTATAGATATTTGAATACTTTACCTTTTTAATCTTTTCTATTATTTCATCTTTATTTTCATCTAATACAGATTTTAATAAGTTTGAGATAAAGTATGATGCAAATATAGAATCTCTAAGATCTTCGTCTACAGTTGAAGATAATGTATTCACTGCGTAGTCGTAAGCCTTACTAGTAACTATGTTATAATGTCCGTATGTTACAGTTAAAGATACAAGTCCACAATGTTCTCCAGACTTATCCATAGATACAGGAACTATAATCATTCTAGTATTCCATCCATTCTTATCTAGAGCTTCTCTCATGAACTTCATATAGTTATCTCTATCTTCATCTGTAACTTCTGGTTTATCGAACGAGTTCACAAAGTCATTTGCAGTTTCTTCGTCCATATAAGATAATATACCTGATAATGTATGAGCTGGTATAGGTATTATTTGACGTTCTATTTGCTCTTTAATCAGGTATATAGCTTTTGCAGTGTCTACGTCATTACTAGATATAAGAGGTTCTACTGTATCTGCAAAGAACTTCATCTTATCCATTATTTCAGATAAAGGTATATCTACACACGTAGCATTTATATCTACTATATCAGATCCAAAGTCTTTTATTATGAAATCTGTAAGTCTGTTAAATGATATAGTTGATATAACTTCAAGATCAACTCTAGCACAGTATAAATAGTCGTCTAGTGCATTAAAGTCATAATTATCTATAAATTCATTATCAGTAAGATCTAATGAATCTATTTTTCTAGCTTTAAACGCTTGAAATATATCTGTTACAACAAAATACACCTTCATCTTGTCATCTAGTGTTAGATTAGATGAATCCATTCCCTTATCAAAGTCTTCTTTAAGCTTCTTTAAAAAGCTTAATCCTTCTTTATCATAGATATAGTCTTCTACTAGCTTATCATTTCCAAAGACTTTATCATAGATATTCATTACATTTTTTACAGTAAATACTAAACTAGTATCTGCTGTATCTTTTGCGTTTGCTACTACTGTTAGACAGTCTTCTTTTAATTCACCATCCTCAAGTAATAATGTCTTCCTATCTAACCAATCGACGCTGCTCACAAGAGCCCCCATCATAACAGTTAGCGAGTAAGAGTTTTGTAACATGCTAATTAAATACTTTTTCTTCATTCTTAAATTCCTCCTTTTAATATTTTAAAATAATGTATTATAAAGATACACTTAAATATATATATTTATTGCTTTATTAAAAAAAATCGTCATTAAATGAGTTCCTCGATCCTCTTAATATTATAAAGTAATTATATCGAAACGTGCAGGAAAGGATATAATCATATATAAGTAAAGAGAACCGAGGTATGATTAATGGAATGTCTATATCCTAGACATCATTTATTGTGATAAAAAACTACACTAAATAGAATACTATTGATAGTGTATCTAGTTTACATGTAGATAGTAATACTGCAGATATAAGTCTATTCTTCTTATCTTCTGTACAATCTAGATCTTTAAACATATGTTTACCTAGTACGGCCATTTGCTTTTGTCTGAATTTAAGAGCATTCTTTTTAAAGTCATCTGCTATACCAGTTGTATTTTCAAGCATCTTTTCTAATCCTTGTCCGATAAAGATATCTGTAAACTTTATAAGATCGAATAGTTGTTGCTTATCTTCTGCTGTAAATCTAGAAGATTCTGGAGCAGTTCCATTTACTACATTCATAAGTTTCTTAGAGATTTGGCTTACTACTAAGTTATCTGCTTCTGGAGCATCGTCGTTAGGTTTAATCGGGATATCCCATTCAAACATTTCAGCCACTTTATACATAGTTCCTATTGCAAGGTTCTTAAAGTATTCTGCTTGCTCTTTTTGCTCATCTAGACTATTTTCAGTAAGTTCTGCTAATTCATCTGTATATGTATTTTCATCTATAGGTTTATCTAGCCATTCGTCAGTAACTATAGATTCTATATAAGAATGTAGCTTTTGCTTAGTAGTTTCATCGTGATTAGCACAGAAGTCATCTAGAAGTTCTGTAGTTCCAGCTATCTTTTGTTTTAGCATTACACATAATGCTATCATAAGTTGTACGTGTTGGAACATTCTGATATATTTCTTTTCTTTAGCAAAGATTTGAGTTTTTATAGCTTTCATAACTTGATATTCTTTTTGAATATTAGACCTTCTAGTTTCTAAGTTAGTAAGCTCTATTTGTATAGGACCTAGGATGTCTTCTACATCTTTAATATCTTCGTGTTTTCCCATAAGTCTTGCTTTAGAAGCGTTAAACTCATTAGTCTTAATCTTAATGATTTTGTCTACTTCTTCCATTCTATCTTTAAGAACTAATACGTGTTTGCTTACATTATTATGGAATCTATCCCAGTCGTCTCTAGTCATTTCTATATTATCGTTATTATCTATAAGGATATTTTTAAGAGTACCGAAAGCTCTAAGGATATTCTTCTTTATTTCAGGATATTTAAGACTGTCTAGATTATAATCTTTAGTAACTCCTACCATAAGTTCATCTAAGTTGATCATGTCAACTTTTTCTACAGATGCAGAATGTGGCCCTAATACAACAGAAACCATACCCTCTGGAGTTTCTTTTTCGAACTTTTCTATAGCTTCTTTAGTTTCTGGTTGATTTGTTATTAATGGAGCCGTAATAAAATCATTTGATACATCATCAACTGGTTTGCTAGTGTCTACAGCTATTAGTTCTTCTGTCTTTCCTAATCCTCTAGGCATTTCAACTAGTTTAGCTTCTTCTTCTTTATTTGGTTCAATTATATCTGCTTCTGTATATAATACGTCGTCTTTAGATATTTCCATCAGTATCACCCTTTTCTTTCGCTTCTTTTGCAAGTTGTTCTCTTTCTGCAAGAGTATTCATTAATAATTCTCCTAAGTTATTACCTATTTGCATAAAGTTTCTATCTCTAGCTTTAAGTAACATAGAAGATGCAATTACATATGGTACTGCAAGTATAAATGTAGATAGTATTCTAGCAGCAGTATATTTACCATACGGAACTTCAAGCTTATCAAATACAGCTCCAATTATATCCATCAGATATTCTGTAGCAGGCTCTATTACTCCATTTTCATCATATAAGTCATTTGAAGCTAAGAAAAAGATATGAGCAGTAGCTTCTGGTAAGTTTACAGCAGTAACTATATTACCATTTGCTAGAGGATTATTAGCCTCTTGTCCAGTAGCTATAGTTCCTACAGAGTTCTTATCATTCATATTTACTATTTCTTGATATACTTTCATAAACATATCTCTTCTTCCAGCTACATCTAGTCCAGGAATATCAGATATAACTTCTTGAAGCTTCTTCATAAATACGTCTCCACTCAAATCTTCATATCCATAATCATCTAGGAAGCTTGTATCTATATCAATAGGAAGAATATTCTTTATATTTTCTTTACATTCTGCTACACCTTCTGGATAAATGGCTACAGAAGACATAGGAAATGCTTTAAGTCTCATAATAATTCTTACTGCTTCTTCTAATACCCAGTTAGTATATGCTTCTGTATAGGCTTCTGTAACGTCTTGCCAAGTCTTTCCTTCAGGTATAAGTCCATTTTCAGTTAAGAATCTTTCTCTATTCATTCTTTCACTACAGATATTAGCAATAGCATTTACATATAAGTCTGTAACTTCTTCTTCTGCATTCTCATTTAAGAATGTATTCATAAGAGTAGTAGCTACTATAGCTGGTATTTTACTTACTTGATAGCATGTAAGAGCTACGTCTTTAAAACTCATGTCATTAACGTCAAAATCTAATGATTCAAGAGTCTTAACGTTTTCTTTACTTATATTAATAAAGTTTATAAGCTCATCATAATCTTCAGAGAATAGCTCATTATCAGCTATATTTCCTACTTTAGTAAGATCAAGTACTCTCAAGTTATCGTTTCCGCTAGCTTGAATTCTTTCTATAGCCTCATTAAGCTTTTCTTGGCTCTTATCAAGTTCTGTTGCAAGTTGATCTACATTGAATCTAGCACTTACAAATGTAGCCAAGTTAGCTATAAATTGGTTTCTTCTATTACATACGTACATATTTGGTCTCTTATTATTTTCCATCTGTATCTCCTTTTTCATTTGATTTATGGTAATTAAATTCTTTGTTTCTGTTGTGTACTTCCATCCATTCATTATAGTTTGTAACTCTTACTCTAGTAAGATCTAACAAATCAAATCCTACGTACAAGCTTCCAATAAATACATCAGAAGTAGTTCTAGCTGCTTCTAGTATAGAATCATCATATATACCAGTAATAACGTTATATACTTCATTAAACGCCTTTTCATTTAGATATTCATCTATTCTCTTATCTGGATTCTCTCTATCTATATATCTATATGCTTCTTTGTAAGCTTCATATATAAGATCAGTACAAGTTACTGCATATTGAACGTATTTTTCTAATAGATCTTTATTTTGTACTACTTTACTTATAACTCTATTAGATTCTTTAAATACTTTTTCTCTTAGAGCATTTATACGCTTTAATACCCAGCTATTTGATCCAGGCATAATCCCATGAACGTGTACAGATTGGAATACTCCTAAAGCGTCATCAAGTAGATTTACGAAATTATGGAAATCATCATCTGTTCTTACATATATAACAGGTTTAAGCGATATTCCACTCATATAATTTATTCTAGCATCTATATTCATATCTGCATTTGCTGTATCACTGAAGTTATTCTTCATATTAAATAGACTTTCTCTTTTAAGCTTCATTCTTTCTATTATTTCTTCGTCTTCAGAGCTCATTAAGAAAGTATATCCGTCAAACGAAGTTCTAAGTACGAATTTAGAGTCGTCATATGTAAATAATACAGGTTCACTAAGATCTTTACTAAGTCCGTCGTCATCCCATTCACACTCGCATCTATCTACTTTTACTTTTCCAGCTTCTATAATAGGTAGCATTTTAGCTACAGCTTCCATATCTTCTGCTTTAGATAATACAGTAGGAGGTATAATACCCTTTTCACCATATTCAAGTGGAGCTATTCTCAAGCTATTAAGCTTATTATTAACAGCATTAAGATCTATAAGTATTTCATTATATACATCTACAGCATCTTGATAGTGTACTTTATTATCTAAATCGTGTGCAAGCATTATAATAGGTCTTATAGTTTCTTTTACAGGTTGTCCGTTTACATTCATATTAAATGAGAAACCTTCTGTAGTAAGCTTTTTATAGAAGTCTTCTTGTTCTGCAGTCATTCTTGTAACTAGAATAAGAGGAAGCCCTTTAAAGTTTCTATTATATTTACTATAAATAAGTAGTCCGTTTTCATCTTTAGTCAAGCATACTTGCTTCAACCATTCTTTAAATATAGCTTCAAATATCTTACTATTGTGTGGAGCTATATATCCACCAAGTATAAATGTATGTGCTATATTATCTTTAAACGCTTCTACTTTAGTTTGAGACAGAGCAGAAGTCTTCATTTTAATACCAGCTTCTATTTCTATATCTATTTTATAGTTTCCTACACGCTTTTCTGGTTTAAGCATATATGTAGATGTAATATCGAATCCACTTTCAAGAGATTCTTTCATAACTCTTTCAAAAGCTTCTCTAAATCCTGGTGTATTTCCTACTGTAGTATTTACTGCATTAAGTGCCCAGTTAAATCCGTCAAAGTGTTCAGACTTAAGATATTGCTTTTTATCTGCGTCGTATATTTTTATAGCATCATCTTTCATAAGAGATGTAGCGCTATATCCGATTACGTCTTTAATAAGAGTTCTTATATTTTTAGGTATTTCTGTTCTATTAAGTTCGTTATACATTAAAAAGTTCTTAGCAGTCAAGGCACCAAGCATAGCAAGCGATGTAGTACCGTCTCTAGATGTGTTATCGTTAAATCCAGCTAGGTATTTTGTTTGTTGTTGTATACTCTTAAGTATAGTAACTCCGTATCTATTACCAAAGTTTATTCTACTAAAGAACGATGCACCATCTGATGTCTTTACATATTGACAGTTATCAGCTACGAATTCTCCTTCTGCTACGTTATTATAATCAAGTATTACTTCTCCGTAGACTCCGCTATATGGTCCAAATACATCTTTAGCGTGATCTATTATACTATCTAATACTAATATTTTAGTATGATTTTCTAAATGAGCAAAGTTAGAGAATAAGTCTACTCCGCGTCCACCTTCAGATTTAAGCTTCTCGATGTACTGTTTTGTTACTTTATTAAACATGCTTATACATTCCTCCTTAAAAATTAAAATAAATGACATCATTCCTTGTCATAATTTTCGCTTAAAAACAATGGTTCTGTCATGATGTTGTTAAGATTTTTTAGACAAATAATATTTCAACATACTTCCTAGTATATTGCGCGGTTATAGTATACTAGAGTATGCATTTATTTTTTGCCAAAATTCTTAGCTTATATTTATGATACTATTTTTAATTAAAAATATTATCGGCAATTGTAATGAAATTTAACGACAAAGGAGGAATTGCATATGTCAATTAGAGGAATGCGTTCTAGTAAAATACCTCAAGTAATGAGAACAGGTCCTCAAAATACACTTCCATTTGCGTCTACAGTCTATACTTTTATAGATAACTCTCTTAAAAGAGAAGAAGAAATAGATGCAGGGAATTACGGTGTGTTTCAACCTTTCTTCTCACCTAAAGGTATAACTGGTGAAGCGATCTATGTTGAAGGAAATGATATCCTTAATAAGTTCATAAAACTTAACGGTAAAATGAATACTCTTAAATATGGTCCTATGGGAACTTGGGCACTAGCTGCAGTTCAAAGTGGATTCAACTTAGGATATGTAAACATGAGAACTTCTGATAGTACTTACCCAAATGCTTATGTAGCTCTAGTACTAGATCCAGTTTACAATAAGAAAGCTAATAGCGACGAAGACGATTTATCTAGTCCTAAAAAGCAAAAAATATACTGGTATAAAAATACCGATGCTTCTGAACCAAGCAAACAAGGATATTACTTTGGTTTCGATAAAAAAGAAATCGAAGATCAACTTAAGCCTATAGCTGTAGTTGATAGTGATGTTAAAGAAGCAGAAATTCCTTTATATGAGTTTGGATTTGACGCATGTCATTTAAAAGGACTTACTTTAGACGGAAGTTTTGAAGGAGAACTTGAAAAAGAAGATGACGGACAAAAGCAAAACTTATACGGAGGTAAAAACGTAGCAGGAGTTAAGAAACCTCTTGTAACTGCTAACGAAATAGAAACTCACTTAAACACTCATCCTGATGATACTAAGAAAAAGGCTTATAAAGCTGTATTAGAAGGACTTACAGATGTAAAGTCTATCCAATATCCTATATTTGGACTTTGCTATAGAGGTACAGGAACATATGGAAATAGATTCTATGCAAATATCTATGCTAAATCAGATAGATTATCTAATAGATATCCATATTATACATGTACTATAAGAGAAAATGACGTAAGTGAAGAACATAGTTTCGACTTTACTCCATTCTATTATAGTATAGGAAAAACATTTAACTATAACTTTAGAGATAGAGCTATAGCTACATGTAAAGTTCCATTTACTATTACAAACGAAGTTCAAACTTTCGAAGCTTATTTATTAAGTAGAAAAGTATCAAATGAACTTGAAGGTGTTGTAGCAAAGATTATGACTATTCTTAAGAAGAAAGTAAAAGATGCTATGACTGCTGTAGACGGAGGATTACTTGCAGATGTTGAAGGTGCTGGAGCTGTTGCTTTATCTAAGGCTAACTTCGAATTATTCTTTAAAGGATATGATGACTTAGCTGCTAAATTCAGCAGACCTGTAGTAACTAATCCAAACGTAGATGAAACTCCTTTATCTAACTGGAATATTACTAGACTAGTGGATAAAGTTAGAAATACAGTTACTGGAGAATGGGTAATTACTAGCAGACCAGTTCCAGGATTAAGCGTATTATCTTGTCCTGAAAAGCTTCAATTCTTCGGAGGAAGTTTTGGACAACTTCAAGAAGTTCTTGACGATGGTGACTTTGATATGGATGAAGTAATCAATTACAAAGTTCCAGGTACAACTGATACTCTTAAAAACTATAGAGTTTGGGACGAAATGCTTAAAGATGTATTTGAAGGAAGAGTTGATACTGCTATATATGATGCTGCTCTTATTAAAGACTGTATTGTATTCGGTGACGACTATAGTAACGAACTTCAAAATATTATAGCTGAACTTGTTAGATATAACGAAACTGCTATACATCACGAAAAGACTAGACCAGACTGGACTTTCATCAGAACTCCACAAAACAGAATAAGAACTGCATCTGAAGCTTTAAACGAATGGGCTTCTTATTTTGAAAAGGATTTAAAGAACTACAACATGCACCCATGTATTGGTTCTTGGATGTTTAACGACCAAACTACTGGAGGACAATCAAGATTTAACTCTTGGTATGAATACTTAGGTAAAGGTGGAAGTTTATATGCATACTTAACAAGCCAAACTGAAGATAGCTTCTCTTCTAAGGATTACAGCTTAATGCTTAATGCATCTGCTGGTACAGGTTTCTGTATTCCTGAAGATGATAATATTAAAACTAAGCTTGCTGAGCAATGTATAATGTACTATACTCTAAGAAGTACTGGATATTATGCTCTTGGTGAAGATTTAGCTTACTTACCTAAATTCTTATCTAATATGAAAAACGTAGGAAGCTGTATCCACTTTAACAGAATATCTAATATAGCTATAAACTTTGCTAGAGATAGACAAATATCTAATCCTACAAGAGAAAACCTAGATAAGATGAAGAAAGAACTTGATAAACTTATCATAGTTCCATCAAGACATTTCGGAGGAAGAGTAATAACTACAGCCGAAATAAGTACATTGGACGTTGAACAAGAACATCAAGTAGTATTATTCAGAATATCTACAACTGGCCATACTTACAGTAGAAATAACAGAGTAGAACACATCATGAACTCTTCTGATGTGAAGTCTGAAGAATAGAAAGGAGATGAATGAAATATGGCAACACCTGCTAACTTACAATCAGGAGTACTAGCGCAAGAAGTCATAGCTAACGACAGCTTGTACGTAGCGAACTGGCTCAAACCTAGTGCTAATGGAAGAAAATCATTGATCTCTTGTGAGTTCCTAGATCACTCAAAAGATAACTTGATAGGTCTTACTCAAGTAGATAAATCAATGTTTATTTTACTTCCTACTTACTATCCAGAAATATACACAGACGTTCCTAATGGAGCTATGCTTAATAAAGCGTTTAAGGGATACTGGAACTATATATGTCAAACTGCTACATCTGTAGATGGAATACAAGATATAAACTTCAATATCCAAAATGCTACTTATAAAACTCAATTCTTTAGTACGCCTCTATTTACTACAATAGAACAACCTACTAACGAAATCAGTTTAAGAGTACCTGCAGAACTTTCTGGATATTTCTTAACTAAACAAACTAGACACTGGATGAATGCTATATCAGACGAACAAACAAGAGTCGCTACATATAACGGACTTAAAGAAGACTTCAACAACTGGTCTCACAGTGCTGGTATGTTATATATTAAACCTAACAAAACTCTTACTAAGTGTGACTACGTTGCATTATGGTTCTTAATGGTGCCAAAAACAGCACAATTATCAAACTTCAATGCTGACGCTACATCACCTCAAATTATAGAAATGAACTTTACATTCCACGCTTCTGTAATAGACGATAGAAATATCAGAGTTAAAGAACTTGGAGAAGAAATGCTTAGAAAATACAAAGCATTTATATGTGAAGATACTGCATTATTTGGTATAAGTGCTAATACTGTACTAGATTCAGTAGAATCATTAAGAAAAGTAAATATGTTAGGAAACTTAACTAGTTTATAATAAATAGGATGGACACTCCCTGATAGAAATATTGGGGAGTTTCCATTTTATTACGTCGTAAAAAAAAAAGAATACGAGAAGATTATTAGTCCTCTCGTATCTTATATTTATATGGAATCGTATTTAAACATTCCTAATTTATGCTTAGTACATATATCTGTAAGATAATTAACTAGTTCAGAAACTTCTTTCATATTAGTTAATTCCTTATATATGATCATAGTGTTTATTGCTACAGAAATATCGTCTATAGAATCAGATTCGTATATAGCATTAAGGGCTCTCCATATATAGTCTCTTGCATAGTGTAATGTCATAGATGTAGTTATAAACTCGTTATATATCTTATCTAAGTTATCATAATTAACAATATATTCCCCAATACCTCCATTAATTCCATTATTATCCAGATATTTAGGAAGCAGTTCAATAGTAGACTCACTCATACCTAGCAAACGTAGATCATTTATAAAGTCAATCCATATATTATCAATATACTTTGGCTTATCTAGTATGATTTTACTATTGTATCTATACAGGATATCATCATACTTATCTAAGTATTCTTTCATATTATCTATCATAATACACTCCTTTATTCTCCAAATAATATATCATATTCAGTTTGAGCGTTTTCTATAGCTTCTTCTAGAGTCTTTAACTGCTCTTTATGTATTTTTAGATCATGTTTTAATGAATCTAATCTTGTTTTCATATTCATTTTACATAATAGATATATACTATTATATGACTTTCTAGCTAGGTCATCCATAGGTTCATCCTTCAATACTTGAATTATAGGGAAGGGAAGTTCAGTAAAATTATAGAACTTTTCAAATATATACGCTGCATATGGAATATTCTTTGGAGATACTATAATTCCTTCCATATCTAACACTATAACTACATCGTTTTTATATCTTTTTACTAATTCCTCACAATAAAGATCTTGATGTATAATTTCTCCACTTGTAGATTGAGCTTCTATGACGTAGTCAATCACTTCATTCCTAGCCAACTTTAATTCACCAGCAATCCAATCCATACATATAAGTCTGTACTTAACCTCTTTTTCTCTAATCATATTCTATTCCTCCTTTATTATTTAAAACGTATGTAACACGTTTGTAGTTATTTTATTACCTTTCTTATTCTTAAGTACTATAAGCCCTAGTGTTTGTACTAGAGGACTAAGTAGCTGTTCATATTCAGATACTATATCGTTACTTATTATAGCCCCGTCATAAATACTCAAGATTTCAGGCATCTTATCCAGTTCTGTAGGTATTCCTAATCTTCCTATATACTCTTTTATATACTTATAAACATTCTTTTCAAACTCTGTATTAAAGTTAAAGATCTTCTTTATCTCTTTATTAAGAGGATCATTACTATAATAGAACTTATTATACATCTTAAGTACATCATTTTTAACTTCCAGAAAGTTTATCTTATCTGTATACTTTGCTACTGTATTGAATATATCTTGCATATAAGATCTTACTTCTGGTGAAAGAGAGGTGAAATCTATTTTACTTTCTCCTTTTTTAGATCTTTCTTCTACAGACTTACACTTATTAGCAAAGGCATATACGTGTAGATCTTGTGCCGTATTGTAGAATACATCGTATATATCCTTATGGTCATTCTGTATATTATCTAGTAGCTCATCAGTAAGCTCTACTTTTACTACTCCAAATACACCAGGTACTTCTATATCTACATCTGGATAAAGAGATTTCCACAGTCTCATAGCCTTAAGTCTAGCTTCTCCATATGCAAGAGTAGAAGGATCTTTAATCTTTACTAGAGATTTACTATTCTTTATAAAGTCAAGAGACGTTATATATTGCTTAAGATCTTCTACGTCTGTCTTCATTATATTAAATAGATCCTTATAATCAAGCTTAGCATACGGAACCACTATCTTATTCTCTACTATATCTGCCACTTTACCAGCCATATATCTATTAGAATCTGATTTCTTATACTTAACTCCACGAGTTTCCATTTCGTTTCTAAGTAGGAAGTCATGAAGTATACTAGTAAATATATAGTTCTTCTTAAATATAGTAAGTTGGCAATCTTCCATCATAAGCTCGCACTCTAAATCTATCATAGGAATAAACTTTTCATCTACTCCTACATTACGACTATAAAGCTTAAATCCATGTTGTGTTGCACTTATATACCAAGTTGCAGCTAATATAGGAAGAAGTATTTCTCTAAAGTTCTTATCGTCCTTTTTATCTCCTATTATATCTGCAAACTCTTTAAGTAAATAATCCTTTTCATGCGAAAGTACAGTAACGTTACTGTCTGTATCCATCAAAGCTATCTTCTTACGTTGTATATTACGTACAACATATTCCATATTTTCTTGATATACACCATCTATATAATCTCCATCATAATAATAGAATCCATAACATATATCTATAAGCATATTATTGAGCTTCTTTACTAGCTCTTTAGTAAATGGATGCTTACTTGGATTACACAAGTGTCCTCCGTCTACATCAAGTATAAGGCTATTATTATTGAGTGCTATTTGTATTATCTCTTTTAATACAGAACGTAGCTCTGGTATTTGTAGACTTTCTAATAGATTATTCTTATAATATAGTACATTACGTTGATTTTGAGTCATGCTATCTATTCTTTGTTTTAATAGATTCATTGCATAGTAATTATCATAATGTGCTCCTAGAAGGCTTCTAAGGCACATTTCCGTCGTTTTAGGCTCTAAGGTATATAATTGGTTCAGTTTATCGCAATCTTCGCTTAAAACGTGCTCTAAGAGCTTTAAATGGGCATTTACGATGTAGAACTTAAAGTCTCCTCCATAAAGTTCTGTTATACAAGATGAAACTCCGATTACATTACGTCCTGCAGTAGTTACAGAATCCGCCACGTCTATATTATATAGAAAGCTTGCTATATATCCAAATAATCCATATAAAGAGTTTATAAATATCTTAGTACGCTGTTCCATACCTTTATATATAGATGCTTGTATTTTATCTCCAAGATCTGTATAGTGGTTTTTAAGACGTTTAAACTCTTGTCTGATAGCCATCTTATTAACTATTTCTTTACCTATAACAGATTCTTTCTTATTATACTTCCAGAACAGAACGCCATTCTCTTGAAGAATAAAGTTAAGTTGACTTATGTAAAAGAAGTCTGCTGAGAACATATTTGTAGTTTGGAAGTTTACAGAGTTGTAGATATCGAGTTCTGTATCTTTACAATACTTATCGAATATGTTTTCTGCATCTGTTATCTTTATTCCAAGCTGTTGTGATACTGTATTAGTCCAGTCTGTTTTAAACTTATTCAGATACTTACTCATCTGCTATCTCCTTTAATCTATCTAACGCTTCATCTAACATTTCATTAATAGTCTTTGAGTTCGTCTGTTGTCTGAAGTGAAATACATTTACGTAACTTATTACAAGTCCATTGAACTCATTTATAAGCTTAGGTATATTATCATAATTATCTTTGACTATGTCTATAATACAATCGTGTAGTCTCTTGTTATCAAAATCTTCACCTGTCATTCCATGATCATGAAATCTCTGCAATGCTTGCTTTAAAAGAACTAGCTCCATCTTTTCATTAGGTCTAGTTTCAGACGACAAGCATTCTTCTAGTGCGGATCTTAATCCATCTTCTGTATAAATTTTATAAATCATTCTAAATCCTCCTTTTAAATTTATTAAATCTGTCTAGTATATATAGTTATTGCTCAAATAAAATGACGTAAAAAAATGCATAGGAGCACTTTCATACCAATCTTATATTATAATATAGTATATTTGAGTTGGAATTATAAAATATAAAATCATTATACAAATTTAGTTTTTAGTTAGGATTAAATATACGATATTTATAAGATTGGTATTACTAGAGCTTCTAGACGACAAATTGTCATCACAGGTGAGATTTCCTGAGTTGTGCATTCTAGAGGTTCGGAGCTAGATATGCACTTTAAATATTTTATTGGTTCATTTAGTGTATAATTATGAATATTGGTTTCTTACTCTTGTCGATAACACTATATATTTCACACAAATAGAAATAGTTTTCTTTATAATATTTTCATAATTATACAGTAAGAATATATTAATGCTTTTTATATGAACTTTATAAATATGTATTCGGAATACAAGTATCGTATTATATCATATATTATAATCGTTTCATACTTTATTTAGATACGTCTCTTAGCCTAATGTATTTCTCTGTTGAACATTTAGATAAATAAAAGACTTAACATACGATTTAAGCTTTTATGTTGAAATTGTTGAATATTATTTATACTATTTATTTTATATTTTTTTCTAAGATATTGACGTTTAACGCTCCCTAGATTATATTATTTATGTGCGTCTACTAAACTAATGTATTACTTTAATTATACTATACAGTATTATACAGAAGTATTGAATTCCGAATAATACTTACAAAGATTTCATAACTTGGTTTACAGAGACGGTTGTTGAGAAAAAGAAGGTTTGTATCTTGATTTTACAACAGGTTCAAACGAATTATAATCGTAATAACGAATCATAAATGATACAAATGTAAGCCATATAATAACTTTCCAAATCTTAATCATATTATTCTTCTTGCTGTTCTTCTTCATCTTCTGATTCTTCTTTTTTCTTCTTACCTTTTGTTCCATCTTCTTCGTCAAGTTCTGATGCAAGAGCAACGTTTTTCTTTTCTTTAGCTTGCTTAATGATATTATCTATCATATCCATTATGATTTGATCGTCTCCAGCTATACGTTGAAGCAATAGCTTTTTAGCTTCTTCTACTACTAGAGCATAATCTTCGTTATCAGCATAAAGATTATCCATAACTCCACTATAGCTTTCATATAGATCGAATATCTCCTTAGCTTGTTCAGAACGCTTTTGAGTATTAGATCTGTTTATAGGAGGAGCTACCCATTCTACAGTAATATCTTCATAAGAAGGATCTCTAAGTCTAAGTAGTCTTGTAGCTAGTTCAGAAGAAGGTCTTATCTTATTAGAACGACATGTAAGTAATTGTAGCATCTTCATTTCATTCATTTCAAACAGATTTCTTGCAAATTCTACGCTTCCATCTACAGAATTGAATAATGCAGAGTTATATCCTACGATATCTGTAGCTTGTTGTATCCATTGCTGAATACGATTATCGTCTAGTTCTGGAGCAGGTATTTGTATAGTATTGATACTTACATCTTGTCCAGAATCTGGCTTTTGTTGAAATATCATCTTATGTCCAAGATCATAGTTATTAAGCGTAAGATCTCTAAGTCTTGTACGAGTAATACGCATATCATTAAATTGATCCATAAGAGGATTTGTACCTTCTTCTCCTTGTACTTCTGAAAGTCCTTGTGGAATGCTAATAAAGCTCATTCCTTTACTATCTATAAGTAAGTATGCAAGGTAAGATTCGTTTCCTAATATAGCAGCATTAGCAGGTACTAGAGCAAGATTAAATCTGCTTTCTCCAAGTCCAGTCTTACCATTTCTTTTAAATATAAGCTCTTCTGCAGGAATAAATATAATACGAGACAAATTGAATCCATTCTGTCTATCTACAGTACTTGCAGTAGCTGTTTCAGATACTTCGTTTTCTTTAAGTAGTGTTTGTATAGTTTTAAGAGCATCTGGGTTATTCTTTAGGAATTTAGTATCCATATTCTTTTCTACCAGAGGCTTTATAATGTCTCCAAATACAAGTCTACCTATAGTTTCTTCTTGTTCTTCTGTTCTTATACCAAAGGCAGTTGTATCAGACGATGATACCATATTACTATTCATAAGCTGTCTAAGTCCCATATAGTGTTCTACATCTTGGTGAGTATACTCTATATAGAAGGCTCCTATAAGCTTATTTCCTACAAGTATAGGAATAGTACGAGTATTATCTAGATATTCTATAGATTCTCCAGTAATAGTCTCAAACATCTTTTCTATACGAGCAGAGCTTACGCTTCTTTCTGCTATCTTATTCTCTACATTCTTTCTTACACCAGTGGCTTCGTTAAAGCTTCCAGAATTCATACTACCAGGATTATCTATAAGATCTATACCAGAAGCTTCCATTCCAATATTATCTTCTTCTTCGTCGTTATATTCCCATCTATTCATATAGATATCGTTGACAGTCATATTATCAAGATTCATACTATCAAAAGCTTCTGTAAATGATTCTATACCGTTATCTTGTACATTTGATAGTGCAGTACGCATTTGTTCTGTAACTTCTAATAAAGTAGGTATAGTATAGTTATATGGTTCATATGTAAAATAGCATCCTTTATATATATTATCGTCTGCTAGTATATCTGCAGATTCGTTTATATTATATTTAGCAGTATTATATATAGGATATACAGCACTTTCTACAGATCTAGTCAGGAATTTATCTATAGATTCGTCTCTATGGTACATAAATTCATTATATTCAAATAAGTTTCCATCAAAATGTCTTCTGAAAGCTTCCTTAGCATTTAAGAAAGATCCCATAGCAGAAGCTGCTTCGTTAGCACTAAGTATCTTTAAACTTGCCTCATCCAGGTTTTCTTTTATATTAGTATTAGCAGTAATATCATATACACCAGGAGGAGTAAAGTTTCTTTCTTTCATATCGTTTTCTATATTCTTTTTAGTTTTCTTAAGCTTTACATTACGTATTACATATTTAAGATAAAGCTCTTTTGCTATCTTTTTATTAGGTATAAGTCTTACTAGACTATAGCCGTCCTTCCAACTTGAATAATCTGTCTGCCAGTCTATGTCATTAAAAGGTATTCTATTAGTAGCTATTCTATCATATTCTGTAGGATTAAGTATAGCCTCCATTCTAGCTACTTGCTTTTCATCAGTAATTTCTACCCCTTCTCTATAGAATCTAAAACGCTTTACATTTCCATTTTCAGATCCTCTATAAGATCCATTACACACATCATCTATAAATATAGTAGCAGATTGCTTAAGTACTGGAAGATTTTCTTCTAAATAGTTATTATATTTAGCTTGAAGTATTTTTCCATATAATCCAGTAGGCATAGAAGATACTATACTACGAAGTCTTTCTTCTAAAGAACTACTAATGATTTCAGACATATTCTGTCTTTTAGCTGTCTTACCAACTAGATTAAATATACTACTATCTGGATTACTCTTTATAGCTGTAACGTTATCTAGAGTTACTTCTGATGGAGCCAGTCCATCTACAAGTATTCCAGAAAGCTTAAGGTTTTCTCTTTCTAATTTTCTATTAACTTCGCTTACTTCTTGAAGTTCTTTTAAAGCTTTATCAGCAGCTGATTTAGGCGCTGGTTTATCTGAAGCAGAAGGATTTATTTGCTTAGAAACTCCTATAAGCTCTTCTTTAGGAATAGGATCAGGTATTTTAACAGGTCCTACTTGAGAAGCATTAAGAGAACTATTCGTTGCAAGATCTTCATTCTGCGATCTTTTTTTCTTGTTTTTCTTAGCCATGATTACTCCTTTCATTTGTTAATTTGCATACTATATATTGTCTGGAATGGAACTAGGAATAAAAAAAAAAGAAAGGGAGAGCAAAGTCTCCCAATCTTTATGATAGAATATCTAATTCGTAACTTTTAACATACCAGCCATTAGGATCTAATCTATGGTTATTTATACAGTCGTATAATTTGTCTCTGAATTGCTTAGAATCCTCAACATTTATAATAAATCTTATAGATTCTACTACATCGTTTAATTCAGGATATCTATACTTTATAAATACATTCATAGAGTCCATTATAGTTTTCTCAGATACATTAGGTCCAGCTGTTTCTCTTATTAACATTCCAATATGTGCTAAGGTATTTTTATACGGAATATTATCATCAGCATCAGGAACGCTAGAGTAATCACGTAAATATACAGTAAATTCTACTTTATGTTCTACTCTAAGAGGTTGCGGTCTGTCAAAGTTAGTTCTAATTAGTTGACATATGCTAGAGTATAATGCTTTTATCATAAGTACTCAAATCCTCCATTTCAATACTTTCTATGTAATCATAAAGGCTTTTATTACTTTCTATTTCTTCTCTGATAAGAACTCCAGTGGCAAGCTTGTACATATCAGACTTATCGTCTTTAACTATATTATCAAACTCTACTATTATATCTGCTTCACCTTCGCTCTTATCTAGATACTTCACATAAGTTTTTATAGACTCTTTCTCTCCAGTATGAGATAATATATAAAGTCCGAATATCATCTCCATACAATGAGCCATAAGACCTCTTATATCAGCATCGTCATGCGGTGTCTGTATATTTATACTAAGTCTGTAATTCATAATTCCTCCTTATATTGCTATCTCAAAATCTATTTTAGGACCATGATTATACCCATCTACATGAACCATTTCTGGTTTAAAATCCCAAATAGAATCTGGATATTCTATTCTAAGTTTAGCATCTCCATACACAATAGGTGAATCTAATTGCTTAAGCAGCTTTTCTTCATGTCTATCATAATAATGAAGATTAGATATCATTACTATCATATCTGCTGGTTCTACGCCTACTTCATGAGCTATGAGCTTATGTAATACTTGGAATTGAAATATATTAAATGGAAGTCCTAGTGCAATATCAGAGCTTCTGATATTAAGTTGCATATAAAGCTTTCCGTCTAGTATATTATAGATAGTATTATAGCAACATGGAGTAAGAGTCATTTCGTGAGATTCTTCTGGACACCATAGATCTATCATAACTCTACGACTATTAGGATCTTTCTTAAGAGTTTCTACTACATATTCAAGCTGATTCTTGTATCCAAATATAGGTTTACGGATTTGGTAGGCATAAGCCTTGCCCAAACTATTATTCTCATCACACCAGGAATTCCAAATGGAAATTCCCATATTTTGTAAGTCTGTCACATCATTTGATTGCATTATATAAATCCAATACATTTCTTTTACAGCAGACTTCCATAATACATTCTTAGTAGTTAGTAAGAAAGCATTATTTTTACTATTATCTAGTCTAAATGATATCCCTGCTACTGCTTTATAAGTAGCGGGAGTTCCATCTGCATATTTAGTTCTTACATTACTATCAGTCCATACTCCATCATTATAAATAGTCTCTACAAGTTCTTCATATGCGTTATCCCAATATTGATATTCATTATATTCCATATATTCCTCCTATTTATTTAAAGCATCCTTTCCAGCATAATAAAGATCTTCTATTTCTTTATTAATATCATTTTTAGGATTGTATAATTTATTACGCTCTCTTTCATTATTTAAGCTATCTATAAGTGATGTTATTGTAGTCTCCAATGACTGTATCTTATTTTCTAAATACTCTATTTTATCTTTAAGTTCATCTACTTCTGTCAAAGGCTCTATCTCTATCATATCTGCTTCATTATTAGAGAACTTAGCTACAGCTTTATATTTTTTTCCAAATACTGTTATAATCTCTTGCTTCATGATTTCTCCTTCTTTTCTTTAGATTCTAATATAAGTTTAAGCCATTCTGTAGCTTTGTCTGGGTCTGGCTTATATCTCTTATCATACTCTGTAGAAGATACATTACTTTGAAATGGATATATTTTATGCATGATCACTCACCTCTTCCTTTAAATAATATAAGCACTTTATACCTTACTACATCAAGTTCTGGTATCTTTTCAACATCCATAACTGTTACATTTACTGGGGTAATAGGATGTTCTTTATAAATAGCTTCATTCATTCTAAGTTCCAAAGTATCATTAAAACGCTCACCATCAGTTAATTCTATATCTACTATACGTACATAGCTCATATTAATCCTCCATATCTCTTGGATAAACTACTTCTTCTTCACCAGGTTTATCCAAATAATCAAATATAAGAATAGCCGTTACTATAGTATCTCCTATATCAGCTCTGTAATTCATGAATACTCTAGTAATATTCTTAAGTTTTCCTCTATCTGCTTCTTGAGCTATGACATCATTTAACGCTTCTTCTATCTGCATTTCGATAGGATATATATTATCTTCTACTGTTTTAGTACAAGATATTACCCTTACGTATTCAGACGGAAGCTTTCTTTTAGCCTCTTTCTTATGAGCTAATATCTTTTTACCTTCTGTTATAAGTCCTGTTGCTACTACTTTTGCTATTACTGGATCCATAATCATTCTCCTTTTATCGTTATTTTATCTGGAAGTATTTCTTCACGCATATCTCCAAAGTCTTTAGACTTCTTATTATATACAAGATATATAGACTGGAATGCATTTTCTCCCAGTGTTTCTTTTAGTCTTTTAAATAAGTTATTATAGAACTTCTTATCATATGTATACTTATTCTCTCCAAGTTTTATATCACTATCTGCAAATATTACAAGATTCTTAATAGTTTCTATATGCTGAGTATAAGTATTACATATCTCATTAAATATAGCCTGAGCTCCACCTGTTGCTATATAGACTCCGTCGTCTACTACCGCATATTTAGTATAGACATTTATTATATCAAATACTCCTTCTGCTACTATAAGATATTCTGGCTTATCTGATGTATAAAGTCTATAGGGTTCTGTAGTACCTGTAGAGAATTTAAGCTTTATATCTTTAGCAAATATATCTCTATAGAAAAACATATTATAATTCTCAGTAGCAAATGTTATATTATGCTTATTAGACTTTATTTTAGTCTCTCCAAACTTTGTCACTACTTCGGGGTTATCTTCATATGTTTCTGCTATAGCTTCTGCTAAATTAGGTATTACTCTAAAAATAGCTCCAGCATTCTCATCAAGTATTACATTAGTTCTTGCTTCAAAGTAATCTTGCTGTACTCTATCAAAAACATCGTCTGTTATTACTAGAGGAACTCCAGTCGAAGCATCTCTTTCAGACTTACTATTATAAGATATAGTATCGTCTAATAGAGACTTTATAGCCTCTTTATTATTGAAGCCAAATGCTTGGAAGTCTGCTCTAGTTATATAACGCTTTATATCACACGACGCTCTGAAGCATTTAAGGAAAGGCCTGAAACCTTCCTTAAGCATTACATACAGAGTTTTACGCTTATGTCTACTACATTCATTACATATACGAGACCCATCTATCTTTATCCATCCTGTATAATGTCCTCCTTTTCCATTAAGCTCTGTTCTTACAAAGTCTAAGAAGAGCTTATGCGATTGCCCTAAATCCATTAGCTATCGCCTCCATAACTTCATTTAAGATAGGAGCTTCGTATTCATTTGCCACTCTATCTCTTTCATATTTAGGATTAATATCTACTTCTTCATATCTATCAGGATAAATAAGAGCTCTTATTCTAGATGGATTAGACATAAATACATAGAAATCTAGCATATCATTCAAGTCTGGAGAATCAGAATAGTCATTTCTAACATAAACAGGAATAAGCTTTGCAAATACTTGTGGAGCTACATCGTGTATTCCAAACTTCTTTAGACTTTCTCCTATATCTTCTAAAGAATATAAGCAACTATGAGTAGGCATCATAGTCATACATTTTATTATAGTTTGTAAGAATTGAAGTTCTGGATGTCTTTTTACTCTTTCATAGAATAATAGTAATAAGAATTTAGAAAAGGCTCCAAGCTGATCTACATATATTCTACAGTCTCCAGTAAGTGCAAGTAGTATTTTATTAAGTATGTATCTATTAAGTACATGTGTCTTTGCTATACTCATGCTATTAAGTAGATCTGTATTTACAGAGTTATCTTTATCTAGCTCATCTAGAGTCTTTATAGCATCTGTAAATATTTTAAGCGTAGTTTTCTTAGATCTTTCATACATAAACTTCTTCTTATCATAATAAAGTGCATGTTCTTTATGTACATATGACTCGTCTGAAGATACATCTTGCATAAAGTCTGGTATATTAACGTTTGGTATTACTGATTTACTATCTTGTTTCTTTATAATCTTATTCGTAGTATTACGAACATATCCTATTATATTCTTATTTACAAGAGCAAATTCAGTCCAGTCTTTATCTATAGTCCAATATACTGGAGCTACTTTTTGATTATCTTCTGGCAAGTATTTAGGGTTATTTACATCTATTAGAGATGGAACATATTTTCTGAAAGACGTGAATATCTTTGTCATAGATGTAAGTGAAAGCTTTACTACATCACGTCCTATCTCTTCAAACTTAAGCTGGAATGAAGTATTTTGCTTTGTCCATTCTCTTTCATATAGTTTAAACATAAAGTTTACTATGTGATTGTGTTCTTCGTCTAGATCGAAGTCATTATTATAATCAAAATACTTTTCAGATGTCTTTATTATATCATGTAGTATAGTATCTATGTACTCTGATAGGATTTCTTCGTAACGCTTGTCTCCTCTTATTTCTGTAGTAAGTATATATGTAAACTTTATTACTACAGTAAGAGCGTGTAATACAGCGCAATCTACATTACGAAGAGTAACTTCTGTTGTAGCTTCATTCTCGTCTACATCTACTTTAGAACAATTTGCCACATATTCGCATATATATTCTAGTATAAACGAATCTGGCAGAATATACTGATTTATAAGTAGATCTCTATTAAAGTCATAGTTATTAAGATCTGGTCTAAGAACTTCCTTTATATCTTGTGTTATATAAAGTATTTTCATAAACATCCATCTACCTATATGCTCATACTTATTTATATCTGTATGATAAAAGTATTCTAAGAAGTGATTCAGTCCTTCTGCCATCTTTGCAAGTGTATCTGGTTTTAGTTGAGAATTTGAGAATAGTGTACCGACTTGTCCATTGGAGTTAAATGAAATTCCTCTTCCAACTCTCAAAAATTGATATTTTCTTATGATTTCGCTTACATAATTATCTTCCACTGCCATTCACTCCTTTTAAATTTTTATTATATCTTTTGATAATACTTCGTATTGAGATTCTCCTATCTGTACTATTGTAGCAGAATCTATGGTACTACTTATATTATGACTAATACAGCATATTTGATCTATATCTAGTTTTGCCATAATAGTTACTACTATATTATTAAATTGCTTACGTCTTTCTACATCTAGATTTGCGTCTATTTCATCTAGACACATTATATTATATCCTAGTAGATGTAGTATACAGGCATTTAGTATAAGACTTACAAGACAAGTTTCTCCAGCAGAAAGCATAGAAGCATCTGGTACAAGAGATTCTTCTATAGTACAAGGAATAACTATAACGTTATTATTTATATCTATTTCTATTTGAATAGGAATGTTATTCTCTACTAGTATTTCATTTGTCATATCTTGTAAGAACTTCAGATTATTCTCTAGAAGCATTATAGGTATATTCTTATCTATAATTTCTCTACATCTAGATATAATCTCTTTATCTTCTAAGAACTTATTAAGCTCTTTAGATATACTTTCAAGCTCAGAAAGCTTCAGCTCTAGAGTTATTCTTTCTCTGGTATTATTTTCTATCTTAGCTTCTATCTCTTTTCTTTCAGATAAAAGCTCATTATATCTTGCAGTATGCTCCTTTATTTTAGCTCTAGAAGTATTTATATCATTAGAAAGCTTTATAAGATCGTGTACTCTAAAGTATTTATATTTATCTGGTATATTTATATCAGATACTCTAGATTCTGCTATAGACTTATATTTAGATAAATCAGTCTTAAGAAGTTCTAATTCTTTTTCTACTTCTTCTAAATCAAAGGCTATATTTCTTATACGAGAAACAGTTTCTGATATATTAAAGCCTAATTGAGAAGCTTCTTCTTTAGATCTTATATAGTCATAATATGTGTCTTTAATAGCGTTTATAAAGCTTTGAAGTACATCTGGCGAGTTATTCTTAGATAGAAAGTCATTTATATCCTTAAGTCCATATCTATTTATAACTTCTGGAGTAAATATTATAGTCATATCATTACTCCATACAGAACTTCCTACTACCTTTATATTATCTAGCAATACAGTATCATACTTTATAGTCTTTATAATATCTTTATTACTATCATAAGCTCTTTGATTATTCTTTATGAATTCTCCTGTCTTTATAAACTTACGATAAAGCTCACAAGTATTACAGTTATCAGCATAAGGAACTGTATAGCTCTTACCATCTGATAGATCTAGAGCTCTCTCGAACTTATTTATAAGACTTTGCATCTCTTCTATTTCAGTATTCTTATTCTTTATAAGCTCATTTATATCGGCTACTCTTATAGGCGTAGATAGCTTTTCTACATATCCAAGTATCTTTATAAAATCAGACATAACTTTCTCAGCATTCTGTACTCCAAATAGATCTGGATTTGTTATATACTTGTTAAGCTTATCGAATAGACTCTTAGAAAATTCATTCTTCTTTTTAAGAGCTTCTTCTAATTCTACCTTATTCTTTTGCATAAGCATATTATCATTTATTTCATTTCTTATCCTAGATAAGTCGTCACTTCTCTTAGAAATACTGTCTAACTTAGCTCTTGCCTCATTATAGGCGTTTAAAAGCTCATTATAATCGTTTAGAGACGTTTTAGACAGCGTTTCTATCAATAGACTTATACTAGGTAGGATAGCTTCATCAAGCTGTTCTAGGCCCTCTAGAGAGCTTCTAGTGGCATTTATGTTTGAGTCTATTTCTTGTATCTTTTTCTCAAATATAACCTTATCTGCTCTATACTTATCTATACGTTCTTTTATAGATTCTACAGTTCCATACTCTAGTAATTCTTGTTGTTTCTTCTTTGATATAGTTACTAGAGCTCCTTGTGAAGATGACAGAGTCGCCACATTATATTTCATTTTATTAAGAAGACTCATATCTACAGTAGACTCTAATACATTTCTTCTATTAGTAGGTGTTCCAGTTATACCATTTGCTTTAAATGATATAAAGCCTATGTCAAATATATCTGAGTTAAACTTTAGATATTTATATACTAGATCTTTATATATCTCTACATTTCCAGTAGGATTAAGTTCTTCAGTATTATTATTTACTATTCTATTAAGATAAGACTTACACTTATGAGTATTCTTATGTGGAACGTATTCGTGTATAGTTTCGTATAAGACTCCGTCTACATCATAGACTATTTTCTTATATCCAGGTTTCTCTGGAATTACAGGATAGGCTTTATTATATCTATCAGAGCTTCCATATGGGTGTACAGATGAAAGCAGGAATGATTTCCCACTTCCATTTGCTCCTACTATAGATATAATAGAGTTATCCCACTTCATTTTAAATGTTCCAAGTTTAACATGATTCACAAATTCAAGTGATATTATTCTCATATTCTCCCTCTTTTACGTGTTATATGTTTAGCTAGATCTTTACTAAGTTTTACATAATAACTATTATATACCCACGGTTTGTATAAACTTACGTATGATAATAGCTCTTTAAATTCTTTTAGCACTTTTCTTCTTAAAACAGTACTAGTATTAGAACTGTATACTCTCTTAAGCTTATCTAATGCTCTATCCATTTTACGATGCACTACATCTATCTTATAGAACATAAAAATCAGGTCATCAAAAGCATTTTCACATGGATCACCTTTTATATTTTCTAAAATATCAATTAATTCATCCTTCTCATTCTTTAATATACTCATTTTATATTCCTCCTCTTAAGTTATCTTATCATTCCTCTTTTTCTTGTTATTAGTTTAGATATCTTATTATTATACGCTCTAATATGTTTATAAACATGTGGTAGTTCAGTCTCTTTTATACCCATAATTAAATCACGATATTTAGATATCCACTTACTCTTATGTGTTTGCTTATACATATTTATATGATGATATAGTATGCCAGTGTGCACATATATACTAACCATAGTTACAGGATATTTATAGCTTACTAAAGGTTTTCTACTATAATCACCTGTAAACTCTCTCCATTTATTAAGATACTTAATAAATTTCATTATATCATTGCGATACGCTTCATTATCCATTCCATTCATCTAAATTCCTTCTCCTTTTATTTATCTAACTTTACTTCATATTCATCTCTATAAATGAATCTATCAGCCCAGAACTGTAATATATTTGCATTACCTTGTATTCCAGATGTTTTTGGACTCTTTACAGTATGACTATCTATTATACCATAATTGACTCCAAAATATCTATATCTTTCATGATCTGGAAGAGAGGCTGATTTACCTCCACCTTTACTTGAGTTTGTACCCATTTCAAGTATCTTTTTCTTATAAGCTACCATTCTAAATATATCTATTGGATTGCAGTTATCATTAGTCATCATAATATCACTATTAGATGCCATAGTTTTAAATATTTGCATTCCTCTTGGATGTACAGAGGTTTCTGCCTTGCTTCCTCCTCTATATCCAGATTTACTCATATCTGTAATCTTAAGAAGTTCTGTTCCAAGATGACTATAGAAAGAATAACAAGTTTTTCCATCATATCCCATAATAAGCTTATATAATAGATTAAGTGTTATAGTATTTCTATTAACTGTAAATGGTTGATCTGTCTTTATGCTATTAGTACCATCTACTTCTTCTAAATCCTCATCCATAAGTATATCGTCAACGTCTTCTACATATTCATAATCTATATTATTACGTCTTTCATCTAGAAGCTGTTGCTTTTTCTTCTCAAATCCTTCGTCATCTGGCTTTTGAATATATTTTACTAGAGTAGGTATTTTATTCTTATATTTAGTACGAACTTGGTCTACTTCGAGTAAATAGCACTCATAAGTATTAAGAAGTATCTCACGAGTTTTAGGCGAAAGATCAGACTTAAGCAAGTGTTTCATAAGCTCTTCTGTCTCATAGTCTTCAAAAACCAATAGTGGATTAACAAACTGTTCTTTAAAGAACTTTATATAAAATATTTCTTTATTGTAGTTATTCTTTGTATAAATACCTACAGAGAAGTATGCGTCATATATTTTGAAATTACGCTTACTTCTAGTCTTAAATAAAAACTTTAGTTGTCCGTATATAGTCTTATTATAATAGAAAGTTTCCCCAAGTAGAGGTCTTCTATCTTGTCCGTTTATATTATAATATCCTGTGCGCTCTTGTATAGGTACTATAATGGTAACTGGTTGCTGAGCTAATAATGTTTCGTCGTTTTTAAACTTATCCACATTAAACTCGTTAATAGAAAGCTGAGTTTCAAAGAAGTTTAATACGTTTGGAACAGGAGTCCATCCTGCGAATTCTCCAATAAAGTTTCCATTATCATCTCTCTTAAGCTTTTCTAATGTATTATAAAGCTGTGCTCCTACTTTTGCCGACGGGCTGTTTACTGGTGATATAGCAAACATACAACGATAGATCTTTACATTACTTGGATATAAAGATGCATACACGTCTTCTGTAGGCTTGTATATATCTTCGTCGTTATTAGTAAGAAGGATAGCATTCTGCAATACTGCTTCACTATAAGGTATTTCTTTATATGCTACGAGCACTCCTTCATATATAGATGATGTATAACAGTCTGTAAATACATCATTAAACATTGCTTGCCAGAAGTCTCTGTCTGGCGAATTCAATAACTTCTCATTTAAAAACCCAGTAAATTGGAAGCTATTAAACCATTTTGAGTATAGTTTTTCTACCTCGTCTGTTTTCCTTTTAAACTTAATCATTTCTTAAAATCCTCCTTTTAAATTATATATCATTAAAAACATCATAAGATATATGTTTATCTGTTTTATAAAATAAACAAAGACAGAATGCTTGTTATATAAAATTAGCATTGTTAAACAATAAATAAAAAAAAAATAAAGAGTATATTTCAACTCTTTATTTTAGTATAGATTAGAACCCTGCAATTCTTAATAGGTTGCTTATATGATTTCCTACTACAGCAGCTGCAGCTGATACAGGTTCTTCTTCAGCATTAACATATTTAGAACTTCCATCAACACCATCTTCAAGTTGAGCTATTGTAGAAGTTTCTACTAAAGTATTGATAGCTTCTCCAAATGAAGGCTTACCAAATTTAGAAGCTAGATTAGTACCTATCTTTTTATCAGTAGATTCTTTAGATGATACTGGTGTAACTCCTTTTGGTAAATCTATTGTATTGATAGGTGTTGCTCCTGAAGCCACTGCTTCTACTGCTGAGTCTATAAGTTCGTTCATAACTGGACTATTTGAAGAATATCCTTTTAGGTATTCTAAAGCTGCGTCCTTAATGTCTTTAGGTAGCTTTGCTATAAGTTCTAATGTTTTTTCCTTGTCTTTTCCAAATCCTGCTTTTTCTTTTCTTGTAATAACCATATTATATCACTTCTCCTTTTATTAATTAATCATCGTATCTTGGATCATAATCTTCTTCTACACAACCATCGTCTACACATATTCCCATTTCATTCATAATAGCATCAATACAACTTTGTAAATGAGCTATCTGATTTTCAATCCTGTTCAGAGATATCTCTAAATTTGTAATCCTACTATCCATATAACCTCCTTTATAATCCAAATTTAGTTACTAATATTTTACATAAATCTTTATAAACTATAAATAAATCCCAATCACCTACATACTTATCATACTTTCCATTTATTGTATTTTTAGCTCTTGTTATTGGATCTTTATCATAATCTTTTCCAGAAAGCATTTTAAGCGTTTTATCGACAGCACGCATCTTACGTAATTCGATCATCACTTGATCTTGTGTCTTTTGCAGGTTATTCATGTCATTATTCATGTCATTATTCACCCCATTATTAAATACTTTGTCTCCTATTGATCTTAATAAGTCAAACATATTATTTACCTCCATATATTTTAGCTACATCATCAAATAGTTCATGTGCATACTTAACCACTTTTTCATTACCAAATGTATAATCATATTTATACATTTCAATTACTACATCTATATACTCGTGTCCTGATGGTAAGTGAAATCCCATCTTCCATATATATGTAATAATTATATGAGATTTTGGCAATCCTATGTATCTATTGTATAATTGAACTAATATAGTTTCTACAGCTTCTATACTATTATAAAGATCGCTGTCTTTATCTAGATCTTTACATAATAATACAAGTAGACTAGCACATGCATTATGAATACACACTAACTCGTATAAAGAATAATCACTTATAAGTTTAGTCTTATCTACTTTATCCAATAGATCATAACATTCTTCTTCAGACATATTACTTATCTTAAGTGCTTCAAATTCTCTCTTAAGTGCAAATATATCTGCAGTATTCGGTATTGACTTCATTAACCAATTTTCATACGAATGTCTGCATACAACATACAAATCAAACATACTTTTAATCTCTTTTGGATTATTCACATCCTCTACTACCATTTTAAACTCTTTCATTTTATTCCTCCTGGTATTTTCGTTATAAAAAAGTTACCCCACAATAGAAACCGATTTTACTCTGTCTCTAAAGTGGGGAGTTGTCAACCTACTCTATTTAATATTATCGTGTTTAACAGATCTTACAACTTCACCAGAAAGTTGTGTATTACCTACGTATTGTAATGATCCATTAGGACTTACTTCTATTCCTCTATGAACTACATCTATACCTGATGTAGAAGTGAATAGATTAAATCCAAATGGCTTGTACATAGTATTAGTTCTGTAAGTCCAACTTGGAAGTAGCATAGTTAAATTATATGCATTATTTCCTGGATAAGTTCTTACGAATTCTTCCATAGCAGTTATATAGTCTTCAAATGCTTTATCAATAGCAGAAGCTATTATATCAAGCGGATCTTTACCACTTATAGCCAATATATTAGAACCTGGATGCATTATACTATAGTTGCTGCTAAATCTAGTCTTTAATGTCTCATTTTCTATTTCCATAACTTTTACTCCTGGAGTATTTCTATACTCATTTATAACAGCATGAACTTCATCATAAGTTCCTGTTACAAGTTGTGGAATAGTAGTAATTAAGTTAAGATCCTTAATTACGATACAAGTGAAACAGTAGTCTCCATGTTGTTTTACTGGAGTATAAACTATTAGTCTCTTTTGGTTCCAGCTATCAACATCGTTCATTCTTGCATATTCTGCAAGCCCTCTATATAGGCAAATTACTAATTCTAAATCATTCATTCTTAAATACCTCCTCTTAAAAATGTTTTAAAGTCTTCATGAAGTTCTAGTATATTGAACTTATTAATGATATCAGAGAATTTCTTTGCTTTAGTATCTGATATCATATCAGTAACTATTTTATTGAACTTTCCAGAATTATTTACATTCTTAATTCCTTCTTTATTCATATAGTTAACTACAGCTCTAAAGAAATCATAAAGATGATTTTCTTTTCCAGCAGCATATCTAGATTTTTGTGTAGTTGCTACTGGTGCTACTTCTGGAGTATCTTTAGCTATGATTTCATCTATAACTTTATCAAAAGTCACATAGTCTTTAGCCAATAAATCTTTAAGTCCAGCATTGATCTTTTCAGCAAATACTTTAGTTACTGGATGCATATCTTTATCAACAGAAAGCTTTCTGTTTTGCACTAAAGATTTTAAATGATTTATAGCTGCATCTGTAGATGATGAATCTGGTAATAGATTTAGTATATCAGTAAATATACTAGCTAATTTAGCAGTTGTAACTGTATTTGCAGATTTTGCAAAGTTACTATTAATAGAAATTCCCATTAGTGATGGAGCTTCTACTGGATTATTATATCCATAGTTTGTTGTAGTTACTAGTGGTTGAACTACTGGTTGATTATATGATGGAGTAGTAACTGTATTATAACCACTTACAACTCCTCCTGCGTTATTACTTCTTGATTGAAATTTCATATCTATATTCCTCCTTATATTCCTTTAAGTGCATTAAATAACATTGCTACCTCTTGATCTGGCATTTGGATGTATCTTTCCATAACTTGTCTAAAGAAGATCAAGTTGTTTGCTTCTACTAATTCTGCATACATATCAAGTCTATTAGTTTGTAATGTAAGAGCTCTTAGATATAACATTGATACTAAGTGTCTTATTATTACATTATCAAAAGTTTGTGGAGCTCTTGATAATATAAAGTTCATCATTTCTTGATAGAATTGACTATATGCTTTAAATCCACCTTGCATTACTACAGGCATATCAAGTAATTCAGGTATAGCAGATATAATAATACTAGAGCTTCTAGTCATATAGTTATTCCAAATAGCTATCATATCTGATTCATGAGTTACATTAATAGCTCCTCTAGTAGCATTATAAATGTCATTCTTAAGTTCCACTATACTATTAACGTTTAGTGGATTAAGTGGAAGCCAGCTAAATCCATGTATCAAGTTCATAATATTTACTTCAGGCATATGTTCTCTAAAGTATTTATTAAACACATTTTGATCTGCTACTTCAGTAGGAATAGCTATAGATACAGTTACTTCTGATCCTATAGCTAAATCACAATTTGGATTAGTACATCCATATTGACCACCAATATCCATCAATGTATCAGAAGACACATTTTTACCAAGTATAAATGGAACATATACTAGGCTATGTTGATGACAATGTGGACATTCTGGATAATCCAATTGACCATAGTTATTAGTAAATACTGGTATTACAGATCCCATATCAAATAATATCAAGCTATCTGCGTTTGTATTAAATCCGTAGTTTCTTGGTTCTCTAGTGATAGATACGTCTGAAGCTACGAAATACTTTGATAATATAGATATTATTCTGTTGTATTGAGACGCGTAGATTTCATTGTTATTTACATAGATAGGGAATATGTCAGCAGAAGATTTGTCTCCTCTAACTTGTCTTTCTCTATTATAGAAATCTCTGAACTTAGCATCATCTTCATAGTGTTTTCCAAGTTCTTGTCTTATAACAAATGGATCTCCATCTTCTACTTCAGCCAATGCAAAAAGTGTAAGATCTGTTCTGTTGATAAGACCTTTTTCTGAAAGTTCTTTAAGTTTTTCACTGCAAGCAACTTCGTTTATGTTGTCTTGTATACCATTTAGATCGCATGCAATTTTATACACGTATCTTCCAGTCGGTTCCATGACAACTAATCTCTTTTGACCTCCGTATACAGAAAGTCCTTGCTGAGTCAAGAAGTTTGCTAACTTCTCTCTTGTTTGATAATTGATCATTGTGCTAAGCTCAGCTTCAAAGCACTTTAACATTTTCTTAATGTTCATTCTAATTCCTCCTTAAGTTAATTAATATTTTATAATAGTGTAAACTATCCAAAGATATATGGTTATCGTTTTACTAAAATAATTGATAACCATATAAGATTCGATAGTCTACATTATACTAATAACTGCATTATCCTTTGACGCATGTACGTTTAGATAAGCATCAGCTGGTAATGTAAGTACCATATCAATATTATTTTCTGGTAAACCAAATGAAGTTCTTACTTTTGTACGAGTAGCATTTATAACATTAGCATGATAATATAATAATGCTTTTGCTACTGCTGGTGCAAAGTTAAGTCTTCCCATATGATCATAATAATCATATAATAAGTTTACATCTATTCTAGAATTAATGATATTAAGTAATTTCTCTGCAGTCATATTAGGTAATAATCCTGTAATGAAATTAGTCATTTCTTCTGTAGAATAGTTTGCATTGAATATTATAGAAGCATCATCATTCATTATATATTCAGTTGCAAATTTGTAAAGAGCATCGCTCATTAATACACTTGATGTGATTTCTGGTATGAATCTCTTTACAGAATTTAAGAATTGTTGCTTTGATATTCTAGTCCCAATATCGAATTCAGGTATCCAGAATTCTTTAAAGTTACTCATATATATATCCCCAGCATGTGTAGTTACATTCAATATTCCGCTTATACAATAAGTCAGACCTGATTGTACCCACATACTATACATCTTTTCAATGTTATCCACATAGATATTCATATCTGGATATAGAGATACGATATTATTAAGTAGTTCTTCTAAACCAGCTCTATATTCTTCTAGACTTAAAGAAGCATCTATTTTACCTGGCATAGGAACCATGTGTCCTAACTGTACTAACTGAGCATTTCTATTGTATACTTCTATAAAGCACGGATGTATTCTATCTTGCTCTACAGGAACAGTAATTACCCCATTGCTAACAACAGGGTAATACTCAGTTATTCTAAAACTATTTCCTACTACATTAACATTATGTAGTTCTGTAATGCTTATATACATATTAATCCTCCTCTATCTTTACTTTATTAAGAATAGATTATTCTTCCTTTAGCTTGACCACCTTGGTTTTTAGCTGGAATAGTTGCTGCTTGCATTAATCTAGCTTGTTCTGGTGTAAGTCCTCTATATGGATCATTTTGCATTTGAGGAGTTAACCAAGAAGCTAATTGTGGATTAACACTTTGTGCTTGCATAGCATATGGATTTTGAGTTAATCCTTGAGTATAATTATACCCACCAGTTGTAACACCATATCCATTTGGAACTAAACCATTATTTTGAGGCCCTCCATTTACTATTGGTGCAACAGATGTATTAAAAGCATTTATATTTGTTGGTTGTCCATTGTATATAGGTGCTTGCATACCGTAGTTAGGTGTTCCATTGTATATAGGTTGTGCTGGTTGTTGCACTGGCATAGTTACAGGTTGATTTACATTAAATCCGTTATAACCTTGGTTCATATTGTATCCGTTATTTACAGCAGGCATCATTGGATTATAAGCATTAGGATTAGCAAATCCATTATTAAATCCAGGTTGAACATTATTCATTACTGGAGCTTGATATCCATTATACATTCCATTATTACCGAAGTTATTTATAGCTGGTACTTGAGTATTATATCCATTATTAATCATAGGTTGTACTTGATTATTAGCAGTATACATACTGATACCATTATTACCAAAGTTGTTTATAGCAGGTGTAGCCATTGTATTATAATTATTATAACCATTACTAAATCCATTATTTACAGCAGGTGTAGCTTGTAATTTTGCACTCATAGCTGCTACTTGAGCTTGTAAAGCTTGAATTTGTTGTTGCATCATAGCTATTTGAGCTTGTAAAGCTTGAATTACAGCATTGCTATTATTATTTACATTATTCATCATATTATTTCCACCCATATTATTAAATCCTTGTCCATTCATTTGAGCTGAATATACATTAGCCATTTGTGCAGCTGGTGACATATTGTTAACTGGTTGATTTGTTATACCATTACTCATTGCTGTTGGTATTCCAGCCATAGCCATACCTGCAGATGTCATTCCATTATTAATTCCTTGTGCTCCGATTCCAAATCCTTCCATTCCTTGTAAAGTTTTTCCCATTTCAATTCCTCCTAAGTTATTATTATTAATTAAACTATTATTACTTACCAATTCAGCTCTCCACACATTATCGTGCTCAGAAGATACTTTGTATCTTACATGTGCTGGAAAGCCGTTCCACATTCCAAAGTCAATTCTATCAGACGTTCCGTACACAGAAGGTTGCATAAATCCTCCTCTAGATTTTATACTATCTTCTATTTCTTTTCTACGCATTGAATATATTTCTTGTATCAAAGGTATAAATCTACCTTGTACTATGTAAACTCTTCCATCTGCGTATTTTACAGCTATTTCATTAGAGTTTATATAATAGAACTCTTCTGTACAAGCAAAGTTTGGAAGTCCACATAAATGTCCACTACCAATACTTATATCTCTGTCTATCATAGGATCGTTATACACTGCTACTGGTGGAGTTGATGGAACTCCTACTAATCCAGTTGTAGAGAAGTTATTTGAATATTGCGGCATCCCTACTACTGATGGAATTCCACTTCTATCTCCAGCTAAAAGCTTTTTATATCCACTATCATCTGCTTTTGGAAACAGATTCGTACCAGGTGTTCCGTCTCTATGTACTACAGATGGCTTTACTTTGCTTTGTGTAGCTTGAAACGTAACTGTATTTGTACTTGCGTCTCCCCAAACAGAACCAGAAGCTTGTAAAAATGCTCCAGACTGATCAGGGTTTATTCCCACGTTTTGCTTCAATCCTGCCGTAGCTTCTATTGCAGCAGCATTGTTTTCTAATCTAACCATTTCTATTCCTCCTAAATTATTATCTCTTACTATTTGATCCTCAAGAAACATTATATCTTTGTGTCCCATCGGATCTACCTTATCTCCATGTTTCGCATTTATCCTATCTAACATATTCACAACTATTTCTTGGCCAGAGACATGATCTGAATATTTGTATAAAGGATGTGCAGTAAAGTACTCTATTGCCATAGATAGTGCTGTGGCAGTATAGATATACTCTGTCATATTAGGATTAATAAATCCTACATAAGCTAAGTCAATAAGTGTTTTGTATACATACTCAGTTATATTGATCTTAGTTTCTCTACTATTAATTATCTTATCTAGATAGAACACTACATCTTTTGCAGTCCTTACACCAGGTATAAGAGTTTCATCAATAGCCTCAAGTATTTCATATAATTCATTTATAAGAAGCTCTGATGTTGCTGGTGCAAAACCTGTATGGTTTATATGTAAGTCTTCAAATTCTATATTAGCTGATTTGAATATTACAGATAACATAGACATTTCTTCAGGTGATAATGTTTTTGAAAACTCTATTAGCTTTGGATGGAGTGTGTCGACAGCCATGCTTAATGAGTTCAAAATATATGTATAATTTTCGTCACGAATTTTCTTTAACTCGGATATCTTTATACTTTCATTATCTTTTCTTTCTACAAGTCCATCTTCATCTGTATACCCATCTGCTAACATATCTCTTTTATAAAGACCATTACCAATATTTCTATGATACCATCTTGCATGCTTCGGTACATAGAATAATGCCTTAAGCTGTTCATCAGTAAGATGTGTGAATGATTCATCGTCATTCGATATTCTTCTAAACATTTCTTCTATTCTTTCTTTAGCTACTGGAGTAATCGTATTATCTGCTTGTACTCTAGCAGCTGCTTTAAGAACATAATCATAATCTTTATCGATAGTGTGTCCATCTACACCAAATCTATCCGACTTTATCTCTGCGAATTCATTTAGAGTTTGCTTCATGTATGACTCACGCGCGCTTGGAGTCAACTCAATCGTCTCTTCTCTAGGTTCAAGATCCTTTATAACATTATCCTCGTCAGGCATAGTTAGTTCAGGTTCTTCATTAGTAAATCCCCAGTCTTTAAGCGGATGATCATTTGGTTTCGGAACAAACACACCATCGTCTACTTCTAATAAATCATTAAGCTTTCCACTTTGGAATAGCCTTGCATGATTTTCAATTACTTCTGCTTCCCAGAGTTCTCTATCGACGTCAGACATCAATCCATACATTTCAAGTTTCTCTAGATACTTTCCATATACTTTACGAGCATCGCTCATCGTTGCTCCATATGTAGCAGTTTCATAGTTTTGATCTTCACGATACAGACAGTCCTCAACTTCCATCATACGTCCAGAAGCTATTGCATAACTCAGAAACTCGTCAAGTGTCTCTGGATCAAGTTCTGTAATCTTCTTTCCATATGGAACTTCTATATCTTCTAGTACAGCACCCACTTTCTCAGGATCTATAAATATCTCAGGATGCTTTGACTTTTCTTCATTAGCCAAAAACAACATAAGATTATCAATGGCTTCATTATACATATCCTGTCTTTCAAGGAGCTTATCCATATCTTCATCTGTAAGATTCTTCATCTTAGCAAACTCGTCATCTATTTCTTTTGTATCTCCTTTATTCTTTAAGAATATGTTTGTACACCATTGCTTAAAATCCTCGTCAGTGTATTCGAAAATAGGTCCAGTACCTTTTACAGTACCAGACGCTACTTCTTTAGTCTTTACTTCAACTTTATCCACTTTAGGATTTTTCTTTTTAGCCATCATTCCCTCCTACAGTTTTAAATTATATAATATATCAGCAAACATCATTAGAGATTCAGGATTAGCTATTCCGTAGAATTGTGGTTCCATAGCTTGTAAATAATTTGCTACGTCTCTAACAGTTACGCTGTTAGTTGTATTACCTGTTGTAGATTTTGTATATTGTAATACATCTTGCAATCTTACAGGTTTTCTATTTACTAGACTAGTCTTGATATAGTGATCTAGTATCTTTCCTAGGTTTCCATTAGATGGATTTCTAGTACATAGAACAGTTCTTACTATTTCTCCAAACTTAATATCTTCAGACATACTAGTTAATATATCAGGAATTATACTAAAGTATACTTGTATTCCTATTCCAGATAAATAAGTACCAGCATTTTGTCCTTGTACAGTTAATAAGATGTATGCTATTAATACTGTTACCATATGTGGATATAGATTAGATTGAGCATTTACTGCTATAGTTAGAGCTTCATCTACATTCAGAGTATATGCTAAGTTTGGATCTATTAATCCTCCACTTACTATAGCATGTATATTATTCAATACAGGCTCAGGTAAGTTGCTTCCAATTGTAACTAAATTATTATATAAGTTTACACCTTGTGGAGAATTATTTAAATATTGTGCTACTGAGTTAACATCATTTACATAACGTTGAACCATTTGTTGAAGACTCAATGTCATGTTTTGATCAACGACTGGAGCCATCATATCAACTGCTCCTATGTTCACACTTCTTCCAGGTTGCACTGAATTCATTGCTACTTGTGGAACTATTTGTAGCGAAGCATTTACCATATTATTTACAGCAGATGCTAGTGCAAAATATGATTCTGATATATTGCATAATTTTAAAGCTAGCTTATACGCATTCATATTACCACTCGCTTTAAGTATATTCAGCATATCAAATAATCCGTTATTAAGCATCCCTGCTATAGTATCTTTTTCTGCAGAAACCATAGCTATTGGAGCCATTCTAGAAAGCAAACTCAATACTGTTTTAGGATCATTATTAGTATTGAACGAGTTTATATCGCTTTCGCAATAAGTTCCAGCATCGTTTCTAGGAAAAGCTGCTACATAATTACTTCTAATAAGATTTCTTATAAGAGCAGTAGTATCATCAGTTACAGTATAGTTAAATACTTCATTAACTAAATCGTCTAATACATTTGCAGAGTTTCCTATATTTTCAGCACCTATCATTTTATAAGGTCTAATACTTATAGGCTTTCCTAGATCACTTACCATATTATATGAATAGTCATACATATTGGCAAAGTTTGCTGGGTTATAAAATTTACCTACGAATTCAGAAAACGGAGTAGTTCTACTTCCATATAATCCGTCTCCTAATGGTAAAACATTCTTTAAATAATTAGAGATATTATCTCTAAAATCTGTGATTTGTGCTTGATTGGCATTCATCATTCTAAATTCCTCCTTTAAGTTATTTATTTTAAAAATTAGTTTTAATACACTTAAATATATATATTTATCATTTTTGTAAATAATCTCTACATATTTCTTAATTCATCTTCCATTTTCTTATTCTCAAACTCTTCGTCTATTATACATTCATCTAGAGTTATATTATTTTCTAAGTTAAATGGCTCATAGCTCATAGTGCTATCGTCAGATAAATAGAACATTCTTATACTACGTCCATAATCATCCTCAGCTATTCTAAACTTATTAAGTGGCATTACTACGTGTATTTCACTACTATTAGGTATAAGAGGCCTTACAGGACCTGCATTACGAAGTCCTTTTGTATAATGAACGTACATAGTTTCATTCTCTATATCACGTGGAGATAATATGTATCTTGAAATACCATCTCTGTCTTTCTTAACTCCCATAGACATAAAGTTTTGATATGTAATTTGATTAGTTTCTTCATTACGCTCTTCTATAGAAGTCTTATGACAGAATATCATAAGCTCCAATTCTGTAGAAAGTAGCTTTGATCCTGCTAAAAGACCTGCTCCAAAGTTTAGAACTGGATCGACTTGTCTACTATATTTATTACATTCCCCTATAAGATTTCCTACTTCTCCAGAAAGCTGAGCTGCTGTTATTACTGGAATATTCTTATGTACGGCCATATCTCTACACTCTTTTACTTTCTGTCTAAGTAGAGCTGCACCTTCTCCTCCTGTACTTCCAAGTTGCTGATGCTTTACACTATAAACGTCTAGTCTATCTACATAGTCTATAAGTACTATTATAGGTTGGAATCCTATGTTTACACAGTTATTATACTCGTCTTCTACTTCATTAATAGTAGTATGATAATCTCCTGTAAGTCTTTCTATATATACTACTGGTATTCTAAGTCCACTCTTTTTATTAGTCTCAAGTACAAGTCTTTCTATATCTTCATCAGTCATCTTTTTCATTTCTTCTTCATTTATAGAAACTCCACACCATTGTAAATGTCTTACCATAAGCTGTTTTCTTGTAAGCTCCAGACTTATATAAAGTATACATGGCTTATATTCATTATTTATCATAGTACATTCATTAGACTTACTTACGTATAAGGCTATATTCTGTAATATCATAGACTTACCAGAACCAGTATAAGCTCCAAATAGTATACACGTTTTTCCTGTAAATCCTCCACCTGAAAGCATATCTATAGCTGGGATAGTCTTTATTCTATTAGTTACAGCCTGTCTCATATCTACTAATACAGGTGCAAGCGTACCGTGTGTAGTATCGTCGTCCGGATCCATTATCATTATATTAGAAGACGCAGAGCCTATTTTAATCATATTGACTTTCTTATAAAGCTCATCAGTAGTATTCATAAACTGTCTAAGAGCCTCTACTCTTTTCTTACTACTATTAGCATATTCTATAGTAGATAAGCTCTCAGTCAACACATCTACAGTATCTTCTACCTTAGACTTTATACTTATAGCATTTACAGTATCAAGTAGATCATTTCTATAACGCTTACTATAAGAAGCATGATCGTCTATACTTACTTTTATCTCATCAGAAAACTCTGTCTGAGTTACTATATAAAGAGCTTCTTTCTCTTCACATACTCCTTCATCTAATATAGTAGTAAGAAGTTCTTGTAAGAGCTTTACGTCTTTATCTTGCTTATATTCTTCATTCATATTATTAATACAACGATTAGAAGCAGATATAAATGCTCTATCTTTAATATCCTGAAGTATACAGTTTATTATATTTATAATTAATTCTTTTCTCATTCAATATCACTTCCTATTATTTCATCTATAATATGTTGTGGAATTTCTTTACCATATCTTTCCTTATAGATATCTGTAAGTATATGAAGTGCGTCTTGAGACTTTAATACAGTTTTAGTCATAGTATAACTTCTATCTTCTGTATTCTTTACACTAGTTTTCTTTATATATTTTGCTGGTATAGTAGTTCTCCATATATTGTATTTATACTTTGTACTCTCACTATTATCCAGAGATACATTAAATATAACATTATCATACGAGTCTCTTCTACTATTTGCCAATATTACGTCTATAGTACTATTAACGAAGTCTAGATTTATATATTCGTGCTTTATTACAAATGGATTTTCTATATACTCATACTTATAATCATATTCATATAGAGTTATAAGCTTCAGTCCATAGCCTTTATTCTCAGCACTATGTCCTCTTTCGTTTATTATACGATTAGTATAATATATATTTTTAAACGAAAGATCACTATGTACATGTCCTCCGACTACACAATATCTAGCCTTGTCCATAAAGTCTTTACTATTTACTACTATAGAACGTCCCATATTAAACTTACTATCTATTTGATTTAAAGCAGGTATAGCAAAATCCATCATACCGTGGAATATTACTACGTCTGATTTATGAAACTTATCTAGATCTGCTTTAAATAATTCATATTTACTATAATATAGTTCTGGAACTAAAAGCATACTTATACCCTGTATATTAGCATTCTGCATTTCGTCTACATATACAAAGTTATTCAGTATCTTAGAAACATTCTCCATAACCTTTCCATCATGACTTGGAGTTCCTCTAAGTACTATAAATAAAGTATTCTTCTCTTTACAGAACTTTGCTATATCATCTATAAAGCTTACTAATTGAGCAAATTCCGATGTCTCTGCACGCAGGTTTGCATCGTCTACAGTATCTCCTGCTATACAGAATATATTCGGCCTGTGCTTTTCAATAGTAGCCTTTATATAATCTTTTATTTTAGGAATTAAACATTCCTCTATTCTTTCAAAATGTAAATCTGATGTTATTAATATCTTACGCATAAAAATCTCCTTTATAAAACATTTTAAACGTGGTAGAATATATAGTTATTAGTTAAACAATTATGTTTAGGACAAAACAATGGCATGTTAAAATTCAACAAAGGGGAGACGTGATACAATGGCGCGTAAAGAGTCAAAATTAGAATCTTTTAAGATCACCTTAGAACTATCAGCTCATATGTTCTACACTGTTTTTACTATGTTATTTGAATTAATTTTCAATATATTCAACAGCATCCTTACTGGTGTTATGCGTCATAGCGATAAACTTAAGTCAGTTATACCAGATCAAACTTTAGACTGGTTTAAGAAAGTCAATAAGGAAGCTGAAGAAAGAGAGGCTAGCTTCAAAGCAGCCAAAGATATAGTTGAAGATAGCTTTAAGAATATTAAAACTACTAACAACAATATACAGGATACTGTTAAAGAAAATGCACCAGAACCTGAGATAAATGTTAAAAATGTAGAAATAAAGACAGAGACTCATAAAACAGAAACTAAAGACGGAACTAACGGAGTAAATAACTATATAGATACTATAATAAATATTACTATAGGAGACGTTAATATAAAGAGTATAGAGAATATGAATAGCTTAATCAATGCTCTTAAGACTGCGAGTAAGAAAGTAAGCGAACTTGATTATACAAATATGACTTTGGAAGAAGTAAATGAAATCAAAGAGAAAGTAAATCAATATATAAGTCAAGTTCAAAAAGGAGAAGACGATGTTCAAACTAAATAAACTAAAAGCTTCTGTAGATAAAGATAATTCTGTAGTCATATACACATATGATGGATCTGTACCAGATAAGCGAATCATTAATATATGGGATAATATAGTAAATCAATATAAGAGCTATAATAAACTTAATCTTGACGACTGCTTGGATATGCTTAATATATTTTATAACGAAGTTCTATCTTTTAGGAAGACTATAGACAGGAATTTGGATGTTGACAAGCTGTTTACAAAATGCAACTTTAAGATATATCATATAAAGCACGCTGAAGGTAAGGTTATAAAAAGAGTAGCCATTCTTTCTACAAGAGTAAATGAAAAGATAGGAAGAGATATAATAAGATCTATTGTAAGATTTGAATATGTAGATGATAGTGATGCTCTGATAAAGAGTGATGAGATAGTTAAACTAAGTAAAAATAAAGAGTCTGTTTTAGACGAACAATCACAAAAATGATGGGAGTAGAAATACTCCCAAATGCATTTATTTACGAGAATTTTTAGTAAACCGATAAATATATATATTTATGTGTATTAATGGTTAATACGTTTGTATATTTTATATTTTATTTTTGATTATCCAATGAGGAGGATGATATTTATGTTGAATGAAAAAATGTTTGATTTATGTGGTGGACTTTTTGAAGATTTAGGTGCTGGAGGAGGAAGAACAGAACACTATGTTATTAAGTTTGAAAACGGATATGCACTTAGTATAGTTGCTGGATCATGGTTGTATTCTGATGACGGAACATACGAAGTAGCTGTTCTTAAAAAGGACGATGAAGGAAGGTATAGTGTGAATTATGAACCTGAATTTGTTGAAGGGGATGTACTAGGTTATCAAACAACAGAAGATATTCAAAAGTGTATAAGAGAACTTAGTGTGTTCAGTGAAGTCATTTCTTAATTTCCTTTACATATAAAAAGAAAGAATGTTATAGATATTGTGCGTCTATAATGTTCTTTTTTTTTAGTGTAAAATTAGTTATATATCTATGATATATAGAATGAATAATAAAATAAGAAAGGAGGTGTTCTATATGGCTTTTGATCCTAGTAGCTACAAAAAGTCTCTTAGTGATAGAGATAGATATATCTCTAAGTACGGTGAGACACTAGGAAATGTTTTAGGAGATTTCATTGAAACTAGAAATAAGAAAGAGATAAAACTTCCTAAAACATCTAGAGAACTTAAGATAGACGAACTAAGTTCTCTAGTTCAAAGAGAAGTTAGAAAGTATAAAGATGGTTCCAGAGATCTTTATACTGCTGTTAATAATATAAAAATTATGACAGCAGAACTAGCTTCTCTATAGTAGGGCGCCGAAGAGCTCTACTTTTTTTTTGTAAATGGCGTAATAAAATGGGTTGGGGGAATCTAATCCCCCGTATAATAATCTTAACATAACAAAAAAGTTTACATCTTTACTTGTTATGAATATGTTAGTATTATTTGATCTATAGCAGCCTTTTGTCTTATTTGCTCAAGTAGGTTTGTTCTGTCTCCTTCAGCATTAGCAAAGTTATCTAGCTGTAAATCTACACTTCCACTTCCAAGCTCTATCTTCAAGTTCTTCAAATCATTATTATATAAGTTTACCATTATATCATATTTACACAACTGTTCGAACCATTGCTCAAGACCTATAGTAATAGTACTCAAGTTTTTAGGATGCGTACACTCTATTACTACCTTATAGTATCCTCCATACATCGGAGTATTATATTGACCCATATTCTTCATTACTAAAGAAGCAGGAGGTCTAAAGCTTATTTGAGGCTTTTCTATATTTTGCTTAGTTATAGACTTAGCAGTCCACGATGGCAAGTCATTCTTTATACTTGTACTCCATCCATTCATAAGTCCATATCTACGCGTATCTTGTAAGAAAGCTCTTTTAATCTCTACGCCAAGCTCTCTAAATCTATCCATAATTAAGTCTGGTATTCTGTAAGCAACGTCATTATAAGAGTATACGCCTCCCATAACTTGCTTACTCCAGAACGTTACTATACTATCGACATTCAGTACTATATGGAAACCAGACACTCTATTAAACGTCTTAAGACTATTATTAATAATACTATCACGTATAATAGTATCGTTATAAGAAGCTCCTAGTATTCCATTTAGACCTACATCTTTTTTTATCTTATCTATAAGTACATTTATATTCATATAGAGAAATACACCTCCCTAGAATTCTTTAAATATACTAAGTTTTGTCAAGTTCATAGCATCTTCAAAAGATACTTCTTTCTTTTCTTTAATAGGATTTCTTACTGCTATTACAGACGGATTAGACGGATCTATAAGTACAGTAGATTCATTTCCTATAAACTTATTAAGTATAGAACCAGAAGATTCTGTTCCGAACATTCCAGCAGTACGTTGTACAAGCTCTAGATTAATAACTTTCATATTAACAGTATCGTATACTTGTACTTGTCCTCCAGTAAAAGCTGATCCCCAGTTCGCAGGGTTAGCTACATAGTCTATTCCTATAACTTCTATTTCTCTAGCCACTATAGGAGACTGGCTGTTATCGAAGTTTCCTACAGTACGTATAGAGAATGCAGGTGCTATTCCAGCAAGCATTTCTAATGCTATAGTAGGGTTTACTGTAGAAGTCTTTATAGTAAAGTATGTTTTGTCATTTGCTTGTCTATAGGCTATTATTCTATGAGTTACATTCTCTTTTGGAGTTTTATGTAATCTTTGCATAGTAGCTTGGAAAGCTCCTTCTGGATCTTTATTATCAATTATTAGATCTGGGTGTTCTGCCTCCAATATATGTTAATAACTAGTCGCTACTCTAGTTACAGAAGTATTTCAACTTCAGTCTCTAGCTTTCACTAGACGATCATCTTATATGATGAAAGGATACTAATACAGAACATTATTAATATCGTTCAGACTAAATCAATCCCTATTTAGGGCGTGTGCTTTTCTTCCTCGCTCGAGGCTTTACTCTCATTAAGAGATAGTCGTTGATCTACATACGTAGAGCTGATTATCCATTGTTTGCGAATACTTAGGATTTAACCTTATATTCATCCTATCACTTGTTTCTGCTTTCGCTACCTTATAGGCTGATAGGCTCTTAGGAACTTCCAGCTTTTAACACACTTTCGATCTCACATTACTGTAAGAAAGGGCAATCCTTACCAGGTACACCAGAAAGTCTCAATTGATTTTGGAAACCATAGTTAGCCATTCCTCTTAAGAATACATCAGCTGGATATAGCTTATTATTACTTGTAGGCTTACTATGATCTATTGCTTCTATTTCAAATACTAAGTATGACTCTCCATTTCTAATACTTCTTACTAGATCAGGAGTCAAACCTTTAAGCATATATTCTATTGCAGTACTATGGTTAGTTCCAGTATATCCTTCAGATTCTATACCTACACCACTACCTATTCTATCTGCTTTTACGCTTAGTATCTTTTGTCCCATAGGAGCTATACGATCTTCTATTATGATTTTTTCATCGTATTTCATATTTCCTCCTTTATAAAAAATTCAAACAAAAAAAGATTGGAGAACTCCAGTGTTAGTGAAGTCCTCCGTTCTTTTTATATTATATCTTATGGTATAAGTGATGTATTATATCCATATACTGCAAAGTCTCCTGCAGCTCCTCTTAATGTATTGAAGTTGAATGTACAATCCATACATAATCCAGGAACGTTTGGATGTTTAGGGTTTCTTTGAGCATTGTCGTTAGTAACTCTGATAGGAGTTTCAGTACCTAATATAGTTTGAATATTAGCTTCTGCGAAGTAAGGTATGATATGGAAATCATATTTGATTTGGTCTGGAGATAATGGGTTTCCAGTACTATCAACAGTCTTAGCTTCTAATCCACCTTTATCAGTTCCTACTACGATAGCTGATATAGGAGCTTTTACATCGTCTCCTATAGTTAAGATATTTACAGTAGATTCTTGATTTACTCCTAAGAATTTATCATCAGAAGCTTCTGTAACTTCTCCTACTACAGTAGTCATTTTACCAGCAAATACACCTAAGTGGTAAGATGAAGCAAACATGTTGATTTGAGCATCTTTTTGAGATTGAGAAGCTATTCTGTATTTTTGGCTTAATGCATAGAATGCAGGTCCAAGCTGTACGTTCATAGTTTCAATCTTTCTTACAGATGTAGCTATTTGTAAGTCAACTGTTTGAGTTGCATAAAGAGTTTTCTTTTTAGCAAGTTCATCAGCACCAGTATATTCTTCAATAACTGATTTTTTCATTTTCTTGTATCCTTCGAAGAATACTATTTCTTTTCTTTGTCCAATGAATTCAGTAGCCATGTTCATAATTCTTGCGAAGTATGATCCTCCTAATCTTTCATCTAAGACTTCAAGTTGATCATTTAATACAGGGATCCATTCTTTGATTTCTGGACCAGCATTTAAATATCCTCTTTCTTCTTTTAAGATGTATTCAGGAGTAGATTTCCACATGTTGAATGGATCTAAGATTTTGAATTCGATATTAATAGCATCTACATCATGAGCTGCTGCTGAACCATGTGCTTTGTCACATGCTACCATTATAGTTTGATCTTGTCCATTGAATTGAACAGTTAAGTAGTATGTTTCAGTAGGTTTATTTTTATCTGGAGTTACTAATAATACTTTACCTTTGTAGTCTTGTTCGTTATTAGTTTCAGATAACATTAATCCAGCATTTACATCATATACAGGACCTAATTTTTGTCCATTGATTTCTAAGCTTTCTACATAGAAATCTGATCTTACTAATTCATCAGCTGTAATAGCAGATACGTTTGGAGCAACAGATGTAGCTTGAGATTCAAGTATTCCGTTTGTTCCTGGAGCAAATACTAAGTCGCTTCTTAATTTGATAAGTTGTCTGAAGTTTGCTTTCTTTATAGAGATCTTTTTAGTTAATGTTTTAAATAACTTAGAGATTCCTTCTAATTTAGATCCAGCTTTATCTTGAGATCTAGGATCTATGAAAGCAAGTACATCTTCTCTTCTAAATTCATGTTTGATTGTATGATCATCAGGATCTACTACTTGGTACATAGGAATTTGAGTATGTACTGGAATAGATGTAAATTTATTGTAAAGTTGTTTTATTTTTAAAACTTTGTTATACATAGTAGCACAAGCTGCTATCCATTGTATTTGAGTTTCTAATTTTGGATAAACGATTGCTGCTTGGTAAGAATAGCTTTCCATTGCAGGAGCGTTTCCAGGTTGTAATTTACCTATTTGAGCTTCTTTAACTCCACTGAATATTGAGAATAAAGCTGATTCTAAAGCTTCAGTAGTGTGTTCCATTTTCCATTTAGCAGCCATTTTTAAAGCTGGAGTATTATAAATACCTTTAGCTATATCGTTTTCTAAAGCTACTTTTTGTCTTCTTATATGTTGTAAAGAAGCTTGGATTTCTGTAGGTAATGAGTTGAATTTATCAGTACTCATTGCGTATTCTTTAGCAGCTGCTTCTATACCTTTAGTAATATCTGTTTGGTATATAGTGATTTTTTGATCTCTATCTAACCAGTCAGATTGACTTACTGTAGGTATGTATTTCTTTAATAAAGATGTTAATTTTATGTTTGATTCTGCTCCGTATTGTCCAAAAGCTTTTTTGATTATAGCATTATGGTCAGAAGTATTAGATGCCATAAAACCTCTAAGTGATTCTAATCCAGCTATATCGTTAGCCAACACGTCAGAAATGTAATTATTTCCATGAATTGCCATATTGGATAATCCTCCTTAATGTTATTATTTTAAAATATATGATAAGAATACAAATACATAAGAAGCAAATTCCTATGTATTTGTATTTAAAATATGATGATTAGTCACCTATTCTAGTTTCACCAGAGATAAGTTTAGCAGCATCTGCAAGAACCATTTGAATAGCTGATCCAGCTTCTTTCATTGCAGCATTGATCATTTTCTTGAATTCTACAAGAACTTGAGTTAAAGTTCCTAATTCGTTTAGTAATTTATCTTTATCAGTTAAAGTAGAAGAATCTTCTTTTCCTACTTTTTCTATTTGTTTTTCTACATCTTTAGACATTCTCTTGAATTCTTTGAACCACTTAACGTCTTTCTTTAATGCAGTTTCTAATGTAGTAAGAGCTTTGGCTATTTCAGATTTAGCTTCGTCTACAGATTTTTCTTCAGATTCTCTCATTTCTTTAACTGTTTCAGCTAAATCTTCTTTCATAGCATTAAGTCTTTCTTTAGCACCTTCGTTAGAAGTAGTAGCTCCTATTATATCAGTAGCGTTAGAACCATTAGGATTTACTGCTGTAGATATAGCGTTTAACGAACCAACTATAGCTTTTATAACATTTTCAGCGATATCTTTTACACCAGGTCCAGTAGGTGCAGTTCTTTTAAAGCTAGCCATTTTAGTTACTACATTACTAACATATGTAGCAGCTTCTACAACTTTTCTAATATTATAAGTTTTATCTTCTTCATTTTCTCCCATATGAGTTTTTAAAGAATTAATTTTTCCTCTGTATTTTTTAGCAAGTTTAGCATAAGATTTCCATCTTCCATTACATATATTTAAGAAGTCAACTATAGCCATGAAGAATTTCCATAATTTAGAAATAGCTTTTTTAACAGCTATAACTACGTTATATCCTCCTCTTTTAACCATATTAGTTAAAGATTCATTTCCTAGAGATCCTTCAAATCTTCCAAAATCAGATAATTCTAATCCTTGAGATTCTAATGCAGCTTCTTGGTCCATTAAACCAAGTCCGATTACAGCTTCAGTCATAGATTCTACACCTACAGATATGTTTTCCATATCATCTAAAGCTAATAATTCTTCAGCAACTTCAGATCCAGCATATTTTTCTACACCGAAATCATCCATGCTAGATTCAGTTCCTAATTGTGCTTTTATATTAGCAATAAAATTATTCATCATCTTAAATAATCCTCCTTAGTATTTATTTATATTAATTACGCAGCTTTCATTATTAACCATTTAGCATCTGTGAAAACTTCGTCGGCTACTTTTACGTAGAATTTAGCAAACATAGTCATATAAGCAGCAGATACTGAAATTGCAGCTATATAATCATTAATAGCTTTGTGTGCATCATCAGTTGTTTTAGACCCTGGTGTAAATGTTTTTTTGTCATCTATACCTTTTCTTACTGTTTCTAACTTTTTCTTAGCTTTTTCTGCTTCTTTTTGAATATCTGCTGAGTTAGATTTATAAGTAACTAGAAGATTTAAAGCGTCATTTACTTTAGTGAATATTTCGTCTCCAGTTTTTTCTTCTTTAGTATCTTCTTTCCAAGTTTTAACCTTTTCAGCATATGCTTCTTTTTTATCAGAAGACATAAAATCATCCAGTTTTAATACTATTGCTTTAGCATTAGGATCTACTTGTAAATTAATATTACCTTTATCTTCTAATAACGCAACTCCAGCTTGAGCTTTTGTCATAATAGTTTTTATATCATCATAAACTTTTTTAACAGTTTTTAATCCATATATTCCATCTAATTTTTCTTCTCCTAAATAGTTAGGAATTTCTCTAGTTAACTCTTTTTCATTTCCGTCTTTTAATTTTTTAGATGATAAATCAGCTCTTGCTTTAGATAATTCTTTTCTAACTTTTTTAGCTTTTTCTGCTAAAGATTTGAAGATTTTCTTTGTATTAGCTGATAATCCTAATATTTTAGAAACCCAAGCAATTAAAGTATTGATTAAAGACTTTAATTGAGCTATTCCTGAATAAGCTCTTCTTGATACTACGTCAGTTATTGCTTCTTGTCCTACATAGTTTACTAAAGCTCCTTCTAATCCAAATCCTTTATAAGCTTCTAATACAGAAGCTCCTTCTATTCCAGCTTCTCTTTCAGCCATAACAGCATAAACATTTTCTACGATAGAAGCAGCAGAAGTTACAGCTGCAGCGTCAGCTTCATAAATAGCATTATCGATATCAGATTCAAATCCGATTTCTTCCATCATTTCATCAAGTAATGATTTTGGACCTTCATATCCAGCTGATTCATTACCAATGTTCAATAATTGATTTATATTCATTATTTATATCCTCCTTAGGTATATTTTTGTTTATTTAACTTTTTAATTTTTACCAGTAGCACTTGTCATAGCAGCTCCAAGTCTAGAAGCATCAGTTATAACAGTGTCTAGATACTTATTAACGTTTTGCATACACTTGTTAGCATTACTACTAACTGAACTCATAAGGTTTCCTATACTAGCTATCTTATTAAATAATTCATTAGACTCTTTATCATCTTCTGGATTATACTTATCTATAAGAGGTAGAAGTCTTCTACGCACTTTTTCAAATCCTTCTGCAACTTTTTCGAAGTTCCATAGAGATTTATTAGCACCAGCTATATTAACAAAAGCATTCAGACTTTCTTTTATTATAGCAAATGCCTTAGTATATTCCATTTCTTCAGGTTCTAAATCGTCCATATCTTTAGCATTTTCAGTAAGAACGTTTTTGATAGCTCCGATTGCTCCTTTGTAATCCATAGCTTGAGAAGACTTTTTGTCTTTCTTTAAGAAATTTACTATCGCACTTTCAGATCCTAGTACAGCTTCTAAAGAACCGACTATAAAGTTTGTTTCTTGCTCATTCTTATATTTCTTATTCAATGCAGGTTTAAGAGAATTTACATCGTTAGCAACAGTCTCAATACTAAACTTAGCATTTTTAAGGACAGTAAAATAATCACCATCTCTAGGATCACAAGCTGAAACTCCTCCACCAAGAGCAATTACTCCTACTGAAAGTTTGCTAATTATATCTTCTATTACTGATTTCTCTACTGTTTTACCCTGCCCACTTTCACTATCTACTTTATCAGCGTTTTGTACGTCTGATTTTACAGTATTTAGCAATGGTCCTAGTTTTCCTAGTAAGTATGAAGATATTAATACAGTAGATAAACACTTGATTAATAAAGGACTGGCGTCTGTTACTTTAACAGTCTTGTTTTCACCTTCACTATCTTTATCATTACTACCTAGTTTTCCACTCATTTCGTTCATTTTCTTTACGTATGCTTTTGCTTTATCGAAACCAGCTTTCAGTGATTTACGAATATTTACGACTCCTTTAAAGAAATTAACTATCCAAGCAAAGAAGAAGTTTATAAACTTTTTAATCCATATTGTAAGATTTGACTTTACTCTAGAAGCCATATTTTTAACTTTGTCTTTTATACCTTCAGTACCTATATATTCTTCTAGTTTCTTTTCATCAAATAACAAAATATCAGAAAGTCCATTCATTTCTACTCCAATATCGTAGTCAAGTGCTGCATTTAGCTCCCATTGTGTATGCGCGGCTCTTTCACTCCAGGCTTCTAAAGCTTCTTTGTAGTTATCGTATGATTCGTAATGGAATTCATCCATATATATTCTTTCCATGATATATTATCACCTCCTTGTTCTTTCTGGTTTAACACACACATTGTTATTTGCCCAATTTTTCATTATTGTTCAATAAATCATTGTAAATGTCTTTCAGCTTAGATAAGTTTGTAAATATAGTAAAGTAAGTAGAAAATATATCATCATGTGGTTTTTCTATTATAACCGCAAGATAATCGTCTACTATCTTAGCTAATCTATTGTATTCGGCTATAAGTTTATCAAATATTTCTATATGAGAAGCATCTTGTATTACGACTTTTTCACACATAGATATATTTGCCTTTATTACATCTTGAAGTTCCAGGAATCTCTTTGGGAAAATAGAACGAACTTGTTTATTTACATCATATTCCTGTTCGATAATCTCTTTTCTGTTGAGTTTGATCTCTTTTTTCTTTTGTTTTCCGTCTCCATCGTCAGAATCATCTCCTCCTCCGAAGAAGTCATTACTATCATCATCGCCACCACCAAAGAAATCATCATCTCCTCCACCACCGAATGGGTTACCACCATCGTCTCCGCCACCAGCGTCTCCACCAAATGGATTATCATCACCACCAAAACCTCCACCATCATCAGAACCTGCGTCATCTCCTCCGAAAGGATTATCATCTGCTCCGCCAGTATCAGCACCAGAATCTTCATCCCCGCCAAAGTCAGAATCTTCGCCAATTCCATCAAATGGATTATCTTCTTCTAAAGATATAGTCCAGATAGGATAGTTTAGAGAAAGAGCCTCAAGAGTATCATCTATATATCTGTAGTCTCTGTATCTTCCTTCAAACGCGCCTTGACTTTCTTCTCCAATTTTATCAGCATATAAGTTAGTCTTCTGGATTGAATTTTTATTACCCATACTCCAATTAGAGCTATTAGAGCAAGCCATAAGTTTTTTATAAATGTCATAAGACATCAGTCCTCCTCCCTCCTAGTCTAGTCCACCTAATCTAGTTTCAACTGTATATCCTTGTCCATTACTCATTCCTACGTTAAAGTAAGAACCACTTTGCATTAGAGCATCTATACGTTGACGTCCATTCATAGATAGATCCTTATTAAATGTCATATAACGAATTCTGTCTTTTTGAACTAGATCACGCTTAAATTCTATAAGCTTCATTCTAGCGAATTCCATATTATGTTTTTCAGCTAATAATTTGTCAACTTCTTCAGGATTTCCTTCTTGCTTTGCGTATTCAAGCTTTTGCTCATGCCTTTCTAGCAGACCGTCTATTTTAAACTCTAGTCTTTCGATAGCACGAAGCTTATTAGTACGATTTGCATTACGTTGTAATATATACATAAATGGTAAGAAGTATATAGGACCAAGTATTATAGTCCATACCCAAGATCTAACAGAGTTTTCCGTCATCATCTTAATACGTTCAAGTATAATATCAAACTCATCATTAAGAAGCTTTTCTTGGAATTCAAGCATATCTTCTTTTTCACGTTGATTACGTGTTTTCATTGCACGTTTAAGAGCAGACCATACCCAAGCAGCTAATTTACGAGGAAGTTTTGTAATATTCATAAATACTTGATACATAAGACTTCCTTTTCTAAGACCGAATATCTTTATAGCTTGGTATACATCACGCATAGTTCCGATAAAACCTTCTGTTCCTACAGTATTAAGAGCATCGTTTACTTCTTCATTTAGAGCAGTTATATCAAAAAGACTCCATTCGATAGGCTGTCCGTCCTTTTGTTCTATAAGTATTTTATCATCAAATATAAAATAAGTAAGACTATCAAGCTCTACTAATATAGTATTGACTGCAGACTTAGGTACTTTTACAGTGGTTTGCTCTGCTTCTTCAGACGAAGTAGATACTTTAAGTCTTCCTTTATCGTTAGAAGTTACATATACAAAGGCATTAGTATCACCGTGTTCTACTTGTATAGGTAAGAAATCAGTAGGACTTATTATATCTTCTGCAGATGCCTTGTCAAGTTGTAGTATAGATTCTGTTCCAAATGTCTTATCTATATGCTTAAATACAGAAGATTCTACAGAAAGTTCCATTATATCTAGTGCAGATATAGAGTCAAAGTTGTTTGAAAGTACTTGATCAGCATCCGTAGTACCGATTGCGTATGATTCTACTATAAGTTTTATTATCTCTTCTATAGTCATAGTCATAGTTTCGTTTACATATACAGGACGTTGAACTAGATCTACTATTTCTGGTTGAGTTATTTCTGCCAATACGTGAGTAGGTATAATTTCACCAAACCACTTATTTTTATATATTTCTTCTGTATTAGAGTTTCCGAATGCAGATATAGCTAGCACTGAATCTTGTGTTATTATAAATGGTATACGAATAAAGTATGGATCAAATATTTCTACGATAAAAAGCGGTATAGCTTTAAGAGAAATATTTGTATTAATAGAAACGAATTTCTTTACTATACTTCCAGGAAAGATAGTTTCTATTAAAAACTCGAAGTTCTTCTGTATAGTGTAGAAGTTGTCGGGTTTGAATCTTTCATATAATATAGGCTTATTCTCTCCTTCGTTAAAAGATCTGTAGGTAAGAGATTTCTCAAGAGCTTTCTCTGTAATATACGCAGAACGCTTTGCTAGTATATATTCAGATACATTATACATCATTTACCTCCTTTACTGTGTTAATTTTGTTACATAAAAAGTTGTTTGGATGGGGGATATGGGTACTAGAATTAGCGTAAAGATAGTTATATATCATAGATATATAGAAAGAATAATAAAATAAGAAAGGGGATGTTCTATATGAAGCTATACAAAACTTTTCACCTTGTAACTGACAGTAGATCTAATGATAACTTAGAAGACTTGATTCAAAAGGCTCTTAATGAAGGGTCTGCTGAAGGTTACGTGTTAAGTAGTATTAATTATAGTACTTGTGCTGTAGTTAATTATAATGACACCGTAGTGTATTCTGCGGTAGTAGTTATGGAAAAGTAGGGTTCTTTGGAGCTCTACTTTTTTTTATAAATGACGTAATAAAATGCATATCGCCAGATTTTACTCCAGCGATAACTATATATTATTAGTGTGAGAATATATTATATTTATAATTTATATCTAGAAACGAGGTGATGTTTATGGTAGATAATACTGATCGTTATTTAAATCTCATTACTAGATTTAATAACATTGTTGAGTATAATAATGCTAATAATATTCCACCTTCAAGAGAACTATTAGTAGCACAAGATTATATTCGTAACAAAGTAGATGCGTCTAATTTATTTGATCCATATTTAAATAAACATTATTTAAATGAATTAAGTAAAAATGATAAGTCTGCTTATGATTTTATATCTAAGTTATTGAATTAATCTATTTTTATATTATCATAAATAATCGTGTTTATGATTCTTATTGCCTATCTTATCATTGTATTAGATATCTTAATATATAATATATTCTCACATTTCATATTGTATATTTTTTTTTAGAATATTTTAGTATTCATATCAAACCATTTAGATTTATTCTGTTTAGTACCGAATCCATTTAAAATATTCCCTTTAGAACGCTTTTGCTCTTCTTGAAGATAGTCTGCATATGTAGGCATTGGTCTATTTTGTATTTTAGGATCATCTTTTAGAGCTCCATAATAGAGTTCATAAGTATATTCATCTCCATAAAGCTTTACTTTACGTCCGTTCTTAACTTTAAATATCTCTACATTTGTAAACTGTTTACCATTTATTACCATAGGAACTAGATTATAAGATACTTCTCCTTCGTCTTTTGTAAACAGAGATTCTTCATTTGTAAACATATTTACAGTTTGCATAACAGATACTATCTTAATTTTACTCATATCTACATAGAATTTGAACTGATCTCCTACTTGTTTTCTGAAGTCTGTATTAAATATAAGACTATATGCAAGTAATGTAGCTATAAGCACGTCGTCATGAGCTCCAGGTTTGTGATCTATACGACCACTATTCTTTCTATAAAGAGTAGAAAGTTGTATAAGAGCTTCTTCATGTGAAAAAGCATATGGATATTTATCTACAAGTTCGAATAAAAGCTTATCATACATATAGTCTCTGTAAGTACGTTCTCTTACTCCATATTCTATATAAGACTTATAATCAAGCTTTTTAGTAGTACTCTTTACAAGTACGTCTGCAGCATGCCCATCGAATAGCTTCTTTATACCAAACATCATAGGTTCTACTACTTCGTCTTTAGCAAGATCTGGTATTACAGATTGTCCTGGACCTTCTACTTCTATAGTAAGTATTATATTAAGATCAGGATTTATCTCTTTAAGATGTCTCATAAATCTCTTAGTAAACATAGTAGCTTCTGTAGAAGTCATAGTATTAGACTTAAACATAAATAGTTTTTCTCCAGTTTCCATATCTATAGCAAAGAATACAGTACTATCGTTCCCTGTTCCGTGTGCTAAGTCGACTCCAATATTAATAGTATTGTATCTATTTAATAAAGATTTAAACGAGTCTCCAGCCATTTGTGGGAAGAATAATATATTAAAATACTTATCAAATATATACGTATCTGTAGCCTGAGTCTTAGTAAGTTGAGATATACGTCCCATTTGCTTTTGATTAAGTAGAGCAGCACTGTCAACATCTAGCCATTCCATAAGTATTTCTGTCTTAAACGCTTCACGGTTTTCAGTTTGTGCTATACGAGCTGATAACCATTCTTCGCTGAATCCCATTTCTTTATATCCATATTGAACGTTAAAGAAATTCTTTTCTCCGTTTGTATCCAGATATTTCTTAAGATCTTTATAGTTATATTCAAATAGTTTAATATCAAATCTACACATTTTATTAAAGATAAAGTTATACATTTCACGTCCATGCTTAGTATTAAGCTTACCAGCAGTAGACATATAATGAAGTCCATATCTTTTATTTGCTTTCTCTGCACGCATTCTAGCAGTAGAATTCGCAAGTTGCATTGCAGTAGTCATTGTGATTGCATGCGGAACGAAGTTGATTTCGTCATTTATACCGAATTCAAAAGTTTCTCCCCGTCCAACACGTTCTGCAGTAGTTTCTGTCGTACCAGCAGATGCAATCATAATCTGATTATTTTTATATACATTATTTATATATTTAGATTTAGGAGAAGGTGTCATATCCGGACCTACTTCCCACATCTCTTTATTTTTTTGGACTTTCTTTACTATATTATGAAACTTCAAGTATGGAGGCATCATATTAGCAAAGTCTATCATCATCTTTCTGTTCTTACCAGCATCTTCTGCCTTAAAGTGAGCCACTAGTATTTTAGTGCCTTCTGATCCAGCTGCAAATTCTCCACCACTGATACAGTTTATATCTGTAGTTTTACCTACTTGCCGAGGAGCACATCTATAAGTATTAAAGCATTGGCAATAAAGCCACAATATAGTCCAAGTTCCTATAGTCATTTCATAAGGTACTTGGTTACCAGCACCGTCTGTTATACGAGCACATTCACGCATATAAAATACCATGTTCTGTTGCATTTCAGTTGCAGCTGCCACTTGTAGTTCTGGAGCCAGATTAGGACTGTGCGTATCTTGTCCCATAAGATTTCTATTAAATAGTATTAGAGGAAGATTAGGATTAAGATTTATCCCAGTTCTATCTCTAAGATCTTCTAAAGACATAGCAAATCTTACAAAGCTTTCATTTACAGTACTATAGTCATAGAATATAGGAATAGTTTGTTGCGTTTCTGCATCATAGTATATATCATAACATTCTGGTAATAGACCTTGTACATTGAATAACTGCTTTTGCATATCTGTAAGCTTTGTCTTATCTAATGTAGCAAAGTTTCCGTTGAAGATTTCTTTATAAGGAAACTTGAAGCCTTTATCTTCTTCTATATCTCCACCTTCGGCAAAGAAAGAAGTAAAGACTTCATTAAACATTTCCTTATAGCTATTAAATTCTTCTTCAGATATATCTACAAGACTATTCATGTCTGCTTCATACTCGTGGTTCTTTTTGGCATCTAGTATAACTGCTTGCTGGTGCTCTATATATGACTTATACGTAAACTTATCTATAAGCTCTATCTGATCCAGATCTATACCTACGTCACGCATATGTCTTAAAAAGGCTACAGTTTGATCTGTATTAAGAGTAGAAAGTAGATTACTCTTTATAGGAGTAGCAGTAGCAAACATAGTCTACCTCCTAATAATCCCATTTATTAGTAGTTTTAAGTTGTCCGTATAGTCTGGTGTTTCTTTCTTTAAATATATTTCTGTCAGAAAGATCTGATTGTAGACTGAATATATCACTATCAAGTCCGTAGAAAAGCGTAGCTAGATATTCATTATTAGTACGTTCAAGTTCTAGATTTATTACATCACGTAGCATTCCGCATCTTTTAAGAAGTACATGTTGACTATCTTGTGTACTTGCATTTGTGACAGCAGCCTTAAGCATAATAAAATCATTTTCAAGATCTGTATAACGCTTTCTTTCTGTAAATGTAAGTTTAGCCATTATTTCTTGTCTTTCTTTACGTCTGAATTCTGCAAACTTAGGATCTGTAGGTTTAAGCAGAGCTTCTATTCCAAAGAAATTAAAAGCGGCAGCTTTATCTCCTTGGTAATTCCAGCTTTCATATGCAGCTACAAGTCTTTCTGGGAAAGATTCACCATAATTATGTTCACTGTTTTTATATAGCTTTATTCTTCTATGTGTTCTCATAGGCATATTAGATGCATATGGATTTTGAGTAACAATCACATAGTCGTTTGAATATTTTTCTTTGCAGTATTCTATATATTTATCTATAGATCTTCTCATAAGATATTCTTTACCTCTAAGTTTAGCCATACCAAGATTTACTACATTCATTACTCCTTTTACTGGAATATCCACTTCTGCTTGTGCTTTTACATAGTCTATAAGACTATCTAGTGATACTCCGTATTCTTGATAAGCAGTCAAGTTATTTACAGTACTATAAGCCCATCTAGCAAAAGTAAGCTCAAGAAGTCTATAAATATTCATATCATTGAAATATCCTCCTTCTTTAAACTTGTCTTTAAGCATATGTACAATAGCTCTCATACTAAATCCATATGCAATAATCTTAGAGAATATAGCCATTCTTATATCTTTCTTAAGAGCTTCGAATTCTATACCAAACTTATCTTTAGAAGCTAGAAGTCTTATAAACGCTGCGTTTACATCTAGAGCTACTATACAAGAGCTTTCTTCATCGTATACTTTCATTTCTTCTTTAGGAAATATTTCCATATCTCTATCATATATAAATACAGCTAAATTAGATTCTACGTTAAATCCTACTTCATTTTCATCTCCATATACTAGAGAATGTTGAAGAGAATCTAATATATCGTCTTTATCTCTTCCTAAATCTCCATATTTAGGAGTTCCATATACATTTACATATCTAGATGCTTCACGCAATCTACTATGTATAGCACTTAATATATGACATACTTGATATATATCCATAGATAGAAATTCTTTAAGTATATTAGGAGACACGTCGTCTTTAAGTTCCATAATGAAATCTTCATATGGTTTATCGCCATTCTTTTTATAATCATAAGCAGCTTCATTTATTACTTCAAAGTCGTGTAGAACTCCGTCGAATATAGATCTTACTATAGCGACTGCTTCTGCATTCTCGTCTATAAACCTCGCTTCGTATGTATTAAGTTTATCTAAAATCAATTTAATTCACATCCTTTCTATAAAAATTAGTTAATATCACATAGTAGGTTGTTTCGATACAACCATGATATATTTGTCCGTGGAAACAAGTTTTTTGTAAACCTACAAAGAAGGAGGTGTATAAACATGTATGAAGCAATTCTTGATGGATTTAAAAATGTCCTAGGAGAAGACGGTTATGCAGCATTAGTAGCTGGTTTCACTACTTATGGTATATATATATTACTAGTAGTTTTAGTAATAGCAGCATGGTACTTCTTGTTTTACAAACCAAGTAAAGATCTTAAGAAAATAGTTTCTGCTCAAGTTCAAAAATCTTGGCAAAACTATAAAGTAGGAGAAGAAGACTTATCTAGCGAAGAAAAACTTGATAAGCTTGTAGAAAGAATAGTAGCAATGACTACTAAGAAAATCGAAGATCCTACATTTAAATTAAGATTTAAAAAGTTAGTTTTATATTTACTTAATACAGAAAACGTTAAAAAGAAAATAGGAAAACTAATAAAGTACGAATATGGAAAGTTGATTTCTGAGTAGGCGTAATAAAATGTAAACCCCCTCAACGAAGAGGGGGAATGCATTTATTAACGTTATTTTATAGATCTCCAATCTCTAGATATAAGAAATAGTAACTATATAACTATATATAATTACATAGAAATAGTATAGTAAATTTATATCTAGAGAATCGAGGTGATATATTATGATTATGAATGATAACTTTAAATCATTTATCAGATCATGGTTCTCTGATGAAAGCAGAGACTTTGCTGAAGATATAATCAATAATCCAGTTGCTCATGAAAACTGGCTTATAGGTTTATGGTATTCATATATTCATGAAAATGCTTTTCATGATGTGAAATACTCTAAATAAAATTACACATTTTCACAATTATTAAATAATATTCTAGATCTATTATACTATTTCTACATTAATAGATTGTATTATTTTTTTTACTTTAAACGATCTTTAATATGATCTAGAACGATATCATCGACATACATAAGTTTTGCTATGTATTTTACAGCATCATTATCATTCATTATGTCAATTATATCTTCAGATAAATATTCATTGTATTCTGTAAGTATATGCTCTCCTAGCTCTAGTACGCTATCTATATATTTAGGATCCACTGAACTATCAAATAAATTATACATTGTATCTAATGCGTCAGAGTCTCTTATTTTAGAATAAGCATATTTAATATCTAAAGATGCTGCTTCTTTTACATCGTTATATAAAGCATTACTCATTATATATTTTTCTAATTCATATGCTACAACTTCTAAATCATATACACCTAAAGTCCAAAGTACTTTATGAATCATTTCTTGCACTTTAAATAATGCTATATTAGTTCTGTTGAATCTTTTAACTTTAAGCACATATCTAATAACTTTAATTCTTTCTATTATTAAAGACAGTTCTTCTCTAGTATATTCATCAAGAACTTTTCTATTCGGTGAATTGTCAAATAATATTCTAGCACACACTTTAGTGCACAATGTAAATACATTATGTATCATTTTATTACCTCCATTATTTGTGGTATTATTCTAGCTTCTGCGTCATCAGACAGACTTTCATTTGGTCTGTATCTTAAGAAAGTCTTTACTTTATGGAACTTTCTGTCTATTCCTTCTAGATCGTATATAGAAGATACGATAGCTTGCTTTTTCATATTTTCATTACTATCTTTATTTTCTTTTTTATCTAGGAATTCTTTGTGTATAGCTATAGACTTCTTTATAAGTTCTTCTAGTCCAGGTATATATGCTTTATCTGGATCATTTTCATTATAAGAAAGTATAATAGATACTCCTTCTCCATTATTATTAAAGAATTTAAAATACGTATCGCTTTCAAATTCAGCCAATTTATAAGCAGGACTATCGTTTATAAGCTCAAGTAGTTCTGATTTATCTTGAGGTTCTACTCCGTATGCTAAGTTAGATAGGAAGAATCTATCAAGTATTAGATAGTATTTTCTACCAGAGTCTTTCTCTACATCATAAGTATCACGTAGTTTAGCAAGAGCTTCCATACGATTTCTTATCATAAGAGTCCAAAGCTTTTGCTCAAGAAGAGCTGATCTCGTTCCTTCCATATGAAGTATTTGTAGTATCTCGTTTCCTGATTCTGATGTATAGTCTGGGAAACTAAGCATTATAACGTCATCAGTCTCTTCTTTAATCTTACTTAAGATAGAGTTAGAAAGCGTGTTTTTACCCACGCAATCTAATCCTTCTATTATAATAGGAACTATCTTAATATATTTAATTGGATTTTCAGTCAGATAGCTTCCGTATGGTTGTACTGATTGTAATACGTTAGAAGCTATTTCATTTGCTAGTCTTAAATTCATTTATTATCAATCTCCTTTAATCTTTTTTAAATATAATCCATAGAGGACCGCCACCATTTACATACACTGCACTATGACATGAGTTAGCAGGTTTTCCTATATCTAGAGTATAAGATGAATCTAGGCTTAGCCAATAAGATTCTACACCTTCACGTTTTATAAGTTCTTCTTGAAGTTCTTTTGTACTTATAGAAGATAAAGTATTATTAGAATTAGGTGAGTTTTCTTCTTTTGTTAATTGCAATCTAGTACTTTCTACAGATTTAGCTATAGTTTCAAAAGATTTAGGGAATAGTCCACACATATAATCCTCACATATATTTCTTATAGCTGAGCATAGGATGTCTTCATTTTTAGGTACTATTATAGTGAACGCATTATCATTAGAAGTGTATTCTTCAGCACAATCACAAGTATTTTTATCTATATCACTCATAGTATTAGTCCAGTTAGGATCTTCGATAAAGTCAAATCTGTTTTCTAAGCTATTCTTAAATCCTACAAACTTCTTGCATTCATCAAGCAATTCACTATAGCTCATATTAGATAATCTAAGAACGCCTATATCTGTTTTACTATACAAGAATCCTTGCATAAAGCTCTTATTAAGTAATAAAGCGTTAATATATTTAGTATGCTTTTCTTCTTTAGCTTTTTTCTCTTCTTGAAGCTGTTTATTAATTTCACATAGCTTATCTTCATTTATAGCTCCAGGGAAATGATTACAATATAAGTTTTCATTTATTTTAGTTTCAGTTATATCACTAAGCATCTCTTCTTGACGACCTACTACGAAATCTATAACTTTATTTACAGCTTCGTTCGTAATCTTCTTATATTCTTCAAACTCAGGACTTGCTCCAAATGCATCTATTATATGAGGAAACTCATTTGCCTTATTAATAATGTCTTCATATGGAGCATTTTTAAGCCACTCTTTATCAACAGATTCTATAGCAGAAAGTTCTTTAACTAAGAATCCTTTAAGTATTTTCTGTCTTCTAGTAAGCTGTTCTTCTTTAGGATTTATTACAGAGTCTACTTTTTTAATTAAATCTTGTATTTCAGCAATAGCTGGATGCTCTAGTTCTTTAGGAACTGTAATAGTCGCTTCTTCGCTAGGTTCTTCTTTATAATCTTTAGATATTTCAGAATCATCCCATATATGTTTTTCTTCAGAAGTTTCTTCATTTACTTTAGTTTCTTCAGGTTCTTTAGGTTCTAAGTCCTTTTGTAACTTAGCAGCTAAATCTAGCATATAAGTATAGCTTAAGTCCTTAGTGTCTATACCATTAGACTTTAATAGATTTTCTAAATAAGTCTTAGACTTCTCTATTTCTTCTCTACCTTTAGATATTTCATCGTCCATTTCTTTAGCATAACCTTCCATAAAGTCTTCTTTCTTTAATTCAGGAACATCTTCTATTACTTTCGGTTCAGGCATAGGCTCAGTTATAAAAGTGTCTTTAAGAAGCTCTTCAGGTTGAGCAAACTGAATTTTTTCAGCAGGTTTTTCATGTGGTTCTGGGTTTATATCATTTATACCAGTTACATTATTTTCTTCAGCTAATATTAAAACATCTTCAAGAGATAGACCACTACAGTCTATCCCTTTAGCTTCAAGTTCTTTAACAAAAAAATCTCTTTTTAATGATTTATATATTTCTTTATCATCCATATTATTTCTCCTTTCTTAATCCATATTTTTCCATAAACTCAAAATAAATATTAGGTGCTTTTTCAAATGTAATCATTATCATTTCAGACAGCGTATAAGAAATAGATAAAGCAAGCTCATGACTTATTAGCCCTAATTTATCAAGTTCGTTTTCTAAGAATTTATATTCTTCTGTATGATTTATAAAGTCATCAGTAGCTATAGCAGCCTCAATCGGATCTGGGTGTATTACAAATGTGTATTCATTACTCATCGAAATCATCCTCACTATTACTAGACTCTACGCTGTAGTTATCATTACTTCCTTCATTAGCTATATCCTTATCTACTAATTCAGCGGTAGATTGCATATTAACTTTGCTAGGATCTAGTATGTCTACTCTTTCTATTTGTCCTAATAGACTAAACATATTCTTAAGTTTGCTTACATTATCTTCAAGTTCATCAGCAGTCTTATTATTTACTTCAAGTTCATAGCTAAGTCTAGCTTCTAAGTTTTGCATACAAGCTGATAAGAATTTGATTTTTCTCTTTATCAATTCTTCATCATTACCAGTATAATCCATAAGTATTCTAGCTTCCATTAAGTTAAATGGTCTATCGTAGTTATCCATAACTCTAGCTTCACGTTTAAACGTACTCATAGCTTTAGATGAGGCTTCATCTCTATCTTTAAAGATATGAGGCATATCGGCAGATGGATACATTCCAGTTCCTTTCTTAAATACTCCTAAGTTATCACAATCTATAATCAGGTTATAAAGTCTGTCAAACTTAGTCGCTACGTTAGGAAGTTCTGTAATAGTCTGTGCTTCTGTTCCTGTTCTAGATTTCCAGAACCTTGCGAGTACAGAAAACGGTGCAAGCGATGGATCTAGGTTAAGCTTAGTTATAACGTTATCTTTCTGTGCGTGCTTTTCTCTGTCTGTCGTATCTATAGTCTTATAAAGTACAAGAGCCCAAGATACTTTTTGCTTTAGTACTTTTGGAGCAGATATCTTTTTATCTATTGGAGCAGACTTAAAGTCTCTTGATGGTGGATTTCCATCTATAGAAACATTTGGTTTTAAGTGAGCTACCCAAATATAAGCTACGTTTCCATCAAAAAGTCCACTAAGAGATTTACAAAGTCTGGCCATTTGTTTATTATCTTGTAATGAACCTTCATTTGCAAATATATCTTTTGCTCCTTTAATAGTCTTATCTCCACTATAAAGAGATGCTCTAAGGGACGTTACAGTATCTATTATTACTACTGTATAAGGCATCATCTTTACTTTTCTATTTATTAAGGGATTAAAGAACTCTACAAGCTTATAGTTATGAGCTTTATATTCTTCGTCTTCTTTTACAAGTACATCCCACATATCTTCTACGACATCAAGTGGAGAATATACTGCTATTTTCTCATCTGGATTTTCTATAGATGATAAGTTACGTATACGGTTTTCTTTATATACAGTACCGTCTGCATCTATTACTATTACTTTATGACATGGGAATCCCATATTAATAGCAAATGTAGCAGCATCTAGTGCTAGTGTAGACTTACCAGTTCCTTGCTCTCCAGCTATAAGACCTTGTGTCCCAAGTTCAAATCCTCTATTGATCGATGTAAGTTTAAATGTTTGTGGATCTCTAATGTTTTCTCCGAACATTATATCCAGTGTTGTAAATCCTGTCGGTATAAATCTATACAAGTCTTTTGCATTTTTAATTACTGCCATAATTAATCATCACTCCTTATTCTTCTATTTCTATGTGGATACCTATTCTTGAATTAAGTATTCTATAATAAGTCTCCATCGCTTGTAGTTGATCCCATAACATTTTTAATTCTATAGGTTTCATTTCTAATGCAGGATTTTCTTCTTCTTCTGCATAAAATGTTCTTAGTTTTTCCATTTTAATATATAATTCATCTCTTTCTTTTATCATTCTTTTAACAAAATCTTTCATTATTTATCCTCCTTATTATTATTAAAAATCCATTTAAATTCTTTTGGAACAGCATTTATGCTAACGATTTCTTTTAACTTAGCTATAGTCGGAACGCCATGTTCATCTTCAGCCAGCTTTACTAATATCTCCTTAAATTCTTCTTCCGTAATAGTATAAGCCCATTTATCATTTCTAAATACATCTATAGAAAAGACTTCTTTATCGTTATCAGCTTTCTTGTGTATCTTTACCATTATAATTCTCCTTTTTAATTTTATTATAATCATTAAGTATAAACTCTTTTACAATACCATCCATTCTATCATAATCATTAATGATCAGTATAGTTACAAAAGGATCTTCCTCTTTAAGTATATCCTTTTGAAAATCATAAGAATCTATCCCATAATCAATTATTTCGTTTTCTCTTATATCTATCTTATGTATATTAATTTTAAACTCTGCAGATATATCATATTCAGGATGCCCCATATTCTTATAGTTAATCTCATCATTCTCTATAGCATATTCATATACGATTATACTAGTCTTCTCTTGTTTACAGTAGTTCTTATAATGTCTATAGAGAAGTTTTAATACATCTTTACTAGGATTTACAGTAAAAGTCCAATATCTTCCTTTTATATCAAGCTTATTAAAATCACTATTATTGCCAAGAGAACAAGATCTTACTGCTTTATCCAGTATAAAGAATTCTTTTCTATTTTCTTCTTTAATATTCTTTAAGTCTATTATTATTCCAGTAGCAAACATACAAGTTCACCTCCATTATTTGTATTAGATCACACATAATTTGTAAAGATAAAATGACGTAAATAAATGTATTTCCCAATATCTTTAGTATTGGGATAACTATATATTATTAAAATGTAGTAGTAAGAAAGTTATTCACTCCTTTATATTTTAATTTTAGACATTTATTACAACCAAAAGGAGAGTGATAATATGATATATATGATTAATACTGATGATTTAAATACATCATTAGTTATAAATTATAACACTATACTTAAGACGGCTGGTATCGAGTATAAGCCAATACTAGACGAATTCATTGCTAGTCACAGCACTAAAGATGAACTTGGATATAATGTCGTTAATTTTAGTTATATCAATAGCTTTAGAACTAACTATCCAGATTTATTTAAAATCATAATGGGTATATGTAAAGTTAAAAGTATATAATTAAACATATATTAATCTTACTACTACACTTATATATTGTATATTTTTTTTTCGTAAATAAATGTATATGATACCCAGAAAGAATCTAATCTTTATCTGAGTATCAAATAAAAAAAGAAGGCTGAAAAAATGAATAGGTAAAAGAATTAAACTATTCATATTTTCAAAGAATGATTAGCATGTCGATCAATTAGAACAGTGGGTTGATGTCTACGCATTGATCTACATTTGTTTTGTTTTCCTACCATCTTTCTGGAGCATCTATAAGATCTGTATCTATATCCATAGATTTAAGTATTTCAGAGAAATATCTAAGAGACTTCTTATTCGTACTATTATCTGTAAGATCTTTAAGAGATACTTCTCCAGTCTTTATTATAGATTGCTTCATTTCTTTTTTACTTACTAAGTCGTGTGATGCAGGACCCATAAGCTCACGCATAACGTTATTCATATCGTGTCCTATTGTAACTGTAAGCTCAGAGTCTGAGAATTGTCCTGATTTAGCTGCTTTTCCTGTAACTTGTCCTGCTATATTACGTGTAACGTTTTCAGATGCTGCTTTACCTTCCTTCATCGCTATTTGTTGATTTGCTCTGGCATATAGCGGAAGTATAGTAAGTTTCTTTCTAGTAAGAACTCCTCTACCATCTTTATTTCTATAGATATGAGGCATTTCTACTTGCTCTGTAAGTATGATCTTTTCTTTTGCTATAATTCTATCAAGTATTGTAGGCTTAGGTTCTTTTCCAGGATCGAAGTATATTTGCATAGGATTTATTAAATATTCTACTAGTTCCTGCCTAGTCATACTTTCCATTTCATTTCTTATTCTATCTGCATTTGCAGGATCAAGCTGTTCGAATATATCTAGTGTATTCTTTATAGCCTTCTGTAGCTTTTCGTCATTTATTTCAGCCATTTTTAACTCACTCCTATCCCAATACATTTAACAGAACCATTTTCTTCTGATAATTGGTACATATTTACGTGTCCAAATTCATTTACAACTATCACAAGATAATCTCCTTTATCAGCAACTGATATTATTCTACCTTGTAATTTATATTCTACATCATTATAATATATTTTATTTGTAGCTTTATCGTATCTTAACATATCTATATTCACCTCCTATTTAATCATAAGCGCAGTATAATGTAAATTTAATAAGATATATTTATATAGATATTTAGCCATCTCTATTTTATTAAATGTTTTCTTTTCATCATCTGTCTTATCTTTAAGCATTTCAAACACAATTACATCAATCTCATCACGTATTTGATCTATTCCACGTGGAGCTGTAAATTGCTTTACAAAGTTCATTCTAAAGTTCTTAAGCGTCATATTATCTCTATTACGATTCATCCATTCATTAAGCATCATATTACTTACTTTAGAAATAGAACCAAACATATTTTCCCATTGCGATATAAATACTAGTCTATAACGAAGCTTTTGCACATTATTAGACGATAGATTTATAGCCTGTAAGTATTTATCAGAAATATAGGCCAAGTTATCTACAGACTTAGATCTTATATTTTCAAATATTCCTGTTCCTATATCAAGATTATCAGTACCATCTAAGTTTGTACTATAACGAAGTTGTATCTTTAGATCTGGATCGTTAAAGTTTTCATAGTATTTATTAGCAATTATTCTCATAGTATCATACACACGCGTTCTACAAGCTTGCATACAAGCTATAAGTTGAGCATCAGTAGGTACTTTAGGCATCTTTTTAAGATCGCTATTTATATATGTCTCAGCCTTTTTATTAAGTACCAGTAACAGATTATAGTTAAACTTCTTAAAGTCTGTACGTCCGTCTGCTTGATCTACAGTGTATTTCATTATATTCTTATCAAATCTTCCATTAGGAAAGAATGTCTTAAGACTTACTGTATAGAATATCAGGAATAAGAAGTTTATAAATATAGGCTTCTTAGTTCTAGCATAGCTCATAATAAGACCAAACTTTATATCAGATGAAAGCTTCTTTACTTTAAAGAACTCCTTCGACTTCTGTACTTCCTTCCAATCGTCTTCTGTAATATTATAATATTTTCCTATCGCTATAGAAGTATTATTAGAAATAATTGGAGTATGCTTTATAAGACCGTCTGTAAGTATTGCTATATTCTTATTTATATAAACATTAATAGCTTCTTGGACTAATATATCGGTATCCTTAGTTGACTTTCTATTATAGATATCAGCTATAAGGGTTTTATTCATGAAATATTCATCTCCTCTCTTATTAAATTAATTTACATATAGAAATTGTCTGGAGTAAAATAGCGTAATAAAATGTAAACCTACCACCTTAATTGATAGTAGGATAGCTGAATATTATTAAAATGTAACACGATGTATTCTTTCCACAATATTATTCTTTCTGGTTTACGTATTAATAATATAAAGGATGCGATATTATATAATGAAAGTAACTGATACTGATCACGTATAGTTAACTTATAATATTCATCCATATATCATCGTGTTACATTTACTACTTGTTTTTTTTTAGTGTAAAAAAAAATAATGGGGAGAATCTAATCTCCCCCAGTGGTAAAAGTTTAAGTTATGGCAGTGACTTAACTTATTATACCGAAATCAAAAATAGAAGTTAAATATATGTTATCAATTATATTTAAACATCTACGTTTGTTATGCTATTTTGATAACTTTTTATAATATTTTATTTATAATATTCTTCGTTATCTTCTTCAATATCTGCTTCATATATAATTTCTATCATATCCGGTGCTACATGAACTGATGTTCTTATAGGCTTTTTAGATAGAGCTAGCTCACATTCACTAGTAGCAACTATTTTATCAGATATATTTTTAATCTCTGCAATGAATCCAGGATCTACTAATAATCCCAATTGATTTGGATTCATCTTAAATCTCATTTCATAATATGTTTCAGATTCATCTGAATTCCAATACATAGCAGTTACCCAAGATGGGAACTTTTCTCCAGGATCATGCATTTCATGTGGTATAACTTTATACTTATACTCTTTAGTAGCTCCTTCTCCTATTATATCATAAACAGTATATGAGACTTTCTTGTATGCATCTTTTATATTAAACCCACTAACTATACTAAAAGAATGATGATAGTTTACATGTTCCATTAAGTCTACTTTAGCTGGAATAATACAGGCTCCATCTTTACATTCTGTTTCTTTAGGACTAACTAGATCTTTTATAGTATTTTCTATAAACTCTACTATCCCAACATTCTTATCATCACAAATCTCTACCAATTTCAATAGAGTTTCCTTATCAATTTCAATATTTAAGTTCATATAACTTTTTTCCTTTCTTTTATTTATTTCCATAGTCATTTGTCATCTCCCTTTATATTACGGACTTTATAATATCGTATTCTACAGCTACTTCTAGATACCCATCAGTCATAACAACTTTTTTATTTTTAGGCTTATCACCAATACTAAACCAATTCATAATTGTAATATCTTCATTATTTTTTATATGCTCAACCAATTCATCAGCTATAACTTCTACAGCTTTTTCACTGATAGGCTTATCTGTAACGAAATTAAATCTGTATAATATCGTAGCAGTATTTTCTCCTTCTACAGTCAATATTACAGAATACAAAGCATCAGCAGTTATTAGATTTTTATCTAAATCTAGTACAGGTATTTCACCTTTTCTGTATAGAATCATCTCGTCGTCATTTATATAATTTGCTAACGGAGCGAATCTATACATAACCTTATTAGCTAAAACTATATATTCAGTCCAAGTAACAGGCACTTCATACCCACTTATACTACACTTAATAGTATCGACAGCAGTTAACATTTCTAAATCAAAGTCTTTCATTCTTAATCATTCTCCTTTTTATTTCATATTTCTTATTATATAATACACAAATAGGATTATAATTATAGGTACAACTATATAAATCCACTTGTGAAATAACATCACGTACTTTATATTTTCATCCATAAAGATCTCCCTTATCTATTATGCTTATTATTAAATAACTTTACTATATCTTCTGCTGTTTTATCTAATGCTAGCTTATCATATTTTTGCCTTTCTTTTTCACTAAGTTTAAAGCTATCAAAGTTAGGATTATCAGAAGTTCTTCTAATAACTGCCTCCATAAGCTTGCAAGTTTCTATAAAGTCAGATGTTCTAGTTTTCTTATTCTTTCTCTTCTTACGCATATCTATTATATTAGCTATAAGAAATATTATAACTGCTGCTATAGCAAACACAGTTATAAACTCATTCATACCGAAATCAATATCTGGCATAATATCACTCCTATCCTTTAATCATCAAGTACTTCTCCACATAGATATCTATTACTAAACACATCTCTACGATACATATCTTCCATTATATTTTCAATAGCTTCAGAAGAATCATCAACGATTTCAACCTCATACGATTTTATTATACTACTACTAAAGTGTATAATTTCTTTCATAACTCTTATATCTCTCAACAGGTTCTTTACAGATTCCTCATCTTCTACTAATATATCAATATTATAGAAAGTATTATATAGTATAGGATCTTTAAAATCCTTATACTTCTCTGTAATTCTTACTATTTTGATATTGTCTTTATATATTTCATATACATATGTACGCTCATGCCTATTATCAACTATAGTAGTATAATTCTCAGTTTCTATCATTTTTATAAGCATTCTTAGATTCCCTCCTTTTACACATTCATTATAGCAGCAATAACTTCATTAAGCTTTTTATTAAACTCTATTTCAAAATCTTTACCACGTTCAGCCACTATTTCTTTTCTTAATTCTTTTTCATCATATGTAGACATATAACGTCTTATAGTATCGTTATGTCTATTCCAAAAGTCCTTAGCTTCTTCAGAAGTAAGTTCTTTAAAATCAGTATTCATTATACGATCCATATCCATTTCTACAATTTCTTTTAATCCATTTCTTTCCATAATCATTTTCCTCCTATTTATTTCATAATATAATCTTACTCCATTATAAGCTCACTTGTATTATCATCATTACATTCCATCTCTGATATTGCGTCATCTAAACTATCTGCATCAACAGGTTCATCTATAGATTCATTCGAAGCTTCTTCTGATAATGACGGTTTTAAACATGCATCATCGTCTTTACTCAACTTCTCTATTTTAGATTCTAATACTTTTTGTAAGACTAAATGAGGCAAATCTACATCTTTACCAAATAAGTCAAATAGCTTTTCCATTAAGTCTTCTATAGCTTTTTTACGTCCAGCTTCAAATCCTTTTCTATAAGCTTTATCTAAATTTCCTTCATTTTCTTTTCTACCATCATCACGTCCATCATAATATCCTCTGTTGTAATGATCAGATGCGTCAAGACTTTCATAATAATACGAAGCGTCGTCATCTTTCCAACTATTAAAAAACATACCCATACTTATCTCTCCTTTTTAAACATACTTGGCATACTAAATGTCTCAGTTACAATCTTCTTTAAATCGCCCATACATCTGTCGTAATCAAACTCAGCATCACGAACTTCATGATTTAAAACGACTTTATTATCTGTAATAATACCTGGATTTGTAGTAAAATCACCGTGGCTTATAAAATCTTCATCAATATACTTTTTCTTTCTCATTTTAAATTCCTCCTAATTATTATTATATTAATATATGCATGCTTTAATTATACCTGCAGGGCCTCTAAGCGCATAAGAACGAAAAGATTCAAGTACAGTAATCACTTCTTCATCTTCTGGGGTAAATAATTGTAACTGAACTGGTTCTTTAGATAATTTTTCTAGAAAAGAAGCTATAAACTTTTCTTTTTCTTTAATCATCTGATTACTTATTTCTACATTACGTGATAAATAATCAAATCTAGCTTCTGTATTCTTTATACCTTCTGCTGTTTTATGCGATATATACTCTTTATATTCTTTATCAGTCATAATATTCTCCTTTATAAAAAATTCTCTCTACGGGCCTTTACATTATCTAAACAGATAACGGGGCATGCATTAAGGCTCCCGCCTTAATTACACCGGTTTAACTACATAACCATATTGTGTAAAATATCTCCTGATATTATGCATGCCCAGCCCGTAGAGAGAATCTACGGGGAGCTGTCCAACTCCTCGGGCATCTTTATGTGGAATATTTTCAACACATAGATCATGTATCATCGATTTTATATTTACTACTTTCATTAATAACACCTCCTTTCTTTTATTATATGTATTAATTCATGCTATCAATTACTCTCTCATAAATAAGTTAAAATTAGACAGCTCCCCAAGCAGACTCTCATCGTTAGCTTTTCTACAAACATTGATGGGCGATGTCTTTATCACAAAGCTGGATCAATATATCGTTTATATTACACTAGTCCGAATCTGTACCGCTGGGATATAATAGTCGTAAATAAATGCAGATACCCCAATAATCATTTCTGAGTATCAGGGTATGTACATTTATTAGTTAACTTTTTAAATCGTTAATACAGTTAAATATATATATTTATCTGTTAGCTAATTATTTTCTGTTAAAAGCGATTTTTATAAATCTATCGAAGTCAACTGATTCATTAGAAACAGCTTCAGGTTCTTCAGGAGTTTCAGATGTAACACCAGGTCTTACTTCTTCTCCTTCGTGTACGAATGTAGGTTCTTCTTCAGAATCTCCAACGTTTACATCAGCCATTTCAGATACATTAGCAAATGCATCTTCTTCTTGTTCAGTTCCTTCGTCAACAGAGTCTTCAGCAACTTGTTCTTCAGCAGCCGCTTGTGCAGTTTCTAAGTCATCTCCATCTAACATAAAGTTATCTTGCATTTCTACAAGTATTTCATTTTCTGATTCAGTATTGATATCTTCAGCAGCTTCTGGAGATTCCTCAACTTCATCTTCAACTTCCACTTCTTCAGTTTCTTCTACTTCTTCAACTTCAGGAGCTTCATCAACAGTTTCTTCTAAAACTTCTTCATCTTTTATTTCTTCCACGTCTTTTTCCTCCTCATCTTCACTTGGGTATTCTTCTTCAACTTCATCAGATTCTGTAGCAGCTACTTCACCGCTTACAGTTCCAACTTCTTCTCCACATCCATAGCATTCTGCTTCAGCTTCAACTGGCTCAGGTTCAGGAGTATTTCCTTCTAAGTCATTTTCAGCTTCAGGTGTAGGTGTAGGTTCTCCAGTTATTTCTCTTGGAGATAGATTTTCATTTAGATTAGTAGTAGCATCTAGAACTTCTTCGTGTTCTATTACAGATTGGTCTACTCCCATTCTTTCTTTGATCTTATCAAAGTCTTCAGGTATATAATCAGCAGTAGGATCTATTACAGCGTTAGGATTTCCTTCAGCATCTGCTACTTCGAATTCAGTTTCAAATGTAGCCATACTACCTTCGATTTCTTCAATTTCAGATCTCAATTCATCAGGCATTTCAGATGTATCGAATATAGCAGCCTCTGCGGCATCGCTATCAGAGTTTATAAAGTCTTCCATATCTTCTACAGCAGTAGAATCATCATCGACTTCTAAAACATCATCGAAATCATCTATTATGTTTTCAATATCTTCCATTTAGATATCCTCCTTTGTTATTTATTTAATATATTACTAAAAAGCACTATGGCTTGTCTAGCGGTATCAATAAGCTCTTCGTCTACTAATGACAGATCTATAAGTATAGCCTTTTCTAAGTAATTCCAAGGCATTTTAGTCATAGTAGTAAGAGTATCTACTACAACATTTTCATCAGTAGATCCTTCGTTCATAGATATATTATACATTTTACTTAAGTCGTTAAATAAAGAATGTATCATAGTAGAAGCGTTTATAGCCTCGTCATCTTGATATGGTTGATTAAACTTATCTAGGATGTCTTGTGCTACTGCTCCAAGTTGTACTAATTCTCTTAATACTTCTTCGTCTGCAGTAGATATATCAAATCTTTTCTCTTCATTAGTTTCATCTTCCATACCTACTCTTTTAATATAAGCAGGCGGTATAGTTTCAGATAAAACATTTTGCACCATTTCAGTAGTTTCTACAGTAGCGTCTGGTAAGTTTATACCATGATCTACAGTCGATAGTAGGCCTATTAAAGAGGCTCTACCTTCCTCTGAGCTTATTTTAGATTCTAACCAAGATAATACACTCAGATTCTTTTCAGATAGGTTTATTTCGTCTGTATGAGTTTTGTAATATAAGATACATTTATTTATGAATAATATTACACTTCCAGCTAAAGTAGACTTATCAAAGCTTTCAAGACTCCATACAAAGTCTATAGATTCATTTGCTATAGAAACGTCTTTAGGCTTCATTTTCATAAGTCTTCCAATATAAGATTCATTCCCATCTTCTTCTTCGTCGTCGTAATCATCGTCGTCCATATCATCATCGTCGAAGTCGATATCGAATTCTTTTAAAAAGTCATCACTATCAAGATCGAAATCATCTCCTATTTCAGAATACTCGCCTTCACCTTTCTTATCTTCAGCTTCTCTTAGAGCAACTGATATAGCCTGTCTGTAAGCTTCTTTACACGTTTCCTTTACGTCTTTAGCAAATATACCTAGCTTACCACTATCTTTCTTTGCACGAGCATATACAGCCTTCATAATATCATCCAGCTTTTGTTGAGTATTTACTTTAACTCCATGAAGTTCTTCAGCATTATCAACGCCTTTCTTTATTATATCTGTAAATACTTCAGTAACATGCCCACGTACAGCAGTCCCCATTTTCTTCAAATAAGACTTTTTAGCTTTTTCTTGTTTTTCATCCATCGTCATTAACACCTCCTTAATAAAAATATTTGTTAAAACACGTATTTGTTTCTATGCAAAATGACGTAAAAAAAAAGAAAGGTGAGGAAATGAATCCCCACCAAACTTTTTATTTAATACTATTATTGAATTGGTTGAATCTTTATAGCTCCTACATCTTGTGTATTTAAAGATTTTGGAGTTACGTCTGCATTTTTCTTTATTAAAGGTGCAGCTCCAGTAGGTTGTATTCTTACTGTAGAAACATCCACTGCTGATGCATCTTCTCTAAGAGTTTTTGCAGCAAATTTAGCCCAATCATGTCCATTCTTAAGTATTCTATTTCTGATAGAGTCAAAGAATCTACATACTTGTCTTTGAGCATTAAATTTAGCGATTCCGTCATTTGCTAAACCAATACTTCTTAAGCTATCATTATTAAGTCCTGTTTTAAGACCGTTCATGATTTCATTGTAAGTATTAATATCTAAACCATTGTCTTTAGATAGTAATATAGCTGCTAAGAAGTCACCAGTATATATTAGCTTATCTTTATGAGCTATAATTTCAGGTGATACCATAGCTGCAGTATACATAGTAGTAAGAGCAGCATTAGCAATTCTTAAGCTAGCAGCAAAAGCTTCAAGAGCGTTAGACATGTTAATTGTGTCTAACTGTAAGTATTCACTTTCTCTTTTTTGCTTTGTAATTGGATCTACCATATACACTTTATTCAAGTGTGCAGTAATAGCAAAATAGTTTTCAGCATTTTCATCTCCCACTTTAGCTTCAACTTTTTCTACTTTACTGTCTTTAACGTTAGCAAATGTCAACCCCACTTGCTTATTTTGGTCAACTATGACAGTCTTTTCTAAAGAGTATTGTGGTGCGTACTCTTCAGCTTCCTTTAAAATTTCCATAAAATTCAAGTTTCCGTAATTTTCCATATCAAATCATTCCTCCTTCTTTTTTTAATTTTTTTGTTTGATATTAGACGTCTACATCTATGAAACACTGTTAAGATATATAATTATTGGTTTTATAAATATTTTCAGCGTTTACTTCATATAATATAGTTACTACAGCGAATACATGGATAAATAAGATACGAATAAATTCTATAAAAAAAAATATCTTATATTACCCTGTTAGTATTGTATTATTATTTGAGATACATAATTTCTAAGCTTCATAACGGAGTTTTCTAATGAACTTCAATATTCTATTACTTTTTATGACTAGACTTCTAAATATCTTAAAAAAAGAATTAGTTGAATTTATTTAAGGAATCTTTTCTGTATTCGCTGTTTTAATTATATTATATGGTTTGGTATACTCCCAAGAAATGCTGAGTTCAAATCTTGGGAATATACACACTTTGGATTGATAAGTTGCTGGAAACTAATCCAGCTATTAATAACTTAAAAGGAATTTAAAATGCTCTCAATACCAAGAATGTATTAAAGCAAGATAAAATGATCAAGAACGAAATAGATAATTATTCTCTTTAAAACATGTAAAATTTTTCATATAAAAAATTATGCAAAGAATTTAAAAAGGTATCTAAGTATTCTCATACGATAATTTTGTTCTAGTTTTCTTGTCTTCTGAACGCTTTTATACGCGTTTTTGTAGAAGTGTGGCTAGAAATAACGATTTCTTTATAGCAAACACGGTATATTCTGGCCTTATCAGAACTATCCAGAGTAAATACACGAGTAAGAGGACTTACGTTATTTATTGGAAATCCTATCATATCGAAGGTTATAAGTTCTACTGCTTTGGTATTATCTTTCTTAAGTGGAGCAGCTCCTGTTATCTTTCTGATAGTATGCGTATGGTGACTCATAGGATTATTATAGTAGTTTCTATAACCCTGAGGCTTTATAAATAAAGTGTTATCATTCCATACAGAATCATTTTGTATTTCTACAGAAACTTCCGATACATCTACCGATACTTGATAGGTATTATTATCTGCTTTACGATATTGTATAAACTTAGGATAAGATCTACCGTCTTTATGTCTATTGATGAATAACTCTATCTTACTTTCTTTAGGAGGACACGATACTCCAATCTTGCTTATATTATTAGTATTCAGCAAATAATACAGCCCATTTTCATAAAACTCCATATATTTCGTATTATAAAGTCCGATTTCTTTATCTATAAACTTTACCAGATCCAAGAAAGACATATGTGGAATTACGATTTTACCCATATCTACATCGTTTTCAAGTTGACTTATCAATATTTTACCCTTAGGATTTGCAAGCTCGTAGCTTCTACTGATGATTTCCATAGGTTTCGGATTATCCAATACGTAGTTTATCATCGGACTTGCTTGGAATTCTATCTCTTTTTCCGTAGTTATATAGAACGTTAGCTTTACTTTTTGAGCAGATATTAAGTCGTTTTGCTGTAGATTCGTATTCTTTGATATAACTTCACTGATATTTACGATATTATCATTATCCTTCAGTATAGCTACAAAGTTCCCACAGAATATCGGTATTTGTGGAAATACGTCATCCGTCAATGGTCTGCACGATAATAACATATCATATGCGTACTTCTGTCCATTTATTTCTTTCTTTTTACTTGATAAGATCTTCTGTACTACGTTTATCGGAGCCTCTACTACCAACATACGAACAGGAAACATATTATTAATATAATCGCATATTTCCGTATATTCCAATATGCACCCAGTCTTATCATACATATTTACATCTCCAATTTGAGCAAATAAACCATGTGCAGGACAAGCCCAATGCTTAGCAGGCGGTGCAGGAAAGTTCTTATTTATAGCATTTATAATAGCCTTACCAGCTGCATTATATATTTGACGCACTAGCGGAACGCCCGTGTTATCTACATCTATATCTAAAGTATCCTTAAGATTCGTCTTTATAAACTTCACAAATCCATTCTGAACATTTTCTCCAAGTTTCTTCCAATCCAAACTCTCTAAGTCTTTCTTAACCTTCATCAAGCTATCTTTAGCATTCTCTGCTTCTTTCTTCCAGTTATCTTTTATTCTCTCTGCCTCGTCTTTTAAGTTCTTTACACCGTCATTAAACTGCTTCTTATAGTTTTCATATGAATCTATAGCAGCCTTCTCAAGAGCCTCTTTTTCGGCCTTTATAGATCCTTTAACGTCCGTTATAACGTTTCCAGTCTCTACTTGTATATCTTTCCAGCCTTGATTAATACCTGTACCGATTTCATCTATTATTTTACCCGTTTCTTTTCTATTAGCTTCCAAATCAAAAAGCATATCTTTTTTAGCACTTTCAGTCAGATTCTCTCCTCTATCCATAGCATTACGCCATTCTGGCTTACTATGATCCATCGGTCTATGATTTACTATTCCCATTATTGAAATCCTCCTTCTTTTCTTCATCTACATCTATCGATATTTTAGCTATTTGTAAAAAGACGTATGTTTTGAATACAAACCACAATCTCTTAATATTTAATATAAAGTTCTCCATAATGTTTATTTCTCCTTATGTTGTTATATATACACATATTTATATTGTGAAATACAGAAATCTCCATTTATATTATATAATATATCATTACAACATCAATTTAAAAGCGTTTATACGCCATTATTTAACGTTTTATTTATTTTATGTATAATTTATATCATAATTATATTAAAACATCAAATAACACCATCACAATGCGTTTAAACGCAATCACACATATAACACATATTATGAATATATTATAATTTAATTCTTGACTAATTTAGTAAAGAATCACCGCCGCGGACGCGACAGCATTGTATGAAATACATTCCATGAATTACGTAATGCCTCAGCATTACGACATGTGTTTATGACGTAAAAAAATGCAATTGAATATAATAATACTTATTCAACATCGTATTATTATATTCGTTATGAATTACATTCCTTTACTCTTTTTGATGGTTTTTAAAGATAAATTAACTTTGAGAAAATTATAAATTAGCTAATATTTTTATTAATAAATATTTACCTGAAAGATTAAATTAACTAAAGTAGATTTATAGTTTTATTTAGAATATTAACTATGATATTCAAATTTCTTTAAGATACCAAAAAGATTGATTTATTGATAAAAATGATTATGAAAACTAAATTAATTATTTTGAATTATTATTTTGAAATTTATTTAATTGATCAATAAAAACACAAGTTAAGTTTTAATTATCTACTCAAACTATTTAGTTTTTACATCTTGAAACGAAATTTAAGAATATTAAATTATTTACTTGGTAAATTATAAATTTCAAAATATTTTTATTTTTTGTATTCAAAGTTTTTGTTTATATAAATTTAATTAAATTTTTAATTTATTTCACACTTGAACTTGTTCAAGCTTATGATTTTTATTTAGTTTTTTCTCAATTTTTGTTTTTTTTTAAAATTCAAAGTTCTTGACTAACTTTTATTTTATAAAAGTTGAACAATATTTAATAATATTACTTCGTAATATTATATATAATATTTATTTTAAATTAATTTATATAATATATTTAACGACGATGTAAAAATCACAAACTCGTGAAAACTTGAATTCAAACTCAAACCTGGAATCTAGAAATTCAAAACTCGCGGATTCCAAGAAATCAAACCGAGTGTGAAAATAATTTCAAATTCGTGAACAAGCTGGAATGTGAAATAAATCAAACTGAGCAAACTTAGAAATTCAAAAGCTCAAACCAAAACTCGAAATAATTTCACAGCGTGAATAAAACTTCACAAAACGTGAACAAAAACTTCGTAAACCAAACTCCAAGCTAAAAACTCTTGGAAAAATACAAAAACTTAAAAACTTTGTGAAATGTGAAATAAAACATAAACAAAGCTTCGTAATCAAAACATTCCCAGAAAACTTAAAAATTAATCTGGAAATGCAAAAAGTGTGAAACTTGTGAATTTATTATAACAAAACTTCGTAACACACAAAATAAACTAATTGCGTTGATTAATTACTCATGCTGGATAAAATATAAAATCCAAACTAAATCATGAATAATTAATTAACTCAATTAAATGAGTTAACAGTTGTACAAATAATTTAAGAAACTTCAAATTCAAGTTTCAAGTGTATGACTAAATATTTGAGTAGATAATTAAAATTTATTTTAGCTATGATGCTAACCCAACTAATGAAAAATACAAATAATATAAAAATCACGTAATTAACTCTTAATATAAATAATTAAAAAAAATATCTGTGTATAATCTGTATAAAAATAAAATTCAAGTTTCAAGTAATTAATTCTCTCATATTGTTTTTGAGTAAGTTATAATGCATAAAATTAAAATCTGCCACTCCTGGGAAACCGGGAGTGGTTTTTATGTACGCCATTTCACAATACATATATGTGGATAATATACATGTAAAGGAGGAAATAAATAACTATGGGAACATTAATATTTGATAAAATGGATAAAAGTCCGAACGGTAAACAGCAAATAGCTCGTGGAGGAGAAGCTGTTCAATTATCGATATTCAGAATGATTACAACGCCACGTGGAAATCTTCCTGATTTTCCTGATCTTGGATTTGAAATGGAACACTTCTTTGGACTATCTCATTTATCTGAGGCTTTTACTGACTTATCAAACGAATTCATTAATCAGATACGTAAGCTGGTAGGAGATGAAAACGTCGAATGCTCTATACGTAGATTGGCTGGTGGAGTTATAAGATTTGAAATAGTGTATACTCTGAATGGTAAAATGGCAAGTATAGGTATGAGTGCAGAGAAAAACGAGAAGAATCAAATCATATTTAAGAATATAACATTAAAATAAAAAGGAGGCTGATATAAAATGGATATGACTAAAGAACAGATAATAGAGCTACAAAGAGAATTTATGTCTAGAATACGTGATGATGAAGATAAAAAGAGCACAGAACGTCTTAATGTGGCTTTTAATCTATATTACACTATAAGTCAACACAGAAAGTCTACTGAAATAGACGTACAAGAATTGCTACAAAAGGCTGATTTGGTATTAGGTGGACGTGCTTATGAAGTATCGGAATGGTGTAAAAGACAGTGTCTTCCTGAAAATACTTTGAATGATTTGCGTGAACTTGAAAAGTATAACGTTATAAAGCAAGATTACGACGTACTCGATTTAACGCTCTCAGACGTGTTTAAATCGCTTTCTAAGAAATCAGTGGGTAAAGATATCGTCGAAGCATCTAAAACGCGTTATAAGGCTACTATAGAGCGTATAAAGCGTGATGTGATGAATAGTTATGTAGAAAAACGTAACAGATTGAATCTGAATGGTAGTTTAGATAGATTTTTGAGTGGAGATGAGCTTGAAGAAGTAAACATATTGGCAGATGAAATAATAAAGACTGATCCGATAGTACGCAGTATGAATGAATCAAATAGTAATTTTGCTAAGATACACGACACGATGATGGAACGTAGTGTCAATATGAAGTATAAGTTTGAGAAGCTAAAAGAGCAAATATGCAATACAGCCAGAGTGACGCCTGAAAGCTTTGATAAGTTTTATGCTGCAGTAAGAGCAGAACAAGAACGTAGAATAAGTAATGACGTAGAATTGAGTGGAGATAAGGAAGTTCCAACTATGTTTGGAGGAGTTACAGAACTTTATAATATAGACGTTATGAATGGAATAGTAAGAGCACATGCTCATTTATTAGTACCTGTAGAGAATGATCCTTATCCTGATAAACCTATATATGTGAGTGATATACTGAAGGTTATAGATGCTGTTGATTACCAAGATGTAGCTCGTAGTACAGGAAACTTAGTAGTAAAGATGACTGGTTACGATGATATATGGGAAAAGTATAATCAACTTAATGAGATAAATGAAGTCCAATCTATAAACAGAATACAGGGAAAGGATCTTGAAACAGGTATAAAGGCTGATCTTGATTATAAAATCAGTGGAAATAATATAGCTAAAGTAAATAAAGAGACAGATATAACTATAATTCCTACGAATAATAAGAAGTTTACATTTAAACTTGGAGCTGATAAGAGTAAATACGCAAGACCACTAACTAACTCAACTCCTGTCACAATAGATCGTAGCACTGTTAAAATAGAAGATATAAAACCAAAGAAAAAAGTAATTACAAGTCTGGATGACTTAATATAAAAGGGAGGAAATACAATGAATGATTTCACGAATAATAACGTACCACGTCCACCAAAGGCAAACGCAGTGGATTATAACACATTAATTAATAATTTAAGAGATACTCTGACTACAGAACCTAATATAAACAGAGTAAACGATATCTTACTTAAGCTGGTAAATGAGGTAAGAATGAATCCGCTTAAAGAAGATCTTGTAATGAGAGAGCTTAAATCTGAACTATATAACTTACAAACAAGAGGAAATACGGAAGAAGAGCAAACTAGATTATGCGTAAGAACTATGCAAAACTTTATAAAACAACTTGATCCTACATTTATAACAGAAGATACAGATGGAAGACCAGTTATACAGGCTCCGATGAAGACTAAATCAAATGAGTACACTGCTCTAGATAGAGAGATAGAAGCAGCGATAGCAGATGGAGATGATGAAGAATTATCGTATTTACTTGGACTTAAACAGAAGTCTATTGAAGAAATGGCTAAACAAGCTGGAATCAATCCTGAGGCTCTTACAGCCCCTAAAAACGAAGAATCGACTAATATTGATACAAGTTATAGCCTAGATGGCTTAAACCTCTCAGAAGAGGCTATAAACGCGTTAAATAACGATTTAGGAGTATCTGTAAAGAATAATAAGTCGGAATTAGTAGAAAATATAGCTCCTGTAGATTGGAATGAAGTTAAAGTAGAAACTAAGGTAGAAGAATACGTTTTCCCATCTGAAGAAGAGACTAAAAAGATTATAGAAGAGGTAAAGCAAGAAGCTCCAGTTAAGTCTCAAAAAGAGATAGAAAGAGAAGAACTTCTTAGAAAGCTTGCAGAATTAGATAGAGAAGAAACTCCTATTAAAGAAGAACCTAAAGTAGAAAAGGCTAAGGAAATAAACTGGGAAGAAGCTCTTAAGACTGCTAAAGAAGAAGTGATAGATGTAGAACCTGAGCTAGTAGAAGTAGAGTATAAGGATCCTATAGATATTTCTAATGTAGAAACAGCTGTTGTAACTTCTGAAGAGATAAAAAAAGAAACTGTTCCTGAAGTAGATGAAAATGCTTCTGTAAAGAATATAAAGCACGATACTATGCCTGTAGAAGACTTTGAAAAGAATTTCGTAGCTGTAAGTAAGGTTCCATCTGAAAAGATGCTTGAAAACTTCAGAGGTACGAGAATAGAAAAGATCAGAGCTTACGCTGAGGCTCATAAATCTGGACGTAAAGTATATTTACCAGATAGTGGATATGAAGTGTTTATATCTAAAATGAGAGATAGACAGCAACTAAATTATATCTATTTATTACTAGAAGAAGCTGGGTATGGATCTGAAGTAGTACAAAGATATGAAATAGACGAACTTATAAGAATAGTAGCAGAACACGTGGACTTTGATTTTGATGTAAATCCTGATAAAAATGAATTCTTATATAACGTAAGTCCAAGAGATTTCTCTTTATTAGTAATGATGTTTGCTATTATAAATAGTCCAGAAGTAAATAGTAAGAACCATGCCGTGGCTAAAGTTGATAGATGCGGATGTACAAATTGTGGAAATAAAGTATTCTTTAAAAATGATACAGAGTTAGATCTATATGAAAGCTTTACTAAATCATATCCATTCAGTAAGTTCTTATCTGGATATAATACATATATAAATAATAAGCCTGCTAATATTGTACTTGCTTACAGAAAGCCTGGTACTTATGGAGAACTTCATAAAGTTACCGCAGAAGATGATATATTTGATTATAAGCTTATATTCTCTAAGCCTACTGTAGGAAAGATACAAAATAAAGATAGAAATAAAGACGAACTTGTATACAGACTGCTAGTAGAAAGCTTTAATGAAAAACGTGATGTATTAGAACTTCCATACACAAGTACTATAGACGCTATTATAGCACAATGTCCTGATTGGAATAGCTATAAAGAATATACAAGAGAATTTATAAGAGCTTATTCTGAAACAGGAGCTACAGAAGATCTTAAGACTACGTATAATGCTATAAACTATATGGGAGAACAGATCGATACTCTTGAAAATAATAATAATGGACTTATAAACTTGTGTACTTGGATAGATGCGTTTAAACTTACTCCTAAAGACTCTAAGTTTGATGCAGAAGAATTCAATCACGAAGATTTCTATGAGTTATTCCAATCTATACTTACTGCTCCTAATGAAATAATAAGAGAATGTGTAAAAGTTATAGATGAAATGACTGATTTAGAAGGACTTGCAAATTCTTCTGTGATACTTGATGAAGCATTCGTTAAAGGATTTATCGACTTCGATAGAACATACTTTACAGATGAAGAAGCATTACAAAGATTCGATACTAATAATCCAGATGCTTCGGAAACTAGAAGAAACAAGTTTATAGAAGATAGAAATGCTATGCGTACTAGAATGAATAACGGAGAATGTCCAGTTTGCGGACACAAGGAGTTCTCAATAGAATATCCTCAGCTACTTTTTTTCTCTATAGCCAGCAGATTGTATCCGAAACAAGCGAACTAAACGCTCTTAAAGAAACTGTATTAAGAGAATTTGAAGGACAGGTCGTCGTACATTATGACGATCTTGCTCCTATCGAATGGGTAAGCCTTCTTAATATACGTAGAGAGATAAAAGAAAAGCAATATAAATCTATACAAGATATACAAAACAAGGCTAACAAACAAGAGGCTGGCGAAAAAGAAGCTACAAAGCAAACGTCCTTAGCTACACATAGAATGGATGCTATAAATGCTATGATGAAGAATAGCACTACAGGATAACAAATGAGAGTGTGAAGCATATAGTTTCACCTCCTTTCAAAATTTTATGCTCGATGGGCTACTAGAGCTACACTAACACATTCTTTTGGAATATATTCGAACTAATAATTTTTTAATCTTAATTACCTTATTTCTTTTTTTAATTATCATTTTTTTATTTGCGTTTAGTGTTAGTGTATTGTGGTAAAAAAAAATAGAGGATGGTAGCCACCTCTAAAGTATAATAATGCTGGAGATATTTACTGTATATATTTAAGTGGTAGATTACTCTACCCAATTATAAGATCTGTATACTTTATATAGACCATTAATAATGTTTGGAAAGTTATCAGGTTTCGCGATAATCTGTTCGGCAAACTTCTTATCGTTAACCCAATATCTGATGAAGTTATCAAAACTCATCTTCATAAAATCACCTCATTTCCTCCAGCATAAATTTTATTATACTGTCTATTATATATAGTTTTATCTATATTAAAATGAGGTGTTTAAATGCATTCCCCCTCTTCGTTGAGGGGTTTTACATTTATTTACGCCATTATTAAAAACACATCTTTACTCATATTTATAATACAGTCGTGAATGATATCTTGAAGGTTATCTAATAGTCCGATTACATCTATACACCAAGTTATCTTAGAAGTGAACTCAATACCTAACTTCTCGATAGAATCGTTTGTAAGCAGTTTAGAGAGTTTCTTAGATATATTGATATTCTTACTAGGCTTAGTGCCTACAAACGCTTTAAACAGGCTTATACGCGTTTTAACGGCATTTATAAGCAATAACTTCTCACTATTATTCAATTTATAGACTTTCTTCCCTTTAGAAGCATTTAATAAAGATTTATCCTGTAAAAGTTTATTAAAATCATCCATAATCTTCTTAGAATCAGAGTCAAATCTTCTTTCATCATAAGTAATATTCTTATCAAAGGCTTTATTATAAGCAGCTATTAAGAATTCTATAAGTATAGATATAGCATCAGAAAGATCATCTGTATTTATAACATCTTTCTTATCATTCCATATAGCAAGTAATGGAACCAAAGCAGGAAGTCCTATAAAAGGCATTAGAAACCATAATCCAAGTACTATAGTAAGTCCTATTTTAGTAGCATCGCTATCCATATCAAGCTTCATAAAGTCTATAAACTTCTTAATAGTCATACTATTATTATCTATAGTAGTACTCTGAAACTCTGGAAATATATCCAGAAGCTTCGCAAGTCTTTCTACTAGCTCTTTATTAAAGCAACAATCTTGAACTCCGTCTTTCATAGTAGTCTTTCTCAAGTATTTATCAAGATCGTTTATATATTTAATAGACATTCTTTCTCTAGATAGAAACATACCTTGAAGTTCTTTTATAAGAAGTCCACTATCAGAAGGCAGTCTACCACCAAAATATTCCATACCAGGCTCACTATATTTCTCATTGAGTTTCATTTGTAGTTCTTTAATATCTAAATTCATACATCATCAACTCCATTTATCTATTTCGCTTATAATCTTATCCCATATAGTAAATATCTTATCATAGTGAGTAAGCATCTTAAAATCATTAGCAGCAGATTCTAACCAAGAAGCTCCATCAGTATAATCGCCAGCACTTCCTTTAGATATATCTTTCTGTACTCCAGCTTTTTTAAGCATTTTCACTTTACTTCTTTTAGTTTTTTCAAGCTTCTTTACTACTGTAGACACAAGTTCAGGAGTAGTCTCTACTTCTTCAGATTTAAAGAATAGTATCTTTTTATAATACTTTTCAAGTACAGGCATTACTTCTGTTCTCAAGTAGTTTATAATCTTAATCTGCTCATTAGCAGCTACTAGCTTTCCTTTTTGCTTAGTATCTTCCATAAGAGTATCTACTTCTTTACCTATCTCTTTACTTATATATTTAACATGAGACTTTACATCTTTGCTTTCGTCTAAGTAATCCTCAGGTTTATTAAAGATAAATCTATAAGCTTGGTTTATATACTTTACAATGAAGTTCTTAGTAAATACTACGTCTATAGCCTTATGAATAAACTTTTTATCTACATCATCTGGAGTAAATGCAGATAGAGCATCCAGAGCACGCTTTAAGTACTCTGGAGTTATAAATGATTCTCTATCTTGCTTTATATCACGCTGTATTATATTCTTGACTGAGTCTATGTTTTTCTTTACTCTTTGGCTTCTATCTTTAGCCATATACACATCCTCCTACATCTTGTATAAGTCAAGTAATACTTTATTAGTAACGTCGAAGTATAATTCTGCAGCTACCATAAGTCCTTTATATCCATCTAGGCATACTTTAAGATCTTGGTAACCTTCCACAGATCTGAATACTTTGTCTGTAAGAGCTTCTGCACCAGATGTCATTGCCTTAACAGCGCCAGGTGATACCATATGAAGTTTTTCTTTATATACAGTTGAAGCAGCAGCATATACTAATTCAGCAGCCTGTACTTTTTCATTATATTCTACTGGAAGTTTTCTACCAAGTTTAGTCTTAAGATCTTGTAATTTTTGTACTATTGCATTTGTAGCCTTGGTAATATCTAATGGTCCGAAGTCTCTAGAAAGCTTTGCAGGGTTTTCTGGACATACTGTAAAATACACGTTTTGAGCCAAGTCTACGCATATAGCATTTACAAGTTCTATTCCTTTAGAAAGCATAACGTCTTTTTGAGCCTTATCTACTCCCCAATTCCATATAGCAATATAGAATCTTATTTTAGATACAAGAGATTTAAACCAGAAGTATATTCCAAGTGGGAATAATATAATAGTAGCAAAAGATAAAGCAGTATACACTCTTTCTTTAAATCCTTGCCAATATTGTCTTAATGGTTCCCAAGCAGCATCTTCCATCATAGCATCCATATCATTCATAAGTTGTTGCCATTTAGCAGTCTTAGTATTTCCTAATTTAGGGTTGAAAGCCTCAGTAATTCTAGCATATTCTTTAGCATTTTCAGCATTAAGTCCTATTACAGAAGCTCCTTGTGAAATCTTTCCAGTGTTGATTTGTTGCATTTGAGTTATAGCTTGGTTAAATCCAGCCTGTCTTTTAGTAAATATATTACCAAGTTTACTAAAGTAATACATAAACTTATTCCCAAAGTTACCTCCATCAATAGCAGATTCTACTCCATAAGATTCTAAAGACGCTGTAGAAGTCATAAAACCGAAGTCTAGTTTGCTTTCAGTAGAAATCATATCAAAGTATTCGTCTATGAATGCTTCTGTAGCAAGTTCCTTTTCATATTTCTCTGCATTTAAATTAATTAAATCCATGTAATTCATAATTTACTCTCCTTTATTTTTTATTATATTTCTTAACCATATCTTCACTACTATAATAATCAAGAATAGATCCTGGTTCAGGTGGAATACCAAGTATATCTCTATTCTTTCTTGCTATATGTAATAAGATACTTACTAGTTTACCATGTTGTATCATACCTGGAGTCATACGCTTTACTATACTATATGTACTATAACACAAGTCGCAAGTACGTCTAGTAAGACTTCCTACAGGTCTAAGTTCATTCGATAATACCATAGTAGGCTCTCCTTTTAGAGCATTATCCACTACTATCTTATCTCCTGGTCCAAGTTTATCAAGTATTTCTATACTATATTCTATCAGTATTTGTCCGTTTTCTATAGTATCTCCATTTATCTTACTATTCTTTCCTCTAGTAAGCTTTTGTGGACGCTTATCTAATAACTTACGTGTAAATTGATCAGACACCTTGTCAAGACTACTCATATTATTACTTATACGTTGAGCATCATCTACATCACGTATAAAATCTTTCATAGACTTAGAAAGACTCATATTTTGAGCATCTCTCCAATATATTCTAATATCTACTATCTTACCTTTATAATGAGCCTCTACTTCTTTAAGAGACAGACTATCCATATTAGCAAATAATTCGTTAATAGTATCGTCATCAGTAAGTACTTTATACTTAAATAGTATATCGTTAGGTTTTACTTCTTCCCCTATTTTAGCCTTCCAATCTCTTACTTCTGTATTAAGATCCATTATACGAGCCACACGCTTAACTACACGAGTAGCAAGCTTATTAGATAAACTTTCGAATGGAAGACAGCTATCTTCCCATACTGCTTCTCCATCACAAGTACATACCCATATTAATGCTCCAGCAGCAAGTCCGATATGTCCATTAGACTTTCTTCTATAACTATCTTTACTATAAGCTATTATATCTCCTTCTTTAAACTTATGTCCTACAGTTATACCTTTATTAGGAATAAAGTCATTCTTTATAAAGTATCCTTTATCCGCATTACGCTCTACATTTATAAGAGATATAGCATCTGTAGTCTTATCGTCGTATTGAATTATAATAAAGTCTTTATTCATTTCTACTACTTTACCGTTATCTCTAGCTATATAAGAATGTTTAGGAGTCATTTTAATAGCAGCCTCGTCTACATAAGAAGATACAAGCATAGGATCACTATCAGCAGCAGGTAGAATATGGTTGAACTGTCCAGACTGCATTAGTCTACGAGCACAGTGGTTAAATCTTGTATATGGAATATAAGCATCAGAGAAAGCCATTAAGTTAGAAGATTCTAGATCATTAGCACTATCGTGATGTTCATAGTCTCCAGACAAGTTAGTTACTACTGGATTTACGGGAAGATATTTTACTATTCCAGCATTTCCACTATAAGCAGTAGCACAAGTTTCAGTACCATAGTTATTCTTATTAAACATACGTACATTATTAGTATATGCTCTAGGTTCGTTTATTCCATTATGTCCTTTAAACGATACTTGAGAACTATCCATCATTTCTCTGAAAGCAGATAGTCCATTTGCTTCATTTATATTAGGAAGACTTTGAAGTCTCTGTATTACAGCATCTTTAGCAAGATTTACTTTAGCTCTAGAACCACGTTTTACTCTGGCTTGGTTATTAGATAGCTCTTTAGATATAACGTCATATACACAACGATTAATAACTTCTGAAGGCGTTATAAGTCTATAACTTCTAATATCTCCCTTATACGTAGTCTTATATGTAGTAAATAAAGATACTGCATATATAAACATTCCTACGAAATCAGACGGTATATTATAAAGCTCGCACACTCTCTTAGTAATCGGATCTACAAATAAGTCTGCGAAGTTTTCTATATAGATAGCAGTATTACTGTTTCCAGCAAACTCTTCCATTATATTAGTAATATCAAACGTATCTTTATCAGAAAGATCCATAGTAGTCAAGTAGTTTAGCAATAAGTTATTAAGATCATTATTATACTTAAGTACTATAGTATAATCGCTAAATCTTATAATACCGTAATCTTTATTATTATTAGTAAATTTATCTATAGTTTCTGTATTCTTTACTACTCTATACTGTAAGTTATTAGTATCTTTAAGTAAATCTAATAGCTTTTTAAGAGGTATAGCCACAAGTAGTATAAGAACTACTGGTATTTCTGTACCCATAATAGTAGCTACTGGAGTATATAAAGACGCAGTAGTTATAGCAGAAGAAGGCTCAGATTTCTTCCAAGCTTCAGGATTCTCATTTTGAAGTATACTACAGATAAAGTCTATACTATCATATGTTTTATTTCCTACCTTGATTTTATCGTGTACAGGATCGTGTAATACATCTTTATCATAGAATCTTCCAAGTAGAGTCATACCATTCTTTTTACCTTTACCTCTAAAGTCTATATCGTAATCCTTGCTTATAAGTCCTACGAAATGACGATTTAAGTGAGTAAGTCTAAAACTAATTTGATTTTCATATATAAAATACCCAAGATCATCAGTAGTCTTTACCTTAAGTATAGGCGTATGATTAGTGTTTCTGTAATAAGCATTTATCTGAGAAATCACTATTTTATCTTTCATACTTATATATTTACCACTAAGACGCATTATAACCTTATTATACGCAGTAGTAATAATAACGTTCTCATCTTGCTTTATAACTGGTTTAGCAGCATTCTGTAGCTTTATTTGCTTAGCAGAACCTCCAAGGAATATATTACCGCTAGAGTTAAATGTTTCTGGAACATCAAGTACTATCTCAAGCGGATCTCCATTATGAGTTTCATATTGAACTTTAAGCTCATATCCCTTAAACTCTCTATCACTTATATCCTTTTTAGTATATCCCTTAAGTATAAGTGGATAAGTCAAGCCAGCAGGAGCAGCCAATATATTAGCCAAATCATCGTCTCCCAGCTGTTTCTTATATTTAGTATCAAGATCTTTTACAGATGTTTTATTATAAGAAGTAGGCGTAGAAGTCTCTATATTTATATCTTGATCTTTTATTTCGTGTTTCTTTATAACTTCTACCATTTCTGCTGGTTTCTTTCCATATTTCTTTACAATAGCTTTACGCATATTTTGTATTTCTTTAGTTTCTACGTTCTCTTTAAGCTTTGTATAGTTATGTTCTTCTATAATTTCTACGGCTTTCTCAGCAGGTTTCATATTACTATCTTCTATTATTTTAAAATAGTCCTTACTATATCCACGCTTAGAACCAGCATTACTAGCCTCTATAATCTCTATATCAGCTATATCATCAGACAGATCTTTATTCTCTTGTATTACAAGTTCTTTAGGCTTTACTAGATTTGCATCATCTATATCATCAGATCCATTCTCAAATATATCAGCTATATCCTCATCTTCATCAGTATCAGGCTTTATAACCTCATTAGGATTAGAGCTATCAAACATATCTTCATCTGTATCTAAGTTTGTATTATCACCTAATTCTCCAGGTTTTACATCACTAGCAAGCTCTTCTTCTTTAGCAGGATCAAGCTTACCAGCAATACTATCTAAGATATGAAGCTGTCTAAGCACTACCTTAGGTTTAAACATAGTCATCCCCATATAGTTTTTATTCCCACTAAGAACCAAGCTAGTTTTGCTCGTACCCTCTAATACTATAGTAACATTATAAGCTGCAAGCCATTCCTTAAATCCTTCAGGATCATCTTGAAACCATTTCATAAATAATAAGATTGGTCTCATTTTAGTAGCTACAGCACTATCCATTATCGTAAGCTTTATATTAGTATCACTTACAAAAGGACTTCTAAAATACAGTATCTTATTCTTATGAGAAGTGAAGCTTTCTATCTGTTTCTTATACATTTCAAGTATACCAGTTCTCATTGGAAGCTGAAGTCTCATCTTTTTATCAGTAGTCTGCTTACGTATAGCATTCGTAATCCAGCTCATATCTACCATACAACTAGACTTTCCATCTACCATTTTAGTATTAGAAAGTAGTTGCATTACCCCATAATCTTTCTTTATTTTCATTATTTGGTTATAACTCTTAGATAGATTTTCTATAATAGACTTAGACGGAAGCTTTTGCTTTATAACTTTAGGCATATAATAATATTTAAGTCTAGATACTAGAAGCATATTCTTTCTATCTTTAATAGATTTAAATAGTTCCAAACTATCTTTATAGCTATCTAAAAAAGAAAACACTAGAGCAGATTCATTTATACTTTTCTCAGCTACATAATAAGAAGACTTATTAAGCTTAAATATTTTATCTTTAAGTATATTACGAGCTTCAAGAGACACTTCAACATTATTAATTTGATCATATATATTACGAGTATCAGCTTGTTTAGGCTCTGGAACTTCTGGTAACTTAATATTAAGTAGATCATAAATAGATCCCATTTTGTTTACCTCCTTTTTAATATTTTAACACAGAAGAGTTGTCTGGAACTGGGATAGATAAAAAAAAAGAATGCTAGGTTGTTATCCCAGAAATTCTTTTTATATTAGACAGCTATTCTATCCATTTTACCGAATAGCTGTCTATAGTGAAGACTTCTTTTTGATAGAACTCTATAACTTCTTTTTTATAAAACTTTGTTTCCATTTTCATAAGATCTCTATTGTGATAGTATAAACTTCTAGATCTTACCATTTTTTCTTCTAACTCTTTTGCTTTCTTGATAGCACCTTCTAATAGAAAGTGTTGAGAGAAAGACTCGTTAGCAAGCCCTTCTAAATATTTTATTATAGATCTCACATTATTTATATTTTTTAGCATACATACCACCTCCTACAGTGTACACCATTCTCCCATCTTTTATTGTATGCTATGATGGGTGGCCAAATATTATATTTTTTATTATTACACTATATAATATATAGCTAATTTTAGCTTATTTAATTTGGTGTAAAAAAAGTAAAAGGGAGTATTTCTACCCCTATTCAAAATCTGCCTTTATAACATTCCAATCATGATGTCCATATACTCTATCTAGCTCTATTTTAAATACCATATTAGGTTTATCTAAATCAACCTCATCTATATCATAGAACACCTTTATATTAAATGGTATTCTTATATGCTTCTCAAGATGATAGTCCTGTAGCTTTCTCGTAAGCTTAATAAGCCAGTATCTATATTCAAAGAAGCTTATACTAGCAGCATCTACTATATATTCGTATCTAAATGAATCTATGTTCTTAACTGTATCGCACATCTTCATTTTATCTATAATAATCCTATTATTAAGATCTAATATTATTTCTCTAGCTATAAGATTATTTATAGATGGATCTATCTCTAGCACTAGCTTATTATAAACTATCTTTCTTTTAAATACACTATTCCATAATTCCTTAATTTTTTTAATCATACTACCACCCTCTCGTATTTACACCATGTAGATACCACACTTCTTTCTCTTTAACAAATTCTAATACTATCCACGTATTTCCTTCTGGAGTCTCAATAGCAAAAGCTAGATCAAATAAGTTATTATTATTAATACTAGAAAGACTAAGTATACTCAAATCACTAGTAAGAAGTCTTACAAGTTCTCCTCTAACATTCTTATATTCTCCAGTAAGCTTAAACTCAAAGAAGAACTTAGCCTTCATATAAGTATTTTCTTCCATTATAGACATAGCATTAGGCTTCTTTATATAGTTATAATGCTTAGTCTTAGATAGAATACCCCAATTCCCCTTAGCTAAATGATGCTCTACAAAGCCCATTCTGTCGTCTGCATCTATATTACTTATATGTTGTGGAACTACATAAGTAATCTTAAAGTCTTTTGACTTGTTTTTAAACTTATTCTTAAATATTTTAACTAGATTATATATCATTTACATCCCCTCGCTCATATTAACCCACTCTGTATACGGATTATCTGTTATAACTTTAGCACTAATTTCATCTATAGGAATATATATAAACTCATAATCATCCATACGATCTCTAAGTATTCTACTAAGTCTTGATAAAGTATGAAACTTATTTCCACGCTTTATATATTTAATATTCTTTTTAAACTTATTATTAACTACTCTATCTATAGCCTTAGTACTCAAGAAGGCATCATACCATTTATCCCATCTCATAGTAATTGGTTTATGTACTATTTGCTTATCGTCTTTTTCTTCTACTTCTGGGAAAAGCTCCATCTTCTTATTATCTATATAGAAATAGTGCTTTCCGTTCTCTATCTTATCTACAGCAATGAGCATAGCCATATCAAATATATTCCTAATACAAGAGACTCTACTCTTTCTTCTTATACCTAAAACATATATTCCATCTTCTGGAGTATCATTATTTTTTAGACGCTCTTTGACTATCGAATCTATCAACTTCTCTACTAACACGTTCCATCACCCCTTTATTATATATCATAGGTTTCCACACATCGGTCATAGCTTTATCAAGCTCTTTACGATATGCTTTATTATAAAGACTGGATTTTTGTACAGGATGCTTTCCCTTTACATAAAGTCTTGCTTCTTCTTCTATTTCTCTTAAGAATCTATCTTTTTTATATAAAATAGCTTTTCCGTTATCCGCATGAGTTCTATAATAAACTATCCATCTTTCAAGATCTATAGGAGGTACGTCAAATTGGCTATAATACACTACTTCACTAACGTCATCTACTACTTTACCAGATTTCATTTTCTTTAGATAGTCTTTTACAACATCTTTCTTAATATCAAATCCATACTTAGCCAAGTCACTATCTACAAACTGTTCATATATAGTATCATAATGAATATCAGTCATATTGTTCATGCAATCCAGAATACAAAGGAATTCCATCAATGGAGTATATCCAGACTCAGACGCAAGTCCAAGCTTTCTAGCTTTCATAAGTCTATTATAAACTCTTTTTTGCATATTATCTATACCAGACGTACTATATCTAGATAATAATATATTATTAACGTGACTATCGCTCAACCAATATCCATATTTATTCTTACTCAGATTAAGAACCTTATATCTTTCTCTAGATATAATATTCTGTTCTATACGAAGCTCTTCGTTAAATACAGCCTTATAAACAGGATTATCTTGATTCTTCTGTAATCCATACTTAGATATCTTATGTATATATGTTATATAATTACTCTTTTCTAAACTACGCTTATTTATAAAACAGTTTACTCCGTGGAAAATTAATGTACATGAAGCAGGAGGCAATACTATTGACGCCTTAAAGATATTGTGTTCTAACTCGTACTTCTCTACTCCGCCTTCTATTATAGCCTTTATATAGCTCAATTCATTTCTTCTGATTCTAGTATCAGGAAAAACCCCTTCATTAAGAATTATATCGTATGCTTCATCTATACTCATCTTACCATTAGCCTTCATATAATATACTATAAAAGCCATCTCTAAATGCATTGTATACGATCCCCACTCCAAAGATTTACATATATACCTACATTGACATATCCACTGCCTTAAATTATAAATATTTCTATGTCTTTTCTCAGGTATCTTCTTAAGTATCTTTTGAAGTTTACCATATCTCTGTACAAACAAAAAAAGATTATCTTCATATCTACTGCTTATTGATAAATTATTTTTACAAAACTCATCAAATAAGTTATCAAAAGTCATACATTGCTTCATCTCTTCAATGTATGGATTAGAATCCTTTTCAAATTTCTTTACGTAATTTAATACAGTATTTACTGCAAATTTTGGATCATAGTAATCCTTAGTAAGACAAGAAAGAAACTTATTAAAATTAAGCATATAATTATCTTTGATTGTCATAAACTTACCACTGTAACTCATTTTTCTATCTCTCCTTTGTAAATTTAATTAAGTGGAGTAAACCACAGTAAAAATTGTCGTGATTAAATAGTTAGGGCTCAGATAGATAAATATCTACCCAAGCCCATATTATTATTTTCTAAAAGAAGATTTCTTATATTCTTTCTTGACTGGTTTCTTTTCTTTAAATTCTTTCTTAGCCTTTTCTTCTTCTCTAAGATTATTAGAATCAAACACATTTAGCTTCCAATTATGTAGATACATCTTTACATAATCGTGGATAAGATTTCTGCTATTGATAATATATTCAAACTTCATCATTAAAGGAAGTGGAAATAATCTTCCTTTTTCTATTGTATCTGAATAATCATTTAATAAATGTATCTTATCTTCCGCTGAATCTTGTAGACTTCCAAGTAATATAATCTTAATATCCTCGAATGAAGACAGAGGATCATATGGATTTATATCCCCGTTCATAAAACGATACCAATCATTTTTATGAGCTATAGTCCAGCTATTTATAGATTTATCTATTTCTTCATGATTCATAGCCCATTGCTTAAATTCTGGAATAGACTTTAAGAAATCTTCTGTAGAAGCTCCTGTAGAAAGTTGTATTATAAATGCTGTATTATTATAATTCTTATCTTTCCAAGCCCAAGCTCCTATATATTTCATTACACCATAAGTAACAGGATGCTTTTCTCTATAGTATTCATTAAGCTTTCCTAGTATATAGTCTTGAGCCATAGCCTTAGCAGTACATTCTGTTATAGTATTAGAGCTTACTTTAATTGTAGGCAAGTTTATAATAATATCCTTAATAGTAGCTGCATTCTTAAATGGTTTTACTTTGTGAATATAAACACTTTCTTCGAACTCTGCTCCGTCATATCCAGATTGTAGACTTCTAACTAGGAAGCTCTTAGGATCTGGTCTATATCTAGAAGCAGTATAAGTATCTACAAATTCCACAGCCTCTTTGCTAAACTTATCAAGATTACTATTTATAATACTACAGTTTTCGTATAATCCATCCCAAAGCCTAGCAATATAAAGATCTACTATATCATTTATATCCACAAATTCAGGAGCATTTATAACTATAGCCTTAACATTTTCACAAGAGAAAGTTCTACTTCTCATATAGTTTATATGATCTGTAGTAATTTCCTTAAGATTATAAGCATTACCTATACTACTAAATCTTCCCCCAAGAAGAGCAGCCCATTCAGAAGTCTTTCTAATAGATTGAGAGTCACCAGGATATCTAGTTTGCATTTCTCCAAATATAACATTCTTTTCTTGCTCTAAATAAGACTCGTTTACATCTGTAGTTACTAGATTATAGCATATATCCCCAAGTCTCTTTAGTAGAGTCTTATAATCATATTCTTTACAGAAGCTAGTATAATATCTATCAAGAGGATATTTATTTATATCCATACAAGAAGCAGTACTAGCTATTATACCCATATCCTTATGACTAGTTTGAGCATTAAGCTCTATACCTAATCTAGTAAGCTCGTCTCTGCATTGAAACAGAGACTTTCCTTCATATACATTACTAAATAAACAATGTTCCATTAAATGAGGAACTCCTTGTGCCTTATCAAATGATGACACGTGGAATCTAGCGTTTACACTCAAACTTAATATCTTCGGATCTCTTACTATAACTATCTTTCCACCATTAGCAAGATCGCACATATCTATAAGCATACTTCCTACCTTAGTTCCATTCCATTTTATTTTACTTTTATCAAAGTTCATTCTATATCATTCTCCTTATTTTCTTTTTATATCTAGACTTAGTGAAAAGTTTAGAGCTTCTTCTAAATCCATTCCTTCAACATATATGTCTGCATTAAATCCTGTAACTAATATTTGACCACTCTTATCGTATACTATTCTATTAAGAGCTTCTGAGAATAAAGGATGTAGAATAAGCTTTCTAGCTAAACCTTCAGTCACATACATCTCATCAGGTTGCTGTCTACGTAACACTTTAATTTTATTAGTCTCATGATCATACATAAACTCACAAACTATTGCGTTGTGTACTGGATCATCAGCTTTAAGATTCTTTTCTTCTAACTTAACCACATAATCGATTATTCTTTTTTCTATTACTACTACTTGCATAAGAACCTCCTATTTATCAAAACCTTTTAAAAGATCACTATAAACATTATGAACAGCTATAGATTTATCTAATATATCCTTCATCTTTTCCAATGCTTCTATATTAACAAACGTTACGGGACTTGGCCACAAATCTAAAAGCTCATTATAGTTACAACCACTTGCGTCTAAATAGAACTCTCCGCTCAAAGCATCCGGGAAGTTCTTCATAATACTCATGTATTTTTCAGATACTTCTTCTATTTTATTATTATATTCTATATACCCAGCAAGTATTTCTCTAAACTCATTCAGATTATCATCTTTAACTCTCTTAGTCACGTTATAATCCTTATCCATACATTCGCCTTTATTTACCATTAGATCGAAGATAGAAGACTCTTCTCCACGCGGTACACCGTGCTTTTTAAGAAGAACTTTCTTTATAGCTTTATTATCCTTAACGTCTTCAATTATAGACGCTGTATATCTATAAGTAAATTCTTTTAGCTTATTTACTACTCTATCTGGGTATGTTCTAGCATTTTCATCATTCAACCCAGCATAAGTTAAATTAGCTAAGTATCTCAAAATTTCAGTACTAGGTTCTGTTTCATATACATCATTCTGCAACATTTTTAATTCATCTAATGGTTCTAATAGAACGCTAGCTAATGCGTTAGTTATGTTAATTATTCCCTTAATAGAAGTCTTAATACTTATAACACTGTTTGTATCATCCTCTATATGCTTTATATTGCACATAGCATCTATACATATATCTAATAGTTCATTACCATATTTATAGACTCCCCCTACCTTAGGTTTAATTAACTCGATACCTTTGATCATAGCGTCCTTAGATTCCATAAATAACTTTACACTTTCCTCAGTTCTTCTGTAAAGCATATTATCACCATAGTTAAGTACCGCCTTAATCTTCAAGAAAGTCGCTATCACAAACTCATCTTTTTTTTGTTTCATTGTACTTGTCAATATAATACCCCAATAATTCAACATGTTTTTTAAATTCTCTCATCTTTAAATTCCTCCTTTAAATATTATAAAATTATTTTATTGAAACGATACATGATATATAATTATCTACTTTGTATTATTTCTCAAATAATATGTACACACTATCCTGAAATCTACCAGCTACGCTAATGCTGATAGCTTTAGCCTTGTATCTATCGTACTCTTCTTTGATAGCGTCATTTATAATCTTTTCATTAGTTCTTATCTTCTTATCCCAACTAATAGAAGAAGACAAATCATAACTTTTTACATAAGTTTCAGCCATATTTATCATAGATATACACAACATTAATCCTAATATTAATTTCTTCATATCATATACCTCCTTATATTAATCTTGACAACAAAACTAAGGAACCGGCGACTATACCAGCTCCTGTAGTAATATAGAACTCTGATTTACTCATCTTATCCTTATTTATAATACTCTCTACTACCATCCATACAGCTACTGCTAATATTACACCTATTACTACGTATGTTGCCATTTTTACATCCCTTCTCCTTTTATATCTTTTTTAATTTAACTGACTTTCTAATTACGATGTGTTCTAACTCATAGTCATCGTATATGTCTACTACTTTCATAACTATATTAACTATATCATCCATAATATCTCCATCTATCGCCAAGTCCCTATCTTTAAGAACTTGGTTGATATCGTGCACATTACGCTTACTAGTTATTTTTCCAATATCAGATCTGGTTATTATACCTCTATTGATTATCTTATTATCTATAGCAGCTCTAGAAAATACTATATTATCCATTTTATCTATAATTAACAAGTCTACAGATAACTCTCTACTATTCTTTAACTTACCCTGCACTTTCAACATTACACTCATGCTCGATCACCTTTATCCTTTTAATATTTCTGTTTTTCTTTTACTATTAAATACCTTCTTGTTAAGTATTTCAGTCCATTCTTTAAGCATTTCTTCATCCAAATACTTATTTCTCTCAGAAGAAGTAAGCTTAGTCAATACTTTAGCACGCTTCTTAAGATCATCTATTTCTTTTTCTACATTCTTCATCTCAAGATTACTAAGTCTATAAACACGCATCATTACTATATATTCTGCCTGTTCCCTAGTAAGCTTAAATTCTTTCATAATCTTAACTATACTATCTTCTTTACCAGATGATTTACGTACTATAGCTATAGCCTTATCTATATCTTTATTTATTACTACAAGTCCATCTAATATATGAAGTCTATTAGCATTAGTTTCCATCTCATATTTGAACTTATTATAAAGACACTTGCTTCTAAATCCTACAAATGCTTCCATAACTTCAGCAAGATTAAGAAGTCTATACTCTTTATTATCAAGAAGTACCATCATATTCATTACCTGGCTATATCTAAGACATGTTTGTTTCAATAAAATCTCTACAAGTTCATCATACTTAGTACCAGTAGAAACTCTTATTTTAATACATATCTTTCCATCAGCAGATAAATCATCTACACCCGCTACTAAATAACCTATATCTTTATCAGCCTTAACTTTAGATAATTTGTCCATAAATGTATCTTGTGTACGCATGTACGGAAGTTCGTCTATAACTATATAAGTCTTGCTATCATGAACTTCCTTATGCCATTTACCAGTAATAGTACAAGCTCCGTTACCGGTATTATAGAATCTATAAACGTTATTTATTTGACTAACTATTCCACCGGTAGGAAAATCTGGAGCTTTAAGAATATTTATCATCTCTTTTATACTCATTTTAGGATCTTTAACATAAGCTATACAAAGCTTTACCACATCCACTGGATTATGAGGTGGTATCCAACACATATAAGGCGTAGCTATACCACTATTACCATTAATAAGTATATCAGGTATTACAGCTGGTAAATACTTAGGCTCCTTCTCCTCTTCGTCATAATTAGGAATAAATTCAACAGAGTTATTCTTTAAATCAGCTAAAAGAAATTTCTCACTATATTCAGATAACTTACATTCAGTATATCTTTTATCACTGGCGAAGTTTGTATCTTGTGTACCGAATCCACCTTGTCCTATTATATATGGAATGTTCTTTATATAAGGCCTAACCATAGTACATAATGCTCCATAGCACCCTGAATCTCCTGTAGGCTGGAATCTACCAATTACGTCACCCACAATTCTAGCACTCTTTTTTGTATTAGTATACGAAAATACCTTAAGGTCATACATATCATATAATATTCTACGTTGCACTGGTTTACAGTTATCGTATACACATGGAATAGCTTGATCTTCTAGAGTGTAGGTAGCTAACTCTAGATAGTCATTCTTAGCTAACTCTTCTGCAGATATCTTACGCATCACGCATCACCAATCCAATTATCTTTTTACACATAATATCTACAGCTTTATTAAATAACCATAACACTGGCAATATAACAGATATAATTATAAGGAAACTTGCTATTCTATCACAAATCTTCCATCTACGAGCCCACATAAGTCTTATACGCGGATTCTCTTTTTCAGCTACTCTCTTATCATCTAACCAATTTGCAATAATAGCATCGATTACTAATAATAAGAATACATTCACAACATATATAGCACATATATAAAACACATCACTATTTAACATATTAAATTTCTCCTTTCTCTATAAAAAGCTTTCTAGGTTCAGAACTACTACCTTGAAGCTTACTGATTATTTCAGATAGTCTTTCGTAATCTTCTGGTAATATTTGAACCAGTGCATCAGCCTTTGGGTTCATAACATAGTCTTTAAAGTCCTCAGGATTCATTTCTCCAAGTCCTTTGAAACGTTTTATTTGATATTCTCCTTTTACCTTAGGTATAGTTTCATCTAATATCTTTTTATTCTTACAGTATATAGTTTCTTTTTTAGTTACTATTTTAAATAGTGGAGCTTCTGCAAAGTATAAATACCCTTGTTTTATTATATCTGGCATATGTCTAACAAAAAACGATACTAGTCCTAGCCGAATCCCAGAGCCAAAAGCATCAGCATCCGTAGCTATCACTATTTTATGATATCTAAGTTTCTTTAAATCAAACTCGTCATCTATACCAGTTTCTAAAGCTTGGATTAATTCTCTGAATTCTAAGTTTTCTAATACTTTATCTATAGTAAGGTTTTCTGTATTAAGAACTCTACCTCTAAGTGTAAATATAGCCTGATATACAGGGTTTCTAGCAGTCTTTACAGTTGTTTTCGATGACTCCCCCTCTAATAGATATAGCTCACATTCTTCTGGTTTCTTACTACTACAGTTACTCAATTTCCCAGATAATGCTCCGAACTTCTTATTCTCTTTAGTTCCCAGTATAGTTTCCTTAGTCTTAGCTATTATTTCTCTAAGCTTTCTATAAGCCAAGGCTTTCTTTATTATTTCTTTAGCTATATTTGGATATTTTCTAAAGTGTTCTAATAAGTTATTATATACTACAGAAGCTACCCATGTAGTCAAGTATACATTTGATAACTTAGTCTTAGTCTGATTCTCAAATTGAGGATCTGGTATCATTATACTTACGATAGCACACATACCATCCTTAAGCTCGTTACCACTAATATTCTCATCTTTATCCTTAAGTACTTTAGCCTCTCTAGCAAACACATTTATAGCCTTAGTAAACCCAGCTCTAAATCCAGTTACATGAGTACCATCATTTATCATTCTAAGATTATTAGCATAGCTACGAAGCATATCATGTCCATTAGTATAGTTCAATACTATTTTAAGTACTTCCTTTTCTCCAGTTTCTTCTATATAGATATGCTTACTAAGAAGAGTTTCCTTTTTATCTATCATATCATCCATCATATCAAGTAAACCAGCCTTACTAAAGAATGTCTCGGGCTTATCATTATAATATGTAAGAATGAACTTTACACCTGGATTAAGAAAGGCATTATCTTTAAGAGCAGCCTTTACTCTAGATTTACTAAACTTAGTAACTTCAAATATAGTTTTATCTGGAGTCCAAGTCATAAGTGTTCCTGTTTCTTTAGTCTTTTCTAGCTTTTGTATATCAGATGTTTTAAATCCTTTACTAAAATCTTGTGTATAATGATAGCCATCTTTCCAAGATTCTATATGAAGTCTCTCGGAAAGAGCGTTCATTACCTTAAGTCCTATACCATAGTTACCTCCACTTACTTTATAATTAGACTCAGCCGTAAGTTTTCCTCCAGCATGCATGTCAGTACAAAGTATTTCTAGCACTGGTCTATTATGAATTGGGTGTATATCTACCGGTATTCCACGTCCATAATCACGAATGGAGAACGTATCTACGTCTCCATCGTCTTTTATAGTTATTTCTATAGTATTACCAAAGCCTGCTATAGCCTCGTCTATACTATTTGTAAGAGACTCTGTAAGGCATTGGTGTAGTCCTTCTATCCCATTATTACCAATGTACATAGACGGTCTCTCACGCATTCCTTCAAGTCCTTCTAAAAGCTCAATATCTTTTGCTGTATACTGAGTGTAATCTTTACTCATCTAATAACCCCCTATCTTCAAGTGTCTCTGTATCAACCACTATAGTAATCATATTATGATCTGTATAGTCTCCGCCGTCCGTAAAATCTTTTCTAAGCTCTATAGCCTTATTATGTAAATTATTTAATGTATCATTTATAAACGTAGACGGGTTTTTACCAGTCTCGTCCACAAGAACACTTGATTCTACTATAGTAGTAAGCTCTTCTATAGCCTTATCTGTTCTTTTCTTTATAGAACTACTCATATATATTAGATCCTCAGTCAACATAATATCACTTTCCTCAGAGTAGTATTCAAATTTAATACCAATATTAATCTGATCCCTTCTAGGAAATATATCACTATTTACAATAATTCTAAAATGATCTCCTCTTACTGGTGCTATAGTATTACCCATATTAATTCCTCCTTATAAATTATTATTAATCACATTCATCATTTGTATAGCTTCTTTACTCTTTCCATAAAAGATATAATCTAATATAGTCTGTCTTTTAAACTTACTATCATCCTTCCTACAGGCCTCAGTATATCTAGTAATACAAAGTCCGCCATTTATATTCTCAGCCTTGCCTACTATAATATGATCCATAATACCTGTATCTACTCTAAAACCTTCATCATCAGTCATATAACGATGAATATTTATAGATATCTCGACTCCATCTACATCTTTAAATAGATTTATAGTCCTGATATCGCCTTCATCATTCTTAATACTGAATGATTCTAATAGATCTTTTTTATCGTATTTATCTACTAGTGCATATGTTATCATAATCTAAACCTCCTTTATATTTTTAATTGTATTAATGAAAACATCATAAAAAGATATATGTTTATCTGTTTAGTAAAAAATGCCGTTAAAAAAAAATAAAGAGCCCATTTCTGAGCTCAATATTTCTTATACTTTTTCTATTATAGTTTTCTCACCATCATAATAAAGCTTTAAATCACTTTCTATTTTGATAGTGGTAAACTCTTTATTATCTCCTAGTACGTCTATGTAGTCTACTATATCTTCTGCTTTATTTATTATAAACCCTTTAATACCTGGGATCATTTTATATAAAGCTGTAGATTCTATATAATGCTTAAATTCAAGCATTCTATGTAAATCGATCTTTTGTTCAATGTCTAATACAAGAGTTTCTATATTTTCATTTATAATACAACTCTCGTCTTCTGCCTTATATTCTACATTAGTACTAATATAGATAGTATTATTTCCTGGGTGTATATCTACTGCGTATGTTAGTTTGATATCGCCTTCTTTTAATATATGCATAATCATTCTCCTTTATCCATGATATGTTTAAATAAAGCATTTTCTAAATCAGCTGGGTTCCACTCATCATTCTCTAAAACTCCATAACTTCCATCTGGAACATAGTAATTTACCATTTCTTGAGCTTCTTCTTTATTAAGAGGTCCTACATATATTTTATGATCTATACGTCCGCTTCTCACTAAAGGCTCCGGTAATAACTCCAGATTATTAGTAGTAATTATAAGTATCAGATTATTTGGACTTACGCTACTATCTAAGAATTGCATAAGCTTATCTATAGTTTGTCCTTTCTTAGATATCATATCCTTAGCACCTTTACTTTCTCCATCTCCAACACCAAATATAGATTTATCCATATCTTCTATAACGCATATAGCAGGACAATCGTTACCATTTGTATCAGTATGATCTATAGTATCATCATTTACCATACCTGATATTACAGCAGCTGAGTCACTTCCAGTAAATAAAGAGTCTATAAAGAATATCTTTTGTATATTAAGTCTTTCTGCCAGATGCTTTATTATAGAAGTCTTACCAGTACCAGGTGGTCCATATAATAGTATAGATGTCTTATACTTTCTACCAAATTTATCATAAATATCTTTACTAGCTATAAACTTATCAACGGCATCATCCACTTTATTTACAAAGCTTCCGAATATCTTTTTACCACTTCTAGGTTCTTTAGAACTATAGTGAAACATACCATTAGTCTTGCATACTAATCTAAGCATATTGTCGTTCGTTTGCCTAGATTCAAACGTAGCTTTAATTTCTTCTATAATTTTAGCTCTACCGACTCCATATACGTCTACTCCAAGCATATTCTTTACACCTTCTCCACTAAAGGTATCCTTTATTTGGAAACTATATACATATGCCCAGCAAAATCTTCTAATTCTTATAAGATAATTACCCCACATAAGAGACTTATTAAACTCATTATACAGATACATGTTATTATTTAGCAATAATTTCTTACTACTTTCACTATAACAGTTATCTACAAGCCATTGCTTTACCTTATCTTCCATATAAGGACCACTTACAGATACACCCATAATAAATCTACGTTTTACAAATCTAAATAATGAAAATATCCATCCCCGTATTGTAGATAAGAAATAGGTAAGAAATCCTAATACCGCCATATTATTTAAAGAAATTAATTCTTTCCAATTCATTCTTTATCCTTCTCCTTTTATTATTAAAAACTAGTGACTGATCTTTTAAAGAATTGATCTTTTATATCGTCACCTTCATCTTCATTTATTAATACTATCCTTATCCCTGGACATCTATGAACAAGTTTCCTTAACTCGTCTACACTACTACCTCTAGGAACTAGCATGTAAACATTGTTCCAAGGGAGCCTCACTCTTTCAGACTCCTCTTCAGGTGGAACTTCTGTTCTAAATGCTTGGACTATAGCCTTTACCTCTTCTATATCATAGTCTGATATACTAATCTTAGAAAGCATCTCTAACTTAGCCTTTTGCTCCATCATTATAAGTTCTTGAACTTCCAGCTGTTTTCTTGCATATAAATAAACTAATACAGCAGAAAACATTAAAATACAGACATCAAATACATTATGTCTTATTCTCATATATTATTCACCCAATACCACTGCAGAATCGCCTGTAATGCCGTTTAAAGTCATATTATTATACCCACCGTATACTAGACTAGATCCAATATATCTAGGCTTATAAAGCTCTATAGCGGCTTTAAACAGGTTCTTATGTACAAGATTATTAATAGATTTCCCACCAAATCTAAGAAGTCTATCAGGTGTAAAGTATTCTGTAGATTTAACTCTGTATTCATTGCTATGTACTTTCTTGACTACATATTTATCAAAGCCTTCTTCACGCATACAATAATCAAACATATGTCTAAGCATGATTTCAATAAATACCTTTCTTATTCTACCAGGAACAAGATCTCCTTTATCACTCAAGTACATCAGGAAGTTTCCTACACTATGTTTTGCAAACCCAAATCTTTTAAATGTTTGTAATACTACTCTAAGTGCTCCGTCGTCTATTCTTTCTTTTATAAAATAGTTTTCGCTCTTAGTTACGTCTACTATTCTACCGATTTTAGTCTGCAAGTTTACAGTCCAGTCATCAGGAAATACATAATTTACTATATTATATTCGGCTATATTTCTACTATATTGCATACCTTTCTTAAATAGAGCTACAGCCTTTACCATTCCAACTATTTCCATAGTAGCCATCTTTACTCTTTCAATATTAAGCTTATCTTTCATAGCTACGTTTTCACTATAGTCTATAGGCTTAAATCCAAAGCTTATATTAATACCCACTTTAAAAAGATCACTACTATTTTTTACATTGCTTTTTATAAGATAATTATATACATCATCATATATACTTCCAGTATTATCAAGTATCTCTTCTTTCTTCCAGATATCTTTAATAAATCTTATGAAATCTGCTCCGTATTTTATAGAAGTATTTCTGCAGATATCTATAGTCAAGTTATTAATAATACCTTCTGTAGCATAGTTATTTACAAAGTAAACTCCTATACCAAGAGAATTCCAAGTACAAGATTTAATTTCATTATCTCCATTTATAACGTGTGCAAATTGAGCAAGAGCTCCTCCTAGACTATGTCCAGTAAAGTATAACTTATATTCTATTTTATCTTGTTTAAGCTTCCATTGTACATGTCTTAAGAACCAATGTGTGCATACTAGCTGAGGATTATACTTATTAAACAGACATATATCTATATCTGTAAGCTTATCAGCTATATCGTCTGTACCTCTATAGCTTATAATTACTTGATTAGTCTTTCTGTTTATAAAAGCAGACGCATAAAATCCATTAGATGTTTTATAATCTTCTGCATTAAGATCTACTCTAGTAACACTACTTTTAATAAGTCCGCTTCCAAATAAATCACTCATAAGCTTTAGATCGTTAGCACTATAATAAAGCTCCCAATCATCAAATATATCTCCCCATAAAGGTGTTTGATTATCAGCATCTTCAGTATAACACCCAAACAGACATCTAGATTTTACATTGACATCCTCTGGTATCTTCTTAAAATACTCATCATCAAACAGAGCATCCATCACATTAGTCCCCTCTGGTATACGCATCCAACTTAAGTATCCCATTTGTGCAAACCCAGCATATACTACATCCTTCAAATTTGTCATTTAACCTTATCTCCTTTACTGTTTATTTTATGAAAAATCCTTCTAGCCAATCATACGCATAAGTATACACTGCATAAGCAACTAGATAAATTACAAATTCTTTTACAGCTCCACTATAATAATTATCTGGAACTTTATTACCTGATTTTCTTGTATAACTTGGTATAAAAAAGAATAGTATATAAAAATACACTATTCCTATTATCCATGGCAAGTGTTTCATATAGTCCTCCTATAATTTTTGACCACTGAACACTAAGCACTTTCTCTTCACTTCCTTATCAGTTTCTCCGATAAGGACTAAATTTGACATCAGATCCATTACTTCTGAAGAATTCTTTAATACTTCGTTTATTAATAAGTATTGAGTTCTCCCGTCATAATTTCCAAGTCCTAGACTATCTAAAGCAGCTATTCTAAAATCCTCTATCTCTTTTTGATAATCTAATATATCGTACTTAGTTGTAGTAGCCAGATCTTCTATTCTTATAAGATCCAATACGTTATCCTTTATAGATCTTATTCTAGATATCATTCTAATAAGATCCTCGTTCATACTACTGTCCTTCAACTCTTTTTGAGTTGTAAATACACCTGTAAACTTTGCCAACATTCCGATCACTCTTTCTTTAATACTCATTCTTAATTCCTCCTTTTAAATTATAAACCCATTTTTCTAAATATGTAATAAAATTGATACTTTGTAGTACTATACCTATTTCCTGTTTCTAATGCTGTTTTAGCACGAAGATAGAATAACAGAGCGTCTGTATCTCCGTTAAAATACTCTAAGTTATCATCAAATAACTTCTTAGACTTCTCCAGTGTTATAGCTCGCCTTTCATATGTCATTCTATGTAAGTCCATCTCAAGCTTATTAAGTACAGTTTTGTATGTCTTGCTATTTTTACCATACTTTGTAATGTACTCTCCAATCTCAGATCCCTTAATAGGAACAGCTGCAGTCTTCATTTTATCCATTTTAAACCTCCATATACATATTAAAATATTGTAAACTATATTTGCCGTATAAAAATCACAAGCTCCACTAACACCTAATGCCTGAGTGGAGCTATTTGCTTGTGATCTTTATATTGTGGTAGTTAAATGACACTTCAATATATATATTTATCGGTTTACTAAAAAAATTAGTAAATTCTATGAAGTTTTGATTCGCTTGTATTATCTATTATAGATAATAAGTAATCTAATAATGGATTGAATATAAACGTAGCCCCATTTGGTAGCACTACTTCTGCACAATCAGAAGTTCTGGCGTGCAGAGTTTCATTTCCATATATTAGATCAAGCTTTCTATTTACGTGTTCTGTAATAGTTCTAAAAAGAGGATAATAGAACTCTTCAGATCTATTTATATTTTCTGTAGCATTTTGCTTAGTAAGCATAGTATAAGCCTTTAGATATAATCCGCTCTTCTTAGCATTCTTAGTATATGCTGTAAAGTCTGGATCTATACCAGGTTTATACCATCCTATTACTAAGTTATTTACTACAGTATGAGTATTAGCGACAGTATTAAAGTCTGCTTCAGACAGATATCCAGAGTCATTCCATCTAATATAAGTAGGACGTCCTAAATCAAAGCCATCTAGCCAGTTACCAATAGCAACTACACTATTAGTATTTTGCAGCTCTATATCTATTATAGTGATATATTTAGACATAAAGCCATTAGACGGTTGTAATATAGTCACTAGAGACGGTCTTACATAGTTTACTACCTTATATATATGATTAAGAGCACTAGATTCTACTAGAAGTCTTATAGTATTTCCTACTTTAGTCTTAGCAAGTATATTAGGATTAGCTGATGTAGGATTAAGCGGAGCATCTAAATCAGCAGATAATACTAGTTTCTTAGTAGGGTTCTTAGTAATAATAGTACGAGCTGCATCATCAAGTCCGTCCATCCAATCGTTTATTATATCTATACCTTTCTCTTCCTGTCTCATACTAGAAGTACTACGAGAACGGAAGTATGTATTATTAGGCGATTGAGGAGTTATATCAGTCCATACTTCTTTTTCTAATGAAGGCTCTACTACTATAGCCTTACCAGGAGAGTTATCATTATCATACACCTTATTAAATAGATGTATATAATTATTCCAGAACTCATCAAACTTAGCTCCTCTTACTGTAGCTCCTGGATTTTCAATTCTAATCCTCGGTGCTCCTATAGTAACCCCAGCAATTTTATTCCAGTCTATAGCTAATTGGAACATTTTACTTAATATACGCTTAGTTTGATCTAGAGTAAATCTCTTACTGTAGAATCCAGTAAACATATATATCAACTGAGTTAATAATATTCTCCATGGAACTATATTACGATCAAATATATTTTGATATAGTATACTATACATATCGAATGGTATATTGGCTGTAGTATTAATTATATCATTAGGATTAACATTAAAGTAGCTACCTCTAAAGTCTACTAAAGACAGAACTGGGAGCTTAAATCCATCACCAATACTTTGATTTATAAAGTATTCATCATACCTATCATCTTTATCATAGTTATATCTTATAGTTCTAGGATTATTAATAGTTACTGGATTAAACATCTTAGGTCTAGCAGAAGCAAACGTACTATCATAGAAGTATACATTCTCACTATTCTTTTCTTTAAGTACATAAGAAATACGTCTAAACCAATGCTTAGCCCAAAGACTCTTATTGAAATCATCTACAGGGAAGTATACAGGATATCCATAAACATAGTTATGATCATCATACCAGAGAATATTAGCTGCTCTATCAGGAGAATTAACATCTATTCCAGGTATTTCGTGACTCATTATACTAAGTTTCGCAACGTATCTATTATTCCATGTATCATCTTGATATTCATATTTAGCTAGTTTAGGAGCCGTATTACCAAATCTATCTACAGCGTGTCCTACTAATTCAGTCGGAACATAACAGTACATAGTCTCACCAAGCTCATTATACAATGGTTTCTTCTTTATATTAATAGTAAACGTATTACTGTCTGTCTTATATAAGTAGTTTTCATTAGCTACTCCAGTAGTAAATACAGGACCTATAGAGTACTCACTATCAAATGGATTATCTTTCTTAGGTACTACTTTAAACTCAAGATCATTACTCCAAGAACCTTGGTTATTACTATAGATATTTAAGTTAGTCTGTACATTATTAGTATTAAGTAGAATATAATACTTAACCTTACCTCTAGTTCTACCTATAGATGTAATTACTTCCAAATTAACCTCTAATATCATAATTCCATTTTGCTTATAATTAGATGGTATAGAAGACTTAAGTATAGATTGCATCATACCTCTAACTGGGAAATATGTAAATCCTATATTATTCATTCTATAATCACTAATCTTCTTATTAGATAATATATAAGATATAGTGTCGTCAAAGTCACTTTTCTCTGGCATAATAAACATACCTACGTATTGCTCAAACTTATAATCAGGATCTTTATCAGCATACTTTTCTAAGTTAGAAGATACTACATTAGATATAGCTCCTGAATTTATAAAGCTAGTAATATCTGAATGATTCATGTCTATATCTGATATTCTTCTAGGTATAAGAGTAATTCTACTTAGTCCACTATGAGAAAATGCATCAAAGTCTCCACTTACATCTATATCAGGACCTGATAAAGCAAGTTGTATAACTTCTTTTTCAGACGTTGTATCGTATAATACATTCGGTAATTCTGTATTAGGCTTATATTTCACATCGAAACTATCTCTGTAGTTAAACGCGTCCTTATCAGTATAGAAATCCTCAATTCTAACTATCAATTCCATATCTGGAGCAGTAGCATCATATAGATTATCTTTATTAAGATGATTTATCGTTCTTTTAGATGGTAACGGGAAGAATATTCCATTAGTCATACTAAATAACGGAACTATAGTATCTCTAACTAGATCCCTATTCTTAGATGCTAATAAAGGATCGTTTATAAACGCACCGAACATTCTGAATCCTGAATGTTGTGATAAATCGAATACGTTATTATGTTCGTATGATTTTCTTAGAGATTCTACAATTTCTACATTTTGTGGGCTATATTGCACCACATTATTCTTACTAACTGGAGTATATACAGTACGATCTTGACTTGCATCTGTCACAAATTGAGCTGGCTCTACTATAGTCATAGATGTGTAGTCTCCAATAGACCCTTCAACTGTAGGTACATCTCTACTTGCTAACGATGATTTAACAGTACTTCTTCTATTGTGTATATCTTTAATCATCTTATGCATATTTTTATTAACACCACTAGCCTTCAAAGTATCTATAGCATCAAAAACATCTCCGTTTATAGTACTATCTTTAATTTCTAAAGCAACCTTACGTCCATCTACAGTTATATAACCTTTCCTAATATTAAGTCTATTATCCACAACTACATAATTAGGCAATACAAAGTTCATATCGTCTTCATTATCATCATTAAATGAAGCTAAGAATGGATTAATTGGATTTATACTTCTTATAGCACGTCTTAATACTATAGCCTGTAAGAATATATTATGAAACCTTGTAGTGCTCCTAGCATTATATGCAATTGCATCACTAGCATATCTGTATTTTGTTCCACGAGAATGAGTCTGATAATTAAACTGTTTAGTTCTATAACTTCTCAATACTATATCATCTATAGCAGTACCTAATTCGTTTGACTTATATCCTATATATGTCTTAGCTACCATATTATAGGCTACAACATAGTCTGCTAATGTAATATAGTTTGTACTTGTAATATCCTTATCTGTAGAAACATTCTCATCAAATACCTTTATTTTAAACTTAAGCTTATTTTCAGACACTTTTGTTCCATTATTAAGCTCAATAGTATTCATAGTCCTGTGCTTTTTATAAAGTCTCCATGCAAAGTATAGCAAAGCATTAGTGTCGTATATGTTAGGTAGCGTTGGATTATTCCTACGATAAGTATTTCCACGTCTTAGAACATCAATAGCATTATTCAGCATATCACTATCAGACATATCTCTACCAGGATAATAAGCCATACCTACTGTATCAGTATAGTCTCTATCAAACTCTAGCTCTATATCCATATTAACATATTTAGGAATTACCATAGGATATTCTAGTAATTGCCATATATTATCTTTAGTAATATGTTTAACATTCTCTTCGCCAAATAACACAGTATCAGATAGATTAGATACAGCCTTCATTAATTCAGGAGTATTCAATATAATATCTGCGATTAAATCTCTAGCAGTAGTACTATCATCTGTAATTTGAATTGGTACCATATATGTATCATATATATCAGTACCATTATGTATGAAGTCTACTTTATTTACATCTCCATTATAATTACGCTTTATTCTTATAGCTTGTACTACTGGAGCTCTAGAAGCATTACTATAGGCTATATTAAATACTCTTGTATTCTTATCAGTATAAGCTATAGGACGATTATAGTATTCGCTATCCCAGCTAGCCTCACCATTATTCTTAGTACTTCCATTCCAAGTAATTTCATATACTCTAGAATTATAACCGGTGTCCACAACAGCCTTACTAATATCTATCAAATCGTATAAGTTTCCACCATTAGGAATATATAAGAATACATCATTATATAATGTGCTTCCACTTATAAGCTCTAAGTCTTCTCCTCTATATACATATACTTTACTTAAATCCTTAAAGAAACCACTAGACACATTTACATTAGCATTAGTAGTTCTTATATTTACAGCAGTATGATTTCTCAAACTAGGATTAGCTATAGTAGGATCTTTAAATATAAGCTCTACTTTTACAGTATAAGCTACATTATCTATAGTAAATCCATCTATAGCTGGTTTAGTATTCCAAGCTTCTGCATATGTTTGAGCTACAGTTTTAGTAGTAAGTCTATTAAATAAGCAATCTATCTTATAATTATTCTCTATAGGAGAGTTATTATAATACATTCTTACTTTATAAGCCTTACGTATATTAGGTATTAATCTATTTCCACCTTTAATAGCATTACCATATTCAGTTATGAAATCACTTAATATACTATCTATTTCTGGTCCGTCTATCTTTTCTCCTACTTGCTTTCTTACTATTATAGATTTAGTATGATTTAATGATGTATTTTGTGGAAATACGTATTCTACATTAAATCTTATCTTAGTAACAGCTTCTACTACGATAGTAAGCTCTTTATTATCAAACTTACCTTTCATCCATTTATTTGCATCATAAGGATCTTCAGCACTCCAAACTAATTCCCCATCAGCCATTATACTAGACATTACGTGAGAAGTAGGGCTCTTTATCGTAACTACACGCTTAACGAAATTAATAAAGTTATCAAAGTCTTCTTGTGTATTTTCTCTAATATTAGATCTTTTATATGTATAAACTCCATCGCTATATTCTAATTCTCTCTTAGTTTGACTATCGAAATCAGCAAGTCTAGCATCATTTATCTTAAGCTTTATATCTTTAAAAGCTTCTCTAGGTTTAACTCCGTCTATTTCTATATTCTTAATCTTACTTATATCAAAGTTCATCCCTAAAATAGCAGATGGATTAGCCACATGTTTAGTAGCAGCCACGTTATTATCTTCAGGATTAATCTCTTTTACATCAAATCCATCATCAAGAATAGAAAGATCATAAACCCATTTATAATCATCAGACCATTCATTCCAGCTGTCTTGTGTTACAACTCCGCCTCTGGCTACTATTTTACCAGCTCTATTTCCATTCAGAAATACATTTATATATCTATATTCATTATCAGCAATAGCCTCAAGCTCTATAAATATATTAGCACCTTCAGGAATAATAGCGTCTTTAAGATTATCTAATGTATAAGTATTGCTAGTAGTCTCTGTCTTTACTTTTACAGCAGTAACTTCTCTACCAGGTTCTGTTCTTCTGATCATATTCTTTATGTGTTTAGCTACTTCTTCTCCTAGTGCTTGTCCTGGAACATATCTGAATACACTAAGCTCTTTGTCATTATCATAGTAAACACTTCCGTATTTCATAGGATCTAATACGAATTCTGCAGAAGTTCTGTATATAAGAGATTGGTATTTACCAAGTTCTTTAGCTATAACAGATAGAGTAAATACTCCTTCTGGTTTCTTAGATATATAAATACGATGATATCCATTTAAAATATCTACTATATCAACTGCTCCGTTATATTCAAATAGAACTTCTCCATCATCATTCTCTATTTTTACCCAGAACTTAGTATCTATAGGATAAGAAGTTCCTTCTGCAAGCTTTATATCTAGATTATTAAGAGGAAGCTTAGCAAGAGCTACATTACTAAACCACGGTTGCTTAGTACGATAAACTATTACTTCTGTTTCTTTCTCTTTATTAATACTAGTAAAGCCTGGATCATTATTATTAGTAACGCTTACTTTGATCTTAAACTTATTAACATCCTTAGGATATCTTACTGTTTCGAATAAAGCAGTTCTATTCTCATCATCCCAAGTACTAGCAAGTTTCTCTATACTTTCTATGCTAGCTCCAGTATCATCGAATAGCTCTACCTTTATATTATAGTGATCTCTTTTACTCTTAGCTATATTATGAGTAAAGTTTACTCTAATATACTCGTCGTTTACATAGTCTATAACATCTGTTATATTAGCTCTAGCAGAAACTCTAGTAACACCTGGTGCCTTAGATACTGCTCTAGTTATCTCTCTTTCTATCTTATAGAATGTATTATTAACGTCTCCACCATTATACCATCTATGGAATATAAGATTATCTCTATTTCTAGGCTTTACCCATAGAACTATATTCTGCTTACTAGCTATATCTTCTAAATCTTCGTTAGTAAACAGTGTATATTGATTCCCATCTCTATTTACATTATCATAATTTATATCAGCTACTTTGGTCACTAGTCCATTTTCATCTATATAGAATCTAAATAACTTAGTATCTTTAGAAGGAGCACTATCCTCACTATCTATCATAAGCATAAATTCCATATTAGCATAAGTCATACCAGGATTAAGCTTTATAGCAGATATCATATTATCTTCAGTAGGACTAGTAATAAATAATTCATTTACTATATCATCAGGATCTAGTGCAGCATTTTCTATTCTTTTATTTATAGGACTATCGTATAGATAAGTAACTGTCTTTCTAGGCTTATCAAAAGTATCATAAGTCTTTATAGTAATCTCATATTTTCCACCATAAGTAGCTATAAGATCACTTATAACAGCTCTGAATTCATCTCTAGAAGCATCGTCAAAGTTACCTTCCCTAAGTATCTTATCAAAGTATATATTATAAGGAAGTGTATTAGTATCTATATCAAGTAAGATCTTATCATTTCTTATAATACCATTATTATTTACATCAGTAAGACTTCTTTCATATGTTTGAGTCCATTCTAGATCTTCCATATTAGGTATACCTTTTATTCTAGTAATAACTTCTACTTTAGGAGCTCCGCAGTTATACTTCAAATATATAGAAGTAGGATGCTCACTATAGATTTTACCTAAGCTATCATACCAGCTACTATTATAATATGTCTTATCTTGCAATAATAGTCTATTAAGTACGTTACGATCTAAATATATATTTCCACTACTTACTTCTATATTAGTAATCTCATAGTAGTTATTAGGTAGTACTTTATTCATATCAAGTTCTAGAGTCTGCTTTAATGATTGAAACTTATTAGGTTCTTTTATCTCAAAACTCATATTTACAACGCCTTCTAAATCCATAGGAAGCTCAAACTTCATGTATCTATTAGCTACATCAGATGCACTGGCAGTTATACTTCCATTATAAAGTACTACTCCATTTCCATTAGTAATAATAGCCTTTACTATAGTTCCAGCCTCAAATACTTCATCGTTATACTTTCTGATATGAAGTTCATTTCTAGTAAACTCTAGATCTTCTGTAAGAAGTCCTACTTTATCACTACGAACTACAGCAGTTCTAAGATCGTATAAAGTAGTATTTTGTATAATATTTCCATCTCTCTTTACAAATGTAATCTCTACGTTATAATCTATTCCATTAGGATATACATTAGGATATCTAAAAGCATATCCACCAGCCATAGCCTTATACTCATTATAAGTCATAGTCTTATCTAAAATAACATTCTTATTATCATAGTTATCCTTTACTACTATACGCATAAGCTGATTTCCATTTATATTAGCCACAGAAGCTATTATATACATCATTTCATCATCTATATCGTCTATAAGCTGAGGAAGTCTATGAGATACTCTATAGGCTGTTAGATAAGGTTCTAGTAAGTCTTCTTCTAGTTCTCCTACTATACTTATCTCTTGAGCTATTACAGTATCGTCTCCTATATTATAAAGCATATGATTCTTTGTATTCTTTATAAAGTCTCCATTAAACTGTGTAGATAGAGGAAATCTCATAGCCTCTTCAAGAGTCATACGTCTATCGTCCAATACTTCATACACACATTCTGGTATATCTGTTATAAGATAAAGCTTAGCACGAGTATCTACAGTCATAGTATATCCACTATCAGCTGGAGCTATTAGTATAGGAGGATTAGTCTCATTTCCTACCCAAGTATCAACAGCCACATATAAAGGTATTCCATTAGAAGAAGTACAGTCAAATCTTCCAGCACATATATTTGCTCCATCATATCCAAGTATTATTCCACGAACTCTAGGAAACTTGAAGTTACTATAGATCTTTAAGTTTACAAATCTATCTGCTCCTCTATCAAGACTAAGCTGTTGTATATAGCAACCTTCTGTAATATCGTCTTTAAGTCCATTTAATATATCTTCTATATTCTCTATATTATGTCTACGAGATGAAAGCTCTCCAAATAATCTTAGTATCTTATCATCTCTATTTATTTGATCTAAGTTAGACTTATGCCAAGATTGTATCTTAGGATCACAACCACAAGCATAGAACTTATTAATAAGATTCAAGAATCTTTCAGTATCATTTCTATATTCACTACATACTACGTCTAACAGATGTCTTATTTGCTCTTCTAAACTATGATATTTATTTTCTCCATTAGCATAAGTCTTCATACGCCAGAATACTACTTCATCAGTCATATAAGGCATTTGAATTCTGTCTACGCCCTTGTATTTAGTATGCATTACATAAGGCTCAGTCTCTTCATATATTCCATTAAGAGTTTCTATATACTTTTCTATATCATTGTGTACAAATGATTCCCCACCTTTTTTAACTATCATTATTGAGGCATCTCCACTTATATCGAACTTAGGAAGATCTGGTAAGTTGTGTATATATCTATTTCCTTCTTCAGTAAGATCTCCTTCTGTCAAGATATTATTGATTTTTCTATCTATCATAGGCTGATCATTATCTGCAAAAGGAATAACGTCGTGTTCAGGAGTTACCATACACATTACAGTACCAAGATCTTTAACGTGTTCGCCAAATACAATAGTTCCGGCTAAATCTGTAGAGTTCTTCGGTTGTATTACTACTGCAACTCTATATTCCATTCTATATTACCTCCATTATCTTTTAAATTTAAAGCTTCCTCTCGTAGCAAGACTACTTATATATCCAGGAGCACTAGCCACAAGCTCATATAACCATCCTTCTTCTATTATTAGCGTACCAAAGTTTACTTCTATAGTCATTATACCTCTGGCTACTTCTGCAGCAGAAAGCTTTGGCTTTGACGCTGTTTTGAATATTCCATTAGGGACATCTGCTGTAGTAAGTCTTGTACTACTATGTGTAGTATTATAAACCATAATGTCAAAAGACATTCCTGGTCTCCAATATCCACAGCTTATTTCAAATCTACGGTTAAATTGATCATATACTATATTATCAGTAGCTATAGCAAGTTGCTCACGTACTGGTTCATATGTCTTATTTGGAGTCCAGCTACTATCAACTGTCTTTCTATAGTCAAATTCTTTAAGATTATTATACTTATGATCTCCTGCTACAAGTATACAGTTATCTCCAAGTGCTAGTCCTTTATTTAAGAAAGTAGTACTCGTTCTACACACTACGCTATTATATATAGGAAGAACACCTATATCATTCATTCTACTTCTATTAGCCTGTACAGTATTCATAATACGCTTTGCTTCTTCAGGCGGAATAGCAGTTTCTATTTCCATATAATCTATATATTTAGTCCATACATTTATACCTATATCGTAGTTAAATTGTATAATATATTCCCCAGTAGCAGCTTGTTCTGCGAATGATATAATATTATCTGGCATTGCAGAACCTACTTGAGCTATACGCATATTAGGTTGACTGAACTCGTGCGATGTATTTTTATCCATAAAAAAAGCAATCTTATCAAATCCTATATGAGAACCTGGCCCTATTTCTACGAATATTTCTGCTGTATTTATCTGTCCAGTTATAAACAGACAGCTACTATAGATATCTGCTGCCTTCTCAAATCCATCAATAGCAGGCTTAAATCCTTTTTTAGAAGGATTAAATTTTAGATTAAGTATCTCTCCACGCTTTACAAATACACCTTTCTTTATAAAAGTCTTACCTACTTTATCCATAATATCTGTAATCTTAGTCTTAAGCTCTATATAATAAGATTCCATATCGTTTATATTCTTCTGTAAGGCAGCTATAGCTCTATCGTGTATATCAGCCTTTTCTTTAAGCATTTCTAGTGTATTATTCATACGCTCTTCTATCGTAGTTATATTAAATCTTAGATTTTCTCCTATTCTATTAACCATACTATGAATAAGACTAAAGACATCATCTATACTTCTAATCTTTTCTCCAGCTATAATCTTACTAACGTCGTAAAATACGTGATCAGCAGTAATAAAAGGAATAAGTATATCTCTTTTTCCATCTTTAAACGTCTGCATTATATAAGGTACAAGCTGATCCTTATTATTTCTTACGTATTCATAGAAATCTCTTGTATTCTTTTCTCCATAAGTAGTAGTACCATCGTCATTAGCTATCAATTTAAGCCACATAGACGGTTCTCCAAACTTAGTTCTCTGAGTACTAACTTCAAAGAAATTATCTAGAAACTTTCTTACTTGTATAGCAGACTCTGTTTCTACATTAACTCTTTCTCCATTTTCATTTATAACAAAGACAGACGGTCTAGGAACTTTAACTTTACCATCTTTATCAGTAGGAAATCCATTAGTAGTTCCATACGCATTACCATTATTATCTGTACCATAATCGAGTATAAGCTCGTGCATAGTAGCCAAATTCTTATTATCAGCTGTAAGAAGACTGAATGTAAAACGACCGGCTTTCATATATCTATCAATATACATAAGCTTATCTTTTATTTGATCTAAATTTTGTGTTGCCATATATTCACTCCTTTTTAATGCTATTATTTTAAACAGGTGTTTGTCTCGAACAATTATAGTAACAACAATTGATGTAAAAAAATAAATAAGGTCAAAGCTGCTAAAATTCAACCCTATTTATTTTTAGTTATTCTTAAAGAGCTATTCCTAATTTAAGGCAGATATATTCATATCCAGCTTTATTAGACTTCTTAAAGCTATTTAAATAATCGATATCAAGATACCATTCGTCGGCATCATGATTATACTTAAATGCTTTGAAATGAAAGAAGTTCAACATATCAGAAAGTCTTTTATTACCTTTAACTGAATTATTGAAAGTCTTTTCGAATAGTTCTTTAAGAGCATTACATTCTACATACTTCATATTTAACCTCCTTTCAGGAGGAATACCAATTATGGCAATTCATGGAGATAGTTATGGAGTGTGTAGAATCTCTTAATAATATATAGTTATCCTGATATTAATTATAGTATTGGGATATTTGCATTTTATTACGTCATTTACAAAAAAAAATAACAAGATGTGCAGTCCTGTTATTTTTACTTATTAGTACCATCTATCATCAGTAGCACTAACACTTATTTGGATAGCTCCTTCTTCTATCCATTTTTCTATACAATTTATAATACCATTTCTTTCAGAAGCCTTAAATGACGATCTGTGATACTGACCGTCTAACTTCATTCTAACTGTCACATATCTTCCTAAATCGTTTTCTATATCATATATAGCTCCATCTACTTTTTCTATTATTTGTTCTCTAGTCATTTTAAATTCCTCCCTTATTATATTATATTTTCTTTATGACTACTATATAATATATAACTAATTTTAGCTTATTTAATTCGCCTCTATCCAGCCACTATTCAAACAAATCCCTGTTAAATTACGTATAATAAAACAATATAAAGGAGGTTAATATACATATGCCTAAGATAAAGATATCTGGAATAGATCTTGATAAATATAAAGATACTTCTTCTCTTGAAGATTATTATTATTCTCTTGAGTCTATTGAATCTCCATTCGAAGACGATATCACTTCATATACTAATTCTATAGGTACTGAAGGAGTAGTAGGAGCCGCTTTTAAGGGAGCTGCTGTAGCCGTTAGAGGAACTGTAGGAGCAGCCAAACAAGCCAAAGGTATGATTAAATCTGCAGCTCGTATGGTAAAGTCTCAGTGGCGTACGCTTTATCCTGCTCTATTACAGAATTTCCAAAAGTTTGGACAAAACCTAAAGAATATATGGGCTAAGCTTATGAAATATGATAAGCGTTTCTTAGAGCTTGGAGAAAATATGCGTGAGCTTACAGAACTTGGAGGAGCTCAGCAAGTAAATCGCATGGGTAATATTACTATTAAAGTATACCCTATAGATTGGGAAGGAGTTAAGACATCGCTAGACTATATCAGAAGTTGGGATAATTTTGTAATGAAAATGTGTGGAATGAACCCATCTACTGGAGAAATAGAGAAGAGCGCTAACTCGCACCAAGGCTTAGGATCACAAGCAGCTCAAGCTATTACAGCAGGAACTAGAATAGTATCTGTAGCAGATCTTGGAAAACGTCTAAATGGAGTACAAGATAGAGAACAAAGATTATCCGTAATAGGAGAAGCAGCTAAGACTAATAATCTGATACTCGCAAGATACAATGCTGGTACAGCTATAGCTAAGTTATTATATAATGGTAGAGAAACATACTTTACTAATACTGTAAATAGACTTAAAGGAGCAAGTGGAAATGCAGGAGGAGCTATAAAGAACTTCTTTACTGGCCATTGGATTAAGTCTGCTGGAAATATATTAGGTGCTGTTAAAGATACTGCCGTATTACCACTATCTATGATGAGTGACGGTGCTGCAAATTTATTTGGACTTAATAATAAGCAAAAGATGAAGAAACTAGCTGGCAGTGGAAGTACTTCTGCTAAAATAGTTCAGTCTATCTTAACTGGATTTGAACCTGTAGAGATAAACTTTGCTGGATCTGAGCGTGATAGATTTGTAGCTTGGATAGAGGGTAATGGAAACGATCCTTGTAAAGATTACTGTATTAACTGTAGTAAGCTTCTAGGTAAAGGAACAGAAGGAGGATCTATACTAGCAAAGGCTATAAAGACCGGTGGTAATAGCTGTAAGACTTCTGTAGATAAAACGCTTAAGAAACTTAAGAGTCAAATGGACTTTCTATATAAAGCTGCAGAAATCAATGATAAGAAATACGGAGATAATCTAAAAGAAAGAAATCAAAATATAAACGATCAAAAGAATAATAATTCTGGTGGAGGTCTTGGTGGAGCAGGTGGAAGTAGCGTAGACTTTAGCAATACTGGAAACGATCAAGAAAATAATAACACATCTAATAATACTATAAATAATAATGTTCCAGATGGAGACGAAGAAATTACTTCTTATAGAACAGAAGTAGACGCTCTTAATGCCTTTGTAGGAAGCTACCACAATATACTTGGAACACTTGCAGATAACTACCAAGGTTTCGTTCAAGGACTTCTTATGGCTACATATGCTATAGTAGAAGACGGAGAATCTATTGTAAACGTAGTAAATCAATGCCGTGGAGGAGATCCTAAGAAGAAAGGAGAGAGAATAAATGCCGAAGATAAATAGAATATCAGGTATACAACCTACTACTATAAATAAAAACCTTTCTCCTGCATTAGATACAAATAGACCATCTAGAGAAACGCAAGAACTTATAACTGGACTATTTAATAAGAATATGACGAATAGTCCATTTACAAGACTTATAAACCAAGGTAGTATGCTCGTTGATTATTATCAAATAAACGAAGCAGAAACTACATATACAGACGTTCTTAACTTTACTCAGGATTATTCTAAGACTACTAGATTTGACAAAATAGCTAACTTTACACTATATGGACGTGGAGACGATCTAGAAATAGACGATAGAGGTAGAGATCCTGAAAGAGCTCTTGCTTTAAACCTTACTAATAAACAGTCTGTAATACTACCTAATACTATAGTTCCAAAAGAACACGATCATATCGTAATATTGGCACAAGGAAGCTTGGCAAAGCCTTTTATGGTTACAAAAGTAATGCCTATAAAGCTTGTAGATAGAGACGCCTTTCTGATAGATTACGTAGAAACTAGTATGTTTGAGATTCCACAACTGGAAGAACGTGTCGTAAATAGATACGTATTCGATGCTTCTAAAGTAGGAAGTGGAATGCAGACTATAATTCCAGAGGCTCAGGCTAATCTTAATGCAGATCTAGTTGGAATTATAGACGACTTACAAAATCAATACGTCGAAGCATTCTATAATACAGAGCTGGATATACTGGGCTTTAGTCCTACTATAGGAGATATAGGAGCCTATGCAAAGAATAACTCTGCAGAAATATATAATCATGCTCAGTTTATATTCAATCACTATGCAAACGATCTTATGCAACAAAATAAGAATATACTTAAGTTTGGATATGATAGAAATACACTATTCTTAACGAATACGTATGGATTTGACAGAGCTCTTATAAACTATAAGACTTCTATATATGAAAAGCTCTTAAGTAGAAAGTTCTCTCTTATAAGCGAGACTACTCCAAAAGGAGACGAAATGCTTATAACTACAGGTGGAGCTGTTATATTTGATTATTGCCTAGGACTAAGAAATCTTATAAATGATGAATATGGAATAGATTATACGCCTAAATATAGCTATGATATGAAGTATTATCTTAGAGAAAAGAGTGATCACTTAATACTTACTACTATGTTTAATACTGGTATAACTCTTGTAGATATGCTTAATACAGCATCATTTATAGATCCAGTTCTTAAATCAGTACACGTAACTTATCAAATGTTTCATCCAGTAATAACTAAATTCTTAGATATGTGGATGGAGAATGATATAAAAGGTATATGTTCTAATCTAAATGAACTTAAAGATATTATGGTAGATAAGGATAATATAGACGATTATATGGGTATACCAATGCTATTACTAGTACTTGATATAATATATAAAGAGCTTAATAAAGATACAAATTCATCAGTATGGAGAAGGGGGAAAGTATAATGGAAGAAATACAAAAACTTATGGAAATATTAGAGCTAGCTAAGATAGCTGAACACGAATTAGACAGAAGAGAAAATGAAGAGATAAATATTTAGGAGGATAATATAATGGCAGAAAATAAAGAATTAAAAAAAGAAGTAGTAGAAGCTAAAGAAGCTACTCCTACATTATCAGCAGACGCAGCAGTACAAACACCAGTTAATAACTTTGAATCTGAAATAAAGGAAAATAAACAAGATCTTAAGAAAGCAAATGTTGTAAAGCAAGAAATTCCTAAGGCAAAACCTGTTTACAGAGAAACTAAAAGAGAATTAGCTAGGGATAAAGCCCCAAAATATATGTTCTGGTATAGTATAGACGGACTTACTGGAGCTATGGTAATAGATCATTTAGAAAAGTTCAGTCCGATAGATATGATTAGTCTTACTATGGACGGATTATTCGAAGTAGTAGAAAGAGGATTTAATGCATACTGGAAACATAGTGCGTATGTAGGAACATATTGGTTTAATAGACCTATTACTAAAGATAATATTAAAGAGTTCGCTTTCTTTATAAATGAAGAAGTTAAAGAAAGAAGACTTAAACTTTCTGAGCTTGATAAAGGTACAGAATACTACGGATAATATTAACAAAAAAAGATGTGTAAAATACACACCAGTCTCTGATTTTATGTTTATATAATTTGATATTTAATTAGTTAATAATAGCCGTTGCCGGATTATTAACGTAATTGAACATATTGTATCCGTTTAAATAAAATGCATAAGCGTTCTTTAAACCAGATATTAAATTTTTGAAGTTATCTTTATGGTTCAAGATGTATTTTGCGAATTCTTTGTCTTGAAACCAATCTAAAATAAAATCATTAAATGTCAATATTTTATTCATAAATTTCACCCCAATTCATCAGAGTTTAAATTTGGTGTGTATTTACATAGCGTAAATAAATGCAAACCCGGGAATAAAACCCGGGAAAGCATTTTATTACGTCATTTATAAACTGAATAATACTCCAGTTATTATAGAACCTATACCTGCAAGAAGCATTACCATACTAAATATAAGAGCAGATGACTTATAAAGATCTCTTCTATCTTCGTCAAACCATTCCCACGCATCAGTAAAATACTCAAACAAAGTAAGTTCTATTACAAATCCTATGGCTACCATAACTATACCAGCTATGATAGTGTTGTCAGGATTAAACATTTTATTCCCCTCCTATATTACTTTTATTCTAAGTATATTCCAAGTTGTTAGTATACTACATAATAGTAAAAGTATTATGATTAATAGACCTGCGACAGCGAATAGTAGTAATCCTATCTTAAATATATCTTCTTTATTTTTAATACTTTCTATAACCTCTCCTATAGTATAATATAAAAATGTGCTAAACATAAATAACATAGGCGTGCATATAATAGTTACCATAATAGATGTTACAGTGGATCTACTAACTTCTATATCAAACATATCTTCTCCTCCTCTTTAAACTACAGATATTTCTAGAATACCCCATATATTTAATAATATATATACTGCTTTAAACGATATAGACAGTACTACCAAAGCTAATATAAATATGACTATATTCACTGAACGTTCCTCTTTGATATGCCAATCACGTATAACTACACGAATCAATTTGATAGCTAATACAAAAGTTCCTATAGCGATCACACCATATATAAAACTTTTCCCAATAGTTTCTATCCAAAATGAACTGATCTCTATTTTGTACATCATTTATCACTCTCTTTTTTAGGTATATGCATTACCCAACGTAAATCATGTAGTATAACGCTTTCGAATTCTAGTATATCATAATCGCTCATATTTATAATACGATTCTTCATATACTCATTTAACTTATAACGGTCATCTTCTTCTTCAACTTCCATAGTATAATATAAATCCAAAGCATTATCTAATGCAAATCTAGCATTAACATCATTATCAAATCTCATATACCAATCTTTTATAAGATCAGTTTTTATATCTGCAAATTCGTCAATAGCTTTATCGAATGTTTCTTTATCACTATCTTCATTATCTACTATATTATTTAATTCGTTGATCCTTTTAACTATATCTAATAACTTCTCTGTATTATACATATTTAAAGTCTCCTTATTTCTTATAGAAGAACTTACTCATACTTGGAGCATTCTTATCTGTACGTAATTCAAGCACTCTTCCATCTCCAAGATCTATATCTAAGTCTAGCATTCTATATTTATTCATCTCAGTTTGATCCTTCAATTTAACGCTCTGACGTGCCGTTCTAACGTCTTCTACTCTACGTTGTATACCATAATCGCTTATAGCTCCTGGAACGCGTAAAACACCCGTTATAGAGCCTGTAGACGCATTATAATCATCATTAATAGCTAGTTCCATATTAAACATATCGTCGTAGCTACAAACAAGCTCTTTAAGCTGAGGAAGATACTTATCTAGACACCAATCAGGATGCTCAATATCTTTCTTAGTAAAGCTCTTTTGCCAATCGACTATTTTAATATTCAAGTTCATAGTAAGATATTCTGTAATAGCTTCTGGAGCATCCATCCAATAATTACACATAACATCTGCTGTTTTACGTATCATTTTCATCTTATCTTTACTCCATACTATAGGAGCCATATTAGAAATCATACTAGATACACCAGTATCATTCACATGATAATTAACTGTATTGCCTTCCCTAACTTCACACATTGGATCCTCAAGCATATCAGACCATACTGTTTCTGCTGTATACCTAACTATAGCATGTTGAGCATAAAGAACGCCGTCTATAGTCCCAGTAGGTACAGATGGTGTAGACGTACTCGGACTTCCAGGAGTCGGAGTAGGTGGAGTCGCAGCAGCAGCTACAGCATCATCATACACTTTTTTACATTTCTTATTAAGTGTTTCATTTATTATACTATAGATATTCTTATCCTTATCTACATCTTCATAACGTACAGCAAAGTAGATAGTTTTATTTCCATCTTTATTTTTACTTATACGTGCTTGAGCCTTTATATTCTGAAAAGCTTCTGTAATAGTAGTACGTATAGCATTCATAACTTCAGATAAGATATCATCTATCTTATCTTTATAAAGATCTCCATTAGTTTTAAATGAAACATTTCCAAATACAAATTGCTGAATTCTCATTTGTTTTCTCCTTTTATATTCTTATAAAGCCTATCAAATACATAACTAGTACCCCATCTTCCAGCACTATAGAAAAGCTCATACGCAATTCCATTAATACCGTCATTCATTCCAGCCTTTATAAGATAAGGTATCTTATGTTGAAGTATATGACAAATACTTCTAGTGGCTGCTAATTTAGCCTCATGTTTTAATTTACTACTCATAGATATCACCTCATTTATTTCTGCAATCATCTAAAGATTTCTCAAGCATATTTATAGTAGCCATTAGAGTTGAGATTTGTTCTCTCAACTCTTTATTTTCTGCTTCTAATTTATCATATTTCTCAGATAACTCAGCATAATTCTTACGTAATCTAAATACAGATTCATTTAAATTACTTACTTCTGAAGATTTATTTCTATTATCAAGTATGTGTTTTGTCAATAACATACATAATTCCTCCTTAATATTTTATTACTTGCATGTGCTGTTCTATATTAACAGACATAGTATCAATCTTTCCACTATGAGTTATATTATACATAAATACTATTTTCGTACTATTGGCCTCGTGTTTATATCTATATATAGGAATGATTTCTATATCTCTTTCTAACTTCTTATCCCAATATTTCCATGGGAAATAGAACAGCCATTTATTAGCATTTATCTTTATACCCCCATGAAGATTCATTTCATAACTAAATATATCAGAATGATCCATCATATTATTCCATTCTTGTGAAGGAATCTTATGCCACTCGCTCCAAGTGCTGTCTGGAACAAAAGGATCGCTCTTACATTTGTTAATATAAGCATTATCGATATGAACTTCGTCTTTCTTTACTTCTCCATACAGACTTTCTTCACCAAGCTCCATACCTTTAAGATATTTATATACTACTCCAGTACCCTTATAGTTTATCATTCCATTATTACATAAGAACATTCCACTATCAGATACTTGATATCCTTCTTCGCTATCTGTAAGACTATTATTATTTATAGTCTTAAGTATCTTAAAGAAAGCCAGTTGATCTTTATTTGGACTCAATACTGTTCTTATTACTTCGTTTGGCTTAAACTTAGGATCACTATCTAGACTGATAAATTCTCCTATAAGCTCAGTCATATTAGGAAGTCCCATACAAAGATGTCCGTATGAAACGATATCTCTATTAATGATACTCATATTTACAGAACCAAAGTTCTCATAATATTTATCTGCTACCTTACTAGGATCTATAGTAGCTATAAGCTTATTTCCATACCTAATACTCACTATCTTTCCAAATAATGTACCTTTAGATTGATTTCTGGTAACGATAGTAGTCGGATAGTGAGACTTCAAATCATCATATGCAAGTGAAGTCATTCTACGGAAAAGCGTTATGTTTGCCTCGCTCCATAGATAGTGATCTGAATAAGTAGGATCTCTGAAGTCAAAGTTATACAGATTAGTATCAGCTACTATTCCTCCTCCAAACTTAGGCTTATGCTTTATACTATGCCATAACGGAGTAAAGTCAACTCCCAGTAATTGCTGCATTTTATTAAGATCTTCCTTAGTCATATTCTTAAGTATAGCATTTATATTAACTCCTGGTAGATGTCCAGTTACTACTTCTCCTACTTGAATTCCACGTGTAGTAGCAGTATTAGATTGTGCAGTAGCCTCCAGATTAGTCTTACTACTCATACAAAAGTTAAGTTTTGATGTAAATTCACTTCCTATATTATTTATAAGTACAAGAAGTATACTGTCTATAAGTGCATAAATACTATGGAACCAGAAGTCTTCTTCTGCAAGCTTTGTAATATCTGGTGTTATATGCGTATAATCGTATTTACCAAATCCAAGTACAGACTCAGCTAGAGTATTCAACTTAAAGTTTTCTGGTTGAAGTTGACTACGATTACTATAATAACAAGTCTGTAAATCACTTATTACAGTATGACTTATATTATTAAGATATACAACACGCTTAGTAGGAACTATACTATCTCCTTTAAACTTTCCATCTTTAAGTATCTCTAAATGTAGTGGAGGTACTATATCATTATATCCTATATTACGTTGATTAAATGTTCCAGCTGGTAGTCCAAGTGCTTGTATACGAGCATCAAACATTCCAGTATCATATGTAGTATTATAAGCCATAAGTATATCTGGACTAAATGTAGTAAACATCAATTCAGTAGTCTTCATTATAAGCTCAGACTCTGTATCAAACCATCTTACATTTATATTAAGATCGTCTATAAAGCCATAGCACAGCTTTTGCACGCTTTCTTTACTTTTCCCATTAAGGATACATCTATCAATCATATCACGCATAGCGTCCTTTACAGCAGCTTTAAAAGCCTCAGGATCATCTATAATCTCATCTTGCCTACTATACGCATCAGATTTTAAAAAATCAATATAAGCAGTTTTACTATCCTCATCTACAAATGTATTAGTATTTATAATCCATTCTCCATTCTCATTGACATTGGTTTCTATATCGAATGAAGCATAACTTATATGTGGAATTGGAATGTTCTCATATATTAATTCTCCATGTTTTTCCATATGATTAAGTCCGTATTCCATATAAGCAAGCTCAGGTAATGGTATATCATATAAAAATAAACGAGGATGAAGTCCCTCTGCTTTATAAGGAATGTCGGGGTAGATTGGTCTCTCTACCCACAACCCCCATTGATCTTTATATCTTTGTATTCTAGGCTCGAATAACAAGCTTATAGCTTCTTTGGCTTTTTCTTTAAAAGGAACTACATAACAATGAGCAGAGCTTATAGGAATACTCTCCTGCGTTTCCTTAAGATTAGTTTTGCTCAAATATATAGGTACGTATGGATTATCTATAACGTCTAGAATCTTCTTCCCGTCACTATAACGCTTATAAAGTATAAATAGTTTATTTATATATCTGTGGTAATAAGCGTGTAAAAGAAATAGATCTGGATCGTCTTTTATTATGTTAAGTCTACTATTCCCTTTATATAAACTTGCATATCTTGCCATTTGTCTTTACTCCTCTTTTATTTCTAATATTTCTATTCCAGTAAATGTCTTGTTTCCACATAAGTATACATGGTCCATAGTATTGTACATATTCACAACATAGTCTTCTATCTGTAATCTAGTATTGTAATCAAGATAAGCATATAGTTCTCTATCTATAGTAGGGATCAAATCAGATCCCTTTTCCATATCTTTTATATCATCAGTAGTTATCATCATATCTCCCAGATATTCTGTTTCTATTTCTGATGTGAATCTATTTACGAATACTATTAGCTTCTCATATATGTCTTCATCATATTGAATTAATAACTTATATTTGCTCATCATAATCCTCCTCATTCCATCCATCTCTATCCCAGAAATCATGTCTATATTCTTCAGAATAATCAGAATCTAAACCTTCTAGTCTGAGAGCGTTCATCAATACTCTACCTTTATCAGTCAATGTAAATTTTCTGAAAAAGTCACGTTCCCTATATTCATATTTAAAAATCCGTGTTTTGCTAATTCAGTTGATAATATATTAATGAATCCTATTATTATATTATTATCGCTAGTATTAATCCAATTATTATCCATATAATCAATATAAGTTAAATGATCATATAACCTACTATATTTAGGTACATTCATATTATGATACTCTAATACATAATGAATAGCATTAAAATGCCATTGAGGATCCATATTAGTCTGAAGATTCATTCTATCACTCAGCTCTTTCATAGAATCCATCATCTCTTTTATATCATTCTCAGATAAGTATTCATAATCTTTATAAATACGATGATTAATAGGTTCTAAGAAATACATTATAGGAGTTTTATTATCAAATGCTTCCTTACTCCAAGACCCTACTAATATAGTATTTCCTTTAAGGATCTTCTCAGCTACATGATTGTATACTATCCAGATACACTCATCATGTATAAAGTAATATACGACATCTCCCAGTATAATACTGGGAGTGCTACTATTGTCATCTTTAGATAAGTTAAATCTATGTGGAATGTGCCCATCTATCATAGCTATATTGGTATCACCATTTGAGTATTCCATAATTACATCGGCTAAATCGTCATGATTTAATTGCTTCTTTATTATTTGCTTCTTAGTTATTATAGTAAACATATTAAGACTCCTTTTTATCTTCTTCTTCAACTAAATCTTCTTCCATATTAGCATACTTAGATTTAGAAGTCAGTTCTTTAGGAACTTCTTCTATCTCTTTCTCATCGGCAGTATAAATATCATATACTCCTTTCATAGCAACTCCTGCTCCTAATACCAATTCTAACCATCCTTTTACTTTCTTATTCATTCTAAATTCCTCCTTTAAGTCTATTTATTATTTAAACAGATTTATCCTCTGTTTATTACACTAGTAAGATGAGCATATATAAGTGCATCTATCTCTTTATCATATCTACTTCTACGCTCAGTATCATCCAGATAATATTCTAATACTCCATATTTTATACCTGTCTCTATATCTTCCATAACTGTATTTATAAACTCTTCTACAGAATAATAATATGGATGTTTAAACATAAACTCATTATAATATTGATGAAGTCCTGATAGATAATATATCATATCAGAATGAAGCTTAGGATTTCTAAGCAAGTTAAGTGGTTCATGTACACCCTTCATAACGAATTCATCGTGTAGAAATCCTTCTCTTATTATCTCCATAATCTCCTCACTTATATTATTATGCTTCATTCCAGGTAAAGTATTAAGTGGAACACTATTAATTTTATCCATATACATCTTTATATTAGCATTCAAGTTCATAATACATTCATTTCTATCTACCCAGTTATCTATACTACTATCAATATAATTAGCAAGCTCCTCTTTATTTTCAGCCATACCAATTAAAAAGTTTACTTCGTTATCATCTATACTACTGAATTCATAATTACACCAATCAAAATATATAAGATTAATTATACTATTGTGCCATAGATTATGAAATAATACAGTATTTCTATTAAAGATATCCTGTATTATAGATGGATCGTATACTGGAAGTCTTCCTTCTATACACAAGAACTCTACTAGCTTTGTACTAGTAACTCCTTTTAAATTATATAAGTAATGCTTTTGCGTTCGCAATATATCATCTATAGTCATAAGTGTAAATCCTGCCGTACTACTCCATAGCTTGTTATAAGCTTCTGTTACGCTATGACTCGTATTAATTGCGAACTCAAATAATTGATTCATAATATCTACCTACTTTCTTTGCATATGATTTAAACATACGCATTTTAACTCCTATTATAAGTCTTATCATTAGTGGGTTATAGTAAAACCCTAGTAGCAATGTTTCAAAATGGGTCGTAAGCTCATCATACACTGCTCTAAGTATCTGATCAAGAAGCCAGAAACTATCAAGAGATGCCTCGTAATAATAAGGCATTATCTCACTTCCTACAATGTTTTTAAAATCTATATAAGTCTGTGTCATATTCATATCAAAGTTTCTAAGAATATGTTCATGAATAAACTCTGTAATACAGTCTATTAAATAACTATCTATATTATTAAGAGGCTTACTAATTCCTTTAAGATAGCGTCTAAACCAGTCGCTTACAGCACTATGAACTGTTTTATCTACAAAGCTCACGTGATATGCCATAAACATAGGAATAGCAAATACCTCTTCCTCTGGATCGTTATTATAAAAGTATTCTTTATATATAATAGTAAAGCATCTGATGAATTCATTCATATAAGACTCATTATCAGGTATTATATCTTCTACCTTTGGTATTGTATAGCTACAATTGAATGGAAGTTGTGGTGCTATCTTCTTACTTTTATATGTACTTATTACGAGCTGAGGTATCTCCATTTCTACAAGATAGCCAGTAGTCTCTATATTACACATAGTAAGAAGTTTAGTAAATAATACTATATATTTATTTACGAGTTTTACACTAAGTTCCATTCTTTGATCTTTCTCTAATTCAAGATAATTGAGCAATATATCTTCTATTACTCTAGTAATGTTATCTATTTCATATACTCCACTTGTATTATGTACTATTTTATTATACACAGAACTCAAGGCATTATCTATATTAGCAAAGATCATATCACTTCTTTTGACTCTGTCGACGATATTTCTATACATCTTGTTACCTCCAAGCACATATCTATATATGAAGCATAGTCATTTCTAGCTAGAGCATTTGATATATCTTCAAATACATATCTATATATCCCCTGCTCTGGAGCATCAGCAATCCTGTTCTTCATATAATATGGCAAGTTAAGGCTATCAAGATACGCCATATCTGCATTAGTAATCCCATCAAAATACCAATCAGCCATATCATCACAAACCGCTATAATATAATCTAACCATTTAGATAAATAAGGTGCATAGAGTTCTATATTATTAAGCATAAACTCTCTACTAAATCTTATAAGCGGTCTTATATTGACTTCTGGCATCATGGTACTTATAACCCAGGCAGTAAGTGGTTCATTATTAATAATTTCTGCATAAGTCCATGCATTAAATCTACAGAGTTCGTTCAGATGCCTAGTATAACTAGTAATATTCATACCTATAGTTTGAATAGTACTATTTTCTAAAATATAAACCGTATCTTTATGGATACCTTCCAACATTTTTAAACTATTCATTCTCTTAATTCCTCCTTCAAAATTTGATTGTGAAACTCATTAACATATATAGCTATCGGTTTTACAAATCGAACACCTCATTGTGAAATTTAATTAAGACGTAAAAAAAAATAAGAGAGCGCAGAAACTAATCCACGCTCTTATATTTGATTACTATTTCCCTAGTAATAATGAAGTCATCCTTTCTATTCCCAGAAAATAGCTTATTAACTATATGCTCATAATTCCATCCCCACTCATCAATAAGCTTAGAAAGCCAGACAAATTCCTCATCTGACTCTAGGCCTATATCAGCTGGAATTATTATCTTAGGAATAGACGAAGACTCTTTATTCATCGTCATCCTCGATAAAGACATACTTTTCTACTAAGTATCTATCTTCTTTGAATATTGGAATGTCTTTATCTATAACAGGAGCATTAGATATTTTAATCCCTATGCTGTCTAAGTTATCAGCCTCAGAATCATAAGGCTCGCTTATCATAGGATAGTATACAGCAGTTCCTCTAAGCTTATATTTATCATATTCATCATTTATGTAAATACCCTTTTCTTCAAGCATCTTCTTTCTTTCTATAGTAGACTTACCGTGTAATTCTTTATCTGAAAAATGCTTCATAGCGATCATACTAATAGAATTTTTAATACAGTCTTCCTGTCTCCAGATAAAGTAATTACATACTTCATCCTTATCCAGATTAAAAGATCTAGCGTCAAATACAGGAAGCATAGATCCAGCTTCGAGAAGCTTATTGCTATAGATTCTATCATAAGTTCCTTCTTGCTTAGATCTTATATTATAATCTATACAATTAAGACTAAACCTTTGATTAAAGAAAGCAGATGCCTTTGCAGCTGTCACGGATACCATCTTTTGAATATTATTATCAAACCATGCTTCAGTATCATATGTATCGTAGTCTGTTAGCAATAATGATATCTCATCAGATTGTACATATGCGAATTTACAACCTTGTATTTCTCTTACTAAATACTCAGCCGTAGCCTGCATAGCATCCATAAATATATCATCAAAAGGTTTATTTAATCCTTTTGTAAATGTATGGAATGCTTTTCCGTCTACCCTTATTATAACAGGCATTCTTCTTATAAGCTTATGTCTCCACGCGTGCTCATACATTTTCATTCTTTCCCCAAGTCTCATACTTCCTCCTTGATTTTATACATTTGAGTACCATTGTTAGTTATTATATTCTTAACATTGGTATCTATTATTTTATATACTGGGGCTATAGCCAAATATAGCCCACAGCAAACTAAAGCAAATTTAATTGCTTTACATATCCCCATCGACGGATACCTCCTTAAGCTTGTACTTACCTCCAAGCTCTTCGTATCTTATTATAAAAGCATTTGCAGTCAAATCAGAAACACTTCCTATTTCTGATTTATATGTTTCACTATAAATAGCAGCTTCTTTAATCTTAGCGTATTCCTCTACTTCTATCTTATTATAAAGTAATACTGCCTGATTATTAGGGAGAAGTACAAGTGCTCCTCCCTTATTAAAGTAAACTGGTTCATTATATTTCATATCTATGACAGTGTACTCTACTGTAGACGCCATAAGTACATCATTACTAGTATGAGCATAAGCTCTCGATACACCTAAAATCATAAACACACACAAAACTGCAACCGCGGCCAACATAAGAACATCCTTTTTCATTTAAAAATCCTCCTAGAAATTATAGTCTAGATTTTTGCGCGTTCTTCTTCCCACTTCTATTAATTTGTGCTCTATAATCATTTAGTAAAGTTATTTCTGGATATTGTCCATTAGCAGCAGACTCATACATCCATCTTTCAAAGTTACCAGCGCTTATCCAACCTATAAATTTTCTTTTTCCAGCTCCTGGTAATAAAGTAGGATCAGTTGATTTCATTACAACAGGAGTATCATTAGGTCCCATTGCTACTAGTCCAATGTACGTTCTGTCTGTTACAGTATAGTACCATTCTCCTTTATATCTTATAACAGCTGTAATCCATACATTACCAGTTAAGTCTTCATTCATAGCTTCTTTAAAAGTTTTCCCAAATCCTACCATAGATAACACAACCATTAACATAATTACTAATTTCTTCATACTAATCATTCTCCTTTTTTTAATTAAATTATTATTATACTATTTATTATCTTTCTGTTTCGTAGAACCCTATTTGATTCAAAAGTTGCATTAATTCACCTTTTGTTATCTTTTTATAAGTTTTACCTTTATATTTAAGATATGCAAAAGACTTCTTACCGTAATATTCAGTTTTCATCATTTCTGGTGCAAAGAACGGATCTCCTATAGAAAATGTCTTTGGAGGTACTACTCCATCCCATCTTAAAACTGTATATCTGTCTCTCAAATCATCATAAATAATTGCTACTCCTGGACGTACATCTGTCTCAGAATAATTATCCCTACCAAAAGCCGCAACTACTTCTTCACCAAACCCTACCATACTAACAACAAACATTAACATTACCAAAAACTTTTTCATTCTTATTCCTCCTTTTCAAATTTAAATTTTTTACATTAATACTTGTACTGTCATTTGCTACTGATTTAAATAATCTTCATTCAACCATTCCTCCTTATGTTCAAAATAATATCTAGTACCTTTCTTTAACAGATACCAAATTATAAACGATATTATAAAGAATTTCCATAAAAATGTAAATAATACTACACATACAAATACCATTAAGAAACTCTTAAAATCCTTATTCATAATCAATACCTCCTATTCATTAGCGTATCTTATACGTACCTTCATATTAAATCCAGATATATTTGACTTAAAATCGTCAACCATATCATATATATCCTGATTAACTATAGACTTCAGCTCCTGTATATCAGCCTCCATGAATCTAAGTTTAGGCAATTTATTTAATTCTTGTATAAAATTATCTAGCATAGCTCTAGGAGTTAAAACACAATCTTCGTAATCATTGACACAACTAGCAAGAAGACTAGAACCTACAGCAGATATCTTGTCTACTTGAGGACGCTTATTAGCATCTACCGATATATCAACGACTACCATTATACTGCCTTCGATTTCATGTAATACTCTTATCGGTGCCTCGCATCTAAATACATCGATATCTAAATCCTCTTTCAGACTATTGAATTTCTTAATAGTATTATTTATATCATCTACTAAGTTCTCAAATTTCCTTAAGTCCTTTCTTAATAGATCCTCTATATATTCATAGTTAGAGCAGTTCTTATAGAAGTTCTTTTTAAATTCTTTTATATGTTCTTGTGATGTATCTCTATATAGTAGGACACGCTCATCCTCATAAAAGTCATCTTTATCGAAAACATATCTAACTAACTCCACAGACATTTCCCCAAATATTTCACAATTATAATCAAATGATAATCTATATTTTATATCACCCATAATCTTTTTCCTCCTTTATTTTTCCCATCCTAATAATTCATTAGGAGATGTTTTTAATATATTACAAAGTTCTACTAGTCTGTCTATAGGAAATTTTCTTTCTCCGCTTTCCCATTTAGTAACTAAACTAGTAGATACATTCATTTCAGACGCTACATACTCTCTCTTCATCCCTAAAGCCTCACGTCTGTTTTTCAGCCTATAGCCAAAATCTTCTTTAGAATCAACTACATCTATATTCAGAGTGATAGTTATCATAGACCTATATTCATTAGGTATTGCTAAGATGTGTCTACCAAAGTCATACATATTATTATAAATCTTATCATCATCGTCTACCATATTATATATTTTGCATATTTCACATGCTATTGCTGACGCAAACGATGTCGCTGTTAAGTCTCTTAGTTCAACAGGCACTACTGTATCATTATAGATGTCTTTTACACCTATAGTAATACCCTCCCTACTATTATAAATTAAAACATCAACTTCTTTTATCATGTCTATCACTCCTTCTTAAGATCTTCTATATCAAACTCAGATCCTAAGTTATATTTAAAGAATACTTTCTTAGGAACCACTACAGAAGTATTTTCTTCCAAATCCAAGTCTCTTATAGTAAGTATATAAAGTCTTGGAATTTCCTTTATATATCCTTGAGGATGCTTGTCGTCTGTTTCAAACACCCTTATAGGATCCTGGATTTGTTTATCTACTACTACCAGGTTGTCTTTAAAACAACCCGATAATAGAAATACTGATAATAATACAATAAACATTTTTTTAAGCATACTTGATCATCTCCTTTTTAAATTTATTATAATTACTATAATAGAAACCAAGTACCATAGCTTCTATTACATCATCAACAGGAGTAGCCCCACATAGCTTATCTGCAGCTGCATAAAGTCTACTTCTATCCACATCTAGATTCATCTTAAACTCTAGATAAGACGGGCTATATCTTTCAGCTGCATAAGTGTTTAAATAATGATCTAAAACAGCATCTGCTACTTCTACAGTAGCAAACATGCTGTTCCAGTTAAGTTTAAGTAATGCCATATTAGGTGCCAGTTCTTTTATTTTAACTGGCTCTTTTTCTGTAGCGTAATAAATACCTTTCAGTGCTTTTTCAATTTTAAATATATTCATAATCATCCCTCCTTATTTATTTTAATAATCTGCTAACAATAATCCCATTACTAATAAACATATGGCACTATTTACATTATACTTTTCTTTTTTAAGCATATCCTTACATTCCTTGCTGATACGTAAGAGAACAGTAGGGTAATCGTCATCTTCAAAACAATAACGATCATTTAAAAAGTCGTCAATAACCATCCGTAATATAATATAAGCCGCATCTTTATCAGTGAACAAACTTTCCCATTCGGCTTTTAAAACATCTACTTCCTCTGTATATATATTGGAATCATTTGATACACTATTGATATACTTATTATATATAGATGAAACTGTTTCTTTTATTTTATTTACATTCATTCTGTATTCCTCCTTATTATTTTATATTTAATGTCATGCTAATAATGTAGTCATAGTTATCTGTCTTATTAATAAAGTTACTCATAACAGTGCTCATAAACTTACTTACATCATCTGCATAACTATCCACACGGTATCCATACATGTTATTAATCCTATTGCATATTTCTCCAGCACTCATCATATTACCAGAATAATAATTACTACTATTTTCTTTAGAAGTTATATTTATGTTATTTATTTTGTCCTTACCTCCTACAGTAATAGTAATTATATCTTTATAAGCTTCTGTTATAACAAGAGCCTTCCTAGTAGTCAACGATTGGATATCGTTGTCTTTTAAAACTTTAAGATAATGACTGACAATATCTCTAATTTGAACACCAATGTTATCACATGCTATACTGTATTTTTGTAGTGTTGAGCATATTCTACAAGTACAGTCTTTTCCGTGAGGTTTATGTAAATCTTCTTCTGCTAATATTCCTATATGTAAACGACTACCATATCTGATATATTCTGTAGAGTTTACATCAGATTTAGACTTGTCTACAAACTCTAAATCAACTGTGTAGTTGTCGCTATTTACATGTAGTATTGCATTTAGTTCTTTGTTTATTATACTATTATTCATTTCTTCAACTCCTTTATTTGAAAAGTCTTCAGGTGGGTAAGATTTATTGAAGTGATATTGCTTCTTTGGTTTCGATTTGCTACCTATTATAAGATCAGCTAAACCTAAATCTAACACTTCACAGAAGTCTTCCATACGTTTACCAGGTATATCGTATCTATCGTCTTCTATGTTTTTAATAGAACTCTCAGTTCTATATCCTAGTATGTTAGCTAATTCTAGCTTACTTAAACCTAGTGCTCTTCTTTTAGTTCTAACTCTTTGCCCTATTGTAAGACTTTTGTCATCAAAAGAAGTTTCTCCAAAAATATCTTCTAAGCCAAATTTTAGTACTTTTGCTAACTTTTTCAATTTATCTACAGTCATTGGTACAAGTCCGTGCTCATACTTATATATAGTGTTATCTACAACTCCAATTTTACCTGCTACATCGTGTAGAGTCATACCATTATTTTCTCTGAATTTCTTTAATTCAGCTCCAATTTTAACATAATCAAATTTTTTAATCATTCTAATTCATCTCCTTTTAAATATTATTAATTAAAATATACTGTAATCCCTACAATGCTACAGCAAACTCCTACAGTAGCAATGTAAGGAAAAATCCCTCTTACCATCTTCCATGCAAATTTTTTTATTATATTCATATAAACTAACCTCCCATTTTTTTCGTATAATAAAACCGCTTAAAGAGTTTCCTAAATAAACGGTTTCATCATCACTATAGTATGTGTGTAGTACTGTGTACATAACTGTTAATTCCATCATGCACAATTATCTCTACAGTTACAGGAAACATAGGATCAACCTGTAACTTTTTCATTAAATATGGCAATAATAAATTAACGTGCCTATAGTCATTTATTATCATGACTTGTTCGCACCATTTCCCTAATTCCTCATTTATTTTAGGGATGAACGAAATGTCATCCTCCGCACTGCAAACAGTATAGCTATTAATATAAATTTGCCATCCGTTCTTGTGCTCTACTTTAAGTGTATTCATAATAACCTCCATTTTTCTCTTACCTCCTTCCAGTAAGATATATATTTTTCATCGATATAAAAAAGTTCATTATTCTGACTACTTATAGTGTCTATAGTAGCCAGATACCAAAAGGTATCCAGCCACTACTCTTATATAAAAACCTAGACATACTCTCTCTCAGGATCTTATACAGCAGTAGCTGGATAATATTAATTTCCTAAGTTTATGTAATAGTCTAGGTTCCCAATTAGATATATTTTAAATCCTTCCCAAGATCTTTCTTTTCTGTATAGCCTACTTTAACTACGGGATAAATATCTTTATACCCATCTCTGTATAGCCCTACAGTGTATTTATACATTTCTCCGTCAACGATAACATTAACCGGAATTAATATCTCATCGATATTTTCGTTTTTATCGAAGAAATTATTTAAATCAGTCTTACTATACATCATAGTAGTCTTTACTATGTCTTCAAGATCTGATTCTTTGAAGTCTTCTAAAAGGATCTCATAATGCTCAGCTCCTTTTATAAGGGCGTATTTCTTTCTAGCAATAACCCTATTATAAATACTATACTTATGGATCCAATTCCACAAGTTATTAACTACTAGCTCTCTTTCACCATATATTTCATTAAATATTATTTTTGCTTCCATTTCTTAATCCTCCTTATTATTATAAAATTATAAAACTATACTTCTTGTTATTATATCTGTCGTACTTATCTATAACTACTATAAACAATTCAGTAATTTTAGATGATATATTTTGTGACTCATGACTTCCAAACATGCTCTTAAATCTATTCTCCAATGGATTATTGGCTAAATGTTTAGCTACAGATATAGATCTATTTATAGAATTGATCATAATAATATCTCTTATATAACTTACTATTTGATTATGATCAGCTCTTTTATCTAAAAATCTATACGCAGCCTCATAGATATTATTAGTAATATCATTTGATGCTCCAGAAACATACATCTCTACAATAGTGTCCATATTAGAATATAATGCTATCTGATGTTTTCCTATACCTACTGATTTATCTAACGCAACTTTCATTCTACCAATAGCTTCATTTAAATCATAATATCCTACAAAGTATCCGTTATTTCCTACTACTGAAACTTCTATACCTCTCTCAATACCATGCACGTGGAATATTGGATTATTAAATCCGCCGAATATAAATATACTCATACTATTAAGTTCAGCTGAATCGACTTCTATGTCCTCTAATAGATACTTAGTAGCATCTAGTATAGTTTTTTCATTCACAGCCATGTCATATAACTTTCTTCCAATTACAAACATAGTCCATGAATTCTTTACTTCTCTTACTACTAGATACCCTTCTACTTCAGGATACATGATATTAAGTTTACGATTAATATCATTTAATAGATCTCCATCGAAAGATTGAATTCCTATAACTACTGCACGTGTATTATAGGATACTTGTGGGTTATAATAAGTGCTGTTGCTATTTTTAGACATTCTATCAGCGTAGTAAGCTGTCTGTGTATCATCTATTTTAACTTCTTTTTTCTTATTACTATGGTGTGATATCGGTAAACCTTTAGTCAACTCTAATAAGTTAACTCCAAGGGCCTTTGCTATGTCACCAATATACTTAGAATTTTTAGTAATACCAGACTCTATCTTATATATTATACTTATAGCAATACCGACTTTCTTAGCAAGTTGGAATTGACTCATTCCACGATCGTTTCTTAAAGCTTTAACACGACTACCTATAGTATCAATGCTGTATATATCCGCAGGTTCTAAATCTTCAGGATTGACTACTAAATCTTTTTCTTTTATTCCTAAAGCTTTAGCGATGTTCTTGACTGTTTGTATAGTAGCGTATGGATATCCAGATTCGTATCTATATATACTCGCACCAGATACCTTAGCCAATCTTGCGAAATCATTTATACTTAATCCGTGTTTTTCTCTGTATTCCTTTATTTTATTACTTAATATTTCAATTTTTATTCTCATTCTTATTTCCTCCTTAATTTTCTTTAAATAAATCATAACAAATACTATATAATACGTTAGATAAACTAGATCTCTGATATAAATGTAGATCAATATAGTCAACCCATATAATAATAGTTATTTATGAATTACTCTAAGGTAAATCTTATAAAATTCTCTTAAAGTATATTGAAAACGGTCGGGAAATCTTAATATACATTCAAAAGAAGCAGGATCAAAATAATCCTTTAACCAATTATAGAATGGGTTTAGCATTAAAATCAACTCCTTTCATCAGAGTTAGATTTCTAATTTATCTAATCATATTATATAATATAGGTACTGAGATATTATGTCTACACGGTGTAAGTTTGCAAACTATCTCAGTACTTATATGACTAGGCTAAATACCTAGTTTTCTGGTTTTTGGACAGACCCATCATTGAGAACAGGTGTTCTCTTAAGATCGTCCATTTGTTCAACGGAAATCTCAAATTCCATGATATCACTCCTTTCCGGTTTGATATTTCTAATATATGCTGTCAATATATTAGAGCTTTTACACCATAAGCCCATATAATTAGAAACCGTACTAGTTATATGGGCGATCCTATTTATTTACGCATATAAGACATATTGTGCCTTATATGTATCAGACTCTCTGTCATAATGCATAAGGTTTAGGCTTATATGTCTGTTACTACATGCCTTTATAACAGAGGTAAGAGCTGGCGTAAATCCAGTAACATATAATACCACTAGATCTACGTCATTCTTTTCAGCAGCATCAACCCAAGTAAATGCTCTATATTCAAGGTCTTCGAAATCTATAGGGTTTTCAATTTCCCCAAATACATAATCGTCTATACCAGGGATCTCATGTCTCCCTTCGCATAGCCCGACTATTGCTTCAGTTCTACTGTAGCCAGCTGGTTCGACGTAAGACTGTTTTTGATGATTATATTTATTTATATAATCAATACATTCATCCCAGCTTCCGATGAACGCGTAATCATCAACTTCATATGTATCGCAACAACCAATAAACACTTTAAACATATCTACTCTATTTATTTTCATTTTAATACCTCCATGCATTTTAATATTATAATAAACCCTCGTGTGAGGGAACTAAATCCTTATGTCTATTTTTTGAAGAATCCATCAAGAGCTTTAATGATTCTGTCTTCAACGACATATTTCATCTCATCTTCAGAAAGATATTGTGATACTGCTAGATCTAGACATCCGAATCCAGCAGCATTTTTATGTCCTCCTCCGTTTAGTCCATAACTTTCACCTATGAACTTCGCTATTTCATATGAGGGAGTTTCATATGAAACAGATGTGTAAACTGTTCCTCCAGACTTATGACACGTAATTACAATGTCTGTTTCTGGATGTTCTTCGCACCAAAGTTCTTTAACATTAGATGCGAACTTCCATTCAGCTGGAAGAATAGTTATTTTTTCATTGTATCTAGTAGCACGCTTTGATGCTATATTATATTCTGCTTCTACTAGATTCTTATACCCATCGTGTAGGTTATTTATCCAAGCGTAAACCATATCATGATCTAGTGTGTCATGATATAGTACCTTGAACATTAATCTTTGAAATAAGTGCTTTTCAGATTCCATCATTTTATCAACAGAACCCATCTTTTTTCCAAGTTCTTTTTCTTCTAATGTAGTTTCTGGGTCATTCTTCCATCTGAAAGTGTCCCATAGATTAACATTATAAGAAAATGTGTGATGAGCATTCCTATAATCAATAACATTTTCCTCACCACATGATTTATAAATTCTTTTTTCCATTGCTTCACTAGTTATAGTAGCTCCGCAATGTTTTATATCTGTAGCTACAAAGTACTCAATTAGTTTACTACCTAATTTTTCCCTTGTAACTTCTTCAGAAATCACATTCCCAGCATGATGATCATACCAGCTAAATAATGCGTTTTCTGGATAGCTGAAGTCTCTGTTTAAATCAATAAACATCCTATCAGCTATCATAAATTCTACAGTGTTGTAGTGTTCGAATTCTTCAGAATTTTCTTGTACAAAAGTTTCTGCTATTTTGCTAGTAAACTCAGATCTAGATGTTCTTTCCAAGAAAACTATTATATCTGAATCACTGATAGTTTTAATAGCTTCTACAAGATTTACCGCAGACGTTACACCGTCTAGATCAGTGTGACTTATAATAACCTTCAGATTTCTGTTTCCTTCAGCTGTAGCGGCATATGCCACAAATTGATTAAGGAAACTGTCGCCAGGAAATTCATCCTTAACTAGCCCATAATAGTACTCAGTATAAAATTTTTTATCCATTCTAAATCATCTCCTATTTTATTATTTATATATAAAACCTCGCGTGTGCGAGAAACTAATCTCGTTTTATTCTAGAACTCTTCATCGTCTTCCTTTGAAGAGTCCTTTTCTACTATTTTATTATTTTTTAAAAGTTTGTCAGTTTGAGAACAAAGTCTCTTTATTTCTAAAGAATCCTTTGTTGCTGTAACTGTATATAAGTAAGCCAATTTATTGATAAAATGACTTATAGTCCATATAGTTACTTTAGAGCTATTATTTATGATGTAGTCATATTCGTCTTCTATATATCTAACAGCTCTAGCTTCCATACTAACTAGCTCTTTCATTAACGCTTTAGAGTATCTAACTCTTTTTGTTAACGAAATAGTCAAAGGACTGATTTCTGTATGAGCTAGTCTTACAGCTAACCAACTCTTTTCAAAAACAAATCCTAATTCAGCAAACTTTGGAGCTATCGTATTGCTCCAAACGTACTCCATATCTCTGATAGTAGGAGTTTTATAAGCATTAAATAACATAGTATTCCTCCTTGTTATTTAAAATATATTATAAACATAACAAAAAATTTCAGCTAATATTATATTAGAATACCTGAGTAGACCAGCCAGATATCCGAAGACACCTGACCGATCTACTCTAGATACAGTATTCCATCAAATTAGGAATACTATATCAGAGCCTCTTCATTCTCAGGCATCTAATATAATATTCCTAAATTTAATTTTGCAACGCTATAGGAGCGTTTAAGTATATTTAACGACCTCTCCAGGTCATTTTTATTAATTTCCTACAGAAAGGTAAACTTGACCATTCTGTCTTATAGTCAAGCTACCTTTAATATTATCTCTTTCGAACGCCTGTAGGATTAGCGTTCTAAGAGTCTCTACAGAAGCTCCGCCTTCAAACTTCTTACGTATGAAGGCTTTGATTCTGTTATTCATACTCTTAGGGATTACCTCTCCTGAAGCTTTCCCTAAAAGCATTATTTGGTAACTCTTCATTTCACTCCTTTCTCAAGTCTATAATAATTGAAGAGAGATTACTACAGACTTAAACGTTCAAACCTTATTATAAATGGATATGCACTTTTTTATATGCCGCTAGTGCGTCGCGGAAGTTGGAACACCCTTTACGTGTCCTACTAACGAGATCCATCCAGACGGGCCGTTTCCGCCATCTTGTCTACTGGAGGCTTTTCCTCGTGGTTCGTGACACGGAGCAGTTATCGGGCGATACATTGATGCTCAGCAACGTTTCTTTTAGATCGCGTTATCACTGTACACTAGATTATCATAAGGTTCTAATAGAAAGGAAGTAATAACTTAGTTTCCTTAAATGACTCTAGTGCTGATAAGCGATCGATAAATTTTTATATTCACTAGTCTTTATCATTCTAGCTAGCTGGTATGCAAGTAGTACCTTTTACTATAACTGGCGTGTCTACGGGTTTGAAACGCATCATCTATTCCCGGAAGCCTTTGGTTACAGCTACTTAGTACTACCTTAAGGGCAACGGCCTTTCTCCATTCCCTAACCGACGCAGGAGTGCAAGTCTCGCACTTTTTGTTATTCTAGTTATCCAGTGAAGGATTCCTGCGTTATAACTTATCCAGAATAGGCAGATTATAATTCTTCAACCCATGATCCTGAACCTGAACTATAGTCCGGTCCGAAGAATCCTGAGCTAGAAATTACTTCCTGTCCGTCTGGCATTCTGAACACGTAGTGACCAATGTCGGCGCTAGCCATATCACTGTATGTCCAAATGATACGAACAGGTTTTCCACCTAAAGATATAAGGTAATTATCATAATGTTGATAATCCCCAAGTCTTTCCATATAAATTCACCTCCTTGTTATATGGATTCTCGTCTTTCCGAGTCGCCACAAGATCCCACGGCAGTTCTCCATGTATCTTCCTCACACTAGAGTAGTAATGTCACCTACTTATACCTATCTGCAGCGAAGCAGTCTAGTGCTATAGCTTGAATAACTTCCAATGTCTAGAAATTAGTGAAAGTCCAGTCTCTATCGCTAGCGACTTCCTCTCCGTCTAATAAATAAACTTTGTCAGTTATCCATCCGCCGTAATGATCACTGGCATATGTTTCTTCCCTAAGGAATACTCCACCTGCAGCAACTATTTCGGCGTTTGTCATTTCTACTAGTCCGTACATATCGCACCTCCTTTCGTAGAAATATTTCTGTCTTTCCAGATGTCACATGACCCGCTGCCTTTATCAGCTGTCATTCAAGAGTAGGCGTACACCTTGGTCCTTATCCCTATCCAGTCCCTTGTACCTATGGTCTGGACCTACTCTTATAACTATCATCAGCAGATATACTAGTACTTTAAGAATCCAGCAAATCTGAATACAGAGACCTTTTTTACAGATCCATCAGATTGCTTTTCTTCTTGAGCATCTCTAGCTGAATGAGAGTACCAACAGTGATCGAAACCAACTGTTTTTAGAATGTACCCAACAGCACCAAAATGCCCTTGTACTAATACATCATCAAAGTTGTGATTGTCCAATATACCTTGAACATCTTCAACTAAAGTAGCTGGATCTATTTGTTTCCAAACAGATGCTTCTTCAGCTGACATATATTCAGGTTCGAAGCCTAGATTTCTCATAGCTTCTAATTGAACATCGTCTAACTGATGATTGATTAGAACTAACATCTTTTTCATCTCTTTTCACCTCCTTCGGTTTAAGACTTATTATAGATGTTTCGCACTTTCTCCTCCGAAAGCACTTTACCCAAATAGATACATACCTCATTCATCATCGAGGGGTTGATGATGAGAGGGGAGAGATATGTATGCATATTTGGATACACTATATGATATATAGCTAAAATTTAAGTAAATCTCCGCTCCTTCCTATGTTCTCTCTTTCTAGCTGAAATGAGTGATATTTGTGATAAAATGCAGAAAAATGCGTATAATAATTAATGTAAATTTGGCTATATATCATAAAAGAGTAACATAAAAATAATAAGCCCACCCAAGTTTTCATATTTATACTTGGGAACGATGGGCAAAAAGGAGGAATAAATATGAAAAAGAATAATAGAATAACTAAGGCTCAAAAGATGGAAGAATTTTTAAAAAGTATCATGAAATTTTTTAACTGTGACTGCTTAACTATAGTAGACTCTAACCATTGGTATGGTGAGTATGGTAGAGTTGCATATATATCTTCTAGTGATACCATAGAAATACATCACTATGAAAACTTAAAAAGAATATATAAAGTCGCACACGCGATATGGAACAACACAGCTATTGAACAAGATAATAGAATAGCGGTTGATAACTATTGGCATACAAATACATTAGTACTTTTCCATAATGCTAAATGTCTAGAAGGCAGTTTATACAGATTGCCAAATGGACAGTTATTTGACGCATATGGATCAAACTGGTTTGATGTGCATGATAGCAAAAGATTAAAGAAAATGTTAAAAAGAGGATATCAATACTACAGCCCTCAAGAATTTTATTCAGACATCTATGATGAGTCTGAAGAATAAAATATTGAGCTCCTAGCGAGCTCTTTATTTTTTTTTTACCAAAGTCGTTAATAAATGCATTCCCCTCCACAATACAGGAGGGGTATCTCTATGCTTCCATTATACTTACCATTTGATTACATAAATCAGTAGGTACAGCAAACTTATCATTCTTAGGATCATTCCATTCTTTCATATAGAACTCTCCCATATGATTTTCATTTCTATCAAGCTCAAAATCTATAGGCGTATCATCATAATACGTTACTACTTTCTTAGCAGCTATATCAAATTGCAAGTCTCCAAGATGCACTATACCACGAGGATGGTATTCCTTAGCCTCTACAGTATACTTTCCTTCAGAGTCACGCGTAAAAGCCTTTTCCCAGAATCTTCCAGTATCAGGATTTACAAACAGTCTAACTTCGTGCGGAGTCTTATTCATTACTAGATTATCTATAGAAGTAGTATAATCATGTCCTAGTCCATTATGATCTTTCATAAGAACGTCTTTTCTAGCTAGTCTAGCACGAACTACATCCATCTTTTCATCCAGCTGATCTGCCACTGTCTTAGTAGTATTACCAAATAAATCTTTACTTACAGCTATATCACTCCCAGGAATAGGAGCGCTTATTACTTGGCTGCTTTTGGCTAACTCCTTTTCAGCGTTAGCGGCTATTTCTTCAAGCTCTTTATTAGCATTTTCAGCTATAGGCTTTAAGAAGTCTTCGCTTTGCTTATATTCGTTTACAGGCAATGCTCCTATACTTGCAATAGGAACTGTTCTAGGAACTTGAGCTACTGCAGCAGAAGCCATTTGTCCTACTGAAAGAGGACTATTAGTAATAAAGTTATTAACAGCTGGCTTATCACTAGACACATCAGTTTTAGCCTGCATATCTTTCCACAACTTCTTTTCAGCTTGAATAGTCTTATATTTTTCACTTGTAAGCTTTTGCTTATCTTCAAGTACTCTAAGTTGAGTATTCATTATATTGATATCATTACCTTGTGCACTTATAATATCCATAAACTTTGCATTACTGGCTTTCATCTCAGCCACTTCTTTTTTTGTTTCGTTTCTTTTAAGCATAAGTTCTCTATAAAGACTGTCGTAATCCTTTTCATTACGTCCGAAGTCTCTATTAATACTTGCTATAATTTTATTAAGATCTACATCGCCTGCTTCGTTTCCATTAACAGAAATACCTCTAGCAGTCTTATAGCTAGATGTAATAAAGTTTCCTATATTCCATTTCTTATCGAGCTTTGCAGATCCAAAGTTCAAATCAAACATCATTCCTCCTTAAAAAAAAATAGCATGGGAGTATTTCTACTCCCACACTTATATTAAAATGGATATCCATCATCAGGCATTTCTAACTTAGGAGCAGGATCGCTTCCTACACTTACATCAGCCGTATCTGCAGACTGATTGTTAGTAGCCACACTAGAAGTGCTAGTGTAGTTTCCAGATGATTGTTGTTGTGTTGCATTTTCTTCTCCTAACTTATCAAGTTGTCTTAATACTGGATGCCATATTCTAGCAGCTTCTGCAGAATCAAGTGCATGAGCTATACTATCTAGTACTGCACAATCGTCATACACGAAGCTTCCATTTGTTATAGGCAAGTTACTAAGTTTTATTCCAGCTACTACATAATCTCTAGGAATAGCCTTAAGTTGCCCTTTTTCAGCTGGCTTACTATTGTATTCCTTAAAAGCATCGTAGCTAGGAAACTTATATATAGCTAATACACTTTCTCTTTTAATCTTTCCACTTCCATCGTCTTTATTAACAGAAGTAAATCTAAGAGCATCTACAGATCCATTCTTAAATATGGGCATCATAATATCAAATAATACAGGAGCAGGTGCCTTATCAGCAGCTACAAATACTTTAGACTTAAGTGTTTGAGCCTTATGGAAGAATCCTTGCAATAACTTCATAACATCAGAAGATTGATGTGGTATTACTATCGTTCCTCTTTCTTCATACTTATTTTCTACAAGTTCTTCTATTCTAAATGAATAGTCGTAATCTTCCATAGAAAGTACTAATCTTTTATCAGCACTGACTCCTTGTACCCCACGTTCTTTCCAGCTTTTAATCCATTGTGTTCTCATTCTTGTAATCCTCCTTTAAAATATTTATATTATTGTGAAACACATCTAAAGATATATAATTATCTCTATATTAACGCTACTCTCTTAGATTTTACATCGGCTTCTACAGCAGACTCTACTCCAGTCAAGATATAGTTTCTCATATCTATATTAGCAGCCTTTATAAGAGTAGGTAGTCCAAACTTAGTTCTTCTCTTAAGAAGCATATCAAAGAATTCATCATCATTTTTACTTTCATTAGCAAGTTCTTTAATAAGTTCATCAGCAGGAAGACTTTCATTTATTTCTTTAACATTTTCTTGACTACCCTCTGTTTCTTTGTCGTTAGTTCTATCGTTTTCTTCATCTGCTTCGCTAACTCCATCCATTCCAGAGTACTCTCCATCTTCGGCATTATTAATATCTTCTTCTCCATTATCATAATCATCTCCAAATAAATCGTCTGCACTAATATTAGATACAACTCCATCAGGAGTATCTATATAATGTAATCCGTCTCCACCTCTACCTTCAGCGACTGCAGAAGATTCTTCTGTATTATTTTCATCTGGTACAGCATTCTCTGCTATAGGAGCTTTCTCTTCTTCTACAGCTGCACTTTGTGGTCCTCCAGCTAGCTTTCCTATAAGCATCACTTTCTCAAGTCTGCTTATAAATTCAGCTTCTGTAATTCCCATTCTTTCTTGTAATGCTGTTAGAGCCTCTAATAGGCTGTTTTTAGGCGTTTCTACTGGTTTAACTACTTCTTTATCGTCTAAAGGCTCAGAATCGCTTATAGATACCTCAGAAGGCTTTAAATCGTCTTCTACTATATTATTAGGTTCTTCTTCCACTATATTTGGTTCTTCATCTTGAATAACTGGAACTTGATTAAAGTCACTAGCATCCAAGTCTTCAGGTCTTACTTCAGATTCTCCATTACTATCTGCTACTATATCAAGTCCTTCAGGCTCTTCAAATGTAGTAGGATCTACCATTTCAGTAGGCTTACTATTTAATATATCAAGCTCTCTATCAAAGTCGTCTCTATCGAAGTCACTATATTCTTCAAGTCCTCCCATAGCTTCCTTATGCTTTCTAGCATTTTCAAGAGCTATTTCTAATGCAACTTTCTCACTTTCTGCTGCTGCAGCCGCTAGTATCTTAAACATAGTAAGATCTTCTGTACGAGATTCCATAGCTATAATAGAAGCAGGATTCATTATAGTTCTAGCTGCAAACATCTTTACTTTATTAGCAAAGTCCTTTATATCTTTAGCAGTACTATTTTCATTTACAAAGTATACTCCCTCTGTTTCGCTCATCATAGATTTATTTGTAGGATCCATACAAGCAGAGAATATACTATTAATCTTACTATCGCTATAGCTTTCTGTAAAGAAATCTGCATCGTATATTTCTTGTCTCGGATGTTTTCCATTGTTAATTCCACCATTGTAGATTATAAGAGCTGCATTTTCATCTTCACTCTTCTCAACCCATATAGGTGGACTCATACCATTTTCACTATAACGACCATCTCCGAACCATCTTTCTAAACTTTCGAGAGCACTTTCAAATACATATGTAGATTTGACACCCTCAATTAACATTGCTGCTTTCACTTCTCAATACCTCCTATGCGTCAATAAATGTCATATTAAATTTATAGTTATCTGCCTCAGGTACATAAACAGGTTTAATACTTATTACTTCAGGCGGATCCCAGTTATTTACTTTATTATTATTTCTCATAACAGTCAAATGATCAGGCGGATAGTTATCTAAGTTCTTAAATTGTACCCAATCCACACTGTCTCCAGCCTTATCCATAGTATTAAATACTATAGTATTCAAGTTGAAGTCAGTCATCATATAATCATGTGTTATAAGTTTTTGATTTAATTGTGAAGCTATACCACTTTCGTCGAAATCACTATCGAGCTTACGTATATAAGCAGTAGGACTTACTTGTAGATTTATAATAGGTCTTCTTGCAGTATTTCCTATATCTAAGAACTTGCTTAGTCCATGCGTTTTAGTAAACTTTATGCTTATTCTAAACAGTGTTTCAAGCTTATCGTGTAGTGTTCTACTAGACAAGCTGTATTCATCAAGCTCATCGTATACTTCAGATTTAATAAACTTGGCTATATTATCTACCTCGTTTATTATATTCATTCTATTCTTAGGAGATCTCCAAAACTCCATTTCTACTAGTGGTATGGCTACAAATCTAAATAATCCATCCACTGATATCGATGTTTGTATATAAAGACTGTCTGTAATATCTTTAAAGAATTCTACAGTAGATCTATAAACGTTTATCTTTTGGAACTTACGAGGAACTTCAGGTACAGCAGGTTTAGTTACAGTCCCATACATATCTCTTTCTTCTGGCTCTGCAGGAATCTTAGGAGTCACTCTAGTAAACTCTAGTTCTACTTCAGACTTACATCTAATCATATCTGTAGCAGTACTTCCAGGATTATCCAGATCGTTTCTATATGATATTTCTACTATATCTCCCCATATCTTTCTATCTGTATCTATTTTAAATACAACGTCCCATTTATCGTCCTCTTGCTTTTCTATACTAGTAGCATAAATATAAATATCTCTCTGTCTATCAAATGACTTTACTTTAAGAGTAGCTTGGAATGTTTGTCCTAGTATAGGAGTATATTCTTCGTTTGCTTCACATCTCATTTGTGCTCTTAATTCGTACACATTTCTAGACGCTGTTCTACTTGTATCTGTAAAATCTAGATAGTCGTTTACTCTTATAGAAGTATTGATAAATCTTACAGCACTACTATTAGTATATGTTTCAAATGTAGAGAAACTCAAGTATGGAATATCATACTGTCCCATAGCATAAGATCTTAAGAAATTAGCCTTAGGATCATAGCTAAATATAAATGGAGTTATATAATAATAATTCATACTTATAGTAGAAGGATCCATAACATTAAGATTACCTACGTTTTGAGGTATAGCGTCTATCATAGTATTAAATCCTGGTAATAGTGTACTAAAGTCCATAGCTCTAGTCTGTGTACTCTTAATAGCATGGCTATCATTCATACAGTAATATCTCGTACCTTTAACTTCTTTAGTAAAAAGATCTTCCTTTTTAATAGTAAGATTACATGTATTAGTAGGAACTGTAAACGTACGCTTAAGACTTCCTGTATCGCTTCTGAAAGAAAGAGTAGCATATACATTAAATATTCTATGCTTTACGTCATTAAGTACTAGCTTAGGCTCAAACTTACTTTCTCCAGTATAATTAAGCAAGAAAGTCTTCATATCACTATCAGTATCTATTCTACGTCTAGAACCGTTTATCTTTATAATATTATTTCTAAGCTGTTCTCTGTCCATAGCAGCAAGCTTTGCACCAGTTGATTCAAAATAATCTACTCCTACAGGCTCATAATCCACGTGAGTAAGATGAGATTCTATTATAAGAGGCTCTGCAGGCACTGTAGTTCTTACATCACGTCCAGCAGTCATATGTACTTCTACACGTAACTGTCCTCCTATAGCAGGCTTAAATCCACCTTGTACGTACTTATAATCTATACGAACTTTATTCTGAGCCTCTATCTTATATTCAAGATAGTCCTCACTTCCTCTAGTAAAGTACAGTCTTTTTCCTATACTACGCCATTGACTTCCACTATCAGGTCTATAATATAAAAAGATATCGCTTATAGGCATAGGTTCTTCTACAAGAAACATTTGAAGCTGATCGTCACTGAATATAAATTCTTTTATATCTATTTCTATCTGCTTAAATGTTGCCTTAAATCCTAGTATCTTTACACCGTGTAATTCTACCATTTGTACAAGTACGTCGTCTTTTCTTATACCTCTATCTACATATACACGAGGACTCAAGCTTCCATCAGTATTCTTTGTAACTTTAATTATATGTTCTTTCTCTACTGGCATAAACTTAAGTCCGTCTATCATACATACGTTATCGTTAGTATAAGTCATTTCCCAAGTATTAGCCTGAGTCTTTTTACCATATATTAACACGTCTGATAGAGGAATTCTTACAAACATATCTATCATAGAAGGTTTTGCTATCACTATTTCATTCGTATGTTGAGCCAATTGGTTCATAAGACTACTATAACGTTGAGCATGAATCAAGCTATTTTCTCTGGCTATATTCCCAACTACTGTAGAAATACTATCTATAAAGTTACTCATACCTTGTATAGTGATAGCAACTGGAGATAATAGAGATACGTCGGCTGGATTTATTCCATTTCTTACTAATTCTGTTACGGCAATATTCATAAACTCTTTCTTATCATCTATGGTAAAGCCTGTACGATAACGTCTTCTATCTCTAATTTTGTCATCCATTTATCTTCTCCTTATTTTTTAATATTATTTCCAGGAGCATTCTTCATTGGATTTGAAGTAGCTACTCCTTGTAATAAAAGTAGTTCTTTAGCTCCAAGCGTAGGAAGTGGATACTTTCCTAATTCAAGAGCCATAGCATTTCTTATAGCTCTAGCTCCCACTTGTTTAGCATAAAGACTGTTTCTTATTGCCCTTCCCGCAGCATTATAGTTCTTGGCTTTGATAAATCCTATAGTATTTACCCATCTATCTATCCATCCAATACCCATATTAAAGCACATATCAACTATTGCCAGTCTACGTGCAAAATTCATAGCTGTAACCCAAGGCATTCTATCAAGCTTAAGTATAAGACTATTTATATGTTTAGCCAATATATATTTAGCCTCATCTTCAGTTATTCCATCTTTATTCCATCTATCCACTTGTTCTTTAGAAAATGTACCACTTTCCATATTGAATCCATATCCAATAGTCCAGATGCCTTTTGTATCTTTATACTTTTTCTTTCTAAATCCCTCGTGTCTAGATATAACTTCTACAGCTGCTTTTGTAAACCCTAGCTTATCAAAATCTATAAAAGCTGGTGTCATATTCTCATACCTCCCTATACATTACTAAAATTACTTCTATTAACATATCCTTTCTCTTCTTTCCATCTAGCAAAGTGTTCTTTATTAAGGTATAATGCTATATAAGTAATACGTCCTTCCTTACCTCTAAGATCTATTATCTCATCGGCATTTACTCTAAAGTCTGCTTCCATTCCTGGAACATAGTCTTTAATACCTTTATCTAGCTTTTGACGCTTACATTCTATATAGATAAGATCTCTGAGATCTTCTTCATCATAACACTCGTATAAGAACTCTACATACTTCGCCATTATCATATCTTCACATACAGTGTCGATAGTATCAAGAGCAGTATATATGTTTCCTTTATTATCTATTCTTTCATCCTCTTTACTATATTCTACTTCTGTCATATTGAAAAGAGACAGCTTGTTGTCGGTAAACTGTGTGAACATAGCAGAGTAGATCTCTGTATGAAATGTAAATTTCTCAGGATCATATTCCATCTTTTGCTGTATAGCTTTGTCATCCAGATTGATCTTTTCCATAGTAGCAGACAGTCCGTATACTAAAAACTTAGGATAATTTACCAAGAATTCTATCTTAGTACCAAAAGTCTTTACATTACTTTCTTCTATATTAATTTCTTCTATAGACTTAGGAATCAATGTAATAGGAGCACTATACTTTATAACAAACGATCTACGTCTATTTCCTCCATCTACTCTGTAATCTATCTGATCTTTTGCATGCTGTCTAAGTATTTCTAACAGCTGTAAGTCTCCATCAGTACCTTCTTTAGCTATATTAAATATAACCTTAAGATCGTGTATAAGAGTATCTGGTAGTACAGTTTCTAGTGTATATGGAATTATAAGAGGATTCTTTCCATCAGGAAGTTCTTCTTTCTTATAAAATATAGGCTTAGGAACTTCAAGTGGAAATATATACTTCATCATTTCTGATACTTCATATGCCTTAGCCTCTTCGTTTACAAGTACGCTAAAAAATATAGAAGCTGTTTGAAACTTTGGACTTCCAAACAGCATTAAATCTATATCTCTCATATAATCCCATACGTCACCAGGATTCTTCTTCCAACTCTGTCTTCTAACTTCAAGTAAGTTTATAGCAGGATTTCCATTTATTCTATCAAATCTATCCATATTAGCAAAGTCTACAAACTTCTCATGGTTAGGATCTATATTATAAAGAGCTACAGCACGAGGAAATATACTACGAGCAAGCATCTTTCTCAAGCTATCTTTAGTACGCTGAGCCTCTGGTAGTCTTTGTACTATCTCTGTTTCTAATAGCTTTATATCTGTATGAATAGCCACCCAGTTCTCCATATGCTTTACTACATGTCCAAATACACAGTCAAACGTATGAAATGTATTAGTGTTTGGATAAGCTCTTCCAGAAAATCCTACTTTTACATAGGGATAGTCATTCTTATTAGATACATTAAGCTTTCTTAAATTAGTATTACTCATATCTTCCTCCTAAGAACTAAATCCAAACTTTATATTAAGTCTCGTATCTCTCATATTATCCTTACTAACCTGGCTCATTCTATAGAAACCAGGAGATATTGCCATCATTTCAAATAATCCTTTAAATGGAAATGCAGGTTCGTCTCCTCTATCATGCTCGCTAGTTCTTTCTTTAAAGCTAGATCTAAATAGAGGCTTTCTTTCTGATTTACCTTCTGATAATATAGTTTTAGCACTACGTCCTGTAGCTATTAGTGTAGTTCCGTCTGCTCCTTGCGTATCTATAAGAGCATTTACGTTAAATCCAGATAATACATTAAATACATCGCATTGATCTGGAGCATAAGGAATAAATGTAGTACATTTAAAAGTCATATTAATATCTTCCATATATTCATTCTTACTCATACCATCTAGCTTATGTTGTGCCAAATGAGTAGGAGGTTCAGGTGGAATCAAACTATAAGCAACTGCAAAGTTTATCATATTCCAGTTCATATCTACAGATACAATATAAAGACTCATTAAATAATCAAGTCCTTTATACTTTATATATTCAGAACGCATAGGAAATCCTTGCTTAGCAGTATATTCCTTATACATAGAAAGGAAATATAATAGTTTTGCTATATCTCCTCTGTTATTATCCATAAAAGTTACGCTTATATCATTTTCTCCATATATTTCAGGTATACCAGGAGTAGGCATAGATTTACCGTGCATGTTCATTATACCTTCTCTGTTAGTTTCAGAAAGTCTAGGAGGAGCTACTTCTTTAGTATAGTTATTAAGTAGTTTAAATAAATTACTCTTATAAGCTCCATCTCTACAAAGTTCTGAGTATAGCCCAGGATCTGTAAGTACTATAGCCTTCATTTCTGGATATTGATCTAGAGAAGGATTAAGCTTTCCATCTATAAATAAGTTTAGATTAGGTCTAGTAAAGAAAGCATATGTTCTATAATAGCTGTTAGTTTCACTTTCTAATACTGGTCTATTTACAAAGTGGAAGTTTCTTGCAAAGTTAAGAGATCTTATAATAGTATTTACATACCCGAAGTCTTCAAGCATGTAAGCCAAGTTATTTCTAAGATCCATTCCTATAGTTACAAGCTGATCTTTTTCCCATTGTATTTGTAAATTCTCTGTAAGTCTCTTATGAGCATAGTCTTCTTTCTCTACTACAGAAGTAATTTGAGTAAGTAGCTTAGCCTGGCTATGTACGTTTTTAGAATTTGTTATAGGATCGTGCTCATATTGAGTTCCTCTTACGTCAGACATCCACCGTCCGAGTCCTAGCCTAGAAGCTATCTTACCCAGTGTTCCACCGAGTATCTTATTAGCAGGCGCTAGTACTCTCAGTATAGGAGTAGGAACAAGTCCATTAAGCTTACCAGCTACGTTACCAAATCTATCTCTAAGATAAGTAAGACTACGTTTACCTGCTTTTACAGTCCAATCATAAGCCTGAGCCTTTACTCCATTTATAGCCTTAGTACCAAGTTCCTTAAGATTATCTAGAGTATCGTTTATAGTACTAGTTATAAGCCCTGTATAAGTTTCTCTAAGCTCTCCTAATGCGTCTGATATATCCTGTCTTATACCAGTAGCAGCCTGTCTATAACGCTCAGAAGCCCTACTAATACCAGCTATACTATCGACTGTTTCTAATAGCTTATGTTTTGTACTATCTACTATTCCCTTAAAACTACTCTTCCATGCTTCTGATTCTGCAAGTTTAAGAGATTTAAACCAACTACTCCAATCGTTAGCAACTTGTTTTACAGTATTAGCCTCACCTTTCTTAAACATTCCAAGTAACCAAGTAGACTGCAAGTTCTTATATAATACAGCAGTAGGACTACTACTCCATCTAGATGTAAAGAAGTCGTCTCCAGTAAGCTTTGTATCAGATTGCCAGTCATCTCTATTCATATGATCTTTAAAATAACGAGTATTCCATATTATCTTCCCGTCTCTAGTAATCTTATATCTATCTGTAGTATAAACATATTGAGACTTAGGAAGAGGAGTCAAACTCCACTTCCAGTGCTCATAGTCATCTCTTAGATCTTTAGGATCCACTGCATATCTGAATGGTTCTGTCTTAGCAGTCATAAGAGCCTTCCACTCTAAGTCTGCCTCTCTCTTAAGCTTATTAAGAGCAGCTATTCTTTCCTCTGTAGTCTTATTAGCAGCTAGAAACTCAGCTTCCCAAGTTTTAGCACTACTTTTAAGGGCCTGATTTATTATTTCAGACCAATCTATTTCTTGGATAGCCATAAAGTATCACCTCTTCTAAATAAGTCTCATTTTATATATACAAGTAATAGCTCCGTCTACACCGTGTATAACGAATGCATGGTTTACTCTACTGAATACATAAGAGTTTATCATAGTATTAAATTGAGTACCAAACTTACTTGTAGTAGCACTAGTACCCCACATAGTAGCAACTGCATTATACCCAGATGCCTCTGATTTACCTTTATTATTAAGATTAAACCATTCAGATAGCTCTTCGTCTTCTACACTTATAGTAAAGCTTGCTATACATCTTATATCTTTATCAGTTATAAGGTTTTCATCTGGTTCTGATACTGTAATTTCTACTCCATCCGAAGTAGTTACAGTATATCTTATATCCACTTTCTTAGTAAAGAATTCTACATATTGTACGTCTTGTCCATTAGATAAGTGATAAGTCTTTACTCTGTAGTGAGCATATTTAGTCATAAGAGCTCCCATCATTCCCTTAGCAAGCTCTATATTAATACATCTGAAAGGTATCATTTGATCAAAAGTGTATCCTTTCTTATGTTTGTCATAAGGTACTACGTCTGTTCCTACACTTCCATCATATAATAAGTTATATCCTTTTATAAATGGAATATCATCTGGTACAGCAGTAATATTAGCAAGATCGTTTACTACTTCTGTATCACTATATAAGTTTTCTTCAAAGCTTTTCATCTGTATTTTAAATGGTTTATTAAACAGATGCTTACAAG